CATTCGTTTTACCCAGACTCGGCGTCTGCTGGCGGGCAACGACGAGATCCAGATCCAGTACGAGGTGGCGTCCTGACCCCGTAGGGGGCCAGTACACTCTCATTGAGGGCCCAAGGACATGACTACGCTAGCCAGTCCCGGAACGGTAACCGCGGCGATCCGCTTCGAGCTCGACGACGGCACCGATGTGCAGGTGACGGACCTCCAGGCGCAGGTCTACAACTCCCTCGGTGAGCTCAAGTACACGGCTACCCTGAGCAGCCCTGGGGGCGATCTCGAGATCGTCGAGGTCAACAACAGCCCCGAGTACTACTACCAGATCGCCGATATCGACGTCTCGGATCACACCGAGTGGCCTGGATCGTTCCTGACGGTCACCTGGACGGTCCTGGACAGTCCCGAGGTCTTCGCGCCCGTAACGAAGTTCTACTCGTTCATCCCCACGGCGCCCCTGCCCGGCACCAGCACGGTCCTGACCTGGAGCCCTGTCCGGGAAGAGCCGCTGTTCGTGGGCTACACCATCTATCGTCGGCTTCCCGATGATTCGGCCTGGACATACATCGGAAGCAGTGACTTTCCGACGTTTGTGGACACCACGGCGTTCTCCAGCGAGCTCATCGCCCTCACGGCGGAGTACGAGGTCCGGGCGCTGACCCAGGACGATTCGAGCCCATCTGGGACGGAGCTGATCGAGGAGCCGCTCTCGAGCGACAACCCGATTGTTACCTTCCGCACCGATCAGGCGCTATGCTTGATCGTGGGTCAGGTAGTGGATGTCGGCGGGCGACCGGACCACGACCAGATCGTCAACTTCTTCATCCACGAGAAGGATGCCCCGACCACCATCGGGCTTACAACCTTCAAGCAATCAGCCGTCACCGTCCCTCTGACGGTCTACGGCAAGTTCGCGGCCCACTTGGTCCAAGGCACTCTGGTCACCTGCGAGATCCCTAGCGCCGGCTACACGGCGCGGTTCGTGGTGCCTTCTGAGCCCTCGGCCCTTCTCGCCGACCTGACCACCATCCCCATTGAACTACTGCGGGGAGAATAGGAATGGCTGACCAGAGCTACACGACGACGTCCTACATCACGCTCAAGAAGCCGGACAGCGGCAGCTTCCAGAACATCTGGGACATCCCGGTCAACGAGAACTGGGACACGATCGCTGCCCTGTTCGCGGGCGCCGTCGAGGTGGGCCACACGCACTCTGGTGAGGACGGCCAAGGTCCGCAGCTGGATCACGTGGACCTGCTGTCGGTGGGCAGCTACACCCACGCGCAGATCGATGCCCACATCGACTCGTCGCCGCTGCACAAGAACACGCAGGTCCAGACGATCAGTGGCGACCACCTGAACAGCCCGTCGGTCACGATCGTCTCCAACGTCAGCGAGATCCAGTTCTCGAACGCCACGGTCGTCGACAAGGGCAGCGGTGTGGTGCGCGTGATCGCGCTTGGTACCAGCACGAGCCCCGAGCTCTACTCCAAGGTCCAGTCGGCTCCTGTGGCCTGGACGGACAACTTCAACTGGCCGCACGCCACCTCGATCGGCACCTACTGCTGGGAGAGCGTGCGGACGACGGATCAGCATCCTGAGTTCCTGGCCACTGGTCCTGCGGTCGGCGCTCCCGGCACCCTGGCTCGTATCGAGCTGGACGGTGCGGTCGAGCCTCAAGGCTACGCCCTTCAACACGCCACCTGCCACGTGCCGCACGGCACCGTGCAGCGGGTGACGCTCCATGTCGATCGACTCGAGGGTCCGGCGGGTGAGGCCATCGATACCACCGATGACGTCACCCTGACGCTCGATCTGCTCTCTGCTACCATCGGCAAGAGCTTCGACAGGCCTGCGGCCTTCGGCCTCAGCCTGGTCATCAACAAGCCGGCGGGCTCCGATACGTTGGACTTCGCTTTGAGCCTTCGTCCGCATGGGACCGATGACAACCAGGAGGTGATCTGGACTGACTTTAGCGGTCCCCTGCCGTCGGAGTACGCCGGCACCTTTGACCAGCTTCCCCAGGCCTTCCTTGCCGGCTGCCACGAGTTCAGCCTGCGCCGGGACCCGGACGAGGCTGACGCCTTCTGGCTCCAGTACTACTACAACGAAGGCCTGGTCTTCAGGAAGTACTTCAGCACGCTGTCGGCTGATCCGACGACGGCGCTGTTCGCATCCGGCCTACAGGATCTAGTCTCCAACCTCGGCAACTGGCCGACCGACCCGCAGCCGGTCTACGGCCGCATGGGTTGGGGCCTTGGCTACAACCTTGTCTCCGGCGCTCAGCTGATCTGCGACGTGTCCTGCGCCACGGTGTGCTCGCAGGATGACGTCGAGGTCGTCACGGGTCCGGTGACGCCCTACCCCGAGGAGGTTAGCCCGCCGGGCCAAGCCGCGGCATCCCCCTGCTGCCCGGGTTACGCCGACTTTGACGGGCTTGCGGTGGGCGACGCCTGGGACTTCGATGGTCCCGGTCTCGGCCTCCCGGAGGCCCAGTGGACGATCACAGGCATCATCGGCGACGAGTACGGCACCCAGAACGGTCCCGGCTTCGAGGTCCAGAACCTCTCGGACGGTACCTACTGGCCGGTGTTCTGCGCGCCCCCGACACTTGACACCTTCACGTCGAACCCCATCTCGGGCTACCAGGTGGATCAGACGGTTGAGCTCACCGGCATCTCACTTCCGGCGGGCAACGATGAGCACGCCACGCTGACGATCACCCACGGCGACAGCACTTGGCCGCTGAGCTGGCTGACCCCGGGCAGCTCGCAGTTCTACAACCAGGGCGACACGATCGCTGCTGGGATCATCACGGTCTCGGATCTGACCTGGACGGCCCAGCCGGACGGCTCGAGCAAGCTGACTGTGACCTACAACACAGGCCCGAACCTGCCTTGGGGTCGTGTCCTCGACTTCCAGGTCGAGCCGGGCTACGACGTGCTGCTTGCCTCGGACTACACCGCTAGTTGGACGGCTGCTGTTGAGGTGGTGGCGCCTCCGGGCATTGTCACGCTTCCGGGCTTCGCTGGGGTCGTGGCGTACTGGGACGATGTGACTGATCCGGCCAACCCTGAGTGGGTCTTGGCCGACGTGCTCACCCCGATCCCCGAAGGCTCTTGGGTCTACATTACGGTCTCGGCGGCTAACTGGCCGATGGGGGCGACGTTCTGGGACGAGGGCAACGGGTTCGTTGGCTGGACCATCCAGGACACGGCGACTGGCGGCGTGCTTCCGAACGGCGAGTACGGCATCAACTTCCTGCCCTCGAACGGCCTCTCGCTCCTGTGGAGCCAGTTCACCCCGGACACGGTTCCTAGTGATGTGGGCGGCACCCTGCCGGCCTTCATCTCTGGAGACGAGCCGCCGTCCTCGACGGCGTTCACGACCCTGCCTCCGGGCTATCAGCTAGGCACCTCAGCTCTCCCGAGCCTAGGCGCGGTCCAGATGTACGCGATCATCAAGCTGGATGATGATTACTACACCACGCAGGGCGGAAACACGCCGGTCACGCTGGCTCTGCGCAACCCGCTGACCGGTAGCGTGATGGGTACCGGCGATCTACCCGAGACGCTCATCCCGCAGGTCAATCCGCGGGCGCCTGTCATCGACGACGCTAGTCTCTCGATCAGCACGACCACCTTCACGCCGGGCGAGGAGGATATCACCCTCTCGTTCAAAGTCTCGTACCTAGACGCGGTGGACAACACGATTGAGCTGGGCCTCTCGTCGGGTTGGGACGCCACGATGCCGGCTACGGTGACCATCGACGGCGCTTCTCCGGCTCCCACGATGTCCCTGACCGATAACGGCGACGGTACGGTGACCGTCGAGGTCGATAACCTCAAGCTGGGCACCAGCGGCGCGGTCCGCACCTACATCAAGAACTCCGGGATCAGCGACACGCTGCCGAATCAGGACTCGGTGGCTTGGGGTGTGGTGGATACCACTACGGCGCCTGTCATCGCCCAGGACTCCATCGCGGTTTACGAAAACGCGGCGACGGACATCACGATCCGCGTCAAAGACATCCTCACATCCGCCAATGTGCGCCTCGCTGATATCACGAACTTCACGGTTCCGATCAAGGAGACCGCGGACGAGGTCTTGGCCAAGACGCCTGATGGCGAGGGCTACTACGCCTGGGACCTGCGTGTCATCGGCATCGAGACGAGTGGTGTGTGGCCCACGACTGTCAACTTGATTGTTGATAATGGCAACGGTAACACGGATACCCTAACGCTGATCTCGGTGGAGTCAGCTCAGCCGTGCATCACCGAGATCACGGTCGATGACCCCACCCCGCAGGTTAGTGGTGGCGAGCCCTTCTGGAACTTCGAGGCTGGTATTGCGAACCAACGCACCCTCTACTTCCACACCACTGGGATCAACAACACCCTACCTGACAAGCCGTCCTTCGTACCCACTACCGACGTGGGCCCGGGAACGCTGGCACCGGTGGGCAATGTCACACTGGTGTCGGGTGCTCCGCCCGCTGCGGCCATCTGGGCCCAGGACTTCCTGCGATCGTCCGACGTCGACGCGACGACTCAGATCTCGTTCCTCTCGAACACGGCGTCGAACGGAGACCCGAAGACTTGTACGCTCTCCTTCCCCGACTCCATCGAGTTCATCGAAGTACTAGGCCTTACCTATAGCGGCTCTGGCGGCGAGGGTGATCAGTCGGCAGGTACCGACTCCTCGAAACTGGCTCGGGCCCAAGTGGTCTTCTCCAGCGCTCCCGAGGAGGGTCACTACTCCGAGTTCACCGTCTACGGCCGCTTCTCCCCGGCTGATGGTGCTGGTAGCGACATCACGGTCGACTTCTACGACGAGAACGGCAGCTCGGTGACCTCGAGTGTGACCGTGACCTCGGCGAGCTCGACCGCGGTCAGCGGCTACGTCAAGTTCGCCGACGACACCGCGCAGCGCATCCTGCGGGTGCGCGTGACCAACTCGACGCTATCGAAGACCACGACCGGCGTCCTCAACCGCACGGTTGTGACGCACCCGGCGCCTCGCGTCCGCGGTGCGACCATGACCCCGCCCCACGAAGGGACGACCGGGGCGACGATCACGGTGGTGGGGTCTAACCTCACGCCCCCGGATCCGCCGACCGGCGCCTCGGCTCTCAGCTACGGCTACACCTTCTTCGATAGCGCGGCCAGCGCGGTCCTCTCGTCGGTGACCCTGGTCTCGGCCTCGAGCCGGCAGCTGGTGTTCACCGCAAACGTGGCTGCTAGTACGGCTGGCGAGACGATCGGGATCGCCATTGACTATCTGGGCGGCAACACCCACCGGGCCGGCAACCTCATCACGGTCCTCGAGGAAGAGGAAAACGACGCGTCTATCACCGACGTGCGCCTGTACGCCAAGGGCTCGGACCTCACGTCCACGACCCCGACAGCGCCGCAGACCTTCATCGACGGCACGGCATGGCTCATGGTCGTGGGCACCGGCCTCGGCGCCGCCAACGTAGCCTCCGACGGCACGGGCCTCTTCATTGAGGTGGTCGGCGAGCTCGATGACGGTAGCTCCTCGAACATCGCTGAGACGCCCCCGGGCCCCGGCACCACTGAGGCGCTGGCTAGCACGTCGATCTACCCCGGCACCTTCCGGGTCCAGAGCGACACGCAGCTCTTGATCGAGGTGCCCTGCACCCCGGCCTACTCCAACGCGCGTATCCGAGTGCACCTGGTCAAGCCGGCCACGCACCCTGATGGTGCGGTCGAGTGGGACCAGGCAGTGATCGACGACACGGGTGAAGGCACGGCGCGTAACCTGCCGAACGTGGGCTTGACGACTCGTTACGGGGCTGCGGCCCGTACCCCGAAGATCAACACTGACCCCACGGCCGGCGTCACGCACTACGACGTGGCCCGGGCCTTCCAGGCCAACAGCGGCGCCGGGACCGAGGGTGATACCTTCTCGGTGACGGTCCGTCTCGAGTCGGCGGTGACTACTGCGGACGCTCCGGCGGTCGTGGCAGTGGCTGACAGCACCTACGGGGTCGAGTTCGAGGATGTGACGGTTGCCAAGACCGCTAATCCGCTCGAGATCCAGATCACGGTCACTGTCCCCACGCCTGGGGTGAACAACACCTACCCCCTGGCGGCGTTCGATTCGGCCACGCCGGCCGTTCCGGCCCTGCGCTTTGCTAACGGGCAGCCCATCGCGGCTGTGACCCTTGGCGCGAGTGATTGGGGCAGCATCTCCACTCAGGTTCCGTTCTAGCCTATCCTTCTAACTGACGGCCAACAGGGCACTTAGCACGATGACACTGGTTTCTAAGCTCCACAAGCTGGCCGCGGAGGTCATGTGGGACCCGAGTACTCGCCAGATGAGTGCTCAGCCCACTAAGCCCTCGGCGCAGCAAGCTCAGCAAGATGTGCAGGCGCAGACGGCGCAGGCTCAACAGGCGATGATGCCGGCGCAGGCTCCTCAGGGTCAGCCGGCTGCTCCTCAGATGCCGATGCAGATGCCGGACATGATGGATATGGAGAACCAACGGCTCGAGAAGCTGCTCCATAACGCCAAGCTCCGGCTAGAGATCGCCAACACGGAGCAGCAGATCCAGGACGCCAAGAACCCGGAGAAGGCCGACAAGCCTAAGGATGGGAAGGCGGAGCCGGCGAAGAAGCCCAAGGCCGAGGCTAAGCCCGAGGCCAAGGACAAGGCTGAGACCAAGCCCAAACCCAAGGGGGAGGACAAGGACCCCAAGACCAAGAATCCCGCAATCCGTGCGGCGGCGGATGCTACGGCAGCCAAGGCCAAGGCGGGGAAACCCCAGAAAGCTCCTGATAAGGAGAAGGCCTAATGGACAAGCTGGCTGGCAAGATCATCGACTTCAACGACGACCCCCGGTTCGTCACTGACCTGCGTGCTCAGGGCCTCTATGGTCATGAGCTCGTTGACCCCAAGAGCCTAGACAAGCTCCCGGACTCGGCGTTCGCTATCAAACTGGCGAGCGGGGGCCGTACCCATCGTCGATTCCCGATCCACAACCGGGTGGCTACGCAGCTTTCCGCGGCCTACTTCGCTGCTGGTGTCGAGTCTGGTGATCTAGCCAAGCTCGGCTCAGCTGCTGCGGCTGCTGTGGGGTACCGCATCGGCCAGGCGTGTGAACGTTTTGGCCTTGAGGCCCCCAGCGCCTGCGCTGGACTCGAAGACCCGGGCTCGATCGAGGTCGACGTGGACGACATCCCGCTGGATGAGCCCAAGATGGCCACTGCCGAGGCCCGAGGCTACCTTGAGCAGCGTGTGGCGTCCGGCTTCGTCGAGATGGGGCCTGAGGCACGCACTTTCGCGGTCCAGTCCCTCGTCAAGGCGGCCGGTGTCGACGCGGTCACGCGCAAGGATCTGTGGGACTACTTCCCCAAGGCGCATCTGGGCCCGGACTTCGAGGAGGGAATGCACGCCCGCGAGGTCCTGGTCAAGCGTGCTGAGGGCAACCACAGTGATTTGAGCTCGTCCATGTTTGACGCGCTCATGGAGGACCTGCGTAGCGTAGATCCGCGGGAGGCCCCGACCCTTCTAGGTACCTTCGACAAGGTGGCTGGGCTGACCGACCGGTACAAGGACGGCCTCCCGGACCCCTACCAGACCTGCTGGGGCGGCTTCTCGCTGCCCAAGGAGGCTCGAGCTCGCTTCGATGGCTCTGTGGACGCCCTCTTGGCGCCTGAGCAGGAGCGTGGTACACCTGAGGAGTACCTCGTGGACCTCGAGAAGCGCTATCCGACCCACGACGTCAACTTCCCCAAGCTGGCAGCGGTAGCCAGTGCCACAGTTGATGATCGACCCTGGCCCGACAACTACAAGAAAGCCATCCGGAGGCACTTCGCATGAGCCAAGAACACGCAGATGCCCTGATTACGGGCATGATCGCTGGTCTTGAGAAGCATGCTGGCCAGATCGGTAGCATGATGGACAAGCGTATCGAGCTCCAGAATGCAAACTCGGCTATGCGCGGCGCGGGGAAGGCGGTTGAGCCGGCCGGGCGCGCGTACCAACGCCGCCTCGTGGCCGGTAAGCTAAGACGCGGGCGCGCCGCCGGCCTATCGAATACCGAGAACATCCGTCGAGTCAGGGGCTTTGAGCAGACCCGGCTCGACGCGGCTGAGGGGACACTGGCCGCGACCAGGAGAGCACCTCTACGCGACCGCGCCGGCTGGGCCGCTAAGAGACTCCTTCGTAAGTAGCCGTGAACCAGGGTGAGGCTCTCTTCCGATCCAAGGGCATCTGGCCCGGGGTCTACCAAGCGGTCCTGAACAAGAAGTTCGGGCCCGCCTGGCTTACGTGGGAGCCCGAGACCCTCTGGGCAGAGATCAAGCGCGTCTGGAAGGCTGAGCCGAGCGGCGAGATCCAGTCCAAGATCCTCGCTACCCGGATCGCGATGACTACCGACTTGTTCTACACGGACGCCCCGGCGTTCGAGAACATGATCCTGGCGGTCAACGATGTCGAGTATGACCCCGAGCTCCTCCAGCTGGCTACCCCGGAAGAGATCGTTTACGGTGTGCGCATGCTGTCGCCTTTGCGTGACGGCTCCTTCAACCGAGAAGTGACGGGCTACATCCGAGCCTGCTGCCGTCGGGCCGGCCTCCTGCGCTATCCCGACGACCTGCGCTTTGCTGAGCCGCAGTACCCAGACAACCTGGCGCGCATCGTCTCTCAGATCACCACTAAAGAAGCTGGCGACGACCTCGACCCGCACGATACCGTAGCGGTGCAGTCCAACAATCTGTACCGGATCCAGGTGTACGTGAACGAGAAGCTGGCCCAGATGAGCACTGACGCTCTGACCCCCTCCACAGAATGACCGAGACATGGAAAGAGGTCCCGGGCTACCCCGGGTACGAGGTCTCTGATCAGGGGCGGGTACGATCGTGGCGATCCAAACGCTACCCCGGGAAGCGTCGCAAGAAGCCGTGGGTTCTGCGCCCGTGGACGAACTCGGAGGGGTACCTCCGCGTCAGCCTTTGTAAGGACGGGAAGCGGGATACGCGGCTTGTGCATCGCGTAGTGCTCTCGGCGTTTGATCCTGACCCGCCCGCAGAGCGGTTCCAGGGAGAGCATCTAGACGGGAGCAAGGACAACAACAAGCTAGCTAACCTCCGTTGGTCGACTCCAAAGGAGAACAACGCTCGGAAGCATGAGCACGGTACTCAGCCGAAGCGCGGTGAGGAGTCACACCAAGCCCGTCTAACCGAGGATCAGGTTCGAGAGATCCGTCGGCTGAAGGCGGAGGAGGGGTGGTCGTTCACCAAGCTGGGCAAGCACTTCGGTGTCAGCGATGTGGCTTGCTCCAAGATCGTTCGCCGTAAGACCTGGAGTCACGTCAAATGAGCTATCAGTCAAGCCAGGGTGTGACAGGGCGCGGTGTCCGCAACGATCGGACCCTGAACACGTACCCGCACCAGTTCTTCGATCCGAGCACGAGCTACATCCCTCACTCGGTGAAGGAGATGTACCGGTGGTGCCAGTTCCTGTACATGACGCACTCCGAGATCGCCCCGGTGATCAACAAGAAGTGCGCGTACGTCATCACCAAGCTGATCTACGACTCCGACGTCGATGCGAACGTCAAGGCGTGGAAGAACCTGCTGGAAGAGAACATCAACATCCGGGAGATGGAGTACAAGCTCCTCCTGGACTTCGAGGTCTATGGCAACGCCTTCGTCTCGATCCACTACCCCTTCGAGCGCTATCTGACCTGCCCTAACGGTGCGTGTAAGCAGCAGCATCCGGCGCGGAACATCGACTGGGAGTACCGAGATCACGAGTTCCGGGCCAAGTGCCCTGAGTGCGGTACTACGGGGGTGTTCAAGCCGCATGATCGCAAGATCCGCAACCGCCGGCGCATCAAGCTGATCCGCTGGAACCCCAAGTTTGTCAACATCCGCTACAACCCGTTTACCGACGACTCGGTCTACATCTACCGGATCCCCAAATGGATTCAGAAGAAGCTGACCACGGTCAAGGAGAACAAGGAGCTGGTGTCGGGCACTCCGCTGGTCATCCTCGAGGCGGTGCGTAAGAAGCGCGACGTCGAGCTCGACCGCGACAACATCTACCACTTCAAGAACGCCAGTATCAGTCTCGAGGACGACGCCTTTGGCATGCCCCCCATGCTGGCGGTCTTCAAGGACGCCTGGTTGTTCCAGACGTTCCGCCGCGCGCAAGAGGCCATCGCCCTTGAGCACATCCTCCCGATGACTCTCCTGATCCCGGCGCCCACGGCAGCCGGCGTCTCCCCGCACATGAGCGTGGATCTCGGGGACTGGTCGGATCGGATGAACCTGATCATCAAGAAGTGGCGTCGAGACCCCAACGCGCTCTTCACCATCCCGTTCCCGGCTCAGGTCGAGAACGTGCGGGGTGACGCCCAAGCGCTCGCTGTCCACAACGACATGACCCAGATCCGCCAGCAGATCACCGGCGGCCTGGACGTGCCCCAGGAGTTCATCTACGGCGGCCTGAACTGGTCTGGCTCGTCGATCAGCCTACGAGTGCTCGAGAACCTGTTCATCGGCCGAAAGGAGCAGCTGGATGCGTTCCTCCAGTGGGTGACCGACCGCCTTCAGCGGTTCTGCCTGCTACCGGAGATGCACATCCGTCACCGTGACTTCAAGATGGCCGACGACGCTCAGCAGAAGCAGATCGCCCTCAGCCTGCGCCAGACCAACACGATCTCTGACCAGACCTCGATCGAGGAGCTGGGCTTCGACTACGAGCGTGAGGAGGCGCGCAAGAGGCGCGAGGAAGAGGATCGACTGGCGGCCATGGAGCGCTCACAGCTTCGCCAGGCTGAGACGCAAGGCAAGGTCATGGTCCTCCAGGCGGAGTTCCAGGCCAACGCCGAGGCTGCCCAGATGCGCCAGCAGCAAGAGCAAGAGGCGAGGGCCACCCAAGAGGGGTACGACACGACTCCTCCGGCGGAGCCAGGCATGGAGGGCGCTCCCGGCGAGCCCGGAGCTCCGATGCCGCCCCAAGGCCCCGGCGACCCTCAGCAGGCCCCTGACCAGACGGACCCGGTCATTCTCGACATGATGGCCAACCACCTGATCAAGGGGACGCCCCCGCATCTCCTGGAGCAGGAGCTCGCGGCGCTCGAGACCACGAACCCGGCACTGGCCAAGAAGGTCCGTGAGCGCATCAAGCTGATTCAGAAGCAGACGGCTGACTACAAGCCGCTGCCTGAGCAGAAACCCCCGCGTCGCGAGTCGACCCCCGTCTGATGGGCGCCAAGGGCAGTGGGCGTACACGCATCGAAGCGGACCTGATGCCTCGGGTCCGTGAGGGCTTTGCACGTCGTCTCCAAGACATGGGGACGATGAGCAAGCTCGGCGCCATCCTGCTCAAGCCCAACCAAGGGACACAGCGCCGCATCCGGCGTGAGACCCTCAATATGGACACGGTCGGTGATCAGAAGCGTTGGCAGATGCTGCACAACGACTCCGAGCGCTATGAGGTCATCACGGCCAAGGACAGCAACACCAACCGCGGTAACTACTGCCACGTGACCTACATCGAGAAGGGTGACGACCTCCCCCTCGTCAAGAGCGAGAGCGAGCTCCGTTCTGAGGATAAAGAGCGCATCAAAGAGGAGGGCGGCTGATGCTCGAAGGGCAGCACTTCCGGCAGTTCAAAGAGGCGCTGACTCGGTCGGAGGGCATCGTCAAGGGTATGTTCCCGATCGAGAGCCCCACGAAGCGGCTCGAGGTCACGAACCTGCGTTGGACGAACGTAGGCCCGGACGTGGTCTTCGACGTCGAGAAGCAGAAGCAGGCCAAGCTGAAGGAGCAGTCGATCAACGCTGTTCTGGTCGGTGACGTCACGCTGCGTGAGCTCGGCTCCAAAGGGAAAGTCCTCGACCAGACCAAGCGCTACCCGATCCTCTCGGTGCCGCACCTGACGATGAACGCTGGCTACATCGTCAACGGCAAAGAGCAGCAGGTCGTCAACCAGTTCCGTCTGCGCCCTGGCATCTACACCCGGTTCACGGGGGACGACAACGTCGAGGCGTTCCTCAACACCACGGCGATCGGTACTTACAAGATCCTCCTCGACCGCTCTACCGGTGTGATCCGTATGCGGGTCGGCACGGCCGCACGCACCCCGATCTACTCGGTTCTGATCGCGGCTGGGCTGACTGATGCCGAGATCAAGACACTGCTGGGGACGGAGCTCTACGCGGAGAACAAGCGGGCGGCCAAGCCGGATCAGGACATCCCCAAGCTCCTGAAGCGGATGCGCCCGTACCTCAACCAGCCGGCGGAGCTGGGCGAGAAGTCAAAGCTCGTGCGTCAGTATCTGGAGTCGAAGCCCCTCGACCCCGCCGTGAACAAGGTCACGGTGGGCGAGGGTCTCGACCGCATCGACCGCAATGCCCTCGTGGCGGCGATCAAGAAGGTCCTCAAGCTGTCTAAGGGTGAGGCAGAGCCCGACGACACGGAGAGCCTTGCCTTCAAGTACATCCTCTCGATCGAGGACTTCGTGCCCGAGCGGCTCCAGAAGGCGGCCGACGGGCTCAAGTACAAGATCCAGGGCGACATGCGCCGCCGGGATGAGATCCGCTTGATCCTCCCGCCCAACCGCCTGAGCCAGCCGGTGGAGTCCTTTTTCACCACCTCGGAGTTCACGCGCTACTCGAGCCAGCACAACCCGCTGGACATGGCGGCGATCTCGAGCCTGACCACCACCATGGGTGATGGCGGGATCTCGAGCTCCCATGCGATCACCGACGAGGTGCGTACGATCCACCCGAGCCACTACGGTCTCCTGGATCCCATGCACACCCCGGAGGGGTGTTGCAGCGCTGACATGGAGGTCATGACGGATCAAGGCTGGGTTGCGTGGCCCGACGTAGACCGGACCACTCGGTTTGCTTGCCTAGACGCTGATCAAGGCCTTACCTATCACCGCGCCTCCGAGCTACACGTCTACGACCACGACGGGCCTCTCTACGGGTTCAAGTCGGAGACCCTGGAATACCTGCTGACCCCGAATCATCGTCAGTGGGTCCGCCCGATTGAGGATCGATCGACGCGTGGGTATCGGTTTGAGACCGCGGAGGAGATGTACGGTAAACGTCGGCGAGTCCGCATCGGCGGGCATTTGGCCTACGAGGGTCAGGCCGTCGATACCTGGCAGCTCCCTGAAATCCCTAAGGGAAGCAACTCGCAGAAGGTTTTCCCGGCCTTTGCTATTGAGGACTGGGCTGAGTTCCTTGGCTGGTACCTGAGCGAAGGGAGCAGTCGGGGTTACGTGACTTCGATCACGCAGTATGAGGCTGCGAACCCGGAGAATGTGGCTCAGATCGAGGCGCTGTTGACACGCATGCAGGTCGCGTGGAGCCGCAGCTCCAGGAGCTTCTCGATCCCAGGTAAGCAGCTAGTCAGCTACCTGCGTCAGTTCGGCCACTCCGATACCAAGTACATCCCTAAAGAGGCGTTCGACTTCCCGGCGGCGGCGCGTGAGGCCATGCTCGAGGCGCTAATGCTCGGAGACGGTCGCAAGGGCAAGGGCCGATGCTCTTGCTACTGCACTACATCTGAGCAGCTCGCCAAGGACGTGCAGCGCTTGGCCTTCGGCCTAGGGGTGTCGAGCAAAATCACCTTTGAGCCGGATACGCGGGAGGAGCACTACCGCGGGTGCTGGATCGTCCATCTCCACGCGCTCACTGAGCGTCAGGTGCTGCCACAAATGCGCGCAGCAGGTAACGGCCAGTTCATCGAGGAATACCAAGGCAAGGTCTACTGCGCCACGGTTCCTGGTGGCCTGCTGTACATCCGTCGAGCCGGCAAGAGCGGTTTCTGGTCCGGCAATAGCAAGGTGGGCGTGACCGGTCACTTGGCCCTGGGCGCGCGCAAGAAGGGGCAGACCCTCTACGTCCCGGTCTATGACGCCAAGACGGGCAAGCGCGTGGAGAAGTCGGTTCAAGACCTGGACCAGGCCACCATCGCGTTCCCTGATCAGTACGACAACCTGCCCGACAAGCCGGGCGCGTCGGTCAAGGGCAAGCCCACGACCAAGCTGAAGAAGGTCAAGGCCCGTAGTCGTAACGAGTTCACGGAGGTGAGTCCGTCGGCTGTGGACTACATCTTCGTCAGCTCCGACAGCTTCTTCAGCTCGACCACGGCTGCGATTCCCTTCCTCCCCAACAACGACGCCAACCGCGTCCTGATGGGTGACAAGCATATCGAGCAGTCGGTGAACCTTGAGGACCCCGACGCGCCGATGGTCCAGCACCGCATCCGAGGCCGGGGCTATGAGGAGATGTTCGGGGAGCGCCTAGCCCCCCGGGCTATCGACCCCAAGACCGGCAAGCCCGTCGGCGGAGAGGTCCTCGAGGTCACCAAGACGCATATCACCATCCGGCCGGATGGCGGCGGCCGTCGACGCATCAAGGTCCCGATCCACGACCACTACCCGCTCAACAGCCGGACGTTCCTGCACGACGAGCCGGTGGTGAAGAAGGGTGACAAGGTCAAGCCTGGCCAGATCCTGGCCCGCAACAACTTCACCAAGGACGGAGACCTGGCGGTCGGCAAGAACCTCCGAGTCGCCTACACCGCGTACAAGGGCTACAACTTCGAGGACGGCATCGTCATCTCGGAAGGGGCGGCTAAGAAGTTGACCTCGGTGCACAAGTACGAGGCCCGCGTTGAGAAGGGCAAGGGCATCACGGTCGGTGCAGACGCCTACGCTGCCGCCTACCCCTCGGAGCTGGAGCATATCCGCGACCGTGCCCGGCGCTACGACGCTGTGGGTGTTATCAAGAAGGGCCAGCAGGTCGTCAAGGGCGATGTCCTGATCCCCGCCATCCAGGAGGTCGAGGCGCATCCCGAGTACGACTACAAGCGTCTGCACCGCAGCGCCGGTCTCCGGCACATGGATATCAGCGAGACCTGGAACCACGACTTCCCTGGTGAGGTCGTAGACGTGGTCAAGACTCGGACATTCGTGAAGGTCGTGGTCAAGAGCAAGGAACCGATGCAGGTCGGTGACAAGCTGAGCTCGCGCCACGGCGCCAAGGGCATCGTCGTCAAGATCATCCCTGATGAGGAGATGTACAAGGACGAGGAAGGTGCGACGATCGATATCCTGCTCAACCCGGCGGGGGTGCCTGGTCGCGTCAACACGGGTCAGATGCTCGAAGCCGCGGCCGGCAAGCTGGCCCGTAAGACGGGCAAGAAGTACTACACCGACAACTTCAACGAGAAGGGCAGCACGATCAAGAACCTCCGCAAGGAACTAGCGGGGGCCGGGATCTCCGATGAGGAGACGATCGTCGACCCGAAGACGGGGCACAAGCTCGAACGCGTCCTCGTCGGCGACACGCACATCTACAAACTGACCCACCAGGTCACGGGCAAGATGAAGGCCCGCGCCTCTGTGGGTGAGCCCTACTCGGTGGACGAGCAGCCCGTGAAGGGATCAGGGTCAGGTGCCCAGCGCATCGGCATCCTCGACACCTTCAGCCTGCTTTCGGGCGACGCCACGGCGTTCCTCGAGGATGCCTTCGGCCTCAAGAGCCAGAAGAACGACGAGTACTGGCGTGCCCTCCAGACTGGGCAAACACTGCCGCCTCCGAAGACCCCGTTCATCGAGGAGAAGTTCGTGGCCATGCTCATTGGCGCGGGCATCGACCTCAAACAGAAAGGCAGTCGCATCGACGCGGGGCCGCTGACGGATGCTGAGGTTCTCTCAATGTCCAATGGCGCCATCGAGCGCCCGGTGGCGGTCAAGGCATCGAACCTCAAACCCGAGCGTGGCGGGCTCTTCGATCCCGGCAAGACCGGCGGTCCTGGCGGCAACTACTGGAACCATATCGATCTAGCCTCTGAGGTCGTGCACCCGCTGATGACCGACGCTGCGGCGTCCGTGGGCGGGTTCAAGACCAAGAAGGAGATGGACCAGATCATCCAGGGCCTGCTCGCGGTCACCGAGGAGGGCGAGGTCGTGGAGGCAGGCACCGCGGGTGCCGTGGCCGGTGGCTCGGGAGTGAAGCGCCGACTCGCTACGATCAACGTTCCGAGGGCCATCAAAGAGACCGAGTTGGTGGCGGCGACCGCCAAGGGCGCCAAGCTGGACAAGGCCCACAAACGGCTGCGCTACCTGCGCTCGCTTCAAGCCAGTGGCCACTCGGCTGTTGATGCCTACATCAACAAGACCCTCCCGGTCATCCCCGCCAAGTTCCGTCAGATCGCTCCGATGCCCGACGGCAGCCTGAGTGTGGCTGACGCCAACCACGGCTACCGAGAGGTCCTTCTCATCAACGAGAAGATCAAGCAGCTGAAGGCTCTCGGAGTCGACGAGCAGAACCTGCGAGCACTCAACAAGGCTCTGGCGGACGCTACGGCCGGCCTCGTAGGCACGGCGCCTCCGATCAGCCGAGGCAAGGTCTTCCGCGGCTTCGTCAGTCAGATCCACGGCCCGACGCCTAAGTCGGGTCTGGCGCAGTCGAAGCTCATGGGACGCAACCAAGACCTGAGCGGCCGGTCGACTGTGATCCCCAACCCCAAGCTGGGGATGGACGAGGTCGGTATCCCGGCTGAGATCGCCTACAAGATCTACAAGCCCTTCGTCATCAAGCGTCTCGTCACCGCCGGCCACAAGCCGCTAGATGCCCGCTCCATGGTCGAGCAGGGCCACCCGGCCGCCCGTCGTGCGCTCGAGGTGGAGGCTGAAGACCGCCCGGTGCTGATGAACCGCGCGCCCTCACTGCACAAGTTCAACATCCAGGCCCTCAAGCCCCGGGTGATCGACGGTAAGGCGGTCGAGGTCAACCCGCTCATCGTGAGCGGCTACAACATGGACTTCGACGGGGATACGGCCGGTCTACACGTTCCGGTCTCTGAAGAGGCCCGGCGCGAGGCTCGTGAGAAGCTGCTCCCGTCGCGCAACCTGTTCAGCCCTCGGGAGGAGTTCGTGGTCCATGCCCCGACCAAGGAGACGATCCTCGGGGTGTACCTGATGACTACGCCCAAGGGACTTGCCTCCAAGTCGTTCTCCTCCGACCAGGAGATGGTCAAGGCATACCAGGCCAAGGAGATCAAGGTCAACGAAGCGGTGAAGGTCCAAGGCGCTGTGACCTGCGCCGGTCAGGCCATCTTCAACACGGCGCTTCCTATGGATCTGCGCGTGGGTCGTACGTCGGTGACCGGTCCGCGTTTGAGCCAGCTCCTGGTTCGCATCGGTCGGCAGTTGGGCCCCGACCGGGCCGCTCAAGTGATCTCGAAGATCAAGGACCTAGGCAACCACTACGTGACCGAGGTCGGGTTCTCCGTGAGTCTCCGGGACCTTGAGCTTGATACGAGCAAGCGGGATCAGATCGTCAACAAGCTCAAACGAGACGCCAAGACCAAGGGGTTCGATGAGGCGGCTGGCGAGGCGCTCGAAGACATCGCAGCGCTGCTGGCGTCGGCAGAGGATAACCGGTTCGTGGAGGCTGGCATCACATCCGGAGCCCTAGGCTCCAAAGGCATCCACCGGATGCTGGCGAGCACCGTGGCAGTGACGGATCACAAGGGCAAGACGGTCCCGATCCCGGTCGAGAAGTCCTATGCCGAGGGCCACGATCTAGGTACCTACTTGGGTACGACCCCCGGCGCCCGGAAGGGCTTGATCGACAAAGGCCTGAGCGTGGCGGATACGGGCTACTTCAGCCGCATGCTCGTCAACAGCTCGATCGAGAACCAGGTGACCGTCGCGGACTGCGGAACCAAGTCGGGCCAGGATCTGCCGCTCAACTCCCAGGAGCTCGCGCACCGCTACGGCGCCGAGGGCCGCTACCGCAACGTCTTGATCACCTCGGACATCGCCCGCCGCCTGCGCTCCCTAGGCCAGAAAACGGTCAAGGTCCGTAGCCCTCTGACTTGTCAGGCGCAGAAGGGCGTCTGTCAGAAGTGCTTCGGCCTACTCGAGGATGGCAAACCGCCTCGCATCGGTTATCACGTCGGTGCTCTGGCCGGCCAGACCCTGGGTGAGGTGGCTACCCAGCTGACCCTGCGCAGCTTCCACACTGGTGGCGCTGTTGGTGGGCCCGACCTGGGTTTTGAGCGCATCCGTCAGATCATGGAGATGCCTCAAAGCATCCAAGGCAAAGCCATCCTGAGCGAGGCCACCGGCCAGGTGACGCGCATCGACACAGCGCCGGCGGGCGGTAGTTACGTCTACGTCGGCTCCGAGAAGCACTTCATCCCCAAGGAGCTGGGGGTAGCGGTGAGTCGAGGCCAGCGCGTGAAGGCGGGGGATCAGCTGAGCAAGTCGGGTGTGATCAAGCCTCAGGAGCTGCTAGATACGACAGGGGACATCAATCGTGTCCGTACCCATCTGATCAACGAGCTGGATGCTAACTACAGAGCGGCCGGCAAGAAGGTCAACCGCCGGATCTTCGAGACGGTGGTCAAGCCTCTTACTGACCGTGCGACTGTGACGGACGTCGGAGACGCCGGCCGCCATTTCCCGGTACATGCCGGGGAGGTCATGCCTGTCAACCAGATCGAGGAGATGAACCGCAAGCTCAAGCAGCGCCGTCTTCGCCCGATCCAGTTCGAGCCTATGATCATGGGTATCAAGCAGGCCCCGTTCCAGAGCGAGGACTTCGTGGGAACGCTCACCCATGAGAAGCTCAAGCGGACCCTCACCGAGGCCCCTAGCCTGGGTAAAGCCACGGACCTTGTGCGCGGCCACCCGATGGCCCGCCTGGGTCTCACCAACCTCCGATCCATCGAAGCCATCAAACGACCTCAAGGGGTGAAGCGATGACCAAGCGCAGCGCAGCCTACATCGAGGGTCTCCTGAAGGAGGCCGCAGGTAAAAAGAAGAAGAAGGAGAAAGACAGCCAGCCTAAGAGCTTGACTCGCTCCGACATCGACAAGGCCCGACTGAACCCGGACCTGATGCGTCGTATGCGGATGCGTTCGAGCGTGGCTGTCCCCCTCAAAGGCGATGAGCTGCTTCAGGTGCGCCGGCTGGCGCGTCGGAACCTTCCCTTGATGCGTCAGCGCAACCCCAAGCTGACCGAGAAGGCCCTTTACGATCGCCTGGTGGCGCTGATCCAGAGCCGCCGGCCCGAGATGCGCAAGAAGCTCCTGGCAGCTGTAGCCACGGAGTACGGGACCTAGGAATGCAGCCGCAGTATGGCGCTACCTCGTGGGCCGGGTTCGCGGAGTTCGCTGATTCCAAGGCGGGCTCCGGTGTCCACCACGTGGGCGTCGTACGCTCCTATGATCCCAGCAAGAAGCTCTACCTAGTTTCGGTCGAAGGCATCGGGGATCGACAGTGCCGCAGGCTCCTGACCGGCCTGGACAAGCCCATCCCCGTAGGCGGGGGCTGCGTGGTCGTGGAGCTCAAGGCCCGGCCGTGGCTCATTGTGGGGGAGCTGGATCGGATCTCCCGGGCCCCGGACAAAGCCCTCCCCGGGGCTAGCGAACAAGCTGCGGCCTCTGAGGCTGCGGTTGGAGCGGCGCTGACCCAGAAGGACCCGGCTCAGGCACCCTCCTTCCGCCCTCTGGATTACCAGGGGATGGCCGAGGAGCCGCAGTTTGCGGGCGATGCCGGCCTGGAGAACCGCACGAAAGACCACCTGAGGCGGTCTCGAGTGAAGGTCTACAGCTTCGGCGATATCCTGCTGTGGGCCTCTGGCCTATGCCACTCGCTGTATCACAAGGCCACCAACACCATCTACCGACGCTGCCGTAACGAGATCTTCCAGGCAGCCGGCGTACTCCTCCAGGTCCTGACCCCTGCGGACGGGGATCAAGCGGGTAAGACGACCCGCCGATTGGTTCTACGAAGGAACGCGCTGGATACGACCGTGATCGACAAGATCCGCTCTGAGGGCCAGATCCTGGCCTCGGACGGCGGGTCGGGCGATGAGCTCCTGATTGCCCCGGTTGCAGATCGCGGGGAGCGAACGATCTGGGGCGACCACCGTGCGGAGGAGATCGACAACGATCTGGGGACTTACCGGTTCCAGCAAGAGACGGGCGGTGAGCAGCGGATCACCGGTCAGGTGGGCTCCTTTGAGGCTGAGAACGCGGCGCACCCTGTTTCTGGCACTCAGAACCCCTCTACGCCCTCTGGCGTGGCGCATCCGGCCGCTAGTACGGCCTACGGGGACGCCGCAGAGGGGAACGTGGAGCGCGGTGTGCATCTCGATCTAGGGGGTCTCCGGGTAACCTACGACCAGGATCGGGGTGAGCTCGAGGTCCTGAATACAGCCTCTGAGGAGACTCAGCGGGTGATCATGAAGCCTGATCAGCTCCTCATGGAGCGGGCCGGGCAGTCCTTCTCGTTGGACAACAGCGGGCTTACGATCCGCGTGAGCTCCTACACCCTCGAGGTCGACGGAGCTATCACGCAGACAGCCGGCGGGAATATGACGATCAACGCCTCTGACATGGACGTGAACCTTGGCTGAGGTCCAGCGAGAGGGTGACCCCATCAGCTGTGGGGACAAGCACGGCAGCGCTGCGGGGTTCCGCCTCAACGGTAAGCGTGTGGCCCTCCTAGGGGAGCTCTCGGCCGGCCATGACGGCTTCCCACCTACCCCGGTCCTCACCGGTGAGAGCCGTTTTCGGGTAAATGGGGTCCCTATCGTACTGGAGGGGGCCGCCTATGCGCCGCATACCCGCGGGGACACCACACACGCCATCCGGTTGGCGCAAGGCAGTGGCGTCGGCCTAAACGTATACTAGACTGGACCTTAGAGTCTTCCCATGCCCGACTTCGCAACAGGAGTAATCCGAGTTCCTCCGGATAACGACAATGCGGCCTCGCCCCTAGCGGTCCGTCTAGGAGGGGTCTCGGCAGGCACAAACGCCAACATCGTAGTCGAGAACATCGGGTCTGCACGCGTCAAGGCTCGAACACGTACTACCGCCGAGACCGGTTCATTTGTCGACGTTGCCCCGGGCCGCCGAGCCCTTGTCGAGGTCAACGGCGTAGCCGGCCAAGCCATCACGTTGGACGTTTACGTCCCGCGTCAACCCCGTTTCATTCACACTCACCAAACCGGAGCGCCGGTATCCTACCTACCGGGTCGCTTGACGGTCTATCGCGACGAAGCCTAGCATGAGTTCCATCGGAGTCCTCCAAGTCCGGCCTGAGCACACGCAGGCCTCGCCGCTCAATGTGGCCGCCGGTAACGTCTCGCTCGTGGGCGAGGCTACCTTCACGATCCAGAACGTCGGGCACAGTGATGTCTGGTGCCGCCTCAAGAACACCAACGCGGCTACCTCGACTACCTGGGCGCGTGCTGTTCCCGGGCATCACGCGCTGCTGTCGATCGACGGTACTGCCGACGACGCCCTGACTCTGGACCTGTACAGCGCGGGACAGAGCTACCGATACATCCCGATCCACAACACAACCGCTGAACCGGTCTCCTACATCGGCCGCGTGGAGGTCACTCGCCATGGCAACTGATAACCCGAACCTCGGCGGCCAGCCGCTCTTCGTCTCGGCCCCCGACAACCTGCTTCAGAAGCTCGCCAGCTCCAAGCTCTCCAAGGACCCCAAGGAGTGGGAACAGGAGATCATGGACTACCTGCATGAGCAGCACCCGTACATCGCCGACCACAAGGTCGTGGTGGCCATGAACAAGACGGATACCGACGACGGCCATGGCGTGGGCCACGTCAAGATCGGCGACAAAGTCACCATGCCGGTGATCGTCGAGAGCAACCGTCTTCAGCCGCTGGACCTGTTCGTGGCTGACGACCGTCTCCAGCCGCTGACCAAGGAGGCCTTCACCGCCGCGGTGCAGAGCCACTCCTTCGGCAAAGCCGTGAAGCCGGGCAAGGGCGAGGCGTCTGACAGCTCGATCACCTACGCGACCCTGCCGCCCTTCGACGGTAAGTACGCCTATGGCTCCTTGGGCTTCACCCGGGACCAGCTGACCGAGGTCCTCGAGCCCCTGCACGAGGCCAATCAGATGGGCTTCTGCCTGGCCAACCCTTGGTTTGGGGAGGTCCTGGGCGAGTACATCAAGCACGCCCAGCTCGAGCAAGAAGAGGAGAAGGTGGCCGGCGTCGCGTACAGCGCGCGCATGGTGACTACCCGACCCTTCGAGACCATCAAGACCGCGGGTTTTGCCCAGGTGTCGACGGATAAAGGCAACGTCCCCGCTCTAGTCTTCGATCACCATCTGACCTTTGGACGCGGTGAGGTGGCTACGCCGGGTCGGTTCTCGGTGCTCGGTCTGGATAAGGAAGCCACCTACGGTCGCGCCTGGCGAGGCTACCCCGCCGGGCGCCCTGTCCAGGAGTTCGACATCCCGGAGCGTGAGATCGGCGACCGGGCGGTGCTCGCCCTGATCAAGGAAGGATCGGCCGTGGCTAGTGAGCCCTTCACGGTCCTGGACCAGGATGATAAGCGCACGCTGGTTGAGGCCGATGACGGTCGGCGGTGGTCGCTGCGCTTTGATGCCGACAACCCACTGTACAAGCAGGCGGAGGATCAGATCTTCCTGTCTGACGAGTGGGCGATGTTCCCGGTGGGCCGCGAGGCGGATCTTCTGAACGTCGACGTGGCGAACCAGAAGACCCTGCCGGTAGGTATGACCTCGATTGAGAAGGTGGGCGGCCTGTTCAAGGTCCACCAGGCCGGGCGCCTCGAGAGTCTGAAGCGCGTGCCGGCCGAGGGCATGGCTCTGGATAAGCTGGCGAGCTACTTGACGGGCTTGGACGATGAGGTCCGCGGAGCGATCCTGGACCACATGGATAAGGTCGGCCGCGCCTTCTTCGTCATCTATCCCGAGGTCGAGAAGACCGCTGGCGAGACCTACTCGTTCCCCGAGCCGGATCCGTCTGTTTTCGAGTCTTGCACGCTGGCTGCTGGCCTGATCACCCCCGACCTGTGCAAGCGCGCCAAGGTCGAAGAGGAGAAGGCCAAGAAGACCATCGATGCGATCCTGGGCTTGAACTTCCTCAATGAGGAGAACATGCACAAGTTCGTGGACCGCATCGACGCACTCGAGGAGGCCAAGGACTGCGTGGCCCAGCTGCTTCTGGCTAGTCGCCTTGGGCTATCCATCGACTCCCAGCCCCTGCGGACGGCGATGTTCTCTCTGGACTCGGTGTCTCGTGATCTCCGCGAGCTCCGCAACGCGGTGACCGCTAAGTAGGTCCGCGATGGCCGGCTCCACGGGGCCGTACTCGCGTTCTCAACTCTGCCGCAAGTACGGGATCACTGACAGGACCCTGAGGGCCCTCGAGGATCGAGGGACTCTTGTGCTCACGTGGTACCCCCGCAACGGGCTCATGGTCACCGACCTTGAGTCGAATGACCAAAAGCGCATTCTGGCGATGGCGCGCAATCACGTCATGTCATTTGGGAGGGCGCAGGGGATTCCCCGGCTGCCCTTCCTGCGCTTCCTGTTCCTTCGTTTTATCCAGGTCCCGGTGGAGGATCTGTACGCGGAGCTTCTGGACAGGAACATGATTGCGGCCCGTAGCTTCAAGCTCCCTCAGCTGAAGAAGATGCACAAGGCCTTTGTGGAGGCGGTCCCGCGCCCGCTTCAGAAGAAGGTACGGGCGCATGCCGAGGCCTCGACCGCCACGGAGAAGAAGCAGCTTGACGTGCTGCTCAAGGTCTGCGGCATCTACGAGGCCTACCACAACCCACAGCAGGAGCAGAGCTTCAAGTACCTGTCGGATCCTGAGATCAAACTAGGCATCGACATGGGTTTGAGCTCTCGCGCCAAACTGCCTGAGATTGCTGACTTCATCGCAGACGTGGCGGGCTTCTCGATCAACCTCGAGGCGCTCCTGTTCTACCACGTCCTCTACCACGACATCAGCTTCCTGGACAACGACGAGATCCAGGCCTACCTGAAGGGCCTGAAGCCGTCGCATCGGGACCTCCTAGGTAAAGCCGTCGGCTCCACGATCCCCGAGCTCCGCATGGCTCTCGGCTTCGTCGAGGACATGTCGATCGAGGACACCGTGGTCCAGCTTCGGAACGCGGTCCTAACCAAGACCTCGGCGACCCTGCTTGCCCCCGGCTCCCAAGAGAACACCCGAGAGTTCAGCGCTCTCTTGCGCAACTTCGCCTACTTGGTCGATCGCTCGAATATCGAGGGTACCGGCAAAGGAGGGGCCGCCGCGTCTATGCCCGACGTGTTCAGCCAGTTCGAGATGAAGATCTCGCAGATGGATGGGGCTGGCTTGTTTCGGCTCCCCTCCGCCGAAGGAGAAGAACTGAACCATGGATGATGCCACGTTCGGGGGTACGCCGCTCTCCTCGAGCAATGTGGAGCTCCTTGAGGATCTGCACGAGCTCTTCCGAGATAACGACGACATCACTGACGAGCAGTGGGAGGAGCTAGACTGGTTCGCCTACAACCAGGAAGCTGAAGAGGCCGCAGAGGAGTCTGCGGACCGGGCTGATCCGATCAACCCGCCTCCGGGCCTTGCTGAGGGCCTGGCTCACGGCGGCGTCATTATGGCCACCATCTCGGATATGGTGGAGAACCTCCTGACGGTCGACCAGGAGCCTTTCAGCTTCGTCGGACGGGAGTACCTGAAGGGGCTGTACGACCCGGTAGAAGAGTACCCGGAGGGGTGCCGTAACCAGATCTGGATCGCCGGCCGTCAGGTCGAGAAGTCAACCACCCAGAGCGCCAAGTCCGTGGCCTTGGGGGCGCTGACCAAGAGCTACAAGACCCTGTACGTGGCGCCCCGCTTCGACCAGGTCCGGGTCTTCAGCCAGCAGCGCTTCAAGCCCATGTGCGAGGACAGCCCGAACCTCGCCCCGTGGATCAAGCCCAGCCGGACGCTGTGGCAGGTCTCCGCCCGAGAGTTCATGAACGGGGCGTTCTACAACTTCCGGAGCTGTTACCTGAGCGCCGACAACGCTCGAGGCATTACCTGCCACCACCTCAACGTCGACGAGATCCAGGACATCGTCTCTGATGCTATCCCTGTTCTGGAGGAGTGCCAAAGCCACGCTACGGCCGAACTGCGGTTCCGCTCCTATGCCGGGACGCCCAAGACGACCTCCAATGTCCTGAGCCGGCGGTACGAGAACAGCTGCCAGTTCGAGTGGTTGAGTCAGTGCGCGGCGTGCAACCACTGGAACTTCATGGACGAGCGGATCGTGGGCGACGACTTCTTCGCCTGCGTCCGGTGCGGCAAGGAGATCAACCCCAAGGTGGGGCAGTTCGTGCCTAAGCGCCCCGAGCTCCTCGACAAGTGCTGGGGGTTCCGAATCAGTCAGCTGATGGTCCCGTTCCAGAGTCACGCGGACATCATCGCCAAGCGGGACGACCCTAACTACAGCCGCCAGAAGTACTTCAACGAGTGCTTGGGTCTGCCATACGACGAGGGCCAGCTGGTCCTGACCGAGGCTGTGATGCGGGACGCCTGCGACGCGGATCGAGGGATGTGGACGATCCAACAGTGCCGCGAGCTGGCCGACCGCGGCGTGCCGCTCTTCGGCGGGGTCGATTACGGGCCGGGTGAGGGTGAGGATCCTTCTTACACAGTGCTGACTATCGGCTGGTGGGCGACCGCCGGCCACTTCGAAGTCCTCTGGATGCGCAGACTGGTTGGCGATGAGTCGAACCTGGCCCTCCAGACCAAGGTCATCAACCAGTACTTCACCGAGGCCCGTGTCCGCTGGATGGGGGCTGACTGGGGGTTCGGTGCTGCTATCAACAAGCAGCTGATCCACGAGCACGGCTGGCACCGCGTGGCTCATCAGCGTTGCCTGCTCGAGTTCCAGTACGGCGGCCAGAAGCAGATGGCTTCCTGGAACGCCAAGGCGGAGCGGTACATCATCGACCGCAACCAGGGCATGGAGAAGCTGATCGACTCGATCCGCACCAATCAGGTCCGATTCTTCCGAATGGAGGAGATGTCCCAGTTCGTTGACGACTTCACGACTATCTACGTGGAGTTCGATGAGCGGCGGAACACCCGGAAGTACGACCACGACCTGCCGGACGATGCTTTCCACTCGGTCAACTACGCCTACATGGCGGGCCTCCAGCACCGGAATAAGCTGGTCCCGAGCTGGCTGACTCCGCTGGATTGAGTTGCTCCTTGACCGCAGCAACTTAGGATTGGCTAATAGGTTGCGCTCCTTGGACGCAGTCTCGTACCATTTCACTGGCACTGGCTCCCAGTGTCAGCTTCAGCTGAGCAACACGAATGAACTCCCTCGCCCTCTACTTCATGGCCCGGAGCGCGGCCCGTGATCTAGTGCGTAGTGATGTCCCCCTCAACGAGGGAATCGCCAAGCACGCCTCGGAGCACGGCCTGAGCCAGCTTCAGATCCAGCGCGTGGTGGAGGCCGCCAACCACGAAGCAAACGCCCTCCTCCAGAAAACAGCGGAGGACAAGACCTTCAGCTTCGACTTGGCCAGCCTGGACGGGGTCCTCTCGGCCCTGACGCCGGGCACGGCGGCCACTACGGTCAGCCTTGGGAAGCTAGCTGAGGCTGCTGACGCCCTTCTGGAGCCTCGAACGCGGTTTGATGAGCGTGTCGAGGCTCTTCCGCGTGAGTCCGAGGACGCCAAGATTGCCCGCTTCCGCTCGACGATGCACGCCCTGGACAAGGTGGCTGATCTGGCCGCTACCCAGATGCGGGTTGTCCAGATGGACCGCATGCGTCAGATGGAGAAATGCGCCAGCGGATTCGAGCGTCTGGTGACCCAGGCCGGGGAGTACATCCGCCGCGGCGGCGCCCTCGAGGACATGCGCAAGTACGCGCAGGCCGTCGAGCCGGGCTTCGACCGAGGCTGGGACAAGATCTTCGGCCGGGTCCAAGAAGAGCTCCAGAAGCTCGGTCACCCCTTCACGGGCGAGCTGGCCTCGGCGACCGAGCTGATGGCTGACCGCAAGGACCGGCCCGGAGGCCCGCTGCCCCACGCGGGCACCCTGAAGGTCACTAACGGCCGCCACGCCCTGGCCGGCGAGCTCAGCACCCTCCGGGACAATGTCTCGTTCCTGGATCGCCTGGCTGACCGTACCCGGGAGATCGACAACTTCAACAGAGCTGTCCGGGTCTCTCAGCGCATGATCATCGACAACCAGGACGTGGACACCCTGTTCGCCAAGGAAGCTGAGAAACTGGCTGCCTTTACCGGGGAGGAGCTTGGGGAGCACATCGAGAAGCTCGCCAGGAAGGACTCGAACATCTCTACGGTGGAGAAGGGTCTGGTCGGCACTGCTGTTGACCATACCGGTAAAGCCTCGATCAAGGCCGTGATGAAGCGCGCCCTCTCTGATCACATCCCTGGGGCCTTTGTCGGTCCCGGTACCCCTGCTGCCTACCGCTCCAAATGAACGACATTCTGACGAAGTTCGCCGGCGTCTACGGGGGTCCCCTCGATGCAGACGAGAAGCGCGAGGTCGGTGAGTTCTCGGCCAAGCTCCTGAAGGCCGCTGCTGCGGGCGAGGGGGCTACGGTGGTTGAGATGCTGAAGGAGGCCGCTAGTCAGGTCTCCGATCCGGATGACTACGAGGCCTTGATGGGTATGCTCGAGCATCTGGAGAAAGAGGGCGCTGTCGGCTACAGGAAGGCCCTGGTCTACGGCCTACCCGCTATTGCGGCGGGCCTCAGCGCCGTACCCGCCCTAGCCTCCTTGACCCAGCACCTCGGCCGCAAGAAGCGAATCGAGCAGAGCCGGCATCAGATTCAGCGGGAGCATCCGATGCTCCGTGAGGATGTTGACTTCCACCGCTACTTCGACACTGTGAAGCGATTCGCTCCCGATGTCGCCGCTGATCCCCTGGTCGCCGGCAACATCATGGTCGAGATGCACCGACTTGGGCCGGCGGCTATGACGCCTACCCGGATCAATGAGCTTCTCGGCCTCCAGGGTCGCATGAGTGAGCACCGAGGTACCATTCCTCGTCAGGTTGCTGACCTAGGTGCTGGTATCACCAGCGGCATCAAGACGCATAGCGAGTCCGCTGAGATCCTGGACCGGAACCCGCACACGGCTAAGGTTGAGCGCGCGAACCGCGCGATGTCGGCGCTCCAGAGGCGTGAGGAGCTGCTCGGGGACCAGAAGGTCCAGGACGCTATGGCCAAGCTAAAGCCCTGAACTATGCGCAACGGAGCGATTAGCCACGGGGACCAAACGCGCGCGTCCTTCATCCAGCCGAGCAAAGACGCCCGGCGGATGGGGACGACGCGTCGTAAGGAGACGACCCCGCAGCAAGATCGCGATCGAGGCCCTGATTCCTACCCTGAGCACGCCCACAACAAGTACGCAGCGATGCTTGAGGGCTTCTTGACCGTCATCAACCAGCGCATCTGATGGAATACGCTCTCGAGAAGCATCTAGCGGCCGGCGGCTACGACGCGCCGGGCTGGGGCCCTGACTATGTGGCGATCCACAGCGCCCAGATGGAGAAGACGGCGGGATCGCTCTACACCCCGCCGGAGCTGACCACGGTCATCGAGAAGCTCCGCCCCCGGCCGGAGGGTCGCTACATCCTGCTCCACGCCATCGGGGCGTATGAGTACTGGGGCGCCAACCGCAACGGTGACGCCTTCCCGGAGTGGAGCCTACGCTCCATGCTCCCGCCGGAGGACGTCAAGCGCCTACTCGACGGTCCGGTCCGTAAGGCCTGCCCCAACTTCAGCCAGCCCCCAACGGCTCGATACGGCTGCAAGACCTTCGTCGAGTACGCCCACGTCTACCGAGGCCACGCCAACAAGGACCCCCTCAAAGCCTGCGGCGATGTGGTTGCGGCGGCTTACAACGAGCGGATGCACCGGATCGAGCTCATCGTGTTCGTCTACACGGAGAGAGCCCCGGACATCATCGACCGGATCGACCGTGGAGCGCCTGTGGCCTGGTCCATGGGGGCCAAGCTGCCGTTCGACGTCTGCTCCATCTGCGCTAACGTGGCCCGAACGCGAGCTCACTACTGCTCGCACATGGCCAAAGAGCTGAATGTCGTCTATCCGGACGGCCGTAAGGTCTTCAGCTACAACTACTTCCCGAGGTTCTTCGACATCAGTGAGGTAGGTGTCCCGGCCGATCGGAGCGCTTGGACCCTCGCCAAGGTGGCTGGGCTATCCCTCCCTGTTCCGCCGCTGCGGCCTACTTTCAAGATAGCTACGATCGAGAAGCGCCCCCCTGCCCAGTCATCGGAGTCCATGGGAAAGGCTCCGATCGACCCGAAGCTCCTGAGCTTTTTGAGCTCCGCAGTCTCTAGAGACTACTGCGAGACCCCGGACCTGCCGGATGCTCAGCTAATGGCCATGAAACGCCACGGAGTGGCTCAGAGCCTGGCTGCCAGCGCCCTGATGGGCATTCTCCTGCGCCCCCGGGAGGTCCAGAAAATCGCAGGGGATCCTTCACAACTCCCGGAACAGCTTGAGTTTGCGTCGGTAGACCGCAAACTGCTGTCGAGCTTTGATCCTTATCTAGCCTCTCGATCGCTGTTCGAGCCCTTCATCACGAAGCGCGCGGCCCGCCGAGAGCTGAGCAAGGTGGCAAGCTCGCTCTCTCCCAACATCCCCCGTTCACCGGTGTTCGACAAGTACGCAGGACTCATCCAGTCCATGGACCACGAGAAGTGGGCCGAGGCTATCGAGTCGGATCCGGCTGTCCGTTTCGCCCTTGACCCCGATGCGCTGGTTTCCGCAGTCACCGGGACTCGAGGGCCTCTCCCGCCGTGGCTGCCCTTCGCGGTCGGCTCGGTCAAACTCCTCTAGTCATCAACCCCAACGAACTCATGGATCTCGATCTCGACCAGATCTTCCAGGCGGTCAAGGGCCAGGCCGAGGGCACCGATCTCGACAAGGTTGCCGCGGATCAGGGCTCCGAAGCCAACACCCCCACCGACGAGGTGGAGAAGCTCGCTGCTGAGCTTCGCGCCGGCGGCCAGCTCTTCGGCGACGCCGCTGCCGACACCATTCTTCAGAAGCTGGCCGAAGCGGTCCCCGCTGGCGGCGCCGGCAACGCCCCGCGCTCTGCTGCTGAGCAGATCGCCGAGCAGATCGCCGCTGCCAAGGGTAAGACTTCGGCCAAGCCGGGCGACGACACCTCGGTCCGTGCCGAGAAGGACCCGACCCCGGGCGCCCAGGGCGTGGTCAACCCCGCGACCCCGCTCGGCTAGAGCGCAGACCACGGAGATATCCACGTGAAAACCCTTCAAGACATTCGCCAAGAGATGCTCGATCAGGAGTATCAGACCAAGCTGGCGGCCGTGTCCGAGGCCTATGAGGGCGACGAAGTGCGCCTTCAGCTGCTCGGTGAGGCCATCGACCTCGTCAAGCAGGCCGAGGCGGCTGGCGAGATCCCCGAGACCACGGAGTCTTCGATGCTGACCCTCGCGGTTCAGATGGTTGAGGATCATCTGGCCAAGGAGGCTTCCGCCGAGGACGTCGAGGACGCCGAAGAAGCTCCGGAAGAGGAGGAGGCCGAAGAGGCTGACCTCGATAAGGAGGCCGCGGCCCACATCGCCACCCTGGCCGACGCTGCTGGCTATCTGCTGGCTGAGCGTGGGATCACCCAGGAAGACCTGGACAAGATCGCCTCCGCCGAGGAGGCCTACCAGGTCGGTGAGTACCTCGCCTGCGCCCTGCTCGACGGCCTGGGCGCCGAAGAGGCTGAGGAGGAGTAGATCGATGCTGAAAGCCTCGCTGTCTGAGCTGTTCATCGAAGCCGCGGTCGCTGACCGGGTTGACGAGGAGCACGTGAAGGAGGCCGCCGTTGACGGCGACCTTCTGGAGGACATCGATGAGGCCCTCGGCGAGTCCACTCCCCAGATCGAGAAGCGAGCGAGTCGCCTGGCGGTTGCCAAGGTGCTCGCTGCTCTCGACATCCTGTCCAACAACCGAAACTGACCCGTGACTTCCGAGAGGGACCTCAAGGATCTGCTCCGTAACGCGCGCGACGTCCTGATCAAACAGGCGGCTGAGCGTGATGCGGCCCTGTCCAAGACGGCCGAACTCGAGGCAGAGAACGACGTAATGCGCGGCGTGCTCGACCTCGTCGGTGCCGGTCTAATCGACCCCGATGATGTCACCACCAAGCTAGCGGAGTACATGCAGGACCCCGCCCAGCTTCAAGTCATCAAACAGGCGGCTGCTGCCGGCTTTGTCGTCTCTTCGGAGCTCGGCAAGCTGGCCGGCGAGAACCCGGAGATCGCTGGTGACACTAGCACTCCTGCCGGACGCCTGATGACGAACCTCCGCAACATCGTTCTAAACCCCTGATCTCAACTACGAATCATGGCACGTAAAACTCAATCCACGGTCGCGGTCAACGCCAAGATGTCCTCGATCAACCTGATGACCATCCCGTGGGATGGCTCTACCGCCTTCACCGACGGCGACGCCGTCGCGCGGGACACCACCACCTACAAGGCCATCGAGCCGACCGGTGGTGACACCTTCCAGGCGGTCTACATCAACTGGGTCGACTCCGGTCGCTCCGACGTCGACCACTCCCAGACCGATCCGACCGACTCGACCGCGCCCACGCGTTCGATCGCCGGCGGCGGCCTGTCCTGCATCGTCGGTTCCGGCGGCTTCGAGGTCGGCATGCCCGCTTCCGCGTGGCATGGCGGTGCCCTGCCGACCGTGGGCCAGATGGTCCAGGTCGACGGTACGAGCAAGAAGTTCAAGGGCCTCACCGCCGCGGCCACCATGAACCACGGTGTCGTGACTCGCGTCGAGGAGGGCTACGCCTTCTTCCTCTTCCGTTCGGTCCCCGCCAACGGCGCCTGATCACCTCCTGTTCCCTAGGCCCTTCGGGGCCTGGGGATCCCCCCTTCCCCTTTCTCACCTACTTCACTCAACACCAAACCTCATAGAGGTGCACTGAACATGGAAACTGTCAACGCAGCCGAGTTCAACGCGCTCTTCGGGGAGGCTCTGAGTCGAGGCGGTGAGGCCATGGACAAGGTGGCGGCTGCCACCGGCCTGTACATTCAGGACAAGCTCCGTGAAGCCTCGTTCGCCCGCAAGATCCTCCCGCCGGAGACCGTCACCGAGAAGGAACTGACTCGGAACACGTCCGACGAAGGCCTGTCGTACATCGACGACATCGAGCCGGACTCCCTGGCCATGCAGGTCAACTGGCGCGGCGAGCCCAGCAAGACCTACATCGAGGGCAAGCGCTACTCGATCGACATCAGCACCGTGTCCTCGGACCGGTTCCAGAAGTCGATCCAGGAGCTTCGCTCCTACCGGATGCCCATCATCCGCGTCATCGAGCAGAACACGGTCAAGGACATCCACGAGATCCAGGACCGTTCCTTCATGCGTCACGTGCGCGTTGCCCTCATGCTGGGCACCCGCCGCCGCATGAACGAGCTCGTCGACCGCAGCATCGTCACCCACACCGGTGACGACGGCGCGTCGACCGACGGCAAGAACTTCTACACGAAGTACGCCTTCGCGTCCTACCTGTTCACCCGCAACATCGCCGACACCGTCGGCGGCGGTGGTCTGTCGGACGTCAGCCCGGCCGTCGAGTCTCCGAGCAACCACGCTTGGGGTCTGACCTCGACCTCGGACGCTACCTACAACCCGGCCAACGGTCAGTTCTCGAACATCGTGCTCTCCGAGGAGACCGAGTTCGGCCGAGCTGTCCTGCGTGATGCCATCCGCATCCAGTCGGCGCGTGAGATGAAGGCTCGCTGCTTCCTGCTGCACGAGTTCGACTGGAACGCGACCGTGGGCTGGCTCGACAGCGAGGCCGGTCTGGAGGTCACCTCGGAGATCGTCCGTGACGGGTACAAGTACTCGACCGTGGGCGGCTACACCTTCGTGACCACCGTCCGCGACAACCCGGACATCCTCCAGCCGGGTCAGATCTTCACCTTCCCGAGCCCCGAGTTCATGGGCCGCTTCCTCCTTCTTGACGGGACCCAGTTCTACGTCAACAAGGAAGGCCGCTTCCTGAACATGGAGGCCTGGGAAGACGCCGGCATGGGCTTCGGTAACATCAAGGGCATCGGCCTCGTGCTGCTGTCTGGTGCCGAGATCACCCTGCCGACGATCTGGCAAACCGAGGGCGGCACCGACGTCGACGTGGCCAGCACCTTCCGTCTCGTCAACGACGTCTCGGACCCGGTCCCCGCCTAGGACTGATCGCCTAGCCGGTAACCCCGGCTGATCCAACGGGGGCTCCGGTAGAGGAAACTCTCCCGGGGCCCCTTTCACCTCCCATCCGATTCATCATGGTCGTCAAGAAAGTCACCTGGTTCGGCCGCGGCACGATGCGCGCGCTGGCCCTCCCCATGGGCCGTACGAAGGCCGTTCAACAATCCCTCCTGACTGGGGCGGTCCTCCGTCGCCACGGCCATCAGATGGTCATTCAGGATGCCCGCACCGGTCTCGTCGAGCACCAAGGCTCCGAGATCCGTGACGCGCAAGTCCAGAGAATCCCCGGCTTCCGCGGATGGGCGGCCGGCGTCGAGCACGGCGTCGCCCCTACTCCGAAGCCGGTACCTAAGCCGCGGCCTAAGCCCGCGCGTGTCCCTGATCCCGCCCCTGCTCCTGTGGCGGAGCCTGAGCCCGCCCCCGTGGTCGAGCCCGACCTGGTCGACGAGCGCGCTGAGGCGTTGCGTGAGATGGGCTACAACGATCTCCGAGCCAAAGCCAAGCGTCACGACGTCTCGGCCGGCGGAGGCCGCGATGCCATCATCGAGCGCCTTCTGGCTCTCGAGGGTGTCGACATCTTCTCCGAGACGGAGCCTGAGCCCGTCGAGCCCGAGCCGACTCCCGAGGCTGAGGAGGAGGAAGAGCTCGAAGGCCTCGAGGAACCCGAAGAAGAGGCTGCTGACGAGGATGAAGACGACGAGGAAGAGGAAGACCTAGAAGGCATCCTCGACCCCCTCAACGATCTGTAGGAGGCCCTAGGTGCCGGAAGATCCCACAAAGCTCCCAGGGGCGCCGAAGCAGGATGTCGGAGTCAACTCGGGCCGCCGAGTACTCGTGCCGAACTCCCTGATTCGGCAGCTCCGGTCGATGCTTGCGGACTACCCGGAGACTAACGAGGTCTTTGTAGGCGAGGAGAACTCCGATGAGAAGCTGGCGCGCTACATCGTGCTGGCCTTCGACGACTGGAACTCCATGCCCCCGCTCCTGCGCTACCAGCTGTCGCCCATCGACGTGGTAGCGGTCGAGAAGTTCTGGCCCTTCCGGCCCCTGCTCCTGACAGCCTCTCTTCTACACGTCCTTCAGAGCGTGATCATCAAGCTGGCGCGTAACGATGTCCCCTATCAGGCGGGCAACGTTACGCTCCAACGCAACGCCGTCTGGCGTGGGCTCACTGAGCTCCGCAATCAGATGGAGGCCAAGTATCAGCAGCAGGCACAGGCCGCTAAGGTCGGCCTCAATGTCAGTGGCTTCTACGGGGACGGCGGCTACCGCGCTTCCCTGACTGAGATGTACGAAGGCCTGGACGTAGACGCTATCACGGTGGTTCTCTGATGAAGCACTTCGACGCCTTCCTCGAGGGGTTCCTCAAGCAAGCAGGCATCCAGGAGATCCTTCAGGATCAGCTGGCTGCCTCCAAGGCCGTCTCGGCCGGCTCAGGCCCCAAGAGACTCTTGGCTAGTCGGGAGCACGTCGACGACCGGTTGAGTCACGGGCTGTCCGGCGCGGCTAGTGTCGGTATCCCGGCAACGGCTGCCGGCGCCTTGATCGGCGCAGGCCTCGCCATGCTCATGGACGGTGATCCCATGGCCGGCGCTGGTCTTGGTGCTGTCCTTCTCGGCTCGAGCGGCGCAGCGGTAGGCCAGGCGGCCGGCCAGCTGAAGGCTGACGAGCAGGCTCTCGAGCGCGCGGGGCTCGAGTCCAAGGTTCCGAACCCCGCACGCTTCGCACTCCCTTATCCTGTAGCCAGCGTCTTGGCCGATCCGGGCCATGTCGCGGTGACCAAACGACCCCTCCCGGAATAGCCCAATGAACGACAACATCTACGACGCCCTGTACGGGGCCATCTGTGAGAGCCTGGCCAAGCACGCCGAGGCCATGGAAGCCGCTCCCGCTCCGAAGAAGCAGAAGGACGAGCAGCGCGCCGCGGTCAAGACCCTAGCGGCTGGCGGTGCGGGTGTCGGTACGTACATGGCCAGCCGCTCTGGTAATCTCAAGCAGACCCAGACCCTGGGCTCTCGACTCAGCCGCGGCAGCGCCAAGATTCGCCGCGGGGCTGAGACCCTGAAGGCGGGTTACGAAGGCCGTGCTCCCCAGCTCAAGACAGTGCCGCGTAAGCGGATGAAGGCCGTTGGTCGCATGCGGGCGGGTGCTCGCGGCGTCGGCGCCGGTCTCGCCGCTGGCTACCTGGTCGGCAAAGGCTACGACGCCGTCAAGGGCGGTAAGAAGCAAGAGAGCTAGCGAATGCGCGAGGCCCTCATCCAGGGCCTGGTCGAGAAGCTGGCCAAGCTGACACGCGAGCAAGACCGGGCACTCCGACGAGCAGAGCAGGGTGAACAGACCCTCGCTCTGCGCGCCGGTCAGGCCGTGGGCGCTGCCGGCGGTGTAAGAGCTGCTAAGCCCATGGCCCAGAAGGCTGAGGTCTTGCTGAGGGCCAAGGGGCCGAAGACGGGTCGGACAAAGCTCAAAGGGGCTTACCACGCCGCCAAGGCCCTGGGTCTTGTGGCGGGTACCACCACGGGCTCGGGCATCGCCGCTAAGCGCGCAACAAAGAAGATTCAGGAATACAAGCGGCGCAAGCTGCAAGGGGTCAAAGGCCCGACGGTCGGTGAGCGGGCGCACGCGGTCGCGGAGCAGGCCAAGAAGGAGACGGGTGAGGTCGCCCGGATCCCCGTCGAGTACAAGAACGTTCGGGGGAGCTGATGGCTGAGACGCCGGCGAGACTCGTCGAAGTCCACGTCTTCCAGCAGACCTCCGATGCACAGGTGGTCGGCTGGACTTACGTGCCGGTAGGGGGCGCGCCTACCAGCGGAGCCACGGTCAAGGTCGAGCGCTCCTATGTGGAGCACGAGGGCTTCGAGGTCTTGGACGCGGCTGTGACGGCTTCCCAAGGGTTCTACAAGGACACCTCGGTCAACCTCCACGACCAGTGGCGGCGGGTCTACTACAGGCTGACACTGGACGACGGTGTCAATGATCCGAAGGTCATTGGCACCTACTGGATGGAGAACGAACTACCGGGCCCGGCTCGGGGGTTCATTCGCAACACCGAAACCCTCCTCCGGCTCGGCGGTGTGCCCATCCTGATCATGCAGCGGGTCTTCGATACGAGCTCCCGCTGTACGAGCTGCTGGGATCCGGTCATGGGGATGACGACGAGCTCGAGCTGCACCGAATGCTTCAACACCGGCTACACGGGCGGCTACCACTCGGCGATCCTGACCCTAGGCCAGCTCCAGCCGGCTGCCAAGCAATCCGACCCCTCGGACACACTGCGCCAATCCCGGAACACGGCCATCCTGATCGCCAACTACCCGATCCTGCGGCCCCGGGACCTGATCATCGAGCTCAACAAGGGCCGGCGGTACCGTGTAGGGGGTATCTCCACGGCCGAGTATGGCCGGGCCCTGATCAACCAGACCGCGGCTCTGGTGGCCCTGAACCCCTCCGACGTAGAGCATCAGGTCGACCATCCCGACCCTTCGACGCTTGAGCCGCTCTTCCACCGGGTGGGTCCCGTGGAGCATAGGTTGATCCTGACCGACAACATCCAGAGCCCTGCGGTGGATCCGACCATCACTTCCAACGTTGTCTGATGCTGGTAGCCGACGCTCCTAACCGTAAGCTATAGCTGAACATGGGTCCATCCGAACACCGGCTGCTTGAGGGCATGCGCCAGGCACTCTGCCAGGAGGGGCGGGGTCTGGTCGAGCCTATGGAGAAGGACGCGGGGACGGAGCTCTCCTTCGGCCGACGCCAGGGGTTCCTGGATGAGGAGCAACCAACACTTCGGGCGGCTACTCGAGGTGCCGCGATTGGCGGGTCCATCGGGGCCTTGGCCTCGACCGCGGCGACGCTGAGCAAGAAAAACCCGTACAAGCCTAAAACACAACAGGCTCGGGCTACGGGCGCCATGTTGGGCGCGCCTGTGGGTGCCTTGATCGGCGGGAGTATGGGCTCGGCGGCCCAGCGTCGCAAGAAGATGACGGCTAGAGATAAGCGGATCTTCGATCAAGCCACGATAGCTGGAGCGGTGCTAGGTGCCGGGGGCATGATCAAGCGCACAGGCTCCCCGACCAAGGCCCTGCTAGGCGCGGGCCTAGGCGCCGCTGCCGGCGCGTCTCTATCAGCCACAGGCATGCACGCGGCCCGTATGGGCGGCCGAGCGGCAACGAAGCGACCTAAGGAGTCGGGCCCGTCGCTGGGCCCTGTGGGTAAGACTCTCGGCCTGGCCGCCACGGGCGCCGGCGCGGGTACTTACCTGGCTGGCCGGCTGGCAGCCCGTAAGGTCCCCGGCGCGGGTGCCACCCAGCAGGGGGCGATCAACCAGCTGTTCTCGCGTAAGCAGATGCAGCTGGCCAAGCAGCAGATCCGAGGCGCGCGCCTCAAGGTAAAAGCACAAGCTCCCAAGCACTTTCGCTCTATGGAGCGCAAGGGCGGGGGTATCGGAGCAGCGGTTGGCGCGGGCTTGGCGTTGGGCCTGCTAGCCGCGGAATCACGGCGACGCAAGAACCGGAAACAGACTTCCCAATGAACACGAACGAGACGACCCAGAGCCTGGAGCTCGACCTCATGCAGAAGATCGCCACGATCATGCACGAGGACGACGCTGTGACGGTGGCTGATCATGACCCCTTCCTGTCCCTGAGCGATGGTCTCGGCGCCCACGTCGAGCCTGAGGAGGAGACCAAGGAAGCCGAGGCCCAAGAGGAGCTCGAGGACGTGGAGGAGCCTAAGACGGCTCTGGCCAGTATGTCCATGGCTCAGGTCTTCCACGCGCCTGAGTTCCGCGAGGGCGTCCAAGAGGCCCTGGCGGCTCGCGCTGAGGAGATCAGCGAGGCTGTGACCAAGGTGGCGAAGACGAGCTGGTACTCGAAGCACGTCACCGGTCTCGGCAAGAAGTCGAAGACCATGCGGGAGCGTGCGAGCGACTGGGTCGGCAAGAACAAGGGCAAAGCCCTGGCTGGCGCTGCCGTCGGTGGCGGCATCGTCGGTGCCGGCGTCGCCAAGGGCTCGAAGGATCCCTACGCCTGAGACTAGGTGACCGGTGACTTCGCTAGGCGCTCCCGACTTCGGGGACCTGGATACCCAGGTCTTCAACCCGATGATCTACCCCAGGCGGGTGATCATCGAGGTACTTCGGAACGTCTTCGCGCAAGCCATCTTCACCGAGTTTCCCGGTCAGACGACCAACCCGTTCCTCTTCGTCACCGACGGAGATGGGGCGATCGACACGTCCAGCAAGCTGGTTATCGCCGACACGTTCAGCGACGAGCTCAGCCGCACGGACATGAGGCCCACGATCCTCGTGGGTCGAGGAGCCTTCCGGTTCAACGATCTAGCTGTCGACGGGCAGGGGTTTGGCGGGGCAGCGCCCAGCCTACTCCACGCCCCCGACGGCGAGACCGCGGTCAAGCACCTCGGTCTTGGTGGTTCGACCAAGAAGGTATTTCAGGACATGACCACCATGTCCATCGCCATCAACTGCTACGCACGTCGCAGCCAGGAGGCGGAGTCGTTGGCCTGGCACACAGCCGGGTTCATCCGCTTCTACGAGTACGAGCTCAAGCAAGGTTCGATGATCAGCAAGATCGAGAGCCCGCTTGTCGGCGACGTAGCCCCCGCCAACACCGACTCCCAGCACGATCTGTACCTGGTGCCCATTACACTGGAAGTGCACCAGTCCATCACCTGGGTCAAATCCAACGCAGCCACGGTTGCCCAGATCCTTGCCGGACTGAACCGCCCCTCGGGCAGTCAGTTCCCGCAGTACTACGGATCGCCAGCGACAGTGACCGCCAAGCCCGCGCCGATCTTCGACAGCCCCAGTCTGTTGGATCGCTGGTTCAACCTATCCCCGTCGCCCTGATCTAAGACCATGGCCCTCGAAAATCTCCGTCCCGATCTCAAGATCGAGCAGAAGTTCGTGACGGCGGCGCCGCTGGTGCCCGCGTCCTCGCTGCCCGTGGTGCTAGTCGGGCTCAACCGCGACCTTCGCTATCGGCAGCTGACCGACATTAGCGCCTGGAACGGCGGCGCCTCGGTCTCTGATGTTGACTTCCCCGGTTGGCTTGGCGGTGCCGTTGAGGACACGGACCAGACCGATACGTACCTGCGGCCTGTCGTCGAGGTCTACCACGACACCTACGGGTGGGCGGCCATCACGGACGACGTGACCTTCAAGAACATGGCGACCGCCCCGGCGATGGACATCGCCTCGGGTGTCGACGCGGTGTTCGAGGTCGCATCTGGCACGACCGGAGCCTTCGCTGTGGACACCAGCGCCCCGGCGGCTAGTGCCTTTACCGACGCCAACGCGGACTTCATCGATGACCAGGTGGCAGCTGGGGACGTCATCAAGGTCGATGGGATCGCCACCTACGAGGTCAACTCTCTAGGCCTTGTGAGCGACACCGAGCTCGAGGTGCGCCGCATGGACAAGGGTCCCGGCACGGCGGGGGCGGCCGAAGCGGCCAAGATCTTCGTCAGCGCGGAGGACACCAACGACGTTCGCACCCTCTACAACACCTCGACGGGGTTCACCGCTGCGGGCGGCTTCACCTCCTCGGGTGTGGCTGTGGGCGATCTGGTCCGCCTAGATCACTGGAACATCGTCAGCCAGGGCTCAGGCATCACCTTCGAGGCGGTGGGCGCGGATACCACGACTGCGAACAACGCCGGCGACACCGCGAGCGCGACCGAGCGCGTCGTGACGCTGCCGACCGCTGACGCGCTTACGGCCTGGGACAACACCACTTACACCGGTGGTGTCTTCTTCACGGCCAACGCAGACGGCGACCTGATGCCGGCTTTCTACCTGAGCCACGCTGTGGCGGGCCCTGAGACTGTGGCCATCGCCACCGACTACGGCTCCAACCACCTGGTGGATACTGAAGACGCGGACTTCGGTGTGAAGTTCCAGTTGTTCGACTACGTCTATCGCACGGCCAGCGCCAGCACCACGGGTGCTTTCACCGCTGAGAACGCTGACGGCTATCGGACCTTCACCGACTCCTCGGTCACGACCTTCAACGGCAGCCCGACTACTGTTCAGCTCGGCGATCACATCGCTATCAAGGACGAGGATGGGATCTACCGCCCGGTCTTCCAGGTCATCGGCTTTGGTGACGCGGGTAGCCCGGCCAGCGAGAGCCCGGATACGGACGCCACTCTGGCGGTCCAGCAGTTCGGTGACATCCTCGGCTCGGCGGTCTTTGCCTCCAACGTCGACTATGTGATCCTCGGAGCCGAGGTCGAGCAGGAGTACCTGGGCGCGACCATCTCGGCCGAGAACGCCGACGCCTACGGTGCTACGACCCGCCTGCTTGAGGCGACCGGTGAGGACTTCAACGCCGATGGCGTGACCGCTGGCGATCTGGTCTTCAGCGACTCTGGCACCCTGATGTTCATCGTGGTGCAGGTGGGTGACACCGTGAGCCCGCTGACCTACGACACCCTCGTGGTCGTGGATCACCCCAACGCCGGTACTACTCTCGGGACGACCGATACGATCGCTGAGTTCGGCTACAGCGTCCGCACCTCGGCTCGCTCTGACTTCCAAGTCAAGCGAGTGGTCGACGCGGACACGCTCGAGATCACCGCGCTCTCGACGACCCCGAACGTGATTCCGGGGACTCGCTCGATCCGCGGCGCTATCTACTTCCAGACGGCTCCCAGCATTGCGGCCAGCCCCGACGAGCTAGGTACCAACCCCGTGCTGGTGACTGCTGGCGACTCCGACAGCGCCATCAACTACACCATCGAGAAGACCCTGAGCGGGGCCTCTCTCGAGGGCGATGTCTATGTCACCTACGCGGAGATCCTGAACACGAACAGCGCTTCGCTGCTCAGCTTCAACTCCTCGACCGTCACGGACGTTCTGGGCGACGCGGTCCCGGGTAACCCGCTGGGTCTGGCTGGCGCCATCGCTGCCCAGAACACCGATGCGACCATGTACGCGATCCAGGTGACCGCGGACACCTCGGCTGCGTGGCAGACGGCTCTCGAGGTCGCCAAGACCGACACGGTCTACAGCCTCGTGCCGCTGACCCAGAACGACACGTACCTGACGCTCTTCCAGAGCCACGTGACCACGCAGAGCCTGCCCGACAACAAGCGTGAGCGGATCCTCTGGCAGTCCAAGTGGTTCAAGACCCAAGTCGACCGCACGTCCTATGACTCCTCGGTGGACACGTCCAACGCCACGGTCAGCCGATCGGCGCTCGGTGTTCAGACCCTGACGGTCTACAAGGACGTCGTGGCCCTTGGGGTCATCATCGGTGACGAGGTCACCATGACGACCTTCAACGGCACTTCCGAGGTCTCGGTCTCCGGCCGGATCACGGACATCGACAACACGACGCCGGCCCAACCGGTCCTGACGATGGTGGCGGACGGCAACGTCCCGCTCTCGACCACGGATCTGACGGTTCTGACCTACGACATCAAGTCGAAGAGTCTGTCTCAGACGGAGCTGGCCACGTCGGTCACGACCTACCTCACGGCCCTCAGCGAGCGCCGCGTCCGCAACATCTTCCCCAGCCGCTATCAGGTGACCTTCACCGACACGACGGGGATCTACGACTCGGGCCTCGGCGATGTCGAGGATTACGAGGTCGGTGGTGAGTACGTCGGAGCCATCATGGCAGCGCTGCGTCAGGCTCGCGGGCCGGCCCAGCCGCTGACCAAGGTTGCCGGCTCGGGTATCCAGCTCGTGATCGACCCCTTCAGCGACTCGGTGACTCTGCAAGACCAGATCATCGATGGCGGCGGCTTCTACATCGAGCAGCCGGCTGGTGAAGGCGGTTCGGTCCAGGCGATCCGCGCCCTGACCACGGACGTTACGACCCTGACCTTCGCCGAAGAGTCGGTGACGAGCCAGGCTGACAACTTCGCCCGGAAGCTCCGCGGCGCTTTGAAGCCTATCCTCGGTCCCTACATCCTGGATGAGGGCTTCTACACGCTGGTCAGCACCATCGCCTCCGGCGTGGTCAACAGCGTGGTTCCCGACGAACTGAAGGACGCCCTGCTCCTCTCGATCACCGAAGACGAGACCGCGGCCGACAGCTTCATCATGGAGTACAAGATCGACGTCTGGTTCTCCGGTGCCCGCGGCACGATCACCATCTACATCTAGTCCCGACGGACCTGAAACATGAGTAGCTACGTCAACTGGAGCTGGGCCTCCGAGCACGTTCAAACCGAGATCACTAACGGCGAGTACGTCAGCTCGGAGAGCACCCTCGTGCTCGCCGGCCCGTCCCGGCTGTCGATGCTCTCGGGTGATGCTTCCGGCAACCTCTCCACCACGAACTCGGTCATCCCCTTGGGTCTGATCCAGAACATCGGCATCACGCAGCAGCGCCAGCTGAGCCGCCTGTTCGAGATCGGCTCCAAGCGCGCGTACTTCGTGCCCGGCCGCCTGTTCTCGAACTTCACCATCGGCCGGATCCTGTTCTACGGTCCCAGCCTCCTGCGCTTGCTCTACGCGCTGGCGCCGCTGAACGACTCGCAGCTGGGTACGGTGGGTACGGACCTGAACGTCGACCCGGACAGTCAGGGCGATCCGATCTCGATCCCCACGGACTACGCGGATCTCTTCCAGAGCGGGCAGCTTCAACTGAAGCCGGGCTACGGTGGTACGATCGGCGAGGCCCAGAACCGGGACTTCTTCATCAACCTAGCCAGTGAGCTCTTCAACGTGCCCTTCGGCATGATCCTGGTGTTCAAGGACACCCGGAACCGCCCGTATGGCGCGGCCTTCCTCGAGGACTGCTACATCGAGACCCACCAGATGGGTGTCGACGCCAACGCCGTGGTGATCGGTGAGTCGGCGACGGGTCAGTTCGACAGTGTGGCCCCGATCCAGCTGGCTACCCAGAGCTCGATCTACGGGCCGACCCCGTGAGCTGAGATGAACCTAACAGCGGCGCTGATGCTCGGTGCCCTAGTGCTGGGGGTGGCTATCGTTCTCTTGGACGATCGCCGCTCCCAGCGGCGTAAACGGGCCAAAAGGAATAGGCGGAGCTAAAAAGAAGGAGAAGGGGGCTGCCGCTCCCTTCTCCGTGCTCACCGAGGGCTTCTCGATAAGGGGCCGCTAGTCCCGGAGCAGTGCGACGCTCGCGAGGGCGTCGCGATGCCTGACCAGCTCACCGGTCGTAGGGAACCGCGTGATGCCGAGGAGTTTCAGGGCTTCCGTTGCGCTGTCCGCAATGGCCCAGAACTGCTTACCATACGGGTCCGTGTACTGGTACAGGTTCACCACGGTCTCAGCGCGCTCGAACTCGTCCCAGGCATCTACACTCCCGATCCACTTGAGCGTGGACCAGTCGAGCTCGAAGGCAACATCCCGGTTCAGGAATTGATAGGGCCCTTGGGCCGCATCGGCCAGATTGAGGGCCACAACCAGATGCTGGTCTAGTTGATAGATCTGCATCATAGGTGGATCCTCCGCTTCGGCTCCTCAGCCTGCTTACCCCGCGCCTCTCGGCAGGAGGTGCACAGGGCGACCTCGCCGGCCCAGGAGCCGGCGTCGTCGATCCACTGATCGATGATCTGACAGCCGCAGATCAGCGTCAGTGGCTCCGGCTTAGACTCGAAGAGCGGCTCCTCCTCGTCCTCCTTCGGAGGTGCGAAGAAGTTGCGGGGCCTGAAGGTGCCGCACACCTGCCCAGAGAGCAGGATGTGGTGCAGCAGCTCGTAGGAGCCGAGCCCTCGCCGGGATCCACACGCGTCGCAGAAGTGAGCACGGGCCGGGTAGTGGTCCGGATCCATCTTCAACATCTGCTTGAGATACGCGAGATCGTCGGCCCTGCTGTCAGTCCGCGTCATTGCGCCCTCCTGGGCCAGTGCTGGCGGCAGAGCCGCTCAGCGTAGGCCTCAAGGGCCGCGGCCCGGTTGGCCTCGGCCGTGGCGATGCCCTCGGCCAGCTCCTCGCTGAGACCCTTGGCGGTCTCGACGTCGAGCTGGTCCTGCCGGGCCAGGAACGCCGTCACCGAGGTGACGTGTTCCTGAACGGAGGGGTGCTGGACCACACCGAGGCGTGGCACCCTCACCGGGTCACCTCGTCGATGTAGTCCTTGATGGGCTTGTCCATCTCGATGGCGGCCTTCATGGCCGCCCAGATTTTGTCCGCATCCGCAAGCCGAAGGACCACACAGGTCCCGTAGATCGCGATGACGCTGAGCATCAGCGCGGCGGAGCCGACCACGGCGCTCGTAGTCCACCACATCCACGTGGGAAGCGGCAGGATCGTCAGGTCGTACACGCCGGCGACGACCACGATCGTGTAGACCGCGACCAGGGTCGCCACGATGGCGTACGCGGAGCGGTTGAGGTCCTTGAGGACCCCGGCGTGCATCAGCACGATGCTGATCACGCAGGTCGCCGACACGACCAGACCCGTGTTGGGGCCCAGTCCGAAGAAGGCGACGACGGCCCAGAACAGGCCGTACAGGGTGTTGAAGGTGCGCGACATGGTCGGCCTCCAGTGTTGGGGTGATGATGGTGCCGGGGTAGACATTCCCCGGATCACTAAACTCATGCCCGAACCCTCGCTTGTTCTGGCGCTTTTGGGTACCTACACTTCTTGTCGATGATGAGTCGGCGCCTCTGCGGGGCGGCTTCTTTCATGGGCAGGGCCTCGACGCAGCGGCAGCGTCGGGGCCCTATTTTGTGGCACTGGCTCCCAGTGTCAGAGATTGGGATCGATGTCCTCGAGCAGCACCCACAGCTCTCGAAGCCCCTCGTTCTCGATCTGCCTCACACGCTCCCGAGTCCGCCGGTAGAAGCGTGCGAGCTCCCCATAGGGGGTCGGGTTCTCGTGCCCGAACCCGTAGTGCCGGCGGATGATGTCCTCAGCCTCCGGCTTCAGCTGCGCCAGGGCCCAGTTCAAGAGGTCCCGGTTCTCCTGATTGATGACCCGATCGAGCATCGCCGGGGCCGGTCCTAGCTGAACCCCCTGCGCTGTGTCCTGGGTGAGCCGGCCGCACGCCTCGGTGATCTCGGTGTCCAGGGTCACCAACCGACTATCCCGAGCGTGCCTGTACTTCCGGATCTTGTCCGGGTCCCAGCCGAGCTCCTCGAAGATCTCCTCCTCGTCCGGGTAGTAGCCGTTGGTCTTCAACATCCGGTACGCCTTGGTCTGGTAGTCGGTGACCAGGGACCGGTGGCGAATAGGCTTGGCTGAGAGGTTGCGGTACTCCCGACGGACCTCGGCGTCGATCCACCAGACGGCGTAGGTACTGAACTTGACGTGGCTCTTCGTGCCCTTGACGACCCGGTCAAGGTCGAAATCCCTGAGCGCCTTCATAAGCCCCACGAACCCCGCGGAGATCATGTCGTGATAGCGCGCGTCCTTGGCCTCGACGAAGCGCTGCACTCGTCGGATTACCAGGCGGACATTGTGTTCGACCAGCCGCTGAGCTGCGGCATCATCCCCCTCGCGTAGCGCTTTGACGAGCAGCTCGCGTTCTTCCTCCTTCGACAGGACTGGGTGATCAGCTGCCTTGTGTAGGGCGATCTCGTCGAAGGACCAGTCCACGTCAACAGCCGAACGTGTCGAGGAGAGCCTTTGCGATGCGGCGCAAAGTCTCCTTCTCGCGTAGGCGTGGTACCCCGAGAAGGACGAAGTCGTACTGGTTACGGAAGAGGGGACTCACGCCAGCCTCGGCTTGGGTCCCCTGGATATTCAGCTTGCGAGCCACGAGATCATAGAGGTATGCACTGAGCTCCTCTAGATCCGCAGACACGATCTGCTTGAAGTGGATGAACACCTTGGATTGATCGCCCAAGGCCTGTGTTCCAATGTGAGCCTGGTAGCGCCGGCCGCCGCTGCTCTGAAGCTCCAGAACATCGGGGACGACTGCCACGCCTTTAGCCCCCTCGTAGAGGCTGGCGTCTTCAAGAGCCTTGGCGTCTTCAAGAGCGTTTTTCCACTCCTTAGATCCGGGCTTGATGACGGAGAAGGACGGGTCAGGTGTCGAGGACATCGTTGTGCCTCAGGATGCGGGCGATGATGTCTTCGCCCTGGTAGAAGAGCTCAACCCAGTAATCGTCGGGTTTTCGAGCCAACTGGCGCTCAATCCCTAGACCGAGGAGATGAGATGCACTATTGCAGTAGACCTCAAGCTCCCAGGCTTTGTCAACAAACTGTTGCAACCACCTAGGGGGAGCGTAGAAGGTAACCACCGGGCCTTTCTTTCGGCTAGCCCCAGGGACGCGTGCTTGTGGGAGGAGGCTGTCGAGCGTACCGTCTAGGTAAGCCTCCTCAGCGAGCCACATGATAGGCCCGCTCGCGGCCCGGTCCGCCTTCTTCAGGATGCGTAGAAGGCGTTTCTTGGTCGGGGCGGTCAAAAACGCCCGACAGTCTTGACCAGTGCTTCGGTAGCTAGTGCCGAATGGCCTGGAAACCGTGCCCGCAGGAGGCGCAGCAGTAGGACTCTCGGACATGGGTCCCGAGCCTAGCTGCCTCAGCCATCTTCTGTAGGTCTCGATCTCCCTGTTCCTCGAGCTGTCCGACATCCGTAGCCTCGCGGCTGGGGGCAGGCGTGCAGTCTGCGCTGTTGCATTCAGGGCAGGAAACGACTCCGTACTTCTCCATGTTCAGTCTTCGCTAGCAGCTTGTTGTCGACGGACCTCCGCAGATGCAGCGTAGCAGAGCACCATCGCATCCGAGATGTCCTCGTGGGCTTTGGGCACACCATCAGGATAGCCCAAATCGGCCAAGTCATCGGAAAACCGTTCATTCATTCGAGCCCGCGCCCCGTCCTTATCCTTGGCCTTGACGCGACTGCGGGCCGTCTTAGCTGTGATCAGGACCGGCTCGTAACCCGCTCGGGCGACCTCCGACATCACGGCCCCGATAGCCATGGCGACCTTGCCCATGGATGATAGGTTCCTGGCGTGCTTGTTGAACTTCAAGTCCTCGATGATCACGTGATCCGGGTTCCACTTGGCGAGCACCTCCCGCACCCGCTTCCCTAGCTGCCCGATCCGAGCAGCGAAGGTGTCCTTGGCGCGCAACCGAAGGAGCTCGACATGCAGCATCTCCCACTCATCGCTCTCATCCATCCGCATCAAGGCCACCCCTGTTTTGAGGCTGCCGCAGTCGAATCCCATTACAACGGTCATTCACGCCCCCCGGCTCCTCGGCCGCGGTTACGGATGGCCCGCTGAATGGCCTCTCGCCGGCTCGGCGGGATCTTGTGCAGGGGGAGCTCGACCGGAGCTTCGGGGACCTTCTGGAAGGGCAGGTCACCGAAGATCTTGATCAGGGATCCAAGAACGTCTTGAGCATTCATCGTGTCGAGACGCCCATCGACCATGGAGATCGGCAGCTCGAAGGTCATCGGCTGATCGAACGGGGTCAAGTAGTGCATTCGGAGCCCCATGTGCTCCTCATCACCTTCGGGGGCGATGTTCGTCACGTGACACCAGATGAACCAGCCGGTCACGTGGATACCGGAGGCGCCGAATCGAATGTCCTTGGAGCTGAAGGTCCAGAAAGGCTTAGGAGCGTTGGGGTTATCCATAGCTAAAAGAGAGGAAGGGGCGAGGCCGGCACCCCGAAGGGCGCCGACCTCTGGGGGACTCAGATGATCGCGTTCCAGTCGACGATGACACCGGCCTCGTCGAGCAAGTCGTAGAACCAGGTCACGACGTGGACGTAAGCACCTAGCGGGTCCTTGGGGTGGCGCTTCTGGGCCTCCTCGCGCTTGGCACCGAACTCGTCGGTCTTGGCCAGCTTGTGCTTCTTGCAGGTCTGGCCGAGCAGGCTGAGCAGGGCACGCTGCTGAGTGGAGTTGAGCTTCGAGTAGTCAGGGCGCACGTTCTCGTCGAACGGCTCCTCTTCTTCCTCTTCTTCCTCTTCCTCCTCCTCGCCAGGCTCCTCCTCGTCCTCCTCCTCAAGATCGTCGAGCTCCTCATCGCTGGGCTCTTCTTCGTCGAGGTCCTCCTCGTCGAGCTCCTCGTCTTCTTCCTCGTCAGGCTCCTCCTCGTCGAGGTCCTCGTCTTCTTCCTCCTCCTCGTCGAGGTCCTCCTCGTCGTCTAGCTCCTCCTCGAGCTCTTCTTCTTCGAGCTCCTCGAGCTCCTCGAGCTCCTCCTCTTCTTCCTCCACATCAGGGGCGGAGGCAGCAACCGGAGCCTCCCGCTTGCCGATCATGTCGTCAGGCGGGATAGGGGTGTGAAGAGGGCCGGAGACAGCGATAGGGAACGCGCGGATCGTGTCCTCGGGAACGCCGAGCGTATCCGCGGCCTCCGCGAGGCTGGTGGCCAGCACGTAGCGCAGCGTGTCGGAGCCGTCCTCGTCTTGGCTGTAGGCCTGGTACACGGCATGGACCGACGGGAGCCCGATATGCTCTTGCATGTAGTTGGGGTCACCATCGGGCGCGACGAAGACAGCGCTGACGCCCGGGCAGCAACGCTCAGCCGCTTCTTTGAGGCGCATCAGGCCCACGGCCCGCCACGCATCGTCAGCGCCTTCGGTCAGGTGCGAGGACGCGGCCACGAGGGCCTCGATCATCACATCACCGTCGGTCGGCCAGCGGTCAGAGTCGTCAGTACCGGACGCGGCCCGCTTGAGCAGCTCCTGGTAGGAGTAGTAGAGGTCCAGCTGCGGCTGGGTGAGTCGGAGCTTGAGCTCGCGGTACTTGGCCTCGCCGGGCTCGAGCCCCTCGTCCTCCTCGTCGTTCATGTCCTGGATCGCCTGCTGCACCCGGCGCTTGAGGTCTGCGGAGCGCAGCGCGTGCGGGTGACCCAGGGGCTCGCAGAAGGGCAGCCACTCGGAGATGTTGTCCTCGTGGATAGCGCCGGCGCGGACGCCCGGGCTCAGCTCGACAAGCCGGTCCCAGACCACGTGGCGCAGGACGGCGGGGTTCAGGCTCAGCGACAGCAGCATGGCCCACTGGCCTGCTAGCTGGTTGGCCTTGGCCGGGTTCATGTTGAGCCGCATGTCCGCGACCTGCTCGAAGCTCTCGGCGGCCGGCAGATCACCGACAGGAGCCGCGACCTCGATCCACGCACCTTCTCGCAGGTTGAACAGGTGGCAGGCCAGCTCAGCAGTCTGAGCGCCTCGGGCCTGCTGGAGCTCGACACACCGGTCCAGACGCTTGATCGCCGGGAGCTTGCCGGTGCCGGCGAAGGGGGCTCGCTGCCCCTGTAGGAGGTTCTGGGTTGCGTACTCGGCGCGCTCTTGAGCCTCTTCGAGGGCCACCAGTGCGGCGTTCTCGGAGCCCGGCTGCGGTTGGGTAGTCGGCGCAGCAGCCGCTTTCTTCTTCGTGGCCTTCTTGGCGGCCTTCTTTTTCTTAGCCATGGGCGGGGGTCTTCTTCTTCTTGGTTCTTTTGTAGGGGAAGCAGTCAAGGCGGTTGCGGCATCGCTTGGCCTTGGCGGTGTTGCGGCTAGAGCAGGCCTTCGGGCCAGCTAGGGGCTGTCCAAGCTCTACGAGGCGATGGACAGAGTCGATGTAGGGGTCGACGACCATGGGCAGGAAGTCGGGGTCATAGGCGATCTCGTAGGCCCGGTCGGCAAGTCGGTCCCTGTCAAGATATAGCAACGAAGTGCCCTCACAGAGGTCAGGATCTAGCGGAAAGATTCCTTGACGCCCCTGCTCGACCAAGATGGCCGGGTAGAGCTTGCCTTGGTAGGTGTCCTTCTCCAGAGGGAGCGGGCCCTGCCGGGGCTTGAGCACGAAGGTTCCGGGCTCTTTGCCCCGGACGCGCGACATACTGTCGAACTGGTCCCGCTCCTTGCTCTTCATCTCCAGCACTCGCCAGTGCCCGGTGGGCTTGATCCAGATACCGTCAGCACGGCCGCGGATCATCCACGCGTCACCGCGATTCTTGGGGTCGGGCCGACGAATGCGGATCTCCTCGTAGCGCCATCTGACACGCTCCCGGGCTAGGACCCGATCGCAGTTGTTCTCGTGGACTACCCCATCCGCATCACGGTAGGCGACGGTGTTGGTGCACACCTCCTCGGGCCTGAACCCTTCGACGACCTGGTGACAGCTCATACACCTCCACAGGCCCCAGAGGCGCCCGACGTCGCCTGTGATCTCAGGTAGGATCACGGACTGGAAGTGGTCATGAACAGCGTGCCCAGCTGCGAACAAGCGTAGCGCCTGGGGACTAAAGCCCTGAGCGTCGCCCCACATATCGTGGAGGCGCTTGAAAGCGTCTTGGACCATACACCCGTTGCAGAGGCTGCTTGGGTTGAAGGCTCTGGAGACATACCCCTCACGCTCTTCTCGACGGAGAAGCGCCTGGTCGATGGCCGGCGTCCAAGACTGATCGGCCTCGACCCTCGTCGTCATCTTGCAGATGAAGTCGACGATGTCTTGTGTGAAGGTGTTCACGCTACTCCTCGTTGAGTCCCTCAGGTGCCCAACTGAACGCGCCTCGGATCTCCCGAGGGGTTGCAGCTTCTTTCAAGTTGCCGATCTCGGCTACACCCACACGGTCCTCCTCAGGCTGCTCCTTGCCCGGGTCGGCGAGGAGGACTACGTTACCTGAGGGCGATACGAAGATGTGGTACGGCTGCTCCGGTTGATCGGCGTAGGCGGCCGCGACCTTGGCGATTAGCTCTTGTTCCATGCGTAGTGTCTCTGTAGGTGGATGAAGGCGAGGGCTGCGGCTTCGGCAGCGTCGTACTCTTTGTCGATGTACAACCAGTTCTTGAAGCGGTTGTTGAAGGCTTGTCGATCCGGGTTTGACATGGCCCGCGCCATCTCGGCCTCAAGCCTCGGGTCCCGAGCGGTCGGATCTAGGTTGTCGCGGCCAGGGCCTAGTAGCCCCTCCAAAGCTATGTAGAGGTGCCTCACGTGCCGGTGCTGCCCTAGGTCTGTGAAGTGGTCCTCAGGGCCTTGGTGCCCGTGAGATCCGGTCATCACGATCACCTGATCGAAGGACTCGTCTACCAAGGATCTGTAGGCCGTCCAGATGGCGCGAACCATGGTAGGGCCTCCTTTCATGAACCCTTGATAGATCAACGTGGTCAAGATTGATCGGTCGCGCAGAGCAACAGGGATCTCACCTCCAGCTGATACAAACCCGGCCCACTCCTGCACCTGCACCGCTGTCTGTGCCATCCCTGCGATGAACAGAGCGGCGCTGGCCTGAGTACAAGGGATCTGCGACTCACCCGTACCCCCCGTCGCCTGGCCGTGGAGCACTAGCTCCCGGAGGCCTTGGATGCTATCCCCCGGTTCCCGGAAGACTCGAGCCTTCCACCCCCCGACGTTGTTGTTGATGTCGTCGCAGAGGGATTGAGCTAGGGTGCTCTTCCCGCTGCCGTCAGGGCCTTCGAGGATGATCTGGTGCATCAGGTGGTCTGGGCGATTACGCGTTGGAGAAGGGAGCCATGAGTCACGACCAGCTCGTGCTTGGCGGTCAGGGGATCCAGCTTGGCCTTGAAGGTCAAGCCAAGGGACCCGAGCATCCCAGTGCGCTGTCGCTCCAAGTCCTCTTGGATGACCTCTACGGGGATGCGGGTCTCCTTGGTGGTGATGTCGAAGTACCGAAACGGCCCGTCAACGAACTGCTCGAGCTCCTCAGTCATGGGCATGATCAGGAGATCAGCGGGGAAACCCTCAAACACGCGATACGTGTTGTGGTCCGTGAAGTGGTAGGCGAGGGCGATGTTCGGGCGCGCTAGCTTGCGCGCGTCTTGCACCGCCTTCTCCCACCACCGAGGCTGGAACCGGAAGTCGGTCCCTGTTCTCGACTTGGCCTCGACAAACCACCCGTAAGGGGTGCCGAGGTCTCCTCGGAAGAACGAGCCGCAGCCAGATCCGGGGACCCGCTGCAAGCCGGTCTCTCGCATCAGGCGAAGCTCGTGCGCGTCACCCGTCCTCTTGTTCGAGGCCGGCCTCGAGCGCATCGAGGGGGTCACCTCCCTCTGCTTCTTCTGAATCTTCGGCAGCCCCAGCGGCTGGCTGATGTCCTTTGAGTCGGTCATGGGCTTCGTGAATGAGATCCTGGAGAGGGTCGTCGAAAGGCCCATAGAGATGGGCCTCTGCGTCGAGGTGGCCTCGGAAGGTCCGCGGCATGATTGCGGCAGCCAGCGGATAGCGCAGGCGATAACCGATGTCGGGCCGGCTCAGGAAGGCCTTGATGTCCGCGATCTTGGTGAAGGTGCGGCCGAGGATCTCATACCCCCGCGAGGTCTTCTTGAACCACCTGTCATCAGGCGGCAGCTCCCAAGCGCCCTCAGATAGGGCTTTCAGGAGCTCAAACACGCGCGCACCCTCGTCGGTCTCGCCGGCTTCGTAGTGGACACGGTCAAACAGACGATCCTTGAGGAACAGCCGAGCCTGGGCGCTAGCGTTGGTGCCGCCCCCGGACGCCTTGTCCTTCTTCATCGTCATCGTCATCTCCGCCATGGCGGCGGGCTCACGGTAGCCGCCGTCCCACGGGTTGTAGCGGGTGCGGATCTCCATGTTCTGCATGAGCGCGTACTTGAGGGCGTTACCGCCCGACGCGATCTTGGAGGGACCGCCGTAGCCCCCGGGGCCCGACTGGATGTTGGCGCGCCACTGGTTGGTCTGGATGAACGTGGGCATCACGCCCGACTGGTTCCAGGCCTCGTTTTGCGCGCTGATCAGCTTCGGGTACAGGCGGGACAGCTCACGAGCCCGGGACGCGGTCTGCTTACGACCCGCCAGGTCCTCGTCAATCGCAGCCATGGCCACACTGTCGAGGATGATCAGATCGGCAGCGCCGTTCTTGATCAGGTGGGAAGAGAGGATCTCGACCTGGTTCAAGGACGTGATGCGGGCCACAGCTACTGTCGAATCCGGGCTGATGAGTAGGCCCTCTTCGACCTCCTCGTACTCAGCCATCGGATCGCTCATGTCCACACGATCCGCGATCTTGAACCCCCAGGACTGTGCCCATAGCGGGTCGAAGTCACCCTCGACATCGATGAAGAGGACGGTCGACACATCGTTGGCACCGCAGCCGCAGCGGATCACGTTATCCCGCTCACCCAGGTCATCATGGAAGGTGAGGATCGGAGTCATGCAGCGCCGGCAAGTGCGCTGGAAGGAGCCGGCCAGTAGGTAGCACATGAGCGACTTGCCCACATGCTCCGGGCCAATGATCTGCGTCCGGGTGCCGATGGCCATGCGGATGTTCATGTCCATCTCGACCAGTCCCGTGAACAGGAGCCGGCGGCGGAACTCAGCTGCGGCCTGCGTCGCTCGCCAAGAACCCGTGGGCTGCTTGTTGAGCTCGACTGTCGCAGACTTCATCCCGTCGCTGAACCGAGCGCTGGTGCGTGTGTCGCGCGGGCTCTTCACTCCGGCCGTCAGCGCCCGCTTCGGAGCGTCGTCCTTGGCTGCGGCCTTCTTGGTCCGCTTCTTGGCCTTCTTCTTGGTCGCCTTCTTCTTGGTGGCCTTCTTGGTCACCTTCTTTGTGGCTTTTTTGGCGACCTTCTTCTTCTTGGCCGCCATCAGGCTCCTTCGTCAGCCCCCTCAGTGAGCTGCTCGGTGTGGAACAGCGGGTCCTTGCCGACCGACTGTAGGACGCGGTTGAAGATGTCGCGGTTGGCCACGACGCAGCGGTGCTGGAACTCCTCGACGATGCCCTCCATGTTCTCGGCAATCTCTTCCCGGGAAGCAGGCACGTTCACGGTGACGTGAACCTCATGGCTCGAGTAGGCGCCGTAGACCTCGGAGATGCGGGCGTGGTGGCCGACCGAGATCGATCCGACATTAGCGGGGTTGGTCATGATGTGGCGGGTGTCGATGATGTGGGTGTTGCTATAGCGGAGGACGTACTTGGTGCGTCCTCGCGGGATGGCTCGAATCGTCACCTCGAGGGTGACCGGGCGGGCTGTGATCTCACAGCCCTGGATAGTCGATGACATGGCAGCGGGCATCCTTGTAGGAGGCTAGCCGGCGGCGCCCGAGCGCGGCCAGAACGGGGGAGTTGGTGTGGACCGGGTCCACCACGATCGGGACCGGCTTCCCGTCGACCTCTCGCTCGATACGCCCTCGGGTCTGGCGAACATCACGACGGGGAGAGGCGAGTACAGCGGCATCCTTCCATGGTACATCAAGGGCCTTGTCAGCAATGCCGTAAGTGCAGAAGGTGACCGGCTTGTCGAGGGAGGCGTCCCGGCCGACGCGCCCAACCTTGGCATGCTTACCGAAGAACAACCCGCTCGAGCCCGGATGCCGGGCTTCCCATAGCTCGTGCAGGTGGATGAGCTGCTTCTGGAACTGGCCGAATACCATGACCTGACGCCCCTTTTGGAACAGGTGGCCGACGATGTTAACCAACCAGGCTGAGTACGCAGGGTCAGCGATGACCGTCTGAATGTAGGCCGTGTAGTTGTGCTTGTCCTTCCAGGCGACGTCCGGGGGAGTCACCATCGGGTTGAGCGGGGGCCGGCCCGGGCAGCTAGTGGGAAAGCCGGCGAAGTCCGGGCACTCACGGCATCCTGCGAGTGTTGTCATCCCGACCTTCGCCTTGCACCACGCCATCCGGTAGTCGTCGTACTCGACGAGGGTCGTAACTGGGTAGCGGTAGATCGTGGCAGGGACCAGCTTGGCCGCGGCTTCGACCACGTGGTTACCCAGCGCCGCCTTGAACACCCACTCGAGCCCATCCCGGCGATCCGGGGTGGCGGTCAGGGCGATGCTCCAGGTGAAGGCTAGGTTCGTGAGGCTGCCGAAAAAGCAAGGTGCTGAGAACACATGCGCCTCGTCGACGAGGAGCATGTCGAGTTCCATCGGGTCTTCGGCCCACTCTTGTCGCCAGAGGCTCTGACCGACCATGATCGTGAACCGAGCTCGCGTGTCTCGACGCATCTGCCCGTGGCCTCCGCCGAGGATCTCGACGGTGGCCTCGGGCAGGAAGCGCTCGATCGCACCTTTCCACTGCTCGGCGATGTCGACCTGATCGACCAGCACGCCGACCCGCGCCGCTTGCAACGCGTCAGCGCAGTAGAGGCCCATGACTGTCTTGCCAGTGCCGCAATCAGCCCGCAGAAGCAGCCCCTCCTTGCGAGGCAGCTCATGTAGGATCTCACTGACCGGCGTCTTCTGGTTGTCTCTCAGCTCGCCCTTGAACTGCCGCTGTGGGTGCTCTTGGATCGGAGCCCGAGCCGGCAGCGCTCGGGTGAAGTTCTCTAGCCAGAAGCGAGGTACAAGCAGGGAGCCGTCACTGAACTCATGCCACAACGGGAAGGGCTCTCGATCTCCTTCAGGGCGCGCGATAAGGTCTTGGTCCCGATCAAAGGGCCACAAGGCAGGATCGCCGAGGATCTCGGCAGGGACGTGGACGAGGCCGCGTAGTTTCATGGCATTGGTAGGGGGTGTCAGTAAACAGTGGTCAGGATCGGGGTAGCCATCGACAAGTCAAAGACCCAGGTCATCTCCAGGTACCGGTGCTTGGCCATAGGTCTTCCGTGATGGTTGTGCTGCGCAGGCTTGGTCTGTTCAACAGCCTCCAGAGCCGTTCGGCAAAGCCAGGTATGGAGCCCCTCATTCGTCTCTTCGTCGCGGTGCTTGAGGAACACGTCAAGGCAGCGGATCGATGCTCGATCCACCGCGTGGGCGGTGACTTCAAGGCTTGTGGCCTGCATCAACATGCCGCGCCGCTTCAGTTCTTCAGCAGCGTCTTTCGCTTGATCGTGCTCTACACGCACCATCCAGCGCAGGTACCCAGGCGGTACACGTGTGATCGGCTCACCTGTATGTTTTCCGCGTTGCATCACAACCGCCATGGCTCACAGCCCTCCTCGTCGGCCAGGAGACGCGCTAGCGCCTCGTCCTTGGTGTAATCCTTTGGCCACTCTCTGACTTCCACTGTAGGGTTGCGGAGACCGGCGCTAAGGCTTTGAAGATCCTTCCCCAGCCGGCGGAGGACCCCATCGAAGAGGTCCTCCTCTGGCTCGAGGAAGATGCGGGGAAGTTCGATGTAGGAGTCGAACCCCTCTGCACAGACTCGGACGTCAATACCCCTCACAGCCCTACTGGGAGGACAGTAAGCGGGTGATCGACGCGGAATCTAGCCGGTATCCCCCTAGTGGTGTCCTCCGTAGGGGTAGTCCGGGTCGGGGTGCGCCAGCGTCTGGTAGCGTATCTACTCACCATATGATGGTGTTCCAGTAGGCAGATCCCCGAGCTACCTCGGGTATTGGCAAGTTGGGCCATCCGCGTACTGATGCTCCGGGCCCACTGTCTGGCGTAGTACGCATTGGTAGTGTGGCCTAGAGGAGCATACGCACTCGGCCACTCCCACCCGATCCAGGAAGCTGCATGGTTGGGCAGCTTGATGCTCACTCGAGGAATATTGCGGGCCTCCTCAGACCAGCGGCGTCGGTGATAGGAGAGGTCCGTAACACCAATACTCCCATCAGGTACCAACGCGTTCATGAGCTCTCTTGGAGAGTACCACGCAGCGTTGGTTGCATACGCCCAGGCCGCGTACGGGTGGGCGGCGTAACGAAAGTACCTCCGCAACGCCATCCGCACCCCCTGCTTCGACGCCAGATCACCTGCCCGCACATTTGGTACTCGAATAGCTGGGATCAACCCGCGAACTTGATCGAGCGGAAATAGCGTGTCAGGCCGGAACAGTACCGGGATTGCCACGCACCACACGCTCAAAGACTTGCATGACACTGAGCTGCGCTTGGAGTAGAAGGCATAGATGACGCGCCACTGGAAGTTGGGAAATGTCATCTCCCACGACAGCTTCCCATAGCGCCCGGGAGGGGATGTGGGGTCGATGTGAGGCCGCTGCGTGCGGCCTCGGCAGCGGTAGCGTGCGTACATGAGCGACCGATCGTTTGGGCCTGACCACAGCATCTGCATCGCCGCAGCACGCCGCGCCTCCCACGTCATGCCGGCTGGGTTGTTGTTCAAGAAGCGCGACGCGGCTTCGGTCAGTCGATGATCTGCGACGTCGAAAGGAAAGCGGTCGGTGAGTGGGTCGAAGTCCCTAGCCGTGGCCGACTTCGTCGCCTGGAACCCGTAGACCGCCGCCCTTAGTCGCCAGGTCTCCGGGGGTCCGATCCTTGTCTTGAGTGATTTCGGCATCCTCGTTCTCCATATTGATGGCTTGAGGTTCAACACCCATCTCCTTGAGGAAAGGGCTGTCGATGTCGTATGTGGTGGTGTAGAGGTGGTTGATGGCGCGGGTAATCGCCACATAGGCGAGTCTCCGCTCCTCATCCTCACGGCCGTTCTTGTGTGGAATGAGCCCATCACAGAACCCGGCGATGAAGACAGTGGGGAACTCGAGTCCCTTGGCCCGGTGAATCGTGAGCAGCTGCACACGGGACCGGCCATCTTGGCGAGACTTGCTCTCCTGCTCGACGAGATTGACGTGGGTCAGGAACTCCTTGATCGTGCGGAAGCGCGGCAAGGTCTGCATTAGTACCCGAGACACGGCATCCATCATCTCGTCAGGATCCTTGCGCTGGTTGCGGGCAGCCAGTTCACGAATGAACCCAGCAAAGCCGAGGCTCTGCCAGATGTGGTGGCCGATGTTGGCCGGCGTGTGACCCTCCTTGACCAACATGTCCAGGTCCTGGAGGAGCGTACACAGAGATCCCGCGGCCTGCTGTTGCCGGAACCCTCCCCGCGTAGCTGCCATGACTTGCATGACAGATGCGGCAGAGCCGTCCGACTTGCCCATGCACTCAGCCACCCAGTCCCGACGCAGAAACCGGTTGGGCTTGTTGAGCACCCACCGCAGCGACGTGATGTCGTTCGGGCGGGCTGCTAGCCGAAGGTAGCTGACCAGGGTGCGGATCTCGGTACGACCGTAGAACCCGCCTTGATCATCGATGACCTCATAGGGGATCTTCCGCATGCTGAGCTCATCCTCGAATGCGCCTGACTGGGCGTTCGTTCGATAGAGCACCGCGATGTCAGAGGCCATACCTCCGGCATCAAGGATCTCCTCGATCCGATCGGCCGTGTACTGCGCCTCCTCGACAGGATGCTTCACACGGACCGAGGTGATAGCGCCCTCGCCTGTGAGCGTCGGTCGGAGGACCTTGTCCACTCGCAGGTCGTTGCACTTGATCAGCTGGTTAGCCGCGTCAAGGATCGGCGCCTGAGACCGGAAGTTCTCTTCCATCGAGATGGCAACCCCTCCGTAGATCTCAGGGAACTCGATGATGAAACGCGGGGAGCATCCCCGGAACCCATACACCGACTGATCATCGTCACCGACGACCACGAGGTTGCCTTTCTCGAGCTTCTTCAGGATCTCGGCCTGCGCCGGGTCAGTGTCCTGGAACTCATCGACCAGGATGTGATCCAGTCGATTCTTGAGCACGTCGACCAGTTCCGGGTCATCTCGGAAGAGCTGCAAGCAGTCGATGATCATGTCATCGAACAGGTACTTCCCGTTCTTCACGATCGACTGATGGAGCGCATGCAGGAGCTCGACATACCCCGGGCCTAGGTTCATATGCGCGTGAATGCGGTCAGTCATCGCAAGCCACGCGTCGGGGTGAAACCCGTTGAGCTTGAGCAGGCTGATGTCCCGCAGCATGTCGGCAGGGACGCCAACGGCGTTCGGGGTTTCTCTGAGCAGCTCCTCGGCCCACTTGATGAGCAACCACTCCTCCCGACCCTCCACGACTTCGCGGTTTTGGTACTGGTTCGGGCAGCGGCGATTGAGAACCTTGAAGCAGAAGCTGTGGAAGGTGCCAATGAAGCTGCTGGGGGTGAGGGGCACCCCCACACGCTTGTTGAGACTCTCTGCCGCCTTCTTACTGAAGGTCAGCACCAACTGGCTCTCGCCAGCCTCGGCATGCTTACGAATGCGCTCGACCAGGACGGTCGTCTTGCCGCTGCCGGCCACGGCGAAGATAACGAGGTTCGAGCCCTCGTGATCAATCGCCTTCTTCTGCGCCGCTGTGAAGGAGGTCAAAGTCGGACTCCGCGCTCGGGGGGTGAATGAAGGACTCGAAGTCCACGTTCTCCGGCTCGATGAGCGCTCGGAAGGCGTGGATCTGGCGGATGCGACGCCACGAGACTCCGCCCATCTCGGGGTCGATCGAGAGGATGAACTCGTCGGGGTCGAACGTCGTCTCGGCCACGAGGCCGTCGACGAAGAGATTGACTGCGTCCTCGATCCGGTTGGGATCGATCTCGATCACGTCGGCAGGCTCGGTCGGGCGGGCGATCTGGATGCAGTCGTTGAAGTGGTACATCTCGATCTTGCCTCGATAGACCACACGACCTCCGCTCTGCATGCAGTTGCGGATGCAGAGCTTGAGCAGGGCCATCGAGACCTCGTGCGCCTGCGTGATACAGGCTCTGGGCTTCTGGGCGAAGTAGGGATTGCGCTTCATGGAAGGAAACCGAAAGGGGTAGAAGCCGAGGAAATCATCAATGTCCCTAGACACCTCTGCCCAGGCTCGAGTGATTGGATCAACGTCCATAGTCAGGACGTACACGCACGATGGTGTTGGCCCCGGTATCGCTGTAGTACAGCATTCCATCCAGACCGTCGCGGTCTGTGAACGGCGGGCCTAGGGACTCGCGCAGCTTGTTGAAACAGTCGAGTACCTGCTGATCGACGGGTACGTCGGGCTGCTCATTGACACAGCAGATGACGCGGATGCAGAAGTCCAGCTCGCGACGACGTGGCATGGGCCCGGCTGCATCTAGGAGCTCTTGGAAGACTGACTGGACCTGCTCGGTAGATACTTGAACGTGTTCTTCACCAGACTTATGACGCATTGAGCTCTCAGGACGGGGGTCGGTCCAAGAGTGCGCGCCCTCGATCTGGGCCTTGGTAGGGAAGTCCTGTGGCCCTTCGAAGCGCCAGGCCCGGTCATCGATGTAGAGACGGGCGATGGGCTTGTGCTTGGGGAAGGTGATGCACTTGAGGCCGCGCGTATGTTCGAGCCCGTACCACATCGGGGGGTTGGCGTGCTTCTTGAGCCAGCGGCGCATGGCTCGACGAGCCCGCCAACTCCGGCTGCGCGCCGAGACGATGGCGATGTCGTAGTCTTGGATCATCTTCCAGAGCCACGCGAGAGCGTGATTGATCGGCTCCCCCTGGACGTCGTGAGCCTTACCCGCAGTGGGGATGTAGCGGTGGATGACGCCGTCGAAGTCGACGCAGAGGTGTTGACGGAACTTCTTCATCGGCGATGTCTGGTATCCCGCTTGATCTCGCGGAAGTTGGTAGTGACGGCCTTGCCCTGACGGCGGTCAAAGATGTAGGCCAGCGTGCGGTTATCGGTGAAGACAGCGAGCGCCCGAGCGGCGCTCACCTGTCTTTTGAAGCTCTCGTGGTACTGGTACCGGTCGTGGGTGCCGTAGAACCAGACCTCGAAGCGGGGGACGCCCTTTTCAGGGTTCGGGATCCTCGTCATGATCAGGGGGATGGCAACAGCCGTCACAGCCGTGGATGCCGAAGATGTCAGAGACGTGACCCTGCGCAGCGAAGAACGCGAGAGCATCGGGATCGGGGTGACCGACGCCGTGCTCGCAGTGCCTCTCGGTCATGCCCGAGGCACGAATGCTCTTGGGCCAGTCCTTCATGTGGTGATCCGACGGGTTGTGGAAGGGGCAGTGGTGCCCCGCACAAGCGTCCGGCGGGTGTGCCGGGATCGGCTCGGGGTTGTTGGCTAGCCCCAAGGCGGCCAGATCATCAGCCACGGCGGCGCTGATTACAGCCTCGTGGGCAATCGCGGACCAGTGGCCGATCACGGCTCCGGTGCGGATGTTCGCCCACATTTTCGAGGTGTATGGCGGGTCAAGATCCTCGATACGTATCCACGTACCCGCTAGACGGCCGGTTGGGATCGTGACCTTATAGCCGGGCTCTGCGTGTTCGATCCGCTTGACGATCGGGAGGCCTTCGATCTTCTTCCAGCTGTGCTCTTCTTGATCAGCCATCGGCTACATCTCCTTCGACCGTGGGGGTTGTCCAGGCAGCCGCTAGGTGGTCGCCGGGGATCTCGAGTGTGATGAGCTTCATGTGGCTGCTAGATAGCTCCGCCTCCTCAAGGGCTTGCGCCCAGCCTGTGGGGTTCTCGTCAATCGTGTACTCATCCCACGCGTCTTTGAGCCAGGCTTCGGACCAGTTGCCGCTGTCCGACAGCCAGATGGTGTGGATCTTCACTTGTCGATCTTCTCCAGTAGCCAGGTAAGCAGCCGACCCAGATCAGGCCTGACTAGGTCGTTGCCGGGGTTCGCCGCGCGCCAGCGCTTGACCGCCTCGGTCATGCGCGTTTCCTGGAGCTCGAACAACCCCTCGTACTCGCGGACCTCGTTTTTGAGCTTCTTGTTCTCCTCCTCGAGCGCAGCGATCCGCTTGCGAAGCTCGAGAGTATCTCTCCAGGGTGCTTTCATAATCGGTGTGGGGCAAAAAGCGGCGCGGGTCACCAAGTCTACAAACTGATGACACCGCGCCGCTAGGCTTCTCAGGGACTACCTCGGGCCTCTACGCAAAGCTCTTGTCTTTGAAGGACTTAGACTCGTGGTCGAGTGCGCTTGGATAGCATCAGCGAGTAGATCTGCTAGATGATCCGCACGCTCCTCAGGGGTAGGTGCTTTACGGGCGCGTAGCTCGCGCTTACGTATCCATCTTTGGCGGCGCCTGTGTCGGCGCTTGCTACTGGTCATAGGTATGCGATCTGGAAGAGGCCTTGAGTACCGCCGTCGATCGGGTTCACGGCTTGCACGCCGATCTCGTCGTCATCCGCTAGATCACGCGTACCCATGAACACACCCGTTGGGGGATCAATACTATTCACGGAGAGGCCGACGACCTCGCCCGCCGCTAGGTCCCGATGAGCCTCCAGCTGGTACAGAACGCCCCATCGTTTCGCTCGCCAGATCGGCCCGGTACGTCGAACGACGGGTTCTGGCTCCTCTTCTTGAAGGTGCTCCTGAAAGTGCTCCCGGATGCGATTCTCGATCTTGCGTACCTGCTTCGAGGTCCCGAGCTCGCTAGCAGCTGAAAGAGCCTCGAGAAGATCATCCAGACGCTGCATCGGCGTGGGCTCGTCGAGGGGTCTACGCATGACTGGCTAGGAGCTCTCGCAAGACCTCGTAGTCCTCCCTCCTCATCTGGAGCGATACGTAGCCGCGAGGCCACGGACCACCGCTGGGGCGGGCCAGGGAGTCCAGGAGTTCCCGGATTTGCTGGCACTCCTTCGCAGTGTCACGGTGACGAAGCGTGACCGGGACGATCTTGTAGCCCCGCCGAGACGCAGACTGGCGAGACTCTCCCCACTTCTTCCAGAAGCGGTCCGCCCACTCGCTGCCTAGGTGGTAGGCCACATGCTCGAAGGACTCGCCCCAGGCAGCGTCTTGGCTGTCGGAGACAGTGTCTGGCTCGATGGTGCCGTCGGGTAGTTGTAGTGCGTACAGCATGATCAATCCTCGCAGTTGCCCGCGGGTCTGGGGTAGTTGCAGTAGGGGCAGGGGTCGTCATGGCAGGTCTCCGCCGGCCGATCCAACTCGGCCCCGCACATGTCACAGGTCGGTTTCAAGTGACTGATCCAGCTCCGCGAGCTGATCAAGGACCTCGGCGCGGTCTCGCCACTCATCAGGATGAGGCAGGATGCTCTGGTACGTTTCTAGTAGGCGCTCACCGCGACAGAGCCAGCACCAGTCCTTCTCGCTTTGATGACGCTCAGGACAGGGGCATGGGAGCTCATCCGGGTCGGCGTAGGCGTTCACACGCTCTTTGATGAACTCGATAAGAGGGGCCACCTCCTCAACACGCACAAGATTGTGCATCTGCTGATTATCGATCACCGTATGCCAGACCCCGCTCATTCGGGCTCGCTCAGCTTTGAGTCGAACAGCGGCATGAAACTCTTCCCAGGCCGCCGGATCCCACCACCACGCAGCATAGACCGGACAGCTGGAGCTGTCGCATCGGACCTTGTGCGGGGTTGATGGGGTTAGCGGCACCTCAGTCGGCGGCTGCTCACACAGGGAACAGGAGCACAGCTCTTTAGTCATCATCATCACCATCTAGATCGAGGCCGCACTTCCAGCAGATACGAGCGAGCGGATCTTCGGGCGTACCGATCGGATCATGGCGTCCAGCAGCGCAGCCGCGGGCTCCGCACTCGGTGCAGATCCACTCACCAAAATCGTCGTCGAACCTCATCGACTCATGAGGGCAGTTCTCATCCCCACCGCGGGCCTCGTCGATGGCATCAACGATAGCCTCTTGGAGGTCCTCAATAGCAGACACAGTGTGCGCAACCAGGAGTAGATCCGACTTTACGACGTTGATCAGGTGCTCGATCTTCTTGGTAATCAAGTCCGGGCACTTACGCGCTTTAGAGGTATCACTCATCGCAGTGGTAGGGATTGAGGCGGGCTAGGGACTCAGCATCGTGCCCGCGTGGGCAGAACTCGAGAGCCCCCGCCAACCAGACATCCGAGAGGTACCCCCGGACCGCGTGCTGGGCCTGCACCAGATCGAACTCGATTGTGGTCTCGGGGCACAGCAGGCATGCCGGATCGCCGCATACGCCGGGGTCGGTGAGTAGGCCCGTGCAGATGACACAGCGCTTATCAACCGCCGAATCGGCCTCGATGAGCGGAGGGATCTGACCAAGCAGCTCTTCAAGCTCGACGAACCGATCGCCGTCGGAGACATAGGCCTCCCAGTTTTCGGCATCATCGCAGAGCCCGGCCTCGGCCTTGGCCTCTTCAACCATGTAGTCGTAGGTGAGCTGCAACTGCTCACGCACGGTTGCAAGATCTAGCTCGTGATGATTCTTAGTACTCATGCGAACGCCTCCTGGCAGTTGACGCATCTGTTGGTGTTCGGGGGGTTGATGTTGTCACACTGCTCACAGGTCCAGGTGGCGCCGGCAGGTACTTCCCCCTCAGCCTTGCGGATCTCTTCGATCTCCTTGCGGAAGGCCTCCTCGTCAGCGGCCCACCACTGGCCGGGCGCCTGCCCGTCGAGCTGGAGGTATCCCATGATCTGGACGCCCTCGCTCAGGTAGCGCTTGATCACCGCCCGCCGGGCCTTGGATTGCATCTCACCCGGGACCAGGATTCCGAAGGTCAGAAGCGCCCGGTAAGCCTCGTTGAGATGATCGTAGAGCGCTGCCCTGATATTGCTGTGCTCGGTTCGAGCGGCATCACCTAGCCGCTGATTGCGGCTGACATGGGCGAGGGCGTAGTCCAGCGCTACGATGCGAGACTCGCAGTCCTTGATGCGCTCGAGGCAGGTGCTGAAAGCCTGCTCGATGATTGGTGTGTCGGTCATGGCTTGTCGGGGGTTATCGCCAGGAGACGGCCTCGGGGGCAGTCGGTTTCGTGACCACCGTCGGGGAGGTGGGCGTGACAGGTCGGGCACGCATGGCCCTGGCTTTTGCGGTAATCGTCCTCCTGACGAATGATGTCGATGGCTTCGTAGAGCGCCTCGATGATCTCGGGGATGTCACGCACCATGGCGACTGCCTCAACACCCGAAAGCGGGACTCGGCCAACGTTCAGGTAGTGGCCGATACGGGCCAGGTTCTCCGGGACATCCCAGGTCTGGGCGATCTCGGAATACATGTCGAGCGGTAGATAGTGCCAGCGGTCGGTCATGCTTTGTCTCGTAGGAATGGAGCTAGCGCTTTGATCAAGGAGTCACGCTGCTCAGGTGTGAGGTCTTCTAGTACGGCCTTGGCGTTATCCACCAGGTCCTCGACAGCCGTCGGTTGAATCACATGGCCGTGGAGGACCATCGAGCCTTGCAGGCGGAACGCGCTCGTCTTGCTCGGCATCATGGCAGCCATCCTGAACACACCACGACATCCGCTTCCAGCGTCGCAAAGATGTCCGAGCTTGTAGCTAGAGCCGAAGCCGCAGCCGGTGCAGTAGCAGAGCCACGGGACATCGCCGTCAGGGTCGCTTCCCTCACGCCATTGATTCGCGCGCCGAAGCTCCTTGATCCGCTTTACCGTATGCAGCGGCGTCTCCGGATCACGGTAGCCGTTCAGCATCCGATTGACCCAGTCGCGCACGGACTCGCCGTGATCACGCTGCCATCCGGCGGCGCCGTGGGTGATCGAAGAGCCCTCAAGGGAGATGCGGAGCTCGGTCCACCAGTCGTGGTCGTCAGTCATTTTGATAGAAGGTGTCAGAGCCTAGACCAGCGCGGTGAAGCTCGAAGACGAGCTCCTCGTGTAGAGGCTCGAGAGCCCGCCACGCTACAGCGTGAACGAGGTCGTTCAGGGCTTGGTGTTGATGCTGGGGGGTGGATCCAGCTGGGACAGAACTCATCACCCTGAGAGGGTCAAGACGTGCCTCGAGCGTGCGCGTTTCAGTGTTGACCTGGATCAGCACCTCGACATACGCCGGCTCTAGGCGATCCCTGCACCCCGGGACTCGAGTGACCTGTAGGACGCGGATCAGGTTGCTCTGGATCTGGGAGAAGGCGTACTCTCGAGCAACCCGCTGAGCGATGTTTTCACGGGCCTCGACCTGCTTGATCAGGTCAAGCCGATGCTTGGAGACGAGGCGCTTCAGCTCTCGGCGATCTGGCTCAGTCATCATAGCGCTCCTCTTGCCACTTCTTGTGGAGCCACTCAGCCAGCTCCTCCATGTCGCGCTCAGCCGCAGCTCTGCGGACATCGGAGTCGATGTAGGGATCTACGTGGTCGTCGTCGCACAGCTGGAGCAGGCGCTCCAAGAAGGCCGTCATGCGGGGGTTAGTCATCGGTCTTGTTCTCCATCATCCAGTGCCAGACGGAGTAGGCCCACTTGGAGCCGTAATCCACGTGGCCGGCAGCGGACTGCTCGGCCTCTTTGATGAGCTCGAGGGGCGGCCGGGGGAGGCCGTGAGCCTCCGCCTGGTCTCGAGCTTCTCGCCAGACGGCCATGACCTCAGCGTTGTGCCACTCCCGGAACCCGCGTTCTTCTCGATGAGCCGCCTCCTTCTGGAAGGCGTCGTAGAGAGCGCGCGGGATCTCGTGGGTCGGGCGGAACCAGTCCCTGCCGCCGCTCATGTCTGGCACTCCTCGGGAGTGTCAGCGAGTTGGTCGGGCTTGATGACCGTGGTCTTCACATCAGCCGTGCCAGTCAGCGCAGCCATTTCGAGCGCATGTCGAATAGCACTGTTGACCTGGTTCCAGCGCGCGCGGAGTACACCGGCCGTAGAGCCGAAGACGCAGTGGGGGTTGTGGTGCTTGACTAGCTCTTCACCGAACAGGGTCGTGATGGTAATGGAGCCATCACAAAGGGCGCAGGACTCGGTCGGGGCGCTTATGTCTTCCCCCTCGAGGCTCTCTGCGCAGTTGTTGCAGAGGCACATCCAGAGCCCGTCCGCGTACTTGAGCTGCGAGCACTTCTTGCAGGAGAACTCCCCGCAGGAGTCGCAGGTATCCGTGATCTGGCCTTCGGGATCACCAGGGGCCCAGCCCCCGCTACCACCCCACCCAGGTGGGGCAAGGCAGTCGTAGTCGGCTACGCGGCAGTAGCCCTTAGTGGCATCGTTTGTCATGGGCGCATGTTTGGCAGTAGCGATCGTCGGGAGTCTCTATCGGTTTGAAGCTGTCGCAGACGTCGGGGACGTCGGTGATGTTGCCCCAATCGCGAGGATCACACTTACACGTCAGAGGGATGAGTACCGGTTTGAAGTGGTGATGATCGTCCTCGGGTTGGAGGCAGTACTGGCACATGTCGATGCGGCGTCTAGCCTTCGTCATTGATCGTCTCCATATAGATGCGGGTGGTGTCACCCTGCCGGTCGATTACAAGAGCTCGCCGCCCATCCACCCAGTACAGGACGAATATGGCGGCGATGATGATGAGGATGGATGCGAGGTCTCCGCCGCAACCGCGGGGGGCCTGGACCTTGATCTCACTCACCCGCGTCTCCGGTTACCGCGGGACTCACCCCGCTCCCAGAGGGTCTCGCACGCGTCGCATCGGCACTTGGTCCAAGGCCCGTCACGTAGCTTGCCGACGGCTCCGCAGAACTCACACTCCTGGCTACTACGCTCCTCTGCACGCTCAATGATGGGCGTGAAGACGTCCATGACTCCACTGGTATAGATGCGGAGCGTGCCGAACTTCTCCTTGATCTGGACAACTCGGCAGTCGTCTTGGATCACAGCCCGCCGACGCGGACTCATGTGCAGGGATAGCCGGGCAGCTTCCTCCATATCCTCGAGGGCCTCGAACAGGATGTTGAACCAACCGTCGTGGCAGGAGATGACGTCGGGGTCTGGGAGGGTTAGCGGGGCATGCGCCCCGAGGCATGTCCTAAGTGCTTTTAGCATGCTTCAAGGCGCGGCTGCGCTGGAGGTAGGTGAGCCGGATACTAGAGGCGCGGGCCCTCGAGGATGCCATCTCCGCTTTCCACAACTCGTGGTCATGGATGGCTTTGAGGCAGTTCAAACAGGTTGTGCCCTCGATGTCCGGGTGCGCGTCCTGGCTGTAAGCCGGTTTGACAGTGTTGGGTACTTTTCGGCCGCACCATGTGCGCCAAGTCCCGTCATGTCGGTAGCTACCGCCGACGTAGTGACGCCAGGCGTGGTTAGCGCGTGCCACGAGCCTCGGCGACCTCATTCCACCAACCCGGGCCAACCTGCCGACCCGTGCAGCCGGCGGTGCTGCAATCTTCGTTGAGCCGTTCCTCGGTACCCAGTACCCCACACGCGGTGCAGTAGATACGAGTGTAGGGCGGGTCCTTACGCTTGGAGCAGATCCGGCGGTTCTCGCGTCGGACGGAGATAATGAGACGGCACGCCTCAGGAGTGAGCTCTTCCATGATCAGGGGATGAGGAGGTTGTGGCAGGGGACGCAGAGACTGGCGGACTCGCCGGCGTTACCCGAGTCGAACTCGACGGGCATCTCGCCGATCGACACGAGCTCGTGCTCCATGTGGATCGTCTCGCCGCAGTGGTCGCAGAAGACGGGCTCCTTGAGCTCCTCGTCGATGAAGACGATCTCAGCACGGGTCACGCGGCCCTCGTCGTTGGTGGTGACGATCACACGGTAGGCGCCGTCGCCGTATCCGCTGGGGATGGCCAAGCCGATGCCGGATCCGAGAGGTTCCTGCACACCCGAGCCGTCAGCCTTTTCGCTTCGGTCCAGGTCTTTGCAGAAGTCGGCCCAGGTCAAGGGCCCGTGGGAGGAGTCCGCGCCGATGATGTAGCAGGGGTCGCCTAGCCAGATCATGCCGGCGTCGACGCCGATGGTGTGGTAAGTGCGTTTAGGCATCAGGGGTCTCCTCGATGTGGGCAGCGGGATCGGGGCACGTGTTCGCAGCAAGCCTCGCCCGGTAGTCGACCGAGGTGAAGTAGACGACAGCGACAAGGAAGGCGCCTAGAGCGAGGCTGAGGGAGATGACAACAGCAGCGCTCGGCCAGTCGAGGCTTGTGGGTTTTTGGCTATTCATGAATCAGATAGGAGCAGGGCCTGGTGTACATGAGACTCATGCCACACCAGGCCCTCGCGTCAGTTGCGCATAGCTAGCTCTTCTTCCCGCGTCATGACTCGGGAGGTGCTGGGCTGGGTGATCAGCGGACCACGATCGGGGATCAAGGTCTTGCACCACTCCTGCTCCTCCGGGAGCAGACGCGCACAGCTGGAGGCCAGCTCAACATCGCCGTTCTCGTCGGCTTCGACGAAGTCGGCCCAGTTCTCTGCGGTGAACAACCGATCCTCGCCCTTGATCCGAGCGAAGAAGGTGCCGACGGGCGGGACGTTGTCATCGCCCTCTTCAGCCCAGTTGTTGTAGCAGATAGAGGTGTCGGCCAGGATCGGGACAGACAGCCCGAACCAGTCGTACTCCATGACGTACTTGATGAGCATGGCCGCCTCTTTGGCGAAGCGGATCGGGCACGCATAGATCAGCTCGTCGTGGACCTGCCCGATCACCCGTAGGCCTGGGTATCGAGGCAGCACGTACTTGCGGATGATGAACATGTTGGCCTTGATCATGTCCGCCGAGGAGCCTTGCACCTTGGCGTTCAGGATCTTGCCGGGCATGACGTCGTTGTCGTTGAAGTGACGGTGACGTCCGCTGATCATCAGGAAGCTGCGTTGACCTTTCTGCCACTTACCCTGTAGCGCCTGCATGTAAGCAGGGATGCCGCTGTAGGTCTGGAAGAAGCCATCACGCCAGAGCGCTGCCTTTTCGATGTCGTACTCGCCCTTAGGCGTGAGTAGCGGCACCATACGGGCGAACTTCTCCGGCCCCATCCCGTAGTTGAAGCCGAAGTTGACGTTCTTGGCCGGCTTCCGCGGGATCCCGAGGCTCTGCGAGGTCTTGGCGTGAACATCGCCCGTGTGAAACACGAGCCCGTGGCTCGTGATCGTCTCGTGGTAGACGTTGCGTAGGTTGAAGTCGCCAGTGAAGTGAGAGATCACTCGAAGCTCGACCTGGCTCTGGTCGCTGACGATCAGGCAGTAGCCCTCAGGTGCCCACTCATCAGGGGGCGGGCACACGAAGACTTCACGTAGCGCCGGGCCCAGGCCCTGGATCCTCTCGTCGAAGTGCGCGGGCTTTTTGCGGGAAGGGATGTTCTGGAGGTTGGGTCCAGAACTGCTGAACCGGCCAGTATCCGTACCGAAGGAGTTGAAGCGACCGTGCACTTGACCATCCCCGGAGTCTTCAACCTTCTCGCCCATGCTTTCGACATAGGTGCTGAGGAGCTTCGAGACAGTTCGGAAGTTCAGGATGGCCTGCCCGATCGGATGATCGAGCATGCTCAGCGTGGTGGTGTCCGTGCTGATGTACTGCTCCCGGATCTCGTCCGGGATACGGTCCGGGTTGCGTAGGTCGACTACGCAGTCTTCCCAGAAGATCCGACCGTTGGCAGGGTTGCGCTTCATGTACCCCTGCTCGAGGCACCACTTGACGCCGTCCTTGGTCAGCTTCGGTAGCGGGATACGCTCCCCGTTGATCCAAGCCCACCGGAACGTGGGAGGCGTCAGGTACAGCGTCTGGAACAGGAGGGTGCAGAGCTGCTTCGGGCTGTTGGGGTTGAACTCCTGCTTGGCCAGCTCGTAGCAGTGGGAGCGGAACTCCTCGACTAGCGGACGCATGATATTGCCGCGCTTCTTGAGCTCCTCGAGATCGATCGTCATACCGGCGATCTCCATGCCGATGGTCTGCCACCGGACATCCATCTCGATCTCCATCCACGTACCTGCGCCATCCTTGCGGACCTCGGCGAGGAGCTTACGCAGGAGGGGGAACAGGTAGCGGGCGTCGTCGCGGGCGTAGTCTTTGAGGAGCTTCAGAGCCTGCGCGCGCAGGTTGGCGATCTTGGTCTCCGCTCGGGCTGTGTGGGCTCGGACGTAGTCCTCGTACTTCCACCGCTCGAGCTCATCAAAGAGTTCATCCCGCCAGGCCAAGAGAGCGCCATTCTCCTCTTTCGACAGGTCCTTGCCGGTGATGCCGCGCTCGTCCAACACTTTCTTGCGGATGGCGTTCCAGGACATGGCAGGGTCGTCGAAGGACGGGTACGGCCGCCACCAGGTCCCAGGCTGGGACCACTTCTCCAGGTTGTCCTTGTGCATGGCCAGTCGCGCGTTAGTCAGATCGATCTCACGCAGGAGCGGATTGTCGAGCGCCGCCTCCTCGTAGGTTGTCATCTGCTTACGCAGCCATTTCTGGACCAGCAGCTTGAGGCCCTTGGGACGCTCCTCGTCAACTGCCCAGGCGTAGCCGAGCGTGTCGAGGCAGCGGGCCTGCCACTCCTCGTACAGCACCATGCCGGCTCGATGGCCGACGATCACGTCGTAGGGGGCGTTGTGCGCCATCCCGAACAGCTTCGGGTTCGTAGCTAGGCGCTTGAATGTCTCGCACAGCTCAGGCGTGATCTCGAAAGCCCCGGCGCGGTTAGGTGTCGCCAAAGCTAGGACGGTGGGTCGCGCCGTCCACGCGTTCTTCGCGTCCTCAGAGCGTCCGGTCTCCGACTCCGTCTCGAAGTCGAACGCAAAGTAGCCCGTCTCGAGGGCGTCGGCTTCAATCAGATGTAGAGGATCCATTCAACTCCGGTGGTTAGTTGTAAGCGGGGCTCGGCCACCCGCACCCTCCAGCCCGTGCTAGAGCCAGGACCGACACGTCCAAAGCACGTGGAGATTCGCCGAGGCGCAAAGAAGCCCGGACCCCGCGCGGGGATCCGAGCTCCTCAGTCATCAGCCCGAGAAGGGGTCGCCGGCCAAGGGGTCCTGCCCCTCAGCCGGCTCCTTACCGTCACCGGCCTGCTGAGCCCCCGCATCCGGGAGATCCTGGAGCGCGCCCAGGGCCGATCCCGACGTCTGAACCGGCTGAGTCGCCGGAGCTTGCGTCACTTCGGGCTGGGCCGGCGGGGCAAGGGGCCCTCCAAGAGGAGGAGCGGCGGGGGCAGCGGGCGCGGGGGCTGCGGCAGGTGCGGAGCCGGGAAAGGGCAGGCCGCCACCCTGCGGGGCCGGCTGCGGCGCCGGGGCCTGCTGCGGGAAGAGGCCGCTACCCTGCGCCGGCTGCTGGAACAGCGGGGTCGGAGCAGGCTGAGGCTGAGCACCGGATTGCTGCATCGGCTGCTGCATCGGCTGCTGCATCGGCTGCTGCATCGGCTGAGGCGCCGCCCCGGCCGGCGGCATTTGACCATAACCCGCGCCGCCGGGGACCGTGCCGGTTGCTTGGGAGCCAGGACAGATCTGATCCATGACCCCCGCGTTGTAGGAGAGGCCTCGAACACCCGGGTGCTCGTCGCAGATCTGCCGGTGCAGACGCAGGATTTCACGAGCCTCCGCCTCGGAGTAGGCCGGGTAGATCTTGTTGAAGTCCACCGAGCCGGCCAGAGCCGCGAAGTCGCCCTCAGGGTTGGGGGCCATGTAGGCCGCTAGGGCTGTGACTAGCTCCTCGGTCGTGCCGAACGTCTGTCCCTGGTTCTCGCCCAAGTAGTACATCGGCATCCAGTTACCCAGCTTCGGGGCCTGCTTCTCGTGGGTGCGGTTCACGTTCCACACCGAGCCAAGGATCGAGCGGTTCTTCATCTGACTGAAGGCCAGGAACTGATCGAGCATGGACTGGTTAGAGAACATGACCCAGCGGATGCTCCACGGGATCGTCTGCTGCTGCTTGTTGACCCAAGGGGTCATGTTGAGGACGGCCGCGGCCATTCCCAGCATCGGTTTCGGCTTACCGAGAGCGGGTCCGAACAGGTCCGGCTGACCGTTCTCGACCGGGTTACCCGCGTTATCGACGCCGGTGATGTGGGCAGCACGAACGATCTCCCACGTGGGGAAGCTAGCGTTCGGCGTGTTTTTCCACCCAGTAGCCACCCGGTAGTGCGGGATGAGGGTGACGTCGGAAAGGAAGGCGACCTGGATCTGCTGGCCGCGGGGCGCGAAGAACTCGCGATGAGGCTTGCGCTCGTCCCAGGTCTTGGACCACGGTCCGCTGCCGGCACCGATGGAGACGTTCTCGTTCTGGGCGATGGCCTGGTACTGCTGAAGGCCGCCCTGGGCTTGACCGCCTTGAGCGAAGGGGGTCGCGGGGTTCGTGGGGTCTGTCATGATTCGTTGCGTCTGCTAGAGGAGGGAGGAGTATCGATCTGAGAGGTCTTGTTGCGTCAGGTACTTCGGGTCCTGATCGAGGTGGTACAGCATGCTAGGCACGCCGTGCTTCGTCAATACTTTGTTGACATTTTTGGCGGCATTCTGACCCTCGACATCGGGGTCCAGGAGGATGCCCACCAGGGACGGTTCGGAGGCTCGAATCAGCTTGGCCTTCTCCGCTGAGAAGGCGAGCCCGTTGATACCCGCGGCACGAGCCCCAAGCTGGACCAGGTGCATCGCATCAAAGGGGCCTTCAACCAAGGACAGGGGCTTACCGGCCCCATAGGGCAGTAGATGCTCGCCGAACAGGTGACGGCCGCTCACGAAAGGCCAGATCGTCCAGTACTTGAGGCCGTTTCCTGCTAGGGGCCGAACCTGTGCTCCGACGCAGCGAACGATGCCGACGTCTGGAGACACCAGGATGGGGAATACGAGGCAGGGCGCCTTGGTCGTTTTCGGGTTGTCGTATCGGTCGGTCCCCATGCCGTCGTCGGTGTAACCGGCGGGGACGGTGGTGCAGTAGAACTGCTCGATGGCAAAATCGGGATCGACCCCCTTAGCGGCCAGCACATCCCGTCCGAGGGGGAGCATCGGCACACGTAGCAGGTCAGCTAGGAACACGGTGTAGTCCGTGTCCGGGGTCGTACGGGTCTGTCGAGTGACGCCGGCAGCGGAGAAGTCCAGGCTTTCTAGCGCCAACTCCCGCTCTCGGGCCTTCATCTGGAGGGCCAATCCCGCATACTGACCACCACTGAGGCGGTTCAGCTCGAGGAGCGTATCCCCCAGTGATGACAGGTGTTTACACGCGTGGCACTTCAGGAGGGTCACTCCAGGACCCACCGTCGCGGTCATCGACGGCCTTCGATCAGATCCTTTCCCATGAGTCCACGGAGCCAGCAGGCAGGAAAACTTCACATGGCGGTCCCCCGCGGGTCGAAGCTCCCCCGCTTGGGGCAGCTGGGCGAGGACGGTTCGGAGCTCTACCTCTTGCATCTTTTCGGGTTCTCGGGGTTGGACTTCATAAGCTAAGACAGGGGAGGACCCCACACACATGGCCGATAACGTCCAGCTCTACGACGCGCATCTAAACCTCTGGACCCTCAGGACATCCGAGGACACAGAAATCCACACGCCGCACCACGTGTCGCGGCTGGCGGACGGGGAGGGGCGCTTCTACAGGCCCGGACGGCCGGTACCTGTGTCGATCTACGGGACGGACGGGGTCGAGATCAACATCGAGGCCGGCTCGATCGCTGTCAGCACAGACCACAACGAGGACTCAGTAGCGGTCTTCGGGTCGTCGACCCCTGAGGGGCTGGAAAACTTCAGGTCGCTGGTGGTGGACCCCCAGGGGCACCTCCAGACCACAGTGGTCTCAGCGCCTGGGGTGGAGCCCGTCGGGGACTCGCCCGACGCGGGGCAGCTAGGTACGGTCATCCTAGGGGTCCAGGTAGGGGCAACGCCAGCTAGTCAGGTCACGGGGGACGGTCGGACAGCCCCTCTGATCATGGACGATCGGGGCCGGCTCTTCGTCTCTTTCGGCAACTCCGTCGCGGTTCTGCCCTTCACGCAAAAGGGTGACCTACTTACTTATGACGGATCTGACGAAGTTGTCCTGGGCCCGACGGTCGACGACGCGCTTCTGACACTGGACTCCAGTACCAGTACCGGCCTCAGGTGGGTGAGCCCGGTGACGAGCTCCCCCAGCCCCGTGCTCTTCCTACGCGAGGATCTAACATGGGCTCTGCCCTCAGCAGGGGCACCGGGCGGGGCTGCGGGCGGAGACTTGGGCGGGACCTATCCGAACCCGTCTGTGGTCGCTATCCAAGGGATTTCCACTTCTGCGGCTGCGCCAACGCCTGGGCAGACCTGGGTGTACACCGGCAGCGCTTGGAGTCCGGGAAGCCCGGCTACCGGAGCTGCTACGGACCACGGGACGCTCACAGGGCTCCTCGACGATGATCACACCCAGTACATCCTGGCTGATGGCTCTCGAGACTTCTCAGGCTCAATCGGCATGGGTGGGAATGAGATCACGGATGTGGCCTCTCCTATCCTCGTATCCTGGGCAGCTAACAAGGGTTACGTTGATGATCAGATCACCGCGTCCGTCATCACGGACCACGGCGGGCTAGGCGGGCTCGGGGATGACGACCATACCCAGTACGTGTTGGTGGCTGGCACTCGTGCGTTCACGGGCGATCAGAGCCTAGGCGGTAACAAGATCACGAGTCTGGGGTCCCCGACCACCGCAAGCGATGGAGCCAACAAAGGTTACGTCGACGCTAACGTGGTCACGGACCACGGCGCTTTGATCGGGCTGGGGGATGATGACCACACCCAGTACATCCTGACTGCGGGGACTCGAGCCTTCAGTGGTAACCAGAGCCTAGGCGGCAACCTGATCACAAGCCTAGGCTCGCCTACTACCGCAAGTGGTGGTGCTAACAAGGGTTACGTTGACGCGGCTATCACGTCGGCAGTGATCACGGATCACGGAGGGCTTGGCGGCCTGACGGACGACGACCATACGCAGTACGTCCTGGTCGCAGGTACTCGAGCGTTCACAGGCAGCCAGAGCCTGGGCGGTAACCTGATCACGTCGCTAGGGTCTCCTACTGTTGTAAGTGACGCAGCTAACAAAGGTTACGTTGATGCGCAGATCCCGACGAGCCTACCCCCTAGCGGGGCTGCTAGTGGTGATCTAGGCGGCACGTACCCCGGGCCTACTGTGGTGGCCATTCAAGGCACCGGAGTCAGTGCAAACGCTCCAAGTACTGGTGATGGCCTGGTTTACACCGGAGCGGCTTGGAGTCCGACCGCGGTCTATCGACCTGGCGGGACGGATGTGGCTGTGGCAGACGGGGGCACCGGGGCGTCGGACGCGTCCACGGCGCGTAGCAATCTAGGCCTGACCATCGGGCTCGACGTCCAAGCCCACTCCGCAGTTCTTGACGCTACAACGGCCAGTTACACAACCGCGGCCGAGGGTAAGCTCTCGGGCATCGAGACCAACGCTGATGTCACGGACACAGCCAACGTGACGGCCGCTGGCGCTGTCATGATCGGCACAACGGCCGCGGCCGGGGACCTGAGCGGTACCTACCCGAGCCCGACGGTCGTGGCCATTCAGGGGACTGGCGTCTCGAGCACTGCGCCGAGCTCTGGGCAGGCCCTGATCTACTCCGGCACTGTCTGGAGCCCCAGCACGCTCCCCAGCGGGGTGACGGACCACGGGGCCCTGACCGGACTCGGAGACGACGACCATACCCAGTACATCCTGGTTGGTGGCACTCGCGCCTTCACGGGCAACCAGTCGATGGGCGGCAACCTGCTCACGTCGTTGGGGAGCCCGGTGGCGGTAACAGACGCAGCTAACAAGGGTTACGTCAATGCCTCGATCACCGCGGCCGTCGTCACGGACCACGGGGCCCTTGACGGGCTGGCCGATGACGACCACACCCAGTACCACAACGACGCTCGGGCGCTGACGTGGTTGGGGACGCGCGACACAGATGACCTGGACCCGAGCGCCACCCGTCTCTACATGAGCCCGGGTGAGCGCACCAAGCTCGCCGGGATCGAAGCGCTTGCCGATGTGACCGATGCGGCCAACGTGGCCGCGGCCGGCGCTGTCATGGTCGGTGACGCTGCGGGCGGTGATCTTAGCGGTACCTACGCAAACCCGTCCGTGGTCGCGATCCAGGGTACGGGTTGCTCTTCAGCAACGCCGACCGCCGGCCAGACCTGGGTCTACTCCGGGTCCCAGTGGAGTCCTGGCTCACCCGCTGTTGGTGGCGCGTCAGATCACGGAACCCTGACCGGGCTGGGCGACGACGACCACACTCAGTACATTCTTGTTGACGGTACACGGGCCTTCACAGGCGCAGTTAGTCTCGGTGGGAGCCAGATCAACAGCCTGGCTTCGCCCACGCTCCCAGCAGATGCAGCCAACAAGGGCTACGTCGACGACCAGATCCCGACGAGTCTACCCCCTAGCGGGGCAGCGTCTGGCGACCTTGGTGGGACCTACCCGGGCCCAGACGTGGTGGCTATCCAGGGGACCGCGGTCAACTCGGCGACGCCGACGACGGGTGAGGCCCTGCTCTACTCGGGAACGCAGTGGAGCCCTGGGCCGATCAACTTCCTCGAGCTCAACGACGTCGATCCCACAGGCCTGACCAACCTCGACCTGTTCTACTACAGCTCGGCGTCGGGGACTATCGTCCGGTCTAGCGGCCTCACGACCTACGCGTTCTACACGCACAGCGGATCGCACATCCACGGACAGTACGACGCAATCGACGGGGATCAGCTATCGATCACCCAGCCGGGCGTCAACTACTCCCCGACGACCGACGCGACATACGGCACCAACACGGCGCACCTCGCTGCCCATCTGCGGGGTATCGGTCTGGTCCTGGAGGATGTCAGTCCCGCGGTCACCAAGCTCGCCGGGATCGAGGCGGGCGCTGAAGCCAACGACGTTCAGACCAAGAGCATCACGATCGAGGCGCCGACCACGACGGAAGACATCTCGTTCTTCTACGCTCCGGTAGCGATGACGATCTCAGAGATGGTCACGGTCCTGGTGGGCTCTCCTACGCCGTCCCTAGCGTGGACGCTCCGGCACAGCACCGACAGGAGCGCTGTGGGCAACGAGGTCATCACCGGGGGATCCACGGCGAATAGTACGACGACCGGTAACGTGCTGACCTCCTTCAACGACGCAACGGTCCCAGCCAACTCCTTCCTGTGGGTTGAAACGGCGAGCCCCAGCACGAACGTGACGAGCTTCCAGCTCAGCGTTGAGTACACCGACGACTGATGAGTGACTTCCTAGTCCAGCGCGATCAGACCGACGTGCCCACCGCCGGCACGACTGCGTCGATCACCGCCGTCTCGAGCCTGAACTCTGCATTCGAGATGATGAGCAGCAACCGCCGGATGTCTGGCGGCCCCTCTGCGGTTACGACCAACCAGGAGGCTGATGACCTCTCCGCGGCCGGCGTGCTCACAGACACGAGCACGATCACCTACTCGCGAGTCTCCGGGTCGAGCTCGAACACGATGCGCTGCGCCATGGAGGTGGTGGAGTACACGGGCCCAGCGGGCGGCCCCAACGAGTTCATCGTGCGGGGGCGGTACACAGGTCTACTGACCGGCGGCACCAACTCAGTAAGTGTCACCGTGTCCGGTGTCTCTGACAAGGACAGGTGTATCCCGATCATCACCGGCATCTTGTGCGAGGACACAACGGACGGGGGTGCCCGGGCTACCGGTCTGGTCCTGCTCACAAACGCGACTACCGCAGTGGTCTATGCAGGCGGGTCCGCCTCTCGTGTGACTGTGCACTTCACGCTAGTTGAGTTCACTGGATCGGCGTGGACTGTCGGGCACGCTGCGGCTGGTCCTGTCTCGGCTGACTCGGGGTCCGCTACGATCGTCACGGGATCAAACGGCTCGAGCGGAACGACCGTGGATGTCGGGGACTGGGGTACCGCTTGCATCTTCGCGCATCATGCGGGCGATCTGGGCTCGGACGCCAATCAGGCCATCGCAGATAACTGGCCCAACATCACACCCACCTCCGGGAGCACGACCTCAGTCGACTACACCTTCAACTCCCAGCACGACGGGGTCAACAACCTACACCTGGCTCACGTTCTCCAGCACGACGATATGGTCGTGCAGCGGATCACAGACACTGGCAGCCATACCGGGGCACGGAACGTGTCGATCCCGTCCACGCTCTCGTCTATTAGCGAGGCTTTCGTGCGAGTGTGCCGAACCTCGAGCGGTGCGGGTACGGCCTACGGCCGTGGTTGGGTCAACGCCCGGCTGACTACGACCAGCAACGTAGAGCTCTGGGTCCACCGAAACGGCAACTCGATCGATACCCGCATCGAGGTTGTTGACCTCTCTAGCATCTCCTCGGCTACCAGGAGGATCTTCGTCGTCTGATGACTGACAACATCCGAATCCAGACGGTCGACGGAGAGCGGTGGATCCGCACCTCCGAGATCGGCGGGGTCCACCACCCACACCACATCGCGCGCCTGTCCGACGGCTTGGGCGTGGTGTACAGTCCGGGCTATCCCGTCCCGGTCTCGATCTTTTCCGCAGATGGGTCGGCAACCATTACGCTTAGCGGCGGCGACCTAGCTGTTGGTCTGGACCATACCGAGGACTCGATCACGATCTGGGCGCACACCAACGCGGCGGGCTCCGGCAGCCCTGTCGCTGTCGTGGTCGACACCGATGGCCACCTCCAGGTCGACGTGCTCTCGAGCGATTGGCCGCAGCAACCTTTCGACGAACCGGTACCAGCTGAGTACTCCGGCATGGTTATGCTCGGGGTCCAGACGGGTAGCCCTGAAGCACAAGCCACGGATGGCGCCTTCGCGCCCTTCCAGTTTGACAAGCAGGGTCGCCTGATCGTATCGATCGACCAGTCCTACCAAGGCGGGGCCTTGAAGCTGGTATCGGCCACCAAGACGAGCCCGTTCGTCGTGTGGGAGGATGATGTGCCCGCCTCTCTCCACTATGTCGACGTCTATCGTTGTTCTGGAACGTACACAATTGGCCTCCCTTCTCCCGCTGATCCCGCGGCAGCGGATGGCCGAGTAGTCTGGATCAAGAACATAGGCACAGGCATGCTTACACTGAGTCCTGAAGGCGGGACCCTTGAGCTCAAAGCGGGGCTACTGCTAGCTAGCCGATCCTCTATCACCTTGCGCTCCAACACTGTAGACGACTGGGAGATTCTCTAATGACGTTCCTACCGCTCGACACAGACTATTACGCCGCCGTCGAGGCAGGCGAGGTTCCAGGTGCGACCCTGCTCAACAAGTTTGGCAGGGCGGAGATCGGGACATCGTTGACGCCTATCAGTCGGGAGCTGGTCTACCAGACCCCTACAACGGCCACAGTGCTGGAGTTTGTATCGGATGATGCCAACGATACGAGCGCAGGGACTGGGGCTCGGGAGATCTCGATCATTGGCCTGAACTCCTCGTGGGAGGAGGTGATGCAGACCGTCACAACAAACGGGACAACAGCGGTAGCCCTCTCGACCCCGCTAATCAGGATGTATCGGTGGTACGTGACGAAGTCCGGAACCTACGCCACGTCATCAACGGGATCACATGCCGGGACGCTGACTATCCAAGAATCTGGTGGCGGCACGGTGTGGTCGTCAATCGGCGTAACACCCTTCCCCACCGGGCAGTCCCAAATCGGGATCACGACCATCCCCATCGGTAAAAGAGGCGTCCTGCTGTCTACTCACGTGTTCGTTGACACGTCTAAGAGTGTTGATCTGTACCTGTTTCAGCGGCCTAACGCGGACGTCGTTACAGCGCCCTACACAGGAGCGATGCGCGTTGTTCGAGAGTTCCAGGGTGTCACAGGCCCGATTACCTACGTTCCCCGCGGAGGGGCCGGCGCATTCGTCGGGCCTTGTGATATCGGGTTTATGGGCCAGGTAACAGTTGGCACGGCCGCTGTGTCCTGCGACTTCGAGCTGCTTCTGCTAGATCTTTAGGTAAAAAAGAGGAGAGTAGCGAGCCGCTGCCCTCCTCCACACCGTGGGTCATCACCCCCTAGGATCCTCCCCGCAGTGTCGCTAGATCTGGTACGCGTCCAGCGGCGTGCCGCGGGTCATCCCCAGCCTGAAGCCAGCCGCCTTCGCGTGACCGCCACCGGAGATGGCGATGCCGCGGTCGAACAAGTCGCGCGCGACGGCCGAGACGTCGATGTCGTTGTCTGCGTGAGTGCGGAGACTGACGATAAGCTGATTGGTATCTCGATCAATGCGCCAGTTGCCCACAATCGCATCGCCCATCTTGTTGTAGAGAAGCTCAGCAGCCTCAGAGATGTAACGATCCTCAGGAGCCAACCACATCTGGTACCCGCCGATCTCGTACAGCGAGACGTTGTAGTTGCTCTCGGCTGCTTGCTTGTAGATGTGCCGGCGGATGCCTCGACCCTCGGCCACAAGCCGGTCCCGGCCATCCGGGCAATCAAGACTTTGGTTGAGCATGTCCCAGTTCTCCCAGTGCCGGGGATAGCTCTGGATAGCAGCGGCAATCTCCTCAGTGTCCGGAAGCTCCTTCAGCCATAGATCACGATCACGGATGTACTCGATGAGCGGGGTCGAGTGCTCGAAGAGCAGACGATTTGTCAAAGACGCTCCGCACTCCTCCATGTCGAACACGGCGAAGTCCCGGCATCCGCTGAGCGCATCCTTGGCGGTCTTGTGGTGATCGATGACCACCAGGTTCTTCATGCGCTCGAGCCAAGCGAGCAGGACATCACGGCCCCAAGAGAAGTCCACGATGATGATCTGCCAACCATCCGGGACCTCTGGCACGGTGCCGTCGTAGTTGACTCCGCTGAAAGTCAGCTGGGTCTTACCGTCCCACAACGTATCGAACCCCTTGCAGAGATCCGTGAAGCCGTGGGCCATGAACCACTTGCGAACAAGCCACGCAGCCGTGAAGCCATCGGAGCAGGGGTCGTGATAGAACACGACTGTCGGGACGTCCAGGAGGATGCGGACGCCAGGCTCACTTCGGGGCTTGATAGACATGAGGAAGTTTCTCGAGGATGAGGTAGATGTCGCCAGCGTCCCAGGCAGCGGGATCGGTGAGGGCCTTGAGTACCTGAGTAGACGCCTTCAAATCATCCGGCGCGTAGGGGTCGCCGGTCTTGGCGTTCGACCACATTTTGGGCGTCAGTCGAAGCGGGCCGGCCCCAACCGGGGAGGACGCAATGTCGCCGCGGTACAGGAGCACGCTGATGACGTAAGCGATCTCTTGATCATCGAGGTGCTGATCCTCGACAACCTCGGAGGGCATCGACTTCGTCAGCTTGGGACTCACGTAGGTACTGAACAGGTCCCAGGACACGAAGCCGAGGAACCCGACAAGCAGGAGCGCTACTACGGTAGCGGTAACCCTAGCGATGAAGGTTTTCATGGTAAGCGCGGACACGGGTCCAGAAGGGGATGGTGGAGACCCGGGTCATGCCCATGGGTCCTCCGTTATGAATTCGAGCGATGGTCTCCAAGTCTCGAGCTGCCCAAGCCTCGGGGACCCAGCGAAGCATGTAGGCTTTGACGACCTGAGCTCCCATGGGGTAGATGCGGCAGAGCTCGTAGTCATCCGGGATACTTGGATCCTGCTCGCGAGCATCCTGCCAGTAGGCGCGGCTGATCTGAAAGGGGCCGATTGATGTTCCGCCGCCCCCATCCGGCGGGTCGTACTGGCCGTCGGTCTCGGCAAGCCAGATCAGCTCGAGGACCTGCTCTTCGGTGAGTACAGGCTCTGCCGGAGCCGGGACACGGTCGGCCGCTTCAACGCCTGCGGCAGCACCATCCTTGAAGCCTTGGTCGTAGGCCAGGCCGCTGTCCTTGCGGTAGTTGTACGCGGTGATTGACGCACTCAGCACCACCAGGATGGCGGTGACGAGAAACCACGCGACCCAATCGCGGGTGTGGTTGGTGAATGGTTGAGTAGTCATGCTGGTTCTCTGGGTGGTTGTTACAAGACGTTTGTAGCCAAGGGACTTATGACCGATAGGAGACCCGAGCTGAGCACCCGGATCCCCTGTGGCTAGTAGGCAGCCTGACCACCGCTGCTCGCCATGTCCTGGACAGGGCCGAGCTGCGCGAACCGCATGTCGTAGAGATCCCATTGAACACGATAGGGTTGGTCGACCGCACCGTCTCGGACCTTGCCGAGCTTCATGTCGATGACGCGGGCGTTGTTACCGGCATCCTTCGGCGGTACCAGGAAGACGAGGTTGTTGGAGTCGTGCGAGATGCTCTGGCTGAAAGCCACAGCATCAGCGTTCGACCGGGCCAGCGTGCCTTCATTTCGGCGCAGCTGCGTGGCCAGCATGTAGTGACGGTTGGACATCAGCGTATGCAGACGCATCTGCCGCATGTTGCCCTCCACCTTCTGCCAGCGCTCCTTACCAGGGCCCTCCATGTAGTAGAAGCCGTCGATCAAGACCAGGTCCGCGCCAAACTCCTCAGCCTGTGCGGCAACCTGATCAGGAGTCGTAGCCTGGTTAGGGCCCACGATGCGCAGGTTCTCACCAACGCGAGCGTGCGGCCCGTCTGCTTTCAGGCTACGCAATGCCTCGAAGTAGGCCGCCTTCTCCACGTCACTTAGCTTCTGCTTCATGAGGCGGTTGAAGCTAGTGCTCGAGAGCACCGCGGCTTGGCGTCGAGCCACATCGATGGGTGCCATCTCCAGACTGACGATCAAGACCCGAGCGCGGGCGGCGTCCTTCTGCTCCTGCGTCCACGCCGGGATGTCGGGTGGGCGGTGGAAGATGTAGGGATCTCCCAGGAGGCCGGCGGCACTGTTGAGCACGATGAACCAAGTCTTGCCGAGGCCGGTAGGAGCCACACAGCTGGTGATCTGCGCAGGGTGCCAGCCCCCAAGCTGTTCCTGAATGAACAGGAACGGACAAGGGATGCCGAGCTTCACGCCGGCCAGCCGATCGTTGTAGTCCTGCTCGAGATCCTCAGCGTACTCTCGGAAGTCCTTGATCTCCGTCTTGTGTGCCGAGTACCTAGCTTGCAACGTATGAGCGTACAAGGACATCGCGTCCTTGATGTCGAACGGGTCGGTGCGCTCGGTCAGCTGCTTGTGAAGATCCTGAAGGCTCTCTAGCACATCTACACGCACCGCCTCCTTAGCGACTTCGTCGTAGAGAACCGAGATGCTCGCTTCCGGGATCTCAGTACCAGCCAAGATCGTGGGAAGCTCAGGCCAGGCGCGCTGCGCCGTGTCAGGCGTAGGAAGCTCGTTGTACTGTGCTCGGTACCCGACGACCCACTCGATGATCTCCGTCATCGGCTCTTGAAAGAACCCGGGGTTGAGTCCGTTCTTGGCGACGTGGTGGTCGAAGGCGGCTAGGTTCCGGTCACTCAGGATCTTGGTCAGGAAGAGAGCCTCGACCCTGTCTCGAGAGTTGACGTTGGTGAACCCGGTCACTGGTATAGCCCCAGCTCAATAGCTGTTCGGTACTCGCGATGCACCGGATAGGTCTCGATCACCTCTCTCGGGCAGATCACTAGCGTGACCTTGTTTGCAACTGATAGGCGCGGTGTGAGGATGCCTGACACACTTCGACAGAACCTATCAGAGACGTCGTACGGCGGGAGACCTGTCAGGACGGCGAAAGGACAAGCACGGAGCTCTTCCCACATGGTCAGCTCAGCGTTTTCGATGCGCGGCTGGTCACGGATAATGGCTCGCTCGGCTGCCGCAATGTCACACCAGAGCAGCCAGTCAGCCCGCCACCGGTAGAGCGCGTACAGGGTCTTGAGATCGGCTAGAAACTCGGCATCAAGCTCGACGGCGTGGACGTATCCAGGCTGTTTTGCTAGCCGCGGTTCCCAACGTTCTTGCTCAGCCGGGGTAGGTTCGGGCAGATCTTGGAGGGCCTGGATGACGGGAGCAGGGAACCCGTAGTCCGCCAACCAATCAGAGCCAGTCCCTCTGATCCTCTTCAAGTTGTCGCAGACCCCGTGGTCCGCGGGCCAGATTCGATAGCTCATACTGATCGTCGGTGTAGGAGTCGTATAGCTGCTTGATCACCGGCTCGGTAGCGATGATCCGGTCGAGCCGCTCACATTGAAAATCGGACAGCGCTTTCAAGGCGACGAGGAGCTCGAGCACCTCGAGGCGACTCTGGAGCAGCACGAACTTGTGCGTGGGGTCCTGAGTACGCAGCGCCTCGTGTTCGAGATGCTCGAGCTCCGTCAAGAGCTCAAAGGGATCGAGCTGGGTCATGTCGTGACTTGTCGGGTCTTCACGGGAGGGCCGGCTCGCATGCCTTTGTAGCGGCGCTTCGGAGTCACCTTATTGCGCCGTCTACGTTCCCGCTCTCGAGCCTCCCGAGTACGGGCAGCGCGCTGAGCCTGAATCCGACGCAACGCATCATCGGCAAGACAGGCTGCACACCAGCCCTCTTTACCGTGATCGCTCAGGTCCGAACAGATGCTTCCGCCTTGGGACCACATCTCAGAGCAACCAAGGCTCCGGATGCGGACTAGCGCATCGCGCCAGACCCGCTCATCCGCATCCGGGCTTGAGAGCTGTCTAGGCATCGGACTCAGCCGGTGCCACCTCTTCAGGGGCCTCGGCCTCCGTGGGCTCCTCGGTCGGCTCTTCCTGGCACTGGGGGCCAGTGTCAGAGATGGCCTCGCGATCGAGCTCGAGCCGGCCTTCGAAGAGCTTGTAGAGCGCCACATCGCTCTCCGCGCCAGCCAGGCCGGGCGCGTCCTCGAACACACCGTAGGTGTTCAGCGACACCGGCCCCTTCGGGTCCGGCTGCTGGATCGTCCAGCTCTTGCCGCCCATGATCAGGCCCTGGCCGGTGCGGATGGCCACACTGACCGTGATACCCTGAGGCTGCTGGGCAGCTTCCTGCATGTCGATCACGCTTCCCGAGCGCTCCAGCGGACCCAACTGGGTCAGGAACAGGGCGTAAGCGTCGATGCGGTCGATCTCACGGCGCAGAACATCGAGGCGATAGGCGTCGCTGTTGACGTTGCACTCGGTCAGGTTCATCAGGACCGTGACCTCCGGGCCGGCGATCACGGCGATCATCGGCAGGGGAGCGGTGCGGTTCTGGATCATGGCCAGGCGGTTGGGCTGCTCCAGGATCCGGCCGATACCGAGGGTCACGGGCCTGTCGAGGTCCTTGTGCTCGTGGTCAGCCCACTGGAAGCGCGTCAGACCCTTAGCGTAGTTCGGGTCCAAACCCAGGCGGACGGTCGGCAGCTCCAGGAAGGGGCAGCCGTAGTCCACCCAGCGCGCCGGCTGGCAGTTGGCGATGGCGACGATCTCGGGGCGGGCCGAAGTGCCTAGGAAGGCGGGGAGCATGGCCTCGATGTCCCCCATGGCGCGGCTGTACAGGGAGCCTTGGGTGATGACGTCGCGGCTCATCACCACGGACTCGCCGGGGGTCGGCCGGCGCACGGTCACGGTGAAGGGCTCCTGCGCCGTGTTGAGCTGCAAGGGCAGCACACCCCCCAGCCGGCGGCAGACGCTGCGCAGGAGGGACGTGGATTGGGTGCTGTGACGGAAGCGCAGGTCTTCGAACTCGAAGTAGGACTCGGCTAGATCGGTGTCGACATCACCGGTCATCCGGGAGCAGCCGTTGAAGACCTCGATACGGAGCTCGTTGATGTCGTCAGCCATCTTGGCGATCTCCGAGAGCGACTGCTTCTCGGGATCGGTGAGGTCGATGACTTGGTCGACCTCGAAGGTGCGGCCGTTGATCAGAAACGTGTTGGGGGTTAGCTGTGCGGTGAGCATGGGCGTTCAGGGGGTTGCGGGTGTGTCGCTGATTGTTGACAGACGGCAGGCTGCTGTCAAGGGTTGGGGATGCCTCGGCGAGCGGCTGTGTACAGCGTGTCGAAGGCCTCGCCCCGGAGCTTGTAGGACGCCATGATGACGTCGCCTTTCCCGGTCGGAGGTGTCTTGTAGGACCTGAGAGCCTTGACGGCCAGCTCGAGGACCTCGGGCTCGTCGACCCACTCAGGGTAGATGTCCAGGACGCCGTTACGGATCATCGCGTCATGATCCTCGGTCGAGACAGGAGCGGCGTTGATGTACTCCATGTCGGACATCACGTGGTTGCGCAGCCAGGGGAAGATGTTGTTCCAGGCGGCGGTCCAGTAGGCAGGGATGAAACCGACGTCTTGGCACCTCTGAGGGCGCATGAAGTCCTTCCAGTCCCGGATCCAGACCTTCAGGAAGACGGCCTGCTGCTGGTTGGTCCTGATCCCCGAGCTGGCTAGGAGCTCGCGGAACTGGTTCATGATCTGGGTCGTACGGGCGATGGAGTGGGCTAGGCGACCGTTGGGGAGGGTCTCGTTGAACAGGCACTTGATCCCTGAGGCCTTACAGGCTGCTCGGATCATGCGGACGAAGTCCATGGACTTCCAGCGATCGACGTGGGAGAGGTCGAGGGGATCGACTCGCTCAGCCGGCTTGGGGTGGGCTGGGTCCTCCTGAGGGGCCCTGTACTTGGACAGGGTCTGCTTGGACTTCTTCTTGACCCGGTCATCCTGACGGGCCTTCTCCTCGCTGTAGGCGGACCCACTGGTCACGTCTTGGATGCGCTTCTTCGGGGCCCTATCCCTTCGGGTCATATCCCCCTCCTGAGGGCTTGGCGGGTCCTCCCGCCTCGACGAGGAATGCGAAGCATTCCGAGGAGAGTCAGAGTCCTTGTAGGACTCTTCCTCGTAAGGGCGGAAGCCGGCTTCACCCTGCTGGCGGCCCCTAGAAGCGGGGTCACCCCCCGCCGCGGCCACGGTACCGGCCTTGGCCGCCTCCGGGCAGTGCTCCTGTACCCAGGGGTCGTCTCGGTACCTGGCCCACAGTGCTCGCCAGCACCTGTGGGTGATCGTTCGGGGCCGGAGCTTGACCACTAGGTCCAGCGTGATCGGGACCGGCACGAGCAGGCTCGAGGCCCGGACGCGGTGGGTCCGATGAAGCAGGCCCACCTCCACAAGCCGGTTCAGGATCGTACGGATCTGCCGGCTCGACAGGTCGCAGACGTCTCCGAGCACACGCGCGGACGCCGAGCAGATCCCGTTACTGGACGCCTCCGCGAAGGAGACCACCTCCTGATAGACAAAAACCTCGGTCTTGGTGAGGACCGAGGAGCGTCTGACAGCCTTGGACATCCGGTCGTAGCCGGAGACCTCCGGGGAGGGGGGCAAAATAATCGCATTTCCCTTAGCAGAAGGGACTTGCGTTCTACCAGTCTCGTGTCCTAGACTACTCATGTCGAATGACTACTCGGCGTTGTGACCCAGGGCGCATACACCTTCAGGGTCATGAATATGCGGGTGCCCGCCTTGTGCGGGCCCCGCTTCTTTTTTTGGGTACCCCGCACCCTACGCGGTCCTGGGGACCGTTTCAAGGTGCGGGGCTCCACAAATCGCATCTAGCCGTCCGTCGTTACCCAGGTGGTCGTCCAGTTACCAGCTCCGGCGTCCGGCCCTGTGTAGGTCACCTGCATCACCTGGTCCGTCGTGAGGTCGACCCTCTGCACGTTTGGTTGCGGCTGGGGCCGGGGCTCCTCGTAGGTGAAGCGGCTCCAGAACTGATCCTCGTCGATAGCCTTCAGCTCGTTTGAGCGCCGGCGGATATCGACCGTACCTGGAGCTAGCTTGAATAGTGAGACGTGGAAAGTGCCTAGGAGCTCTGTCGCATTGGCCTCTTGGAGTTGCTCGTGACCGTCCAGGTGCCGGAACGGGTACCACCTGTCCGTGACGCCCTGCATCCTGCCTCCGATGTCCGAGAAGTGCGGGTAGTCTCGCATGCACGCATTGAAGATACGCTTCCACCATCGGGAGGAGTAGAGCGGATTGGTGCGAGCTCCGATATCTCGGCCCCTGAGGTGCTCTTCAATGTGTTGGAGGACCCTGAAGACGACAGCGCGGTGATCGCGATCCGTCGGGCCTCGAGAGCGCAGGGTGCGGAGCGGGAACGTGGCTACGTGAATGCTCTGCTCCTGGAGGTGGCGGGTGTTCGTGATGTGGAGGACCTGGATAGGGCGGGGCCGGCGACTCATGGCTTGGTCAGGGTCAGGATGGTGATCATGTAAGGCGTGCGCAGGAGTAGGTACTTGTCCTGGACTGCCCATAGCACGGGGCTCTTGCCTAGGAGGATCAGGCACTGGCGGAGCTTGGTGACGTTGACGGCCGGGTAACGGCGCTCACCCGAGATGGGGTACTCAGTCGGCTCGGCTCGAAGACCCTGCTGTGGGCAGATCTCCATGAACTGGTAGTTCAGGGCTGACTGATGTGCTCGCGATTGCGGGATGACACCCAGCGGGTCTCCGGTCACGCGCTTGAAGGCTGCGGAACGAGCAGCCAGTTGCTGCATCAGATCTGCGTGCGGGTAGTCAGGGCCGGCCTTCACTGGCGCAGCCCTCGGGGTGTCGAGCTGCGTGCTGCTGTAGATCGTGGTGACGGTCATGTTGCAGACCATTCGATCTAGCGGCCAGTCCTCGACCCAGGTCAGCTCTTTGGTGATCGAGGGGTGCAGTTGGTAGAGCAGGCGGCCTCGACCGCGTGCTAGGTAAGGGCGCTTCCACGCAGCCAACCGGTGCGAGCCTTCGACCCGTTGAGGTGTTTGGTACTCCGCAAAGGGGCCGGCCGGTTCTGTCGGTTCTGCGGCTTTTCGAGGCTGCTCCAGGTGGGTCAGCAGGGTAAGGACTCGCGCCTGATCACCCGCGCTCAGGGCCTCGATACGCTCAGCGATGGTCTTGTCGGTCACTAAAAAGCTCCTTGGTGAATCAACCGGAGCAGAGCTCCGGAGGTGAAAGGTGCCCCACCCGCCGAGAGGCGAGTGGGGCGGTTGCCAGGATGCACACGAACTACTGGAGTGGTGGACCTGAGCTGAGCCGGAGTATGGCACCGGATCGAGCCGGATTCAGTGACTGCGTATAGCTCGTTGGGTTTGTCTACCTCGTGGATGAGCTCGGAGTCACGACTCGAGCGGAGTCGCCTGCCTCGAGCTCATTGTTGCCATCATCTCGTCTGGTTGATGAGATGGCGGCGGCTCCTCCTCTCCTGTTATCCTGCGCTTACAGTATTCTCGGTGCCCGAGCTCGACCCATCTCGTCAACCTGACGCGATGATGGCAACAATGAGCTCGAGGCAGGCGCCGCAGCGAGAGGCGCCGTGGCTCAGCCTCGTGGTGGGCAAACCCACGAGTTATTCGCAGACACTGAAGCCGGCCCGGTTGACATGCTCTGGCTCAGCTCAGGGTCTACCCGTAGGTGCAAGTGTGGCCGAGGTTGCTGTTGCGCTATCTGCGGCGATGCGCCGCAGGACCCTCAAGTCAAGAGGGAATAGCTCTTCGTGTGCGGGGATTCCAAGGCAAGAGCCTGGATGGGCGCGCAGAGCATGATCCCGGTCGTGGAGGCGTGCCCGAGCTTTGTACGCGACCCGGTTCGGGTCGAGGATAAAGCGAAGGACCAGCACGCTGTAACGATCCGTGGATTATGCTCCGCGCTGTCCCAGCCAGCGCTTCGTTGGTAGTGGGAGGCGCCTCCGCTAGGAGGCGACGTCCTCGAGTTGCGCTACTGAAGCGACCACACATGCTGGCATGTGTAGCTTCAGGTGCGCAGTGCTCGAGGCCCACGACCAGTCGTACAGTGGCGGCGATGCGCCGCCTGAAGACGTTGTGGATTAGGCCTCCGGTAGGCCCGTTCCAGTCTTTCTACTCCCTTGGAAAGGTAGTCACCTCTTGCGAGGCTGGCTGGCTACCTTGGTATCGGCGCTCGTAGAGACTACCCGGTCACACGCCCGCCGGAGGCGGGCTTGTGGACGCGTGGTCTCAACGTAATGTGTCACAGGAGACAGCTCGAGGCGCAGCTCGAGCGGGCCTCCGGCCACAGTTTCTATCACTTGACGGCGATGCGCCGCCGCGGAAGTCAGATGGGCTAGCTAGACCACTTCTTTCCTTGCTCCGCCGAAGATGTACCTGTTGGCAGCCCTGGTACTGGGCTTTTGGCTATGAAGAACGGATCATCGGGGCCAACTACCCTCCTGCTCTTCGTGCCTGTTGGTACCGGCCTTTGGCCGGCAGCCGAGCCTGCTCCGGATTATGTGGAGCAGACTCGGTTCACTTGGTGCGCTAGCCGCGCTCCTTGACGGGGACCTTCATGATGAGGACGTCGCCCTCCTTGAGGGTCATCCCGTCGGTCACCTCCTGGCCGCCGATGTGCGGCTTCGACCCCTCGGGGGTGCCGAAGCGGCGAGCGTACTCGGTCCGCGCGTCGGCGACCGAGGTGCCGGCGGCGACGTTGAGGCGGCCGGGCTCGCCCAGACCGTCGGTGGCCGCGGCGGTGACCGTGGCGACCGGACCCGCCTGCGGGGTCTCCTGGGTCGTCGGCGCCGTCGTGGCGGTGGGAGCGGTGCGCGTCACGGCGACGGCCACCTCGGTGTCCGTGGGCAGACCCGTGGTCTGGTCCCACTTGGTCGGATCCGAGTGGTCGACCTCGTAGAGCACGGGGTTGCCGGCCGCGTCGTTCGCGGGGGAGTCGGCGTAGCGGATGCGACGGTTGAGGGTGTCGAACGCGGGGCGCTTGATGTTTCCGGTCATGGTGCAGAGGGTGTGTAGAGGGTTCAGGTGAGTTGGAGGGAGTGCTGCGTCTGCGGCGCGGCTTTCCCACCGAGCACGTCGACCACGATGGTGTTGAAGCTGGGCTTCATCGGGTCGTCGATCGTCAGGACCTGGGCGAACCAGGTCTGCAACATGGCCTGGGCGACCGCTTGGTTCGCCAGAGCCAGTTGCGGCTGCGTCTCGTACTCCTGGGTGCAGTCCAGCTGATCGGGAAACTCGTTCCCAGGAGTCTCATGACGCATCTCGGGGTTCCGTTCGGTGAGCGACGCGCAGACGTCCTCGCTGTTGATGCGGCGCCAGAGCATGGCCTGGCCGCTGTCGAGGTCGTTGCCGCCGTCCACCCACGTGAACTCGTCGAGCTTGTCGAGCTGCTCCTCGAGGAAGCAGCGGGTCTTGTTGTTGTCCACGCAGCCGAACAGCGTGACGCCCTCGACCAACCACTCACGGTGGTGGTTCAGGAGCCGATCGCTCAGGTACATGGAGATCACCCGGACGTCCAGGCCCGGGAAGGTGTCTCGCAGGGTTCGGGCCATGATCTCGGCTTTGTTCTGGCCGATGGCCGCGGCGCCGTGCTGGCGCGCGAGGTTGTGGTCCTCGACCTCGTCGCCGTCGATGATGAAGAGGGTCGGATTCTGGATCCGATCCCCCACCATCTCAGGCGGGTGGGCGAGAAGACGAGCGAGCGGCTCGGCTAGGTGGTAGCCGATGCCGCCCGCTCCGAGGATGGCGTAGATCATGAGGTCAGGGGTAGATGGGGAGGGTGGCTTCTGTTTCGGACTTGTTGCAGAAGGCGATCTCCTCGAGGAGGACATCGTCTTCCATGTCGTCGGGGTCCTCGAGGACTCCGTCCATCTCGAGCACCAGTCGATCCATCTGATCGAGGATCTCTTGGTAGTCCTTGCGGTAGGGAATGCCGGCGTTCTGGGCCGCCTTGCGGACGACAAAGTAGGTCAGCCGGAACCACTCGAGCAGGACGCCGTCGGAGTCCTCTCGCGAGAATGCCTCGACGTAGCTCAGGTTGGTCTCGATCACGGTCTCGATCACGGTGTCGATCGACGTCTCGGGGAACACAGTTTTCACCGTCGGGTCGGCGTAGACGTATTTCGAGAGCTTGTCGATCCGGGCATCCAGTGCGATCGACTTGAATAGCCGGTCGAGAAGGTCGTCGATGCGATTCATCACCTCGTCGATGACGTCTCGAACCAGCATGCTGTAGAGGGTCTGACGACTCTCGGATGCGCTGTTCTGCGCTTCTTCGACGATCTCTTCGATCGTGGGGGCGTTATCGAACCACTCACTGGTCGAGGCGTGGTTCATGAGCAGATGCAGGGCTAGGGCCGTAGCGTTGCTCGACGTCAGACTGTCCTTGAACGAGGTGCAGTACGCCCACACGGCTCGTGGGAAGGTCGTTTGCTGACCCTCCGCCTTCTTGATCAGCTGAAGGGGGTAGTGCGCTTGCGGTGAGATCACCATGCCGTAGAAGCCGGTGTGCATCCGCTGGATGCGGAACTTCTTATCAGCGACCAGCGAAGGGCCAGAGGCTGTCTTGCTGACAGGTACCAGTGAGGTAGTCGTCTTCTTCGTCGTCTGGCCAAGGCCACCCTGCGCCCCCGTACCCCCAGTCTTGCCGCCAGGAGTCGAAGGCGTACCCGCTTTGCCGCCGGTCCACTTTTTCGAGCCATAGCCGCCATACCTGCTGGTCTTGGCTTTCTTCTCCGCCTCCTTGATGGCCTCGCTGGCCAACTTGAACGTGGTAAGACAACGGGCGGCCTCGCCCATCCTGTCCTTCCAACGCCCCAGGCTTTCCATCGACCCACAGAAGGTCATCACAGTGCTCGTGTCGACGTCCTCGAGCTTGTCGACGCTGAGACCGACGGCGAGCTCGTCGGGATCGACCCCGGCCTTCAGCATGGCTTCGCACAGTCCGGGGTGGGCGACCCGGTTCAGCCACAGCTGAATCAGATCCAGGCCGCCCTCCACGAAAGGGATGTCGAACAACTCCTCGAGACCGGTCGCGTGGCGGATGCCCTGCGCCTTCTCGTTGCGGTAGCCGGGGAGGGCGGTGACGAACGACGGGCACACCGAGAAGGGCGGCTTGTCCACGTTCCCGAAGGTGATGTGGAAGCCCGTCTGGTTGAGCTCGTTGGCGTCGTCGGTCGAGCTGTGGTAGGCTCCACCAGCGCCGTGACTGTGCGCGGTGCCGACGCAGATGAACTCGACAAGCTCTCCATCCTCGCAGATGGGGCAAGCGTTGCCGGCTTCGAGCTCGATCGAGCCGATGCGACAGGTCGTGCAGAAGCTCTTGACGTTGGGATCGTACTTCACGTGCCCCGCGGAGGCGGTGTACCACGGCGGACTGACGAGGGTGTAGGCGTCGTCGACCGGCCCTCGGTGGAAGAGCACGAAGGCCTCGGTCTTCCACAGGCGGTAGACCTCGGCGAAGTAGCGGTAGACGAACATCGTCTCCGCCATGGAGATCTTGGGCCAGTTGGTGAGGTCCAGGTCACGCTGGATCTGGTCGGTTTCACCGAGGTCCTCGGCCCGGGCGGGAACGAAGGCCTGAGCCCAGGCGGCCCCGCCTGGGCCGATGGTCTTCAGCACGTGGGCTTGGTTGCCCTTGTAGTAGATGTCGGTGGTCATGTGGTGATCAGGGGTGGGTGGAATCGACGTAGGACGGTCAAGACCGCCTGGGTGTCTTCGTTGATGTCTTGCTCGGCTAGTAGGTGATCGAGCCGGCGCATCCAATCACGTAGGGTCGTGAGCTGCTCGGGGCCCATGCTCGCCGGAGGGTCGACGACAGGACGTCGGTCGCTCTCGTCTCGGATCAAGTTGAAGCGGATGTTGTTGATCCTTCCACCGTCTAGCGCAACTGGATAGGTGCGTTGGAAGATCTGACCAAGAGCCTCGATCATCTCTCGAGTAAGACCCGTCCCCTCAAGATCGAGAAGGTGCGGTCGGTTCTCGAGGATCCGAGATAGAAGCTCCTCGCGTCTCCGGATAATGGCCTGGTGATCATTGTGTCGATCACGCGCGCCTTGCACGGTGTCCAGAATGGTGGTCATCGGACCACCTCTCGCCACTTCTCGGCCGCCGTACCGAGCTCCCGGCCCAGTACGATCTCATCGACGTCCGTCTGCCAGGTCATGATGCGATCCTCGGTCCAGCGCTGCCATCGACAGAACTGCCAGAGCATGACAGTGTTCATGTTCAGGCCCAGATCACGCCGCCTGTCGTAGTCGGTGTAGTCACCTTCGGGGAGTTGCTCGAAGTACGGGACCTCTCGAAGCGCTTCGGGAACCTCAAACCCCTCAGGGAGCGGCCCGCTGAAAGGTGGCATGGTCAGGGAGTGCTCGTAGTGCGCGTTGTAGCCGGACTCGTTGATGAGCTTGAGGACCATCTCCGGGATCGACTGGAGCCCGTTGTACCGGTACTGGCGGAACACAGCACCCGTGCACATGCCTCCCGTATCTTGCTGGTTCGGTAGGAATGATTTGTACAGAACCGGGGTGTACCCCGCCTCCAGATGCGGCTGCTGCTTGGTGAAGAAGCAGCGGGCATCGGAGAGGCGCCCGTCGTAGATCGAGATGATGAAGACGCGCGCAGGCATGGCGACCAGGAATCGAAGACCCTCCGGCCAGCCGCGGTTCTCGCGGACGTCGATGGAGATCCTCTCAGCCCGCGGAGGCACGACTGCCATGAAGTGCTCGTTGTGGGCATCCTTGGTGTGTGCCAGGATGTTTACGTAGGGGTGGTACGGAAAGAGGGCGCCAGCGCGCCGGCCTCGTTCCTCGAGGGCGGTCACGACGTCTTCTTCCCGCGTGATGCGGTTGACGTGAACCGTTTGATGGATCACGTGACCATCGACGATGACGAGTCGATCGTGGGTTTCGAAGTTGGTCATGGGAGGTACGCGCGTGTCTCGGCGCTGTAGTTGGTGGGGGTGTTGTGGTGCACGTCTTGCGCGACACGCAGTTGTAGTTGGAGCGAGGCTCCTTGATCAGGGTTGATGAAGTTGACGTGGTTGACGAGGCCGGCGAGGTGGTCAAAGTTCACCGGCACAGGGCCTCGGTGCGTCAGCTCTCCCCCACGGGGACAGCGGCCGAAGTGCGCGTCGCAGATGATCTTGTGCAGCCGGGCGCGAAGCGCGCGCCGTCGAGGCCTGGGAGCGCTTAGCTTCTCGTTGACGACGACGCCGCAGACCGTCATGCGACTGCCGATGGAGCGGAATCGGATCTTTTCGGGGGCGACCTTGTAGCCCAGCTTTTTCAGGAACCCGATGACGGGGTACTGGAACTGGTACAGCTTTCTGTAATCCGCCGTGAAGGTCATGTCGTCGCTATAGCGGGTGTACGCGATCGGCAGGAGTCTGATCTGAGTCTGCGTCTTTCGCCGGCGCTCTCCGTGGTTGTCGACCCACCGCATCGTGGGGTTGGTCCGCCAGGACTCGATCAGCTTCAGGATGCCGAAGTCCACCTGAGCCCCTGCCAGGTTGGAGAGGAAGGGGGACGTGGGGGCTCCTTGTGGTAGGCCACCATCCAAGAAGCAGGCGCGTTTGACTCTGTCAAGGAAGAGCCTGTCGGCACGTGACATCGGTTGCATGTACCCCCTGGTCAGGAAGTACTCCAGCTGCTCGAGGACGACGTGGGGAGACACGGACGGGAAGAAGTCCCGCAGATCGATGTCCAGCTTGTACCGGTGACCTACATGCGGGGCGGCGTTGGTGTGGATACCACGCTTGCGGACGTAGGCATGAGCTGCTGGGGAGGCCCCGATCCCGAGCGCTTTGAGCTCGCTGAGGATGAGCTTTTGAGCAGCCATTAGCTCCGGGCAAGGGATCTGGAGCTTTCGCATCTTCTGACGTGTCCGACCGTTCGAAAGCGTCTCGAGTACCGGGACTTCTCGACCATCCCGGGTACGCCTGGTCTTGGGGATTCGTGCGAATCGGTAGTGCTCAGCTTGAGCGGTGTCCGTCAGGACATTGAATGATGGGTAGCCAGCCATGATCTACCCTCAGATGACGGCGCAGATTGCGCTCAAGGCAAGAAGTAGCATGTGCTTCACTCCGTGGTTTGAGGAAGTAGCGGGAGGTCCGCCTGGTGAAAGGCCTGGAAGATCGCCGAGGCGACGGTCTTCAGACGGCTTTCGAAGATCAGGTGGTCCGGGTGAGACATCTCCCCAGCGGGCGGGAGCTCTTTGAACAGCCGGTCGATGATGGCTACGAGCAGGTCGTTAGCGTCGGCCTGGCTGACCAGGAGGCTCCGGGGGCGGAGGTTGATGTTCAGATTGGAGGCTATGCCCCGTAGCACCGGTGGACGGGACCGGGCCGCGTGGACGGCGAAGGCGATTGAGGCTAGCCGGTGGTTGTTGTCGGCCGCAGACGGTGTGGTGGTGGCGGGGTTGTGCTTGCGGAGCGGGTCCGTGTCGGGGACCGGGTCGGGCAGCACCAGGGGACCTACGCCGTTTTTGGCCAATCGGTGGTAAAGGCTTAGAGCTGCCAAAGCCCCGAGTCCCATAGCCGGCAGCAATGCGCGGTTGGAGACTCGAGCGGGGCGTGGTGCGTCGACTGAGTCGGTCGACCACCAGGCGGACAGCCCTTCACGAACGGGCCCTTCATAGAGGGGCCACGTCTTCGTCAAGGCATCAATGACGGGGACGTACATTCAGATCCGGATAGGGAGGTGGAGATGTGTTCGTGTCGGCAAACAGTGGCTCACAGGACTCATGCCATGTCTGTTAGGTCTTTTCATGCGGGCCCCCAGGCGCTATCCTGAGCCTGTCAACAACTGGAGACGACCATGTCGCAACGACCCACAGGTTCTCGCCCCGCCCCGCGCGGCTCGATGATGTCCGCTGACGCCGCTGCCGCCGACGTGCGGGCTCGGCAAGAAGCCGCAGCCCAGGAGCAGCTACAGCAGCAGGCCCAGGCGGCCAATGAGGCTCCCTCTGAGGAGCAGACCGAGCTCGACGAGGCCATCAGCTCCCAGATCCCCAAGGAGGTTCAAACCTCCCGCGGGATGCGCCCCTACGCCCAGTTCAAGAAGGAGTTCGACGAGGTCTATGAGCAGGTCCGTGACAAGGACCACCTGCTCTCTGGTCGAGTGACATACTCGACCGAGCTGGCTGGTCTTCCTATCACCATCCAGAGCCTGCGCCAACGGGACCGGCGGCTGCTGGCGGCCTGGGCCCCTGACGCCCGGGATGAGCATCGGGCATTCATGGATGGGGAGTTCCAGTACCGCTCCCGCCTGATGGTCCTGTCCCTGGTCCGGGTTGGGGATGTGGAGTTCCCGAGCCTGCCGATCAAGACGGATCCGGAATCTTGGGAGAAGCAGGACCCGATCCAGCAGGCCCTGTCCTACGTTGAAGACTGGGACGAGACCCTGTTCAACGTGATCTTCGGGCTCCTATCTGACCTCGAGACCGCCAAGCACTTCGCGCTGCTGGAGAACCTGGGAAACCCCTAGCCACCCCGCTCGCGTACTACCGAGTCCGCCTGCTGCTGCGGGGCGGGGTGGATCTAGCGGAGTTCTCCTTCCTCGAGCAGCAAGACTTCATCGAGTACGAGCGGAAGGAGCAGGCGATGCGGTTCGTCGAGCAGGCGACCCAGATCTACGCCACCGCCAAGGATACGGAAAGTGCTAAGGCCCTCGTTGAGCGGCTCCGGGAGGAGCTCTTCATCGGCCAGGCCCAGGCCAAAGCTGAGCGCACCAAGCGTCTGAGTGACGAGCTGGTCGAGGCGATCCACAAGACCTATTCGATCACTACGGCCGGCGGAGCCGCTATCCTTGAGGTGAGCAATGACTGAATCTTTCACCTCCCAGGTCCTCCGGCAGACCATCAAGCAGGTGCGGGCCGGGTCTCGAGACCTGACCAGCACCCGGCTTGAGCCTTACTACCGAGGGACGCGGCGCCTCTCGGCGGAGGAGGTGGCCAGCCGAGCCGCGGCCTCGGCCGCTTTTCGGCAGGAGGCTGGATTCCGACCTCTCTCCACGGCTGAGGCGGCCCAGCAGATCGGGGACAGCGGGGGCCGGGCCCTGTTCCTGACCCTCATGAGCGGGCTGGGACTGGAGCGTGAGTACGACGAGGACGTCGTCTCTCAGGATGCTGTGGAGGGGGTCCCGGATCTCGGGGACCGGACGACCTTTGCGGACACCAAAGCCGCCTCAGGCGCCTCGCTGACGGTCCAGGAGGCCCGTGCCGGCCTGCGGGCGGTCGAGGGCCTAGCCAGCCGCCTCCCCACGGGCGGGCAGGTCAAGCACATCCTTGAGCCCGCGCAGCCGGCCCTGGCGGATGATGATTCCGTGGTCCAGGAGCGGCTCGAGAAGATGTGGGACTACGTCCGCGACCTGTTGCCGTAGGTCCGGTCGGAGCGGGGGTTTATACTCCTAGCAGGCGTAGGAGCCGCTTCTCTGGCACTGGGTGCCAGTGCCAGTAAACCATGCCCGACCCCTATCCGAACCAGAACCAGGCGCTGTACGCCCTCCAGCAGCGGATCCAGGCCCAGCAGCAGCAGCAAATGCGGGCTGAGTCCATGGCCGTGGGGGGCACGAACTCCATGGCCACTGAGTCCATGCGGGTCTCGATGATGCTGCAACAGCAGCAGCTTCAGCTCCAGATGCAGCAGCAGATGCAGCAGCTGCGCTCGTCCATGTACGGGACGTTCACGGCTGGGGCGGGCGCCGCATCCCCGGTCATGCGCCAGAACTTCGGCTCTCTGGTGATGGGGGCTGGGGTGGCTCGGGGCGTCAACACGATGACCGGCGGGCTCCTATACCCGGACTACAACTACCATTGGGGCCTCACCCGGGCTCGGATGGAGCAGGACGCGTCGGACGAGCTCCGTCAGCGGATGTTCAGCGATGTCGGGAACGAGTTGATCGCTGGCCTGGTCCCGGACGTGATCCGACGCCGGACCGGGGCGGCCTTCGCAGGCTCGAGGCCTGAGTTTGTGCGGGCAGCTTATGCTCGCTACTCCGGTTTGCGGGGCGGGGACGTGGCCGCGTTCGGCGGTGGAGGTAACGTTGACGGACCTGGTCTGCGATTGCGGGCTGACGCGACACAGAGCTCAGCGCGGGCGTTCGAGGCCGGGCTTTTGAACCTCAACCGCCGGCTTGGGTATGCCCTCGGTAGCGATGAGGTGAGCATGCTCCAGGACGTCACGGCAGGCCTCTCGGTCCACCAGGCCTTCCGAGGTCAGCGCGCTGGGGAGTCGGTCCTTGCCTCGGATAACCGCCAGGTTCAGAGCCTGATTAGCAGCATTCATGACCTGAGTCGTGCTCTCCAGCTGAACGTTGATCAAACGCGCGAGATGGTGAACATGGGCCGGCAGCACGGCTTGATGCCTAACAGCTCGGCGTTCCAGGCTCTGGGAGCCATCGGCCAGGGCGGAAACCTGATCCAGATGAGCAACGCGGATCGGGCCCGGTACGCTATGCCGATCATGGCTCAGGCCCGCGGGATGGGCATGGACGCGGTCACCGCAGTCAACCGGCGGTTCGGTAGTGCGGAGGGCGTCCTAGGCCGCTACCGGGCTGGCCTCATGTCTGATGCGCAGCTGTTCCGATTCGGCGGGACCAGTGAGGACGACGCCGCGATGCGCGTCGCGGAGTATCAAGAGCGGCTCGGTCTGGGATACGCCTCGCGGTTCGGAGGCAGTCTTGGGGCACTCTCCTATGCGGGGCAGTCTGTCGGAGGTGCTATCAGCACCGGGGCCCGGTTGGGTGCGGTTCTTGGATCCAACCCTCTGGCAGGTTTGCGTGCTTCTATGAGTGGGGCGGTGCGCTCGAACATGGCAGGCTCGATGCAGATGGATGCTTACGCCTATGCGCAGGATGCCTACCGCATCGGCGAATCGATTCAACCGGGCGGCGGTGAGGTACTTGCCGCTCGAGTATTCGGCCAGATGATCGGTGAGTCTGACCCGGTTCAGGCTATGAACATGTATCGGCAAATTGCCGGTGAGGTCGGCGCTGTCCAGCGTGGTACGTCGCTCAGTGGGGCAGAGTCTCTGCGGTTTGTCCGTACCCGTCGAATGATGCAGCAGGTGACCGGCGAAGCCCCGGATATGTTGGATACAGCTAGGCTGTATCAATCTTTGGCGGGACGGGATGTGACCGCGGTGAGTGTTGCCCGGGCGCTAGCCCTCTCGGGAGCAGGCAGCAACACGCAGACGTCGCGCGAGTCTATCAACAGTGGCTATCGACAGGCGTCCGTGGATAAGTTCCGAAAGCTGATTACGGGACAGACGGATCCGTCGCTCCTAGCCGTGATTGCCGAGATCTCCAACCTAGATGGGACGGGACTATCGGTGGATGTTCTTCAGGACATGGCCATCAACAAGAACAGCTCTGGGTGGAACACCGACGCTGTCAGTGTTCGGGAGCTCCTGACGATGGATCAGTTCCTCGGTAACTTTGGGAAGATCAACAAGAACCCAGACAAGCCCCCGAGCGGGACTGAGAACAATCCGATCTACGTGAAGACGGTGAGCTGATGGGGAGCATCGACGACGTCCTGTCTGGCACCGGCCCCGACGATACGGATCTGACCCAGGGTCCGCAGGTGTCGAGCTCGGATGATTACGAGATCGTGCTTGGGTACGATCCTGCGGATTATCGCCACCTGGGTGCGGCGATGGGGGCGGAGTACGACAAGGTCCCTGCCACGCTGGTAGTTCGCGACATCGGAGACGCGGCCACGGCGCAGGAAGGGATCATCGATGCAGCCAGCACAGCGTTGGCTCAAGTACTGCCCTTCCCGCTCGGTCTGGTAGCTAATGCTGGGCTCGAGATCGCGCTCTCGCCGATCGTATTCATCACAGACAAGCTGATCCTTACCAGCGCGGTCGAGCCTCGCAGCGCCCGATCGGCTATGGTGATGAGCTTCAATCAGCCGACGGTCTACACGTCGGGCATGCAGCCCTACATTTTCCGGTACGCGGGTCACGTGTTGATCAACGAGCTGGATGGGGACGGGCGCAACCAGTTCTACGCTGCCTACCGGGAGTACCTGCGCGCCTCAGCTAGCCTGGTCGGGGCGGAGCGGCAGACCATGCCGTGGGTCGTAGAGCTCACCTTCCGAGATATGTTCCGCGCCGGGTATGTGGTCGACCTGTCGATGTCGATCAACGCAGCAGAGCCTAGCAAGGCTGACATCTCGTTCACCCTCTTCGTGATCGATGACCGGTTCTCCTGATGGCCTTTGAACCTCGAGACACCGAGCTGCGGGAGCGCTTCGGCGAACAGGCCCAGGAGCTCTACGAGGGCGACCGGGCGGCTGTCCGTGTCTTCCCCCTGGATGCGACAGGGGCTCTGGTTTTGACCAATCCGGTGGCCGAGTTCGATCAGCTCTTGATCGGACGAGTCGAGGAGCCGGATCGGGAGCGGGTGCAGTACAGCCAGTCGTTTGACGGCAACAAGCTCTACGCCTACGGCAACGATCACCGGGTCTATGCGATCTCCGCGGCCTTGCTCGATACGGACCTGGGGACGACGATTCAACCCCCATCAGGCAGCGAGGCGAGCGCGTGGGAAGGGCGCGGGCATCGTGACTGGGTGCAGTTCTTCGAGCAGTACGCTAGTCTGTGGGCATGCGCTCGGGATCGTCTGCTGGTCCAGCTGACCTACGGTCGGCGCCAAGTCTACGGGGCCTTCCTTGAGTCGACGCCCAACCTCGTGGCCTCAGCGCCGCACCGGCTGGATCTCCTGCTCTCCTTTTACGTGACCCACAGTCAGCCCATCGAGTTCTGATGACTGCCGAGACCCGAGCCGGCCTCCTAGCATCCCAGTGGAAGATCTTTCTGGATGGCGTGGAGGTTCCGCACCATGGGTTCAGCATGGTCATGTCTCAGGATCAGGTCAGCGAGGTGATGCTGAGCCTGGAGCCGGACAAGATCCTGCTCGAGCTTCGGCCGCAGACGATGGTGCACATCTTCGCCAAAGATCGATTCCCTGACCCGGCTCCTGGGCAGGAGGATGAGGAAGGTGGTGTGCAGTTTGCCAAGACCTATACCTCGGACGAGGACGAGCTCAAGGACACGTGGCACCTGTTCTGGGAGGGCGTGGCCGCTGGGCGCACCCACCAGAAATCCAAGGGCAATAGGTCCATCCAGGTTCGAGCACGAGCCTTGGTAGAGAGCCTAGAGCGCACCCCGGCCTTCATGATGGGTATGGGAGGGATCGAGTACAGCTCTATTGCTTCCGGCAGCCGACTGCCTGCGACTGTGGCGGGTGTGATCGAGGGCGGCGGGCCTTCGTCGGTAGACACGCTCAGCCTGTTCACGCTGGCGGATCTCTTCACTAACGACGGGGAGACCGGTTCCGATGTTCCTGGCCGTGATAGCGCTACTCCGCGGTTCGCTGAGCGCTTGATCCGCTTGATCACCTACCTCAGTAGTTACAACGGGGTGCTACGTCAGCACGTGGTCCGTGGCCGGCTCCTGAACAAGATCGCGTCTATCCCGGATAGCATCCTCGAAGGGATCCTCGAACGATCTGTGGGCCTGAGCCTGCTGGGCGACATGCAGAACCGAATCACGTCGCGCAGCTCGGTGCTCGACATCATTCGGCAGGTGATGTCCTATGGGTTCTATCACCTGGTCCAGGTCCCTATGCCTTACCGGCCGAGTAAGCAGCCGGAGATGGGATCGATGATCCCTACTCTGACCGGGAAGCAGGATGAGGAGCAGGCTACCGCCCACCAGATTCCCTACGAGTACTACCGGAACGACTACGTGTTCGTGCCGGAGACGTACTACGCGCTGCCGCCTCCGTGCAACTTCGTGTTCCCGGATGAGATGGCAGACCTGTCCATCGGGCGGGAGTTCCAGTCGGAGCCGACGCGGCACCTGGTACAGGACCCGCACCTAGCCTCCTTCGTTGGTAACTTCTTCTACTGGCTGGCTCCTGAGGACATCATCCGCAAGGCGCGGGAGGGTGCTGGTGATGACGTGACCTCGGCGAACCTCTTCGCCATGGCGTCCACGTTTGGCCGCTCGATCAACGTGAGCGGGGCCACGTCACCGTACGCATACCCGGACTCCGCCGACTTGGAGAGCGGGTCGGTGCGTAGCCTCCTTGGCGCTGTATCGGACCTAGAGCTGGAGAAGGGTATTGTCCCGAGCTTCGGGCAGAACCGGTTCGAAGCCTTGGCAGCCGCGGCGTACCTGAGCCGCACAATCCCACGCACGGAGGACCAGGCCACGGCCCAGTCGATCGAAGACTTTGCTAACCCGGAAAATGCTGCGTACGCCGACCTGATGGCGGCGGTGGCTAACTACCAGCTTCAGCTGATGCGCTACCGGCGCCAGGGCCAGGTCTCGATGCTTGGGCACCGGTGGATCATCCCCGGGCTTCCAACCATCATCTTCGACTCGGACATCTCGTACTTTGGTCAGGTCGTGTCGACCACCTTCGTGGTCAACTCTGATGGCCAGGAGTCGACGACTCTTCAGCTGGATCGTACTCGGCCTGTTCCGAAGATGGAGATCGAGGAGATCCGAGCCGCGCTCGAGGGCCTCTCCACGAAGCTCCAAGAGCTGCAAACCCAGAAGAGCAAGGTTGCGGACCAGGCGCTGGGGCAGACGATCTCCTCGGCGCTCTCAGGCCCCCTCGCGTCTCAGACTACGCAGTACGGCGGGCTGGGCGCCAAGATCGAGCAGACTCAGTCCGCGCTCCAGAACTGGAACACGTACATCGGTGGAGATACCGTCGACCTGGTTACGACGACGGGCGCTCCGATCCAGGAGACTCTGACGATTGAGGGCACGCAGTTCGATGGGACCGGCTTGACGACCTACTTCCAGGACCTATCGACGGAGGCTGCGGAGATTCAAGCAGGCCTGGATGAGCTTCTGGTCGATGGGGCGGCTGTCGCAAAGGCTCTCAATACTGGGGAGATCGCTGTTGGCGGATCTGCTTTCTCCACGACCCTGACCAAAGGTGACCAGACCATCTACGCGGCGGGCAATGTCAGTCCAGCGTACTTGGCATACCTGTTCCTCGACGTCCCGGTCCTGGTTGATACGACTGGGCAGATCACAGCAGCCAAGGCGGCGTTGGGTGACGGCTTCTCGGTGTCGGGACTCAAGAGCGCGCTAGGCTCCATTGTCAACGGCGGCGCCTCCAGCGACGTGTTTACAGGTGGCGAGGCCCCGAACACCGTGGCCGGTGCCCTCGCGGTCCTGACCGTGGCGGCGACGTACTACGAGCTGGCCACGGCGGCGATTGTCGAGTGGCTTACGATTCAGAAGGACATCGCAGATTCTGGCGAGAACTTGGACTTCCTCGATCTCCCGCCCTCGACCCAGGCTGCGGCTGATCAATCCTACAAAGACCAGTACCAGACGATCGTCGACACACTGACGAATGAGATCATCGAGGACGGCCAGAAGGTCCTTGAGGACTTCGATACCCGCTTGGACTGGCCGGCGCCCCCGGCCTTCTTCTCTGAGGACTTGATTGCCACGGAGAAGTTGGATGACCTGTACCAGACCTCTTTCGGATGTAAGCCGTTCTACACCGGCCCGTACACGGCGACAGCAACGAACGAGACTGTAGCGGCCATCCGAGCATCCTTGACTGAGTTGGATCTTGGGGAGCTTGAGACTGAGTCGGGCCTGAGTATGCAGGATCGACTGGAGTACTACCTCGAGTATCTGTCCGGGGTCTCGGCGTTGAACAACGTCTACCCCATCCTGGAAGGGCAGGAGGAGCTGACGGACGACGTGGCCCCGCCGCCTAGCTGGCATGACGTGGCGGCAGCTGGTGGTGGGCAGGCCACGCCTTTCGAGTGGGCGCATCGGACGTTCCTCAAACGAGAGGCCACGAGCTTGGGGCAGTTCCTCGAGGATCACAAGCTCGAGCTCGTGACGCAGTTTGCCGACCGACCCACCACCAAGGAGTTCTATCAGATGCGTCCGGTCTCAGGATCGCAGACGACAACCGGAGCTGGGCTGGTATTCGACGATAGCCTCTTCAGTAAGCTGGTGGATGAGAAGAAGATGACCAACCCTGCATCCACTGTGGTTAGTGATGTTCTTGAGCAGGTTCTTCCTGGACCCTTCAACGCGGTGGCCGCCTCCGCGGTAGACGCGGCTTCAAGCGATCCATTGATCCAGGAGGCTCGAGAGCAGGCCACCAACAAGTACCTGACCACTCAAGCACGGCAGGAGTTGATCCTGTCCTATGCCCGCAAGCACTTCGGCGACCGAGGTTTCGATGGCACGTGATACGACTGATCGGCCGAGTAAGGCCATCCGAGACGCCCGGAAGGATACCGATCTAGGTCTGGTAGAGCGGGCGCAGAAGGGCGACAAGGAGGCGCTGAACCGGCTGATCCGTAGCCACATGGATCTGATCCAGATGAAGGCCCGCGGGTTCCGTAACGCCCCCATCCCAATCGCGGCGATCGAGGGTGAGGGTATGCGGCTTCTGGCTTTGGCGGTTACCAAGTTCGACCCGTCCCAGGGTGTGGCCTTCCGCACGTTCCTCGACAACTACCTGCGCGGGCTCTACCGCTACGTCAACAGCAACAAGCGCGTGGACCGGGCGCCGGAGCACAGGCACCTGCGCTTCCACCGGTACGAGGCGGTCAAGGGCCTCCTGCGGGTGGAGCATAGTCGAGAGCCCACGGTGGCCGAGCTCTCCGATGCGTTGGGCTGGAGCCCTACGGATGTGAAGCAGATGGACCGGATGATGTCCCAGCGTAGCCTGGCGGGCAGCGGCCTCGAGAACGTCAAGGCACTGGACCAAGCGCACAGCCGGTACCAGGAGTCGGTTGAGCTGGCGTACGCGGGGTGGACCAAGCAGCAGCAGGCTGTCTACGATCTCAGCATGGGCGCGCACGGTAAGCAGCGCCTATCATCTGTGCCGGCCATCGCCCGCACCCTTGGGATCACGGCCGACAAGGTCTACAAGATCAAGCGGGAGCTGGCCCAGGAGCTTGGTAGTTCCCTATGAGGATTCAGGACACACCAGAGAGTCTGCGCTTCAGTCACGTCCGCCGGCGGCCTCGATCCGAGTGGCCGAACAACTGGCTCAAGGGCGGGTCGGAGCCCGGCGACATCATGCTGCTCGAGGGAGACTGGGGGAAGATCGGCGGCATCCTCTGCTTGACCAAGACAGGGCGCTACATGGCGTTGACCGTGGCCCAGGTCTTCGAAGGCGCTGAGATCGAGTGGCCTGAGCCGGGGGCTGCCTTCTCGATTCACCTCATCGGCGACGCCGTCCAGCTAAAAGTAAAAGAAGAGCCCGAAGGCCCTTCCTGAGCCCCGAGAGGCTCTCACAGGTCGCGGACGGTGAACCCGTACTGCTGGAACGTGGACCAAGTGTACGGGCTTGCCGTGCGTTCGGCCCAGTGCTTGGAGCAGTAGTAGGTCGTCTCGGTCCGGGTCAGTGCCTTAGTGGCCGGGGCATCGCACCGACCGCAGGGGATGCTGGCCCCGCCGCAGCTGGTGGCGACTAGCACGAGGAGCGCGAGCGTGGTGAGGAATCGTCGCATGACTATGTCGGGTGAGGGTGGTGGTTGGGGTATACACTCCCCAGTCACCATACTCATGCCCGACAGGCTCGCCGCTCTTGCTGGTTTAGGTGTCGAGCGTGCGAAGCGCCTCCCACTGCTCTTCCCACTTCTCAGCGTCGAAGATGCGGCGGTACTGCTCCACGGCTTCCGCCTCAGGAAGCGTTGGCATGACCGAAGTCTTGAACCAGTCCTCGATGCGCTGGAACAGCGGCCAGATGGAGCCGGTCCTTGGGTACACGTGAGCGCAGATCCGAGAACGCCTAGCAATCGTCTTTCGGGTCAGACGGGTGACTTCGAAGAAGGTCCAGTCTGAGGGGATCTGCCCATCGTAGAGCAGTGGTGTCCCTGTCGGCCCGGTAGGGTGGAACCGCCACCCATCGCCGACCGGCGGCGCACCTAGCTCAGCTACATCGCCCCATGTTGCGAACCCACGCAGGGGGTTCACGGTGAGGATGTCATCACGGACGCGGACATCCGGCCGCAGATCGAAGTGCACAGGGGTTAGTCCATCCATCAGGTGCATGATGACTGGGCGCCAGATGTAGTCACCTACGCTGGTCTTGGGGAGGCTCATCAGAGGAAGTCGTCAAGGGCGTCAAGGGGATCGGTCGGCTTCGGTTTCTTTTTGCGGCGAGGAGCTCGCTTGGAGAGTGCCTCTCGAACCTGAGCCAGCGTGGCATCTCGAACGGCCACGTCAAAGGATAGCGGGTCTTTCCCAGCAGCCCGATCGGCCGCAGCCTCCATACGAAGGTTTAGGTTGACCCATGCAGTCTCAGGTGTCGAGATAGTCTTGGTGCGCGGGAGGCGCCCAGCTGCTACGACAGGGATTCGCGGTATCCCTTTGTAGATCCAGTACTTAGAGTAGAAGTGTCGGCCGACTGCGAGTTTGGCTCCCTGCTTCTGTACGTAGGCGCGTAGGCGCGCCCGCTGCTGTGCTGTGAGCGCGCTGAATCCTGCGACCAGGCTGCGCACGATCCATACGGCCGGCTCCTTGGTCGGGTGGCAGGCTCGATAGAAGCAAGGGGAGCAGGTGGGTTTGGCTCCCGGTCCGCCGAGATGCCCAGCAGCGGTGCAGCGTACCAGGTCCTCTTTGGCGGTAGGCCTGCCGCAGCGGCTGCACTTACTCATTGGGCGAGATCAGGTCGAGCGGCTCCTCGGTGATTCCGGCCATTTCGAGGATCTGAATCGGGGTCAGCGCCTCGGTCGGGTCGTCGCTCCAGGTCATACCGCCCGTGAGGAGGTAGACGCGCTTGTCGATGAGCAGCGTCCCCACGTCTCGGCGGTTGCTGTTCAGCACGTCGATCGCGCCCTTGATCGTTTCACTCATCTCATCCAGGCGATCGTCCTCTGCATCGTCCTCGCCCCAGATGATGCTGCACATATCCAGCAGCCGGTCACGGGTCAGCGTCTCCGCCCTCTTCTCGAGCTCTTCGACGCCGTCAGGGTGGTCGGTGATGCAGTAGATCGTCTTACCGTCGTTGAAGGTCGGTAGCTGTGTGATGGCGAAGTTGAAGAATGCACCCATAAGAGAAAGAGGTGGGGGAGGTGCCCCGACCGGTGAGGGTCGGGGCAGGATGGTGGTTGGTCGATCAGTGCGTGTTGCCGGGGGCGGCCCAACCCGCGTGGGCGGGCACGGGATCGGCCGGCGGGTCCTCGACGGTGGTGGCCTCCGCGGGGAGCTCCGGCGGGTCCTCGTCGACCTCGGGGTGCTCGGCCGCCACGATCTCGTGGGCCGGCAGCACCTCGGTCGAGGCCGCGTGGACGAGGAAGACGTGACCGGCGGCGTTCGCGTTCTCCTCGGGGTAGAAGAGGTCCGTCCGCTCGACCATCGCCAAGGCGAGGGCCTTGGGGACGATGAACACGGTGTCGTCCTCCCGCTCGTCGGGCATGTTGGCGACCTGGATCTGGACCTTCTTGATGTTCAGGTCCTGCGCGGGGTCGCCGGCCTCCTCGGGCATGTCGGCGAGGATGGGGTTGATCTCGACGGGGTCGATGTCGGCGGGGCGCTCGAGCATCAGGGTCCCCAAGGTGGTGAGGACGCGGACGGGGGCGGGAAGCAGGTTGATGATGCGCATGGTGGTTGTGGGTGGTTGAGGCTCCTGTGAGCCAAATCGGGGTTCAGGGGACTCATGACTGATTTCACCAGGAATGTAGGAGAGGCTTGCAGGCCGGGCCCACTTCGGCCTATGCTTGACATGTCGCCACTGTGACGACACTTCTGGGCCGCGGCCCACAACCCAAGAAAGAGCAAGCACATGCCGCCTGAACTAGATATCAAGTGGGACCAGGTCCGTGACAGCCTGGCTCTCCAACTGAAGGACGAGGCCCACGCGCTTCTGGAGTCCACTGATGGGGACCTCGGAGGCTGGGCCGCCCAGATCGCTGCTGACATCGTGGAGGCCGCCTCCCTGGGGCGTGACGATCTCCTCGAGCACCTCAAGTCTCAGATGCGTACCCTAGCTGGCTCTAAGCGGGTCGAGATCCGTGAGGCCGGCTGGCGCACCCTGGACGCGGCCGTGGGAGCGGCGGTCAACGTCATGTCCACCATGGTCCGAGCCGCGGTGGTGGCCTGATGAGTCGCCTCAAGACGCTTCTGACGGGCGCGGCTCTGCTAGTGGTTGCCGCCAGCTGCATCACTCCGCGCGCTACCGTCATCCTGGATGACGTGGAGGACTCCTCGATGCTAGTCATCGATGAGCACGATGCTTACGTCGCCCGTACAGATGGTGAGGGCTCCTGGGCTAGCATCGACGAGGCTGAGGCTGAGGCTATGCTCTCGCAGTCCGCGCTGTTCGCCGAGCTGTTCGCGGATGCCGACGGGACGGGCTACGTCCAGGTCTCGGTGTTCGAGGGCTTCGCTGACCCGGTGTTCGACCGCTACGTGGGCTGGGTCTCTGAGGAGTTCCCGTACGACCCCGCCGTCGACCCGATCGAGCCGCTCGACCGTCGAGTTAGGCTTCGAAGCGTCGCGCTGGTCCGTGATTACATCGAGCGGGTCAAAGGCGAATAGCTCCGTCCGTCGAACCGGCCGAAGGCCCTGGAGTGCGATTTCCTCGTACTCCGGGGCCTTGCTCTATACTTGGGGGTGTGGAGGTAACCCCATGACACCCGGTACGAAGAGCAGCGAGTACTCACTGACCAAAAATGCAGGCGCCGCGGGAGCGGCCGGTCTGTTGATCGCCTTGTTGACGGCGCTGCTCCAGGACGGCGGGATCCAGGATCTCGAGCTGACCTGGCCTGTGGCCGTGATCCTGGCTACCAGCATCGTAAGCCTGGCTGCCGTGGTCGTCAGCTATAACGTGTCCCGCGGCCTGGCTAAGAGCGAGGCGAGGGTCCCTGAGGATTACAAGAAGCCTGAGGGCTCGTGACCGGCCGCCTGATCCTCCTGCTCACGCTCGTCAGCTGTGCGGTGTTTCAGCCGGACGAGCTGTCGATGACCTATGAGCGCGGCTTCGGCCACTATGATGCCGACCCCTGGGAGGCGCCGATCTCGGAGGATCAACACACGATCGGGTTCGGTTTGACGTGGTACATCGGTACCACAATGCCACCGGCTAGGGCTGCTGTTCTTCAGCCAGGCCTGCTCGAGGATGACGAGCCCCCTAAACCGGCCCCACCCCAGCCGCCCGCCAGTGTGGCACCGGCTACCAGTGCCACAGAGCCGTACAGCCCGGCCATGGATCGGGCCCTGATCTACCAGATCACCACGCTGCTCGGTGCGTTCGTGGTGGCTTACCAGAACCGTCAGCGCCTCCCAGGCGTGAAGAAGGCCTCGGACGAGGGGAGCGCTGAATGAGAGTTAGTCCAGACATCGTGTTCGGGATGCTTTGCGGCCTGGAGAAGCAGGCCGAGGAGCGTGAGGAGGTTACGGCCGAGGAGCTCGAGGAGGTTATCCCCGAGACGGACGATGAGCGAGACCTGCTCCAGCACATGATGCGGGTCGTTTGGGACTGCGGGGCTCGCCCGCTCCCGACCATGCCGCTGCTCTCCGAGAACGCCAAGCAACTAGAGAACACGGTTCTGCTCAGGGCCCTGGATCGAGCCAACAAGCGGCTCCTGCCAGGCGCCAAGCTGATCCGTAGCGGTCGTCCGATCACGGACATCTTGAAGAAGTTCAAGAAGATCCAGAGACGTGCCCTCAAGGGCTCGATGATCGGATTCCGCAAGACGATGAAGGCCAATCAGAAGGCTTTGATCACATCCGCGCGCCGCAGCGCCCGCTCCGCGTATCGATAGTCTCGACGGCTCAGTTCGGCTGAGCGCTTCGGGGTATCGGTGCAAGGGGATCAACCACAGTAACTGCCCATGACCAAAGCCAAGAAGAATGCCCGCGTCTTCGACTTCATTCAGTCTGAGTCGGAGCGAAAGCGCAAACGCCCCTGCCATGCCTGCATGACCGCCAAGGCTAAGCCTCAGGTGGACGAGGATATTCGAGCGTGGCTCGAAGCCTGGTCGGCCGGCGAGGCTGGCGATACCACGTGGACTCGCTTCGTCGAGTGGCTCAAGCAAGAGCATGACATCAACCATGGTCGCGTTCATCTAGCCAGGCATGCCTCGGAGTGTCTCGGCCTACCCAACCCAACGAAGTCCTATGCCTAGCCGTAAGCCCAAGAAAGAGCCGGACACGCTTCTCCGCATGGAGAAGGCGGAGCACCAGGAGACGCGAGCCAAGATGGAGCGCGCAGCCCGTGCGCATCGGGCCGAGACGACAGAGCTTCGCCTCCTACTCAAGCACGCTGATAAGCGTCGGGAGGAGCTCGAGACTGAGATCGATGCCTATTCCCACGCCCTTCGGCCGATCCGCCCGCCGAAGAAGATCCGGCCCCGCAAGAAGTCCAGCGTCAGCGAGTCGGTCCCGATCGTACTGGCCTCGGATTGGCACCTAGAGGAGCTGGTCCCTAGGGAAACGGTACAGGGGCTCAACGAGTACAACCCCGAGATCGCGGAGAAGCGAGCTGAGCGGTTCTTCACCAGTGTCCTGCGGCTGATCAATCTGAACAGGCAGCACACGCGGATTGACGACATGATCTTGTGGTGCGGCGGCGATTTCATCACCGGCCACATTCATGAGGAGATGAAGGAGACGACGGCGATGGCCCCGCTAGAGGCGGTGGACTTCGCCGCTCGCCTTTTGCGGCGTGGCTTCGAGTTCCTGCTCAACCATGGAAAGCTCGACAGGATCATCGTTCCATGCTCCTTCGGCAACCACGGCCGCCTCACCCGCAAACCCTTCACGACGAAGGCCGCGGAGCACAACCTCGAGTGGTTCATGTATGCCCAGCTGCGGCAGGCCTTCGAGAGTGACGATGCGATCGAGTTCCACGTCACCCGTAGTCGGCTGCATGACACGGTCTCGGTCTTTGATCGAAGGATCCGGTTCCACCACGGGGAGGACCTCAAGTACGCCGGGGGCCAGCAAGGCGTCTACGGCCGGCTACACAAGGCCCACCAGGCCTGGAACCAGACACGGCCCTGCTACCTCACGTGTGTTGGGCACTGGCATCAAGCCAAAGCATTCCAGGACCTGGGGATGATGAACGGATCGTTGATTGGCTACTCTGCCTATGCTCAGCTGCTTCAGTGTCAGTTCGAGCCGCCCCGTCAGATGATGTGCTTGGTCGAGAAGGACCACGGGATGACGGGGTCCCACCCGGTATTTGTCGAGTAACTATGAAGACTCAAGAACTCACCGTCGCCCGTGGTGACATGTACGGGCATCCTCTGGATCACTTCTCCACCTCCGAAGAGCTCTACCAGCTGTGGCTCAAGCACTTCCGACACGAGCGTGAGTTGCTTGCCGAGGCCCTCTCAGGGATGCAGGCGGTGGACGGTCGTCGGTACCTCTCAGATGAAGAGGCCCTTGCTATCCAACATGCGGCCAAGTTCGTGATCGACAAGCTGGTCCGAGCTGCGCGGTCGCCTCGGTACGAAGATCATTGGGATGACATTGCCGGGTACGCCCGCACCGCCAAGATGGTTCTAGGCCTGATCCAGGAGGATGATGGCTAAGTTCGACAACAAAGAGTGGCGAGCCGCAATCCGTGCGCTGAAGGTGCTGTGCCCTTTGAGCGCTCGGGTTTCTGTCACTCGCGTCGAACTACCCGACGGTGATCTAGGCGACTGCGACAACCGTCACGGCCGCTACTACATTCGGGTTCAGAAGATGGAGGACCTAGCCTTGTCCCTTCTGATCCTGACCCACGAGTGGGCTCACGCCATGATCTGGCCCCTGTACAAGGACCGCGACCCAGACCACACTGGGCACTTCGGGATTGCGTGGGCAGAGGCCTACCGCACCGTCTTCCACAACAACAAGTAGCATGGTTCATATTCAGTCGGTCAAGGCCGCCCGCACGAGCATCAACCGGCGGCGCGAGGATATCCAGGCGTTCGCCGCGGCTCCGAACCTTGACATGAAGGACAAGGTGGTGGTCATCCTCGGCAACAGCCCAGCCCTCAAGGAGGTTGACCTGTCTGTTCTGGACGACGTAGTTACCATCGGGGTCAACCGAGTCGCGGGGGTCTACAAACCATCGGCGCTCTTGTTCACCGATCCACCGATCTACTACGTCGAGAAGGAGACCTACGACACTTTCGAGGGTCCCATCTTCACATGGCATGGGATCACGCACAGCCTCGAGTGCTTGAAGCGGCCGAACGTCCGGTACTTCAATCTCCAGCCGGAGATCATGAACCTCAAGCACATCAAGTGGCCGTCGACACTCGACGACCCTCTGATCCGTGAAGGAACCACCCCACCCTACGCTATCCAAATGGCAGTGCTCGGAGGCGCCAAGGCGGTGGGTATCCTCGGTGTCGACCACAGTGCGCCCGATCGGCATGCCCGTGGGCAGGAGACGCACTTCTTCGGAACTGTGCGCGGGTCCTGGTACTGCCGGGCCTGTACCCAGTGGTGCGGTCCTAAGCAGGTGGTTCGGCGTAACCGGGCTCGAGTCTGCCCGAACTGTCGAGCTGAGAATCAGCTGATGCGCCTAGCCAGCACAGGTGGGGGAGGGTGGACTAAGGTTCACGATGCGTTCTACAAGCAGTGCCGCCAGTGGGCGGCTGCTCGCGGTACCGCCATGTTCAACCTGTCGCCCTTTGCCGACACGCTAATCCATAAGGCTGAATGGCCTAAAATGACGTGTGAGGACCTAGTCCGCACACATCATGGCTGATCGCTTTGAGCCGCCGACCACCCCGCCGGCATCCCTACCGCCCTCCGACTTCTACCTCGGAGCGAAACTCGCGTATCAGCGCCCTCCCCAGGTCCGCCGTCGTCCAGAAGTTCGAGATCGCACTCGACTTCCCGGCTACATGAACGAGGCCCGTGTAGCTGAGCAGTGGGACGAGGCCAATCCCACTCGAGGTTCTCAGTTCGGTCACCCCAACGACGAGGCTCATCTATGGGCATGGATCTGAAAGTCACGGACAAGGAGTGGACCGACGTCTCGTTCAAGACGGTCTCCGAGGTGCTTGAGGCCTGCTCAAGCCTGTTTGGGAAGATCATCCGCACGGTGCACGGGCCGTTTGGTGATGTGTACGTGGAGTACGAGGCGCACAACTCCGCCGCGTCGGCGGCGTTGAACCTGATCCCTGACACGATCATCACTGTATGGACTTCGACCCAATCCACGGGTACCAAGACCCTCAAGATCCAGGCCAGCTACGACGACGTCGATGTGCACGAGCTCGTACTCGATCTGTTCGACATCGTCGACAAGTACGTGGACGATCCGGCCCCCTCCCACCACTCGGTGCCGTGAAGTGCGACGCTCAGGTCACTCGGTTCGTGCATCGCCCCTACCGGGTGCCTGAGAAGGGTTACAGGGTCACAGAGGATCAGGACTACGACTTCACGCGTTGCTACAGGGTGTTCGTCGCTCGCGGTACCGCGGAGGCGCGCAAGCTGGTCGACGTCGTAGCACTAGCCGATCGAGACTGCCCTAGCGGTCATCGATCCTTTCAGGTGGTGCGTACCTTCTCCTTCGGGGCGGAGGATGACCTGGACCGGTATCTGCTTTGGCTCTTCGAGGAGTCGCTGATCGACTCGTTTGGTAACCGACCCCAGCTCGTCGTAGCCGAGCAGTGGAGTGTGACTGCTCAGGAAGAGCTGTCGGCCAAGAATCTCCGGACGGCCTTCATCCATCCGGGCCGCCTCGATGAGTGGGGCGTGCTCTCCGGGGACACTGCGCGTAAAGGCGACCTGTCGATGTACTAAAAAGAGACGCCTCAGCGTCTCTACGCCCTAGGCGCGGTTCTTCAGGATCCAGTCGACGGGTATCTGAGCCAGCTCGGCGCTGTGCTTGGTGTAGGCTCGCCAGAACCAGTCAGAGGTGAGCGCTCTCTGCTCCTCGTTGAGTGCGGGGTTCTCGTCGATAAGCGCTAGGATCTCGTTGATGAGGCGGTAGACGTCGAGCTCATGCCGCTGTTGCTGTGTTGCCTTGATAGCCAGGCGCCGATGCTGCTCGAAGTCGATATCTCGAAGGGCTGCTGACTGATTGATTAGTCGAACGAGCCCTTCGGACGGGACCCACTCGGTGCGGGCGTAGCTGATCAGGTGTAGGAGGCGCTGGTTGATCTCCAGGCGCATCTCCACCTCGGGGCGTGTCGCTAGTTTCATTACATGAGTCTACCCGCTCGGGGCAGCTCTAGGCAAAAGAAGAAGGGCGCTGGTGGGCGCCCCTCTTCGGGGATGGAAGAGCGGCTACTTGCCGTCCACCTCCTTGGCCTCCTCCTCGGGGGCCGGGACCTCCTCGAGCTCGACGCCGGCGGCGTTGCCGAGGGCCGCGTCGAGCTTGGCGCGGTTGCGCTCGTTGGCGATGTGCATGTCGGTCAGCTCGTTCTGCTTGGCCTGACCCCTCACGTACCTGTACACGAAGTAGGTGAAGGCGCACGCGGTCAGGAGGCTCGCGCCGGCCTGGGCGTAGTTGAGCCGGCTGGCCGACTTGGCCACGCCGACCTCGGCGTTGACCAGCTGCTGGGTCTGGTCGTCGGTGAGGGCGCCCAACCCTTCGAGGGGGTTGACGGCGTCCAGGGAGGTGTCCAGGTCGGAGGCGATGCGGTTGATCGTTTCCATGATGGGTGTTGATGTTGGGTGGTGCAGCGGATCTAGCCCCGTCTGGGCTGGAAAGATCCCCCGCTCACCAGACTCTTGCCACACAGCCCCCTGTTTTTGGCTTTCTAGGTACCACCAGGAGGCCTAAACTGGCTGTGTGCCCTCGACGTCGACTTTCCACTACGAGCATGTCTTTGACCCGTCCCAGACCGTCCTCAAGGGGCGGTCTATGGATAGTGGCCACGGGACTGATCACGGATCTGGTCGTGGACGGCACGCTGCGGATGAGCCGCCGGAGCGCGTAAGTAAGGCGAGGAGGCTGAGTTACCGCGAACGACGTAAGCGCGGGCTGTCGCTGGCTGAGAGCTGGCTCACGGAGGATCGACCGGTGGAGCAGATGAACGACGAGGGTGCCAAGTACGGCGAGGCCAAGATCCGCACCTACCACCCATCCGGCCGGGTCACGGACAAGAAGCATGTTCAACACCGCACCAAGCAGGGGAAGAACCCGGCGGGGCTCCAGCACAAGGAGACGGGTAGCACACCTGGCGGCCCTAAATGCAACGGCGGTAACCCCATGGTGAAGCGAGGGATGTCGGTGGCGGATGTGCGTCGAGTGGTTGAGGAGCCGCGCCTCGAGGGGATGGGGGAGAAGCTGGCTGAAGAGTTGGCTCCTGCGATTGATCCTGCGACCCGTATCCCGGGTGAGGACCCGAAGAAGCGGCTAAAGCGTCAGGCAGTTGCTTACGCCCATGAGGGGCTCCAGGCGCGGCGCAAGCTCGAGGCTCACTATCAGAATCGAGCGTTGAGGAATGGCTGAGCGACAGTCTCGAGCGGTAGGTCGGCGACAGCGGCACGGCATCCCGGTCTCTGTCCCTCTCCCTAAGTTCTTGAAGCCAGCCAACTTGCGTCGAATCTCAGAGCGCAAACAAGAGAGCCCGGGTCGGACGTGGCCAGAGCTGATCCGCGAGGAGATCCTCAAGAGCGCCAAGAGCAAGAAGGCAGCCCGCCCGAACTAAAAAACAGCTAGACCCCGAGGGAGGGGCCTAGCTGCGGGCAAGGAGGCCCGAAGGCCCCTCCTGCCCCACCATCACCTGGTCACGCGAGCTGCTCGGTCGGGATGACCCGGCCGTTCTGGCTCGCGCGGTGAGCGCGTCGGACCACTTCGGGGTCCTGGTGGGGGTGGTGGTCGTCGACGGTTCCGACGACCGGGAAGGTCTGCCGCTTGCGCGGCACGGCGATCCTGACGAGGCTGAAACCTTCCTTGCGGCAGTTCTTCTGCCACGTCCGTGCCTTCTGATCGATGAGCATGTCGCCGAGATCGTCGACGGTGATGGTCATGCGCAGCAGCCAGGGCGCGGCCTTGGCCAGCTGATCCAGGTCGAGGAGGAGAACGACCGGCATCTGGTCGCCCTTGAACCAGACCTCGTAGGCCTGGTACGCCTTCTGGCTGTCCCCGACCGTGATGAGGTCGTTGGGGTTCAGGGGGATTGCCGCGAAGATGCGGTCGGCCTGGCAGGCGAACTTTACGGCGTGCCCGCCGCGGAGTTCGAAGGCCCGGAACAGCCGGGGTTTGTAGTTAGCCATGGGTGGTGTGATGGTGGTGGGGTGAAACGGATCGTCACCCTACTTATGCCACCTACCCCTCCTCTTCTGGCCGGTCAGGGTCCACGACCCGGTCAGGGTCCAGACCCTCGACCTTGATGACCTCGGCAGCCGACAACCACTCCACACTGTCCACCGGGACGGCATAGGTGCCTACGGATTGATAGTGCTTCTCGCTTAGCATCGTCATCAAGCCGAGGTACTCCGTAGAGTCGCGCAGGCGCAGCATGACTTGCGTGTGGTGCGCGGGGCAGATCACGTGGTAGACGAGGGTCTCGTGATCATCCAGCTCTTGCTGAGCCCTGTGCCACGTTTCTGGCTCAGGCTTCAGAGCTCGGCCGATAATCCCGCGGCTGATCATGGAGGCACCTTCTTGATCCGCAGCCTGGGCGCGGTGTAGGGCCTCAGGGATGGGGGGTGCCTCGTCGACGGCGCCGGCGATCATCACGATCGGCTTGTCCCCGAGCATCTGAACCATGCCCAGCGAGATGTCTATGTCAGGATCTCGGCCCAATAGCCTCTCGGTGATCCGCAAGATCTGATTGGGGTCGATCTTGACGCCTACCTCGATACGCAGCGTTCGCCCCTCGTACCCCTCCTTGAGGATGGCGAAGGGCATGGAGCTGTCGATCAGGTAGTTCAGGACAATCTGAACCAGCTCGTGATCGTTTCGAGCCAGGTGGATGGTGTTAGCCATGTCGGTCATCAGGCGCCCTCCGGAGAGCAGTAGATTACCCACTGGGTCCCTTTGGGGAGACCCGGGATCTCGGTGTAGGACAGGCCCCCGCCGACCAGGGCGAACAGCTGATCGAGCTCGTTGCCGAAGACGGAATGCTCAGGCACCTCGAGGCCGTATGTGTCACTGTACGTGACTTCGAGGGCGGTGATGTGCTGCATCTGGCCATTGATGGTGAGCCACATCCCGTCCTTAGGGAGCGCTCGGCCGGGGTGATCGGGGTCGAGCTCCCAGTCTGGGAGCAGGTTGACGATGTTCGTCATGGTGGTTGTAGGGGGTAAAGGGGGCGCGTCACTGGACTTATGACCCATGCGTCCGCGCGCTTGGCTTACACTTTTGGACGTGGCTACGATCAAGAACACCCCGCAGAGCGAGCTCATCGAGAGCCAGACCTGTCCCTCGGCTCTCCAGGAGCTTGTGGACCTAGTAGATACCCAGCTGGAGACCGTCCTAGGGCCGCTGGGGTTCGATCTAGAGATCATCTACGCGGAGATCAAGGGCAAGCAGGCGGGGGATCTCTGGGACGCGGTGGTGACGGGCCCTCTCGAGGCGGCAGGCTCGGCGGTGGAGGAGGCGTTCGGATACGACCCGACGTCCATCTCAGCTAGTAAGGCGGAGATCGAGAACGCGCTCACGGCCATCGTGGATCCGAACAACATCCTGGCGGCCCTCACCCCAATCAAGGAACTAGGCGGGGCGCTCCTGTCTACGGACAAGCTGGTAGAGGGGGATCTGAGCCCTACGGGGCTGATCAACCAGATCCTGGACCCGACCAAGGAGAAGCAGCTCGACGGTCTTACCGAGTGCAATGAGAACGTGGTCACGGCCACGGCGGCAACGATCACTCAGGTTGTAGCCGGTGCGGCTAACGAGGTGCTCAAGAAGGTGGGGGCAGCTCAGTCGATCCTCAGCATGGGTATGTCGCAGCTGGAGAACTTCGGCGAAGGCCTCTTCCTGCTCGCGGGAGACGCGCTGAACACGGTTCACAACGCTGAGATCATTCTTATCGACCAGATCCTCGACGTCCTCGTTGAGATGCGAGCGCTGGTGGAGGAGATGGGGAACGAGCCCTTCGGTTTCAACCACTCCAAGGTGGTGCAGGCGGCTCAGACCAACCTGCTCCAGGCGGACTCCCTCCTGTCGGCGGTCCAGGCAAAGATCGAGACTCGAGCGGGGTTTGACGGCACCTCCTACGACGCGGCTCGATCGATCATCCAGTACGTAGAGGAGCTCTTGTGCGAGGCGTCAGATGAGTTCGATCTCGGCTTTAGCTCGAAGCCGTATCGACTCCTGTCCCTGGTCTTGACCCTCGAGGCCTACCAGGCTCTCTGGTATGCCCGGGCTCAGAAAGGGGAGAGCAGCGCGGAGGGGTTGATCAGCTTCCCTGGCAGCCTGCTGAGCCAGCTCCAGACGGATAACTTCTTCTCCCCGATCATCGCTCTGGTTCGTTGCCAGTTGAACAAGGTGATCCAGGACATGGCGGATACGGACATCCGCGGCGAGCTCCTGCTCTACATCACCAAGGAGAAGAAGTGGTGCCTCGAGCTCAAGGTCCTGAACGAGACGATGAAAGCCTCGCGCAGCCTTCTTGAGGCGGGAGATGAGGCAGCCGAGTTCTCGGATCTGATCCTGGAGGGTGTGGAGACCTACGAGGATACCAAGAAGCTGGTTACAGCTACCGCAGCCGAAGCGCAGGAAAGCATCACAGATGTCCTCACCTACGCACGACTCAAGGTCCAGAACCAGTTGACCCCCACTAACCGAGTGACCTCTCGAATCGACGAGGCGGTATCCATCCTCACGCTTCGACGCTCTCAGATCCAGGCGCAGAGCCAGGCGCTCCTCAGCCTGCTCGGCTTGGGTAACACTGATTTCCTGCAAGGGCTGGCCTACGCCAAGCAGTTCGCAGAGTTCCTATCAGGCAAAGGCCTGGACGCCATGCTAGGGAGCCTACTTGACGGGGACTTCGACGGTGTCTTCGGGGCTGACGCCTTGACAGCCTCGATAGGCGGCAAGGTAGAGGCCTACGCCACCAAGGTCCTCGGCTGTCTAGACACCCAGGACCCAAGCGCGACTGACAAGCTATACACAGTAGCAAAGCAGGCCAACGACGATCTTCGGGCCCAGGACGTGCTCGTCAATCTCATCGACGGCTCTGCTTCGCTGTTTGCTCAGGGGGCGCTACTTGAGGCGCAAGAGCGCAGCGTCGACCTGAGCACGATCGAGCTAAGCTGACACTGGGAGGGAGTGTCAGTAAGGCTGCGTCTGCATGCCTGTGATCTCCAGAAGTCCGTCGACCTCTTCGGTCTGAGCATCGAACAAGAGGCCCGGGCACTGCTCCATCAGGATCTCGTAGACCTGGTTGAAGATCAGGCGGATTTCCCATTCGGCATGCCGGGAGGTGCGCATCATCAGCATGTGCCGCAGGGAGCGGACGTTAGCGGACCACCCCAGCTCGTTGGCTTGCCCGTTGGGAAGGACGCGTCGCAGGGCCGAGGTGACCTTCTTCTTGGTAGCGAAGTCCCGGATCGGCTCGTCCGGTAGGGCTGATGGGTCTCCCCAGCTGCGGCGCGCTTCCTCGAGCTCGTCATCGGAGCAGACGCCCAAGCGGAGCCGCATCGCGTCGTAGTGGTCTGTGATGGCGTTGATGACTAGCTCTACTTCATCCATGACCGGAGCCAGGATAGGGTCGACGACGACGTCCAGCTGATCCGTGCGGACGTACCGACCACTGGTTTGACTGAAGGCCGTGCCGGCGCGATGCCGAACCATCTCGTGGGTGAAGACGCGGGAGCAGTTCGTGGTTACGAAGTTGAAGGACACATGCTCGAAGACGCTGCCGTGTCCGTGCTCCAGGGTGGCTCGCACGTTGTCGGCGATGTCACGCGTGCGGCTGATGTTCTCGTTCTTGCCTGGGGTCAGGGCGCTGTAGCAGAGCTTGGCGTAGAAGCTCGAGATGATCTCCAGATCAGACAGCCCCTGCTGCCTCGCCTTGGCGATGTCAGCCAAGAAGGAGGATTGGTTCGTGGCTCGGAGATACCCGCTGACAGCGTGGAGGTCCAGCTGGGTGCATCCGATGAGGTGTGTGGTGGGTTCGACGATGGTCATAGGTGTAGGGGGCTGCGGGGTTGAGGCTCCAGTAAAGCAGATGGGACCGGCTTCTGCCTTGTTCTTGTCTCTTTTTCTTGACAAGCAGGCACACGCGCAAGAGACTGAGTCAGATCGGTCATGAGTCCTATGAGGCCACCGGTGTTGATCACATCCCTAGGCCACACCCGAACTAGGTGAGAGCCGGCTCCTGCCGGCCCTTCTGTTTTTGGAACCAAGCATGAAACGACCCTTCGCTCCCTTTGACATCGAGACCGCCAAGGTCCTTCCAGAGGATGTCGAGGACATCCGAGAGCATCGCCCGCTGGGAGTCTCCTGCGCCGTCCTCGTGGTCGGTGATTCGGTCCCTCTTCGTTTCTTCAACCCCGACGATCTCGCGTGGACCCAGGAGCATGCGCAGATGTTCCTGACCACGCTCGAGCAACACATCGAGGACGGCATCCGCGTGGCTAGCTGGAATGGTCTTGGCTTTGACCTTGACATCCTGGCCGAGGAGGCTGGGGAAGGGGAGTGGCGCGAGAAGGCCCGCAAGATCGCACTCAACCACTACGACTTGATGTTCCAGGTCATGTGCACCAAGGGCTATCCGGTTAGCCTCCAGAACTCCTGCAAGGGCTTCGGCCTCGAGGGTAAGCTGGCATCGGTCGGCGGCGCCAAGGCCCCCGCCATGTGGGCGGAGGGGCATAGGCAGGAGGTCCTGGACTACTGTGCTCAAGACGTGAAGGCGACCCTCGAGGTCTTCGAGTCTGTGGAGTATGCAAGCGAGTTCCGGTGGATCTCTAAGAAAGGGCGCCCGAACTCGTTCGACTGTCCGGAGCTCCTGACGGTTTCGCAGTGCTTGGAGCTCCCGGAGCCGAACACGAGCTGGATGGACAACCCTATCCCGCGGACGGCTTTCACCCACTGGCTGTACGAGGATGTCGAGCGTCCGATGCAGCAACCTGTCACGAAGCCCGCAGACCCCACTCCAACAGGGTTTGGTGAGCTGGACTTCATTCAACCCAGGCAGTAATCATGGCCACACACTTCTGCGTCCTTCAAGACGCTATTCGACCTCTGAGTTCCGAAGAGGACGCGACCCTCCTGGCGTTCCTTCAATGGTGCCGAGAGAGCGAGACCCGCGCTGCGTGGGTAGATGCCTCTGCTTACGTGCTCGAGGGCACGCATTCCGTCATCATTGATGCAGGACTTCTGCGGGGTAACCTGGAGTCTGCGTACTCACTCAACCAAGGAGAGCTTCCCTGCCCGGACGCTGTTCGAGACGTCCTCCCCATCCTGGCCAAGCTCTGTGATCAGGATACTCCCCTCGTCTGGCTCAGTTGGTAACCCATGCAAGACAAAACTCACATCGTCGTGATGACTGTTACGAGCGGCCGACCCTCCGATGAGGTGGCCAAGCAGGTCCGGCAGCAGTTGGCTCACGCAGACTGCCCGTTCACGACCACGCGCGTGCAGGCGGCAGAGCTACCGGAGCACGCGCAGATCACGCAAGTAACGGTGGGGGCCAAGACGCACCCCGAGTCCCTGATCTTTCCCATCGAGCTGGTCTCGAGCAATGACTGAGCATCTATCCCTCACGCCTAGGGTCAAAGGCGCGCATGCCTTCGCAACCGCGGCCCACATGGGCCAAGAGCGCTTCACCGGTGAGAACTACATCACCCACCCTGAGGCCGTGGCCGAGATCGTCTATCAGGCCTTTGGCCACGAGGCGATGATCGAGTCGCTCCTCATCCTCGCGCTGCTTCACGACGTCTTGGAGGATCAAGGGGAGCACATCTTTCTCGAGGAGCTCCAGGTCGTCGACGGGTTCAGCTACAAGCTGGTCCTTGAGAAGGATGTGGGGATGATCAAGCTGGCATCCGAGGTCTTGCTCCGTCGTGATGAGATGGGCGCCCTCTGGGCTCTAACTAAGGGATCGAAAGAGCCGTACGACCAGTATGTCGATCGGTGCCTAGGTAACGCGCTGGCTCGCAAAATCAAGTGGGCCGACACGACGCACAACCGGAGCACGTTGCCCGAGGGGCACAGCCTCTTCGCGCGCTACAACAAGACCCTGGCCCGTCTAGACGAGGTGCTGTCCGATGAATAGCCACCCGTACCTAGAGCGGTGCCCGTGCTGCGGGGATGCGCCGTTCGATCCGTTCATGTACGGGTCAGTGTTCCTCGATGGCTGGCAGCGTGTCTGGGAGGGCATCAAAGCCTTCCTCGGGCGCCGCCCCCCGCGGTACATGACCCTCATCTGCTGGAAGTGCAAACACATCGTCGCCCACGTAGGGATCGACGGCGGCATGAACATGGAGAAGAAGCATGGCTCGTAGCTGGACGCAGTTCGAGCAGCAGGTAGCTAGCCCCCCGTACGCGCTGTCCGAGGAGGCAGCGAAGGACTGGGTTACTCACGCTGAAGCCGGGAACATCGAACTCTGGGTCAACAACCTCTACCTGGTACTGATCTACCGAGGCGACATCGTCCCGTGCGACGACGCCCTTCGCCCGCGTAACCCGGTGTGGTTGAGCATCCGGCGTGTGGAGCGCGGGAAGCTACCTCGAGACTGGCGTGACCTCCAGAGGATCAAGAATGAGATCCTGGGTACGCAGTACGAGCTGGTTGAGCTCTTCCCTGCTGAGGAGCGGCTCGTGGACGAGGCGGATCAGACGCACCTCTGGGGCTTCGAGTCTGTCGGCGCGCGCTTCCCGTTCGGCTACACCGAGCGGGTCATCGGTACCCCTGAGCAGGCTGAGTCTCTTGGTGGAACCCTACGTGAGTTTGAGTACAAGCCTGGCGAGTGGCATCACCCGCCGGCTCGCGAGCGTCGTGAGGCGCAGGAGGGCTCTGATGCCTGAGTATCGTGTGTATGCCCTTGTGCGCGGTTCTAAGTACCTCGGCACGGTCGAGGCTGACAGCAAGGAAGAGGCCGAGAAGGTCGCATGGAATGAGCTCGATCACTTCGTGGGGCTATGCCATCAATGCTCCAAAGAGATTGATGATCCTGAGGTCGATGAGCTCGACATCCTGGAGAACGAATGAGTAAGAAGACGAGCGCTGATGAGTGACGCAACCAAGCAGAGGAGTCTGGATCGAGAACTGTGTGGCGTTCCACGCTACGAGCTGTGGCTGGAGTACCCTGAGAGCGATTCATGGAGGTGCCTTGATCTGCGGCAAGAGCATCGCTTCAGCAGCAAGAAGAAAGCCTTCCAAGACGCTAAGTACTACACCCAATGGCATCCAGATCGTGGACGTGCCTGCGTGTTCGATCGTAAGACAGGACATGTCATAGCGGTTTTCTACCCGGAGCAAGGCAAATGAGTAAGAAGATGAGCTCGGCTGTGGCCGAGGCTTTGAACATCAAGCGGGCTCATCGAGCCATCACTGCGCTCGCCGCGTACAAGCAAACGCAGCTCGGCGAGTCTGGTCCTGTGTGTCGGGATACCCTTGTTGACCTGTTGGTTGATCTGCGGCACGCGCTGGACGTCGTGGATCTAGGCATCACGCTCGAAGAGGCTCTTCGGATCTCCGAGGACCACTACACCATCGAATCCGCCGAGGCCGAGTAGCCTCACAACCCTGGGACCTAGGTCCCTTTTAGCCATGCACCGAGCCACACTCATTACCACCGTCCCCAACCTCCCCAAGTTCATCCTACGCGGCGTTGTACCACTGCCGCGTGGCTACACATTCGGCGGACCCGGCCAGGACTGCCCTTTTACCATCAAACACCCCCTGCTGGATGAGAACTGCCCGACGCAGTGGCAACCGGTAAGCTACTACCCGTCGGAGGTGGGACAGGACGCCGAGGTCGCGTCGGCCGAGATTCTTGCCGTGATCGACCGCGATGATCTTCCGCCGGGTGTGCGCGCCTTCTTCCAGCTACATGAAGAGGCCAGTGCCTGGTCGTACCCCGAGCCGGCCACCGAGGCGATCCTGATGACGCAGATGAAGGACGCGGTGCGTCTGCGCGCTACGGATTTCTTCGGCAACGTCTACGAGGCATCCCTGTCTCGCAACATGTTTGCGCAGGTCCCCGGAGGCCCGAGCGGGCTACCCACCGGTCCGGGAACGATCCTCGACACGCGGACGCATCGCATGGGCTGTGCGATGGGCACGGTGGAGACACACGGGTGGCTTGACAAGAAGGGCCCGGGTACGGCGGAGGCCCTGCCGTGGTTCTTGGGCTGGCAGGCATTCTTCTCTGTCCGCACCGGCTCGGACGTGGTCGAGCTCGCGCTCAACGTGCACAACGCCTTCAGCCCTCCCAAGAATCTGTCGGACCCTGCGGGCCATATGTACTTCAAGGAACTCAGCCTGGTGGTGCCCAAGGGCTGGGCGATCATGTCGGAGTGGCCAGAGCCGTCGATGGGTTCTCCGAAGCCTGATGACAACGACGCCTTCTACGTCATCCCGCTGGTGGCGGCCAATGAGGACGGCACGATGCATATGATGGCGCAGCAGGCGGAGCGGGAGTGGCGCCTAGTCCTCTTTGAGGAGGGGAACCAGAGCAACGCACAGGAGGTGCTCAACCAGTATGGTTGGGCTGTCCCCGCGCACGACACTGCCGAGGCGGGCCTTGAGAATCCCTGGTGCTGGCAGAACGAGGAGACGGGGAACTACCAAGCACAGCGTTTCCCGGTCCCGTCCCTGGACCCGCAAGCCTGCCTGGAGCGCACCCTCGTCGAGTACTCGAAGATCCGGGCGGCGTTGGCCTCTCGTACGGCGGTGCAGTACCCCGACGCCAAGCCTTATGGTTACTTCCATCCCTACGGCGTGTCCTATGGTGGCATGACTGGGGGCAGCGAGATCTTCCCCTTCGACGGTCTCGTGGAGCTTACGGCCGGGTCGGTCGAGGGCTTGCTCTACACCCGAGCGCTGCACTTCATGTACAGCTGTCGTCAGCAGGGGATGATCTACAACATCAAGGGCAAGCCGACCCGCTTCGAGGACTACCTCAAGGATGGGACGTGCGACTGGCACTACCTCAACGCCAAGTGGTATCCCGGCTATGACGGGGACTACGACTTCCTGAACGCTGTCTCGACACACCGGCCGGCCATCGAGGCCGCGGGACAGCTCCCGGTCTACGAGCCGCAGGTGACTCGCGAGTATGGCAGCTACTCTTCGTACTATCAGCCGCAGGACTTCCAGCACTACGTCCGACGCACGCGTAGCTGTCGGACGCTGGCGTGGCTGGACAACGACCCGCTAGCCAAGCGCAAGCTCGAGATGCTCGCCGAGATCGGGCTGATGTGGTACCACGACATGCCGAGCAACTCGGCGGCCGGCGTCTTCGGCCACCTCTCCACGGAGATCACCGACGGCGGCGACGGCATGACCATCCCCGAGGGGCGTGGCGCTGCTTGGGTCATGGACACGGCGGCCGCGGCCTATGCCGTAGGTGAGAAGAGCTGGCGAGACCGCGCTGTCGTCCGCTCCTGGTTCGAGGCGGTGACCTTCGTACTACGCTCAAGCCTGACCCCGGCCGGCATCTGTCAGGGCTACCGCAAGGGCAAGATGGTCACCATGCACCCCTTCCTGGGGCAGTACGTCGTCTGCCACCCGTTCGAGCAGGGCCTCCTAGCCCACGGCATGCAGGCCATCCTCAAGTCGGTGTGTGAGGGGCTCGAGGGCGCCGAAGAAGGACTCTGTCGTGAGTTCCTCCAGATCCAGGCTGATGGGCTGGCCCGCTACATGTGGCGTGACGGTACTGGCGGCGCGTGGACGAAGATGGCGGTGGGCCCACTCGATGGTGAGCCCTTCGAGTCCATTGACGAGGTCCCCGAGGACGGGTTCTATGGCCCCTACCCCGAGGTCTGGCAGATCGTTCCCGGCATGGCCTACGCGCTGGCCGATCCCGAGCTCTCCAACGTGACGCGCACCGCACTCATGGCTCGGGTCACGGACTATGCTGGCGGGCACCCGGATCCTGTGGAGTGGTTCGAAGGGCAAGGCCTGAAGATGATCGAAAACCGGGCGCCGCTGCTTGCATGGCTCCAGTTGAACGACTAGATTGAGGGTCGATCGCAGGTAGGCATCTGTGGTCGGTGTAGAGGTAGGCCCGGTACCGCACGCAGCGGCGCCGGGCCTTCTTTTTAGCTGGCACTGGCTAGGAGTGTCAGTAAAAAGAGAGCCCCGAAGGGCTCCGGCCCCTGAGGGCTCCGGCCCCGCAGGGGGCCTACTGGTCTCGGCGCTTCTTGAGATCCTCGATCCAGCGGGAGACCGCTTCGATCATCTCGTACGGCACGCCCTCGTGCCGAAGGATCGCCTCGGCATCGGCGATCTGCTGGTTGAGCTCCGGGCGGGCCAGCTCCGGTTCGGGCTCCGGCTCCGCCGTCTTCGCGGTGCTGGCGCCGCAGGCCGCGAGACCCATGACGGCCTCGCCGACCTTGGCGATCTCGCCCGCGAGCTCGACGACGTTCCCCTCGAGCTCCCAGCTCGAGGCGCTTTTGAGGACCTCGCGACCGTCATCGGTCAGGACGGTGAGGGTGTAGGCGGGGATGTTGATCGAGATTTTCATCTGGGTGGGTGGTGGTGATGGTGTCTCCGGAGTAGACATCTCCGGATCACTAAACACATGCCCCACAACCCCCTCTTAGTTGCTGTTTCAGGTACCAGCTAAAAGAGGGGCCGAAGCCCCTAGCCGGCTTACGGGCCGGCGACCTAGCTCACGATAGCGGCATAGAGTGCACCTGATCCCAGGGCCATCCACAGGATGACACCCACGATCATGGCTCCGATGAAGAGCCAACTCACAGTCGCCTCATACCAGTCGGCGTCCGCGCCGGGTCTGAGATCCTCTCTGCCGCGGATCAGCCACGGGATGAACTTGAAGGCCATGACGAGGGCGAAGGCCAGCATAGGAGCCCAACTACCCAGCAGAACAATACCATGGTCTATACCTCCTCCTCGAAGAGCTTCCAGACCTCGAAGTCGCTGAGCCGGCGCCTCGAGCCGTCCTGCATGACCCAGCAGGGATCACCCATCACATCGAACTGGGCCAGCGTTACGCGGTCGTTCACGTCATGCCACGTCTGGGCTACATGCACCGGGTGAGACCGGAGCGTCGTCGGCACGACCCGGGGCAGGACCTGGTCCGTGCGGCTCCACAGCTTGGTGGATGGCGTGCGGCTGAAGGTCAGCTGACCGTCCAGCAGGATCTTCTCGAGTCGACGAACGTCCTCAGCCATTCGGTCCTCACCAGCGGCCTCAAGGCTTTCTCGATCGGCAGCCAGCATCTTGTAGAGCAGGGTGACAAGCTCGAGTTCCATCTCGAAGGCGAAGATCGCTGTGTTACTCATCGGGCATCTCCAGGCTCTGGAAGCAGTCTTCGGTGCGTTTTCGGATAGTCATCAGGAGTCCTCGTCAAGCGGCCCAAGACCGAAGAAGTCGGGATCACAGGCGAGGGCTTCACAGGCCTCGTGTGCCGCTGCTTCGGTCAGGATGCGGTGTTCCAGGACTTCCCAGGACAAGGCCCAGTCGCCCTGTTCGCTTTCGCGAACCATGTGCTCCAGGCTCGTGGCCTCCCACCTCATATCCCCTTCGGGAACGAGGAGGGTGACCGCGATCTGGATCTTCTGAAGGCCCATTAGAAGGCGATCTTCTTGAGGACCTTGCCGCCGGCCGTCTCGAGGGTGACCTTCTTGTCGCCGTGCGGGATGTCCCGCGCCAGCTCCGTCAGACCACCGACGAACGCCCAGGCCGTGAGGGGATCGCCGTAGCGGTCCTCACGCTCAGCAGCACGATCGAGCCCGTCTCGGATCAGGCCGAGCGGGAGCCCGAGCTTCTTGTCCGAGAACAGGAAGTCCTCGGCCTCGTCACGATCGTCGCCCAGCCTGAACCGGCGAGCCGCCTCGATGGCGTTCTCCTCCGTATCCGTTCGGCTGTTCATGTAGTTCGTGACCTTGCCGCGGGCCTCACCCCAGCGCGCTTTGACGCTGCCGACGTGACGCAGGCGGAACTCGAGGCTCTGCTGCACACCCCAGATGATGTGGTTGCCGCAGACGCCATCGAAGATGAACGCGAGGCCCACGAGGGCACCGTCGCCCACCTCGGAGTTACGCCAGATCATGCCGCGCATGAACCTGTCCTCCTCCCCGAACGAGCGCTCGGGGTGGACCATCAGGAAGAAGCAGTCGTGGTCCGACACGTAGACACCGGCGGGGGCGATCATGTCCCCCTCCTTCACCTGGATACCGCCCTTGTTGCCCTCGATCAGATCGTCGGCCGTAGCCGGGCGGGCACGCGGGTCGTCGGGGTTGGCCGGCCGTGCCGGCGGGACCTTCCAGCCCAAGTTGGTGAAGGGTAGCAGCCTGTCGGCCACCTCCCAGTTCCAGATGCGGGCGTACCGGTCAGACGTCCACGAACGCAGCGTCAGGACGTCCTCCCCGTCCTGGTGGAAGAGGAGCTGCTTGACGGGTTCGTCGTCGACGTCCTGGGCTTGGAGGTTGTAGTTGAGGTTCTGCGCGGCCATGGAAGTCGGCAGCCGGCGCATGTAGTCGGCAGGAACCCGCATGGATCGGCACAACTGCCCAAAGGCGTAGTGCGTCATCATCGCGGGCTGCCCGTTGGCGCCGACTAGGCGTAGGTCACGCTGGCCTTCGTCGCCCACCTCCCGCACACGCAGGACGCTGGGACGAGCAGCTGATTCGATAGCACGCTCGGCGTGCTCGTAGGCGGCGACGCGCGCTTCTTGAATGGTCCAGAAGCGCTCATCGTCAGGGCGGGTGAGCCATTGGCTCGCCGCGGTCATGATCTCGGTCATATTGTCCGTGGGTTAGATATCACAAGGACCCCAGTACAGCCGCTTGCGACGACGTGTTGAGAGGCCTGGGGGCGGTCGCAGTGTGGGGTCTTGCTGTAGCGCGTCGTACATTAGGTCTTGTACCTGCTCGCCTAGCTTGATTTCTGTGACCCCGTTCCTGGAGCAGAAGAAACCAGAAGCGCCCTGCTCGTAGGTTTTCAGGACTGCGGTGTAGCGCACCGCGATGAAGGTCACGACATCCGGAAGATCAAAAGTCTTCAGGAAGTCGTGGATGAGTTGAGCGGCAAACTGAGCTACGCCGTGTTGATCACCGTCGATACGTAGCCAGACATGTTGTGGGAGTGGCCTCTTGTCTTGATCGAGCATGGTAGGCTCAATAGTGATGATCAGGTCTTGCTGCGGCGTGCCCGCTCTTGGAGTCGCGCTGACGGAGTGCCTTTGATCTGTGCCGGGCCGCCATTGAGCGATCTGTTGCTGCCACCACTGAACGTGCGCTGGCGCTGGGGCGGGTACGGAGGTGCAGAGCTGTGTGTACCTATTCATTGACCTGCTGCTGCTGTTGCCGGGCCTGCTCGCGTTGATTCAGGATGTACCGAACCCCGGCATCGCCTAGCTCGTGGATGCTCTTGAACTCGACCCCTTCTCTGCTGATGAGGGCGACGGACGCTACCTGCTCATTGAGTGCCGGCTTAGAGCACCATCCCACGACGATCACGTACCTGACGTCGTTGCGGTTGAAGTACTCTAGAAACTCGCTGACCTTGTTGGCGGCGGGCTCTAGCTCCGAGCCCTGGTCGTCACAGTAGAACCACACCTGTTGCGTCTCGATCTCGAAGTCGAACCGCCACTCGTCATCGATGTCGTAGTCCACCGCGTCGGCGTGCTCGGCGTGCTCAGCCTGCTGTGCCTTTACGTCGTACCACCAGTCGAGCTCCTCTTGATCGGTTACGGGGATCTCGAAGGAGAACTGGGAATAGTACTCAGCCATCAGCCGGCGCCTCCTCGGGCTTGTTCTTCTCGAGGAAGTCCTCGACGTACTCGTTGATGATGGTCATGGCCGACGCGGTGTCACCGGTGTCCTTGATGAGATCGCTTGCCTTGAAGAGCACGTTGATCGGGCCCATGGCGTCGATCTTGTCGCGCGCCTCCATGAGCTCGCAGATCCAATCCACGATCTGGTCGTGGCGTTGGCGGACGATGGTGGTGCACCCGAGGATCTCGGAGAGGCGCTTCTCGACTTCGGCTTTGTGCTTGCTGTTGGTCATGACTAATCGGCCTCGGTGACGTCGACGGCCATGTGTACGGTGAGGGTGGAGGGGTCGTCTCCGCCGAGAATCTCTCGGATGGCCGCTTGCTGGTTCTCGGTCGGGACGAGCGTGACAGCGTCGTCGGTGTTGTTGAGGATGACGATGGAGTAGATGATTTCCATGACTACATCTGGATCTTGACGGCGGCGATGAGCCCGGTGAGGACCGGGTCGCCCAGCTGGGCGGCGTACGTCTCGAGAGCCTCGAGGAGGGACGGCAGCGCGTCCGCGCTCTGGCCGTTGGTAGCGGGAGCGGCCTTGGCCGGCTTGTCGAAGTCGAGCTGCCCCTGCTTGGCGCCGGCGTAGCGCAGCGGGTCCGCGATGCGGCCGGCGTCCTCGGGCGAGTTGCCCTCGGCCAGGGCCCGCAAGTACGGCCACGCGAGCCTGTTGCGGTTGCGGTTGCGGTCGATCAGCGTCTGGCCAAGCTCGGTCAGCTTGACGTTGTGGAAGCGCGAGTACTCGATTGCCCCCGTCTTGCGGATCTGATCCCGACGCGAGCCGGCGCTGCTCAGTCGGCGGAGCGGGTCGTCGGGGATGGAGAACTGCATGGCGTGGTTGTCCGGCCAGCTTCCGGTCATCTCCTTGTGGTGCCACATGAAGAGCAGGGCGGTCAGCAGGTTCTGGGTCACGGGCTTGGGCTTGTCTTGAGTGGTCATAGGTGGTCGGGGTTCGGGACGGTGTTGGTGAGGAGGATGTGCATCCAGGTACGTAGGGACTGCCAGCAGGGGTCGATGTGCTTCCCTTGCTGTCTATCCCACGTCGCCAGGGCGTGGAGCGTGTTCATCAGATTCATGGGAGGGCCCGGCAGGTACTCATCATCTTCGAGATGCTTGGGGCGCGCCCCCTCGACTAGGGCGTCGTAGCCCTTCTCGGTCACGAAGGTGATTTCTTGGAGGGCTACTCCCTCCCAGGTCTCGCCTCCGAAGTCGACCTGGACCGGGATGATCGGCGTACCCGGCTCGAGGTTTTGAAAGGTGAGGCTCATACCCACTTCTCCTCGATGAGCTTACGGAGGGCCTTCAGGCACATCCGCTGCCGACCGGCGGTCATACGCATCTTCGTGAATCGGTGACTATCGATCAACCGATCAACAAGGATCAGGGCGAGGCCCTTGTTCTCGTCGCCCGCTTGAACAGGGATCGACATCTTCTTGGGCTTCTGCGCCTTCTTACGCCCTTTCTTGAGGGCCTTCACCGCAGCGGGCTCCGAGGCGTAGCGCATGGCGTGCTTGATGACCGGCCACTCGTCCGGGTGAGCTCCGACTTGCTGAGCCAGGCGTTTACCAAGCTCGGTCAGCTCGCCACGGTCCCGGCCCACCGTACGCATCAGGCCCATGTTCTTGAGCTCGGCCTTGTAGGTTCCGACGGTCGACGCCTTGAGCAGCGTCTTACCAGTCCCGCGTGGGAACCGGCGTGTGATCTGAACGCAAGGCCATCGCTTGACCTGCTGCTGGTAGTGGTAGTAGAAGGCTAGCAGGTCCTGCTGCCGCTTGCTCAGCTCTCGGATTGTTTCGACAAGCATGGGTAGGTGGTGGGGTAGAGGTGATCGACATGAGACTTATGCCACAGTCCCTGGTCTAAAAAGAGAGCCCAACCCGAGGGGGTTGAGCTCTCTGGAAGTGCCCGGGCCCGCCCCTTTCATCGCAGTCCAACGAGTGGGACAAGGGGGATGCCGTAAGGGCCCGGGCTTGTAGGTGCGGAGCCGTGCCAGGATCACGGCCCCGCGGTGCTGTGGAAGTAGCTTGGCCCCCCAAGGAGGTGGGATGAGCCGCCGTAGCTACGATGAGGCTCGCAGTCGGGCATGGTGCTACCCGGCCAACAGCGTGGCGATACGCCGAGACCCGGATCGCCGCCGGATAAGGTGGCCCCCGTCGTGACGTGCTCAGCTCACGCTCGAGGGGTTGGAAGACCTGCCATCTAGGATCAGTGGGATCCCCATCCCTTTGCACTCCTCGGAGAGTGTGCCGCTCCTGCGGCTGATGTGATGGCAGGTGGAAGACACCCACAGGTAGCAAGAACCGGCCTGGATGACCTCTTCGTTGCCCTAGGACCGGGGTCAGAGCCTTCCGGGCGCGCCTGTGGGTGATTGGGAAAGCCGAGCACGTCATCAACGCCGCTTGTGCGTCTGCTTGGTTGGTGGAGACGTGTGACGCTGCTCGGCTTTTGTATGGTGCAGGAAGGGGGACTCGAACCCCCACGCCCGGGTGGGCACGTGGACCTAAACCACGGGCGTCTACCGATTCCGCCACTCCTGCATGTAAAGGCATCGATGACCCGTGGGAGAGTTTCCCCACTCTGTGTTGAGCCCACAGATCATCGATGTGATTGATGGTGCGGGAGGAGGGACTCGAACCCTCACGCCCGAAGGCAGTGGATTTTGAATCCACCGTGTCTACCGATTCCAACCACCCCCGCAGAGGGAGTGCCCCGCCGGCCGGAGCCGACGGGGCGAGTGCCTGTCTTTCCAGACTGTCCGCCCCGTTCGTATCATGCGCTAGGGGCTCTCGACAGTTCACTACGCCGCCATGCGGACGTCGGTGTTGGCATTTGAAAGCCAGAAGGTACAGACGCCACCGGGCAACTATTCTCTGCTCGTAACTATACCCGCGAGCACGTCGGGTTGAAAGGTGGGCTGCCGAGGACGCGCCTCGACAGCCCGTGGGGGATCATCAGAAGTCGGGACGCAGCGTGTCTGCCGCGATCAACGTCAACTCCGGAGCGGACGGAGCTCCGGTCACGACAGCCTGGGGATCCATCTGCGCCACGGAGTGCAGCTCGTGCGTCTCCATGAGTCTAAGTAGCGCAAAGAATCCGTAGGCGCGCAGCTCGTCCTCTTCTGAGTCGGAGCGCGGCGCGTGCCTGATGAGGGCCCCCGGGACGAGGTCTGCGTCGGACAGCACCACCCAGTGATCTGTCCAGACAATCGGCTCCAGTTGAGGAACCAGCTGCGAAGCCACCAGGTCGGCTAGCCCTTCACTCAGCGGGAAGGGACGCTGAGGAGCGCACAGGTGCGTAAGCTCATGTGCGATCACGAAGCGCTGCCGGTACGGCGGCTGATCAAGCCAGTTCGGATGGAGCACGAGGTAGACCTCGTCCGCGGCATGGGCCACCAGAGCAAGCCTGTCGATCTCACTCGACACGCACACCTGGGGGACCACACCTCGGTCATGCCCGATCATCTGCACCACCTGTGGACGCAGTTCATCGAGCAGACCCTCAGCACGCTCGACGGCTGGGTGAGCGCTGGCGCAGGCAGCCAGCGGCAGGCAGGAGATGATCAAGGACTTCACGGGATCGGAACCCCCTGCTTCTCGATGGTCAGCGGGGTCACGAACCGCTCGCCCTGCGCGTACTGCATCAGGTCGAAGCGGATGCTCTCGAGCAGTCCCTCGCTGCCGAGGGGTAGGAGGCCGGCGTCGATGACGACCTCGCTGCCCCACAGCGCGGAGCCGGCCCGGGTCTTGGACCAGGCCAGGGCGTGCTGGCTGCCGTCTTGGTAGCCGAGGCTACCGCTGGCGACCATGTCGGAGCTGTCGTTCAGCGCCCGGATCAGGAGCTTGCCCTGCCCGTGGTCGACGTAGGCGGTGACGGTGTAGGCCCAGAGAACGTCGTCGATCAGCTGGTTGATGGCCCAGTCCTCGCCGCCTGTGAGGTACCAGGCCTGCACGATGGCGTGGGCCTCGACCTCGCTGGCGGCGGTCACCAGGAACTCACCGTAGGCGTCCATGTCGTCCTGGTGGTCGTAGGCGTCCACGGACGTCAAGGAGACCAGGAACTGCTGGAGCTCGTGGGGCTTGCTGAGATCGATGATCACCTGGTTGCCGCCGAGGGGACCGGACGTGGGTCGGCCGACGAGCTCGAGCTGCTGGGTCGCGTCGGCCAAGGTGCCTGAGAAGGTGGTGACCACGGAGCCCTCCGGAAGGAGGACCGCCGTACCGGGGGCGTACACCCCGGCGTAGCGGGCGCCGGACTTGGTGATGACCTCGACCCGGAGGTTGGTCGGGATGTCGGCCGGCACGTCACCTTGGAGGGTGCCGTCACCCTTCTTCTCCAGGCTGGCTTCCCAGCCCGAGAGCTGGACGGTGATGCCGTCACCCTCTTCGAGGTCGAGGACTTCCTCAGTCGCCGTACAGGCGACGAAGCTGAACATCAGCAGGATGAGGAGGATGAACGTGTGTTGGATGCGCATGGCGTCTCCTGTTGGGTTGGGTGGGAACAGTGGAGGCTCGAAGCCTCGGGGTATCAGTAGACTCGTGACACAAACCCGATAAGGTTTACAGCGAATCCAGGGCATCTAGGGCGTCTGTGAGGCCCTCAGCAGCCTCTTGAGCAGCGTCCGCCTTGGCGCTCTTCTTCCGCTTCTTCCCCTTCTTCTTGTGATGCAGGGCGGCCAGGCGAGCCCCCTGCTCCCGCTGAGCGTCCGTCACGGACTCCTCGCATAGGGTCTTGTACTCCGCCTCGGTGGGGATGACGCCCTCGGGTCGCGTCTTGGTGTCCGCGTAGGGGCGGTGGGCCCAGAAGAAGCAGACGTGGTCCGGGCAGTTCTTGATGGCGTCCCGGTAGCCCTCGTTGCCGACACAGGCTCGGCAGTTGAGGTCGACAGCGGATCGGAGGCTGCTACCGTGATCAGCTTTGACGGCGACGGTGGGGCGGGCGAGGCGGACGTCGTTCTCGACGCAATCGATGATGTCAGGCTTGGTGGTCATGTGTGGCACTGGCTAGGAGTGTCAGGGTGGGAAAACTGTCTCCATATCTTGACAGAGGGGCGCCGGCTAGGCACGATCCCTGGCATGGAAACGACAACGACAGAGGCCCGCCCTGAGCTACAGCTTCGGCCGTTGGCCGGGCGGGTGATGATTCGAGTGGACGAGGCCCCCACGATGAGCGCAGGTACGCGAGGCCGTCAGGTCTATCTACCCGAGAGCGTCCAGAAGGAGGAGAAGGCGAACTACCGGTTCGGTACGGTCGTGGCCCTAGGGGACCCCGCGCTGCATCCGAAGACCGGCAGGCCGATCCCGTGGGCTGTGCATGTAGGCACCAAGGTCTGCTTCCAGTTCGGGGCTGACCTTACAGGTGAGCGAGAGCTCCAGTACACAGGAGGCGTGGCCCATGCGGTGTGCTTTGCTGAGGATCTGATTTACGCCATCGAGGATGATTATGAGATTCAGCCGACTCCCGTATGCCCCAACAGCGTAGGGGTTGCGCTACGCCGCGCTCTGATGAACGACGACTGGCTGACCGAGGAGCAGGTTGACACCCTGAGCCGGCGGCTCGCGTGCACGATTGCCGGGGTTGTGCCCGCGTGAGAATCGGCCGCACTTCCGATCTAGCGCCCTGGCCGCTCTTCATCGGCTTCTACACCCCGGAGTACGAGGAAGAGGCCGGGGAGCTTCGTAAGACCCTGGACGCGTTCGGGCTGCCACACGAGATCGAACCCGTCGAGTCCACGGGTAGCTGGTGGCTCAACACGCAGATCAAGGCTCAGATCATTTTGCTCAAGCTACGGGATCACCTGGGTCGACCGCTGGTCTACCTGGACTGCGATGCCCGAGTCAGGCAGGCTCCTACCTTGTTCCGCTCCCTGCATCACCAGTGCGACTTCGCGGCTCACTTCCGACCGGATCGACGATTCGAATGCGGTCGAGAGCTTTTGAGCGGGACGCTGTACTTCAGCGGCTCGCCGGCTTGCCAGGGCCTGGTACAGGCTTGGATCGATGAGAATGAGCGCCAGGCTGCGATCAAGAGTAGCAACAAGCTCCGCCTCATGGATCAGAGAACCTTGCAGACGGTCCTGGCTAAGGAGATCGAGGAGTACGGTCTTATGTTCACCGAGCTCCCTGCTACCTACGTTCAGATCTTCGACATCATGCGCGACGCCGGCGACCCGGTGATCGAGCATCTCCAGGCCAGCCGCCGATTGAGGAACAAGGTTGGTCACTAGACTCATGACTCAATGAAGCGACTGATCTACCAGGTCTGCGTTGGCCCGCCTGACCCGCTCTACGACAAGTGCACGCGCACTGTTGCGGCCTACTGCAAGCGCCTCGGCATCGCGTACATCAAGCAGACCGAGCCGGTCCTGAAGATCCGCCCGAACCCCGCTACGAGCGGGAGAAGCCAGAACGCTGTTGAACGACTAGGGTACCTGCCGATCTTCGAGAAGGAGAACGCACTCGCCCACCTTGGTGAGTTCGATCAGGTGGCCATTATCGACTCCGATATCTGGATCAGGGAGGAGGCACCCAACATCTTCGAGGAGCTCGAGGAGGGTGTTGACTTCATGGGGGTGGTCGAGCGAACCGCACCCATCACGCCGCAGTATGATCGGAAGCTCAAGAGCTACGCGCGCGGCCAGTACGGTCGTCCGGACTTCCCCTTCATGAACATGGGGCTCATGCTCATGAACAAGAGCCTGCGCCGCTTCTGCCCCGAGCCTCCTCGGGAGTTTCTGGCGCGTCCGGAGTTCCAGGCCTTCGTGGATGGGCGGGGGGCCTACAAGTGGAGCACGGACCAGACCCTGCTCAACACCTGGTTGACCAGCGATCCCGACATGGTCGTGAAGCCTCTCGACTGGCGGTGGAACGCCCTGTACGGGGCGCTGGTGCCCGGGTCGATAGAACAGGCCCACTTCGTTCACTTCTTCCTCAAGAACCACCTGGATAGCCAGGATCCCGACAAGCTCCTTCAGACACAAGGCCGCAAACGCGTTTAGCCCCATGAGCAAAGTACCACCCCTATTCATTCACGTACCGAAGACCGGTGGCATGTCCGTGCACCATGGACTAGGCCGCCTGATCCGAGAGACGCTGTCTCGAGACAAGCTGAAGTCTCTGGACTACGCGGCGACGATCGAGCAGCACATGCGCTCCAAGGGTGAGCCTACTCCGGGGTACCGTCATGCCCGGTGGCGTGACGTCAAGCCGGGGTGGCGGGATAAGGGCCGCTGTTTCACGGTGCTGCGCAATCCGTGGTCCCGTGTGGTCAGTCGCTACCGGTTCGGACTCAATACCTGGGCGACGCGTCCCTACAACTACACGAACTTCGAGGAGTTTCTTGCGGAGCATGAGGAGTGGGGCCAAGAGCCGTACTACTGGCACCGCGCCGTGCGGGGCTGGTACCCTGCGGTGGATCACGTGACGGACGGCCAGGGCAACCTCAAGTGCGATGTTCTGCGTACGGAGCACCTGGACGATGACATCTGGGCCTACTTCGGGAAGCGGCTACCTCCGCGCCGACGCAACGTCACGCGCGGCGATGCCGTGGACTACAAGACCTTCTACGACGATCGAACCATCCAGCTGGTGGCAGACTGGTATGCCGAGGACATTGAGATGTTCGGCTTTGACTTCGACACGCCGGCGACGAAGAACCTGTGGGAGGGCCTAGGAGCATGATGGTTGGCAAGAACCAGGGCAGTCTCCTGGTTGTGCAGCAGATCCCAGAGAACAGCGTGGGTGCCGAGCTCGGCGTCTGGCGCGGGGACACATCAGCCCGCTTCCTAGCTAGCGGTAAGATCAAGCACTTGCACCTGGTGGATGCTTGGAGTCCCGACCCTTACTACGGCATCGAAGGCTACCGAGAGAAGTACGCCAAGCTGGTCGGATCGGGTGATCTCGACGCCTTTCGCGCCTACTACGACGCGGTCCTAGCCGGTGTCCGCAGGCGGTTTCAAGGCCAGCCCGTTACGATCCACCAAACCACTGTGCACGAGTTTCTGACTGAGCCCCCGGAGGATCTCGACTGGGTCTACGTGGACGCGAGTCACGAGTACCTCGACGTCCTTGATGATCTCGAGCGCTGTGCCCGTCACGTGGATCTGATCTTTGGGGATGACTACGGCAACAAGCCAGGGGTGGTTCGCGCTGTCGACGAGTTTGATCGGACGCACCCCGAGTGGCACCTCCAGGTCCTGGGCAAGAACCAGTACCGCCTCGATAGGAAGGTCTGATGCACCCATCAAGCAAGGCCAATATGAGGGAGGCCTGGGCACTCGTTCCCGACCCCCACCGCGTCGGGGACGTCCTTGATGTAGGCGGCGGTCGTGGCGGGGAATACCAGGAAATCTGGAAAGGGTGTGCTAGCTACCGAACGGCTGACATTGCAGGTGACTGCGACCTCTTGATGCCTGGTGAGTACGAGATTCCACTTCCGGATGATTCGATCGATGTGGTGATTAGCGGCCAGACACTGGAGCATGTCCGCAACCCTTTCCGCCTCGTCACCGAGATGCGCCGGGTACTGAAGCCCGGTGGCTACGTGGTGATCATCGCCCCGTCCGCGGGCCCGGCCCATTTCAAGATCGACTGCTGGCGCTTCGTCCGGGATGCGTTCCGGGCCATCGCCCACGAGTGCGATCTAGAGGTTGTTGCCGATTGGATCTATACCGGGGACTCTGGCCGAGGTCCTAACAAGCAGTGGAACGATCACACCTTCGTGGGGAGGAAGCCCGAGTGAATGCGTATGCCATCACGCTCTTCGGTAACGAGACCAGCACCCAGAGCGTTGACAAGCTCTTTGAGTCCCATGTGGCGCTTGAGCAGCATTTCGATCTGATCCGCTTCCCGGCCATCACTCCTGACCAGAACCAGGAGATCATGGCGGAGGAGCGCCTGGTGTGGACCTATCCCTGGGAAAACAACCGGCTGGATGGGATCACTGGCTTGAAGCTGCATCCCTACGCCACACGTGATCGGGGTGCGCGGATCGCCTGCTTCCTATCGCACTACCACCTCTGGAAGCTGGCCTGCGAGACTGGGGAGTGGGTGATGATCCTGGAGGACGACACGGTATTCACCAAGCACCTAGACCTAGACAGCCTGCCTTACCGTGAGTGGAGCGCCGTCGGCATCAACAACCCACTAGGGGCGACGCGTCGAGCGCCTGTGTTCCACGACAAGGTCGTGGCGCAGCGTCCGACTCCGATCATCGAGACCCCGTGGGTTGATGATGAAGTCAGGACCCCGCAGGGGCTGGCCGGCCACAGTGCCTACATGATCAGCCCTGAGCTGGCTAAGGACCTGATCCATCGAGCCCGTCATGCGGGTTGCTGGCCTAACGACGCATTGATGTGCAAGCAGCTGTACCCTGGGAAGCTCGGGGTCACAACCGAGTTCTACACCCGAGTCCAGCAGACCCCGAGTACTCTGGCATGAAGGCGCGCGTCATCACCCTGATCCACAACAAGCGATCTGTTCAGGTAGCGAATCGGTGCATTGAGAGCGCTGCAAGGTTCGGCGTTGAGGTTGATATCTTCCCGGCCATCAGGGCGGCGGATAACCCCAAGGCCCTGATGTTCGAGCGGAAGTTCTCGATGAAGGGGTTTGAGGACAATGAGTACTCGCGTCTTGAGCCGTGCCTGGCTACGTTCCTCTCCCACTCTCGCCTATGGGAGCTTGCGGTGCTGCTAAAGGAGGCAGTCCTGATCCTCGAGCACGACGCTGTGTTCCAGGCTCCGCTCCCGGAGATGATCGAGGAGCGGGTGAAGATGCTCTGCAATCTGGGCAAACCGAGCTTCGGCTCCTTCAAGACCCCGAAAGAGGGGCTAGGCCCGTTCGTGTCCAAGCCCGGCGGCTATCTAGGCGGCGCCCACGCGTACCTGGTCCAGCCTGAGGCCGCTGAGGTGATGTTGGAGAAGGCCAAGACAGAGGCGGAGCCGGCCGATGTGTTCATCCAGAAGAAGCGCTTCCCCTGGATGACTGAGTACTACCCGTGGCCGGTGATCTGCGATGACTCCTTCTCCACCATCCAGAAGCCCGCAGGTTGCACGGCCAAGCACAACAAGGTCGAGATCATCGATCAGGATGAATCGTGAGGCTGCTAAGTCGCGCCTACTGGGCGGAGGTCGTCGAGTGCGACTACTGCCCTAATCCTGAAGAACCGCCCGCGCTTGTTTGTGGTGTCTGCGGCGATACGGGGAAAGCCCCGCGATGGCGTCGGGCTTGGCGCGATGTCTTCCGGTGTAGTGCTCTGGTGGGCCATCCTGATAGGAGCCCTGCTTGTGGGGGCGTTGGCTCAGTAAAAACAACGCGTTGTTTTGTCGGGTAGGTAGCTAAAACAACGTGTTGTTAGGCACCCCAGCGCCCGAGGGCGCCGGGGGCCTGGTTCTCAGGGGCGGAGCCGCAGCCCCCGAGAGGTGACCAGCACCTTACGGTGCGGGACCTTGGGGAGCTTCGGCAGGGGCGGGAGGTCGACGTCGGTGTCGACGACCGCCTCCACCAGGGACTCGCCGTCCGCCCCGCTGATGTGGAGGCGGCGGTGCTCGCTGTTCTCGGTCACGTGGACCGAGCCCAGCGGGGTTTTGACCTTGGCGATGGTTCGCTCGGGGGCGATCCACGCCAAGATCTCGTCGAAGAACCCCATCACTTGCAGAGCAGCGGGTTCTTCCCCCGCTGCTTGATGCGGCGCACCCTCGCGCGGAGGGTGTGCTCGATGGAGAGGGGCTGCCCGCGGAGGCGGGAGGTGACGGCGATGTCTAGGCCGCGCATGGGGGAGATCTTCCCCCGGCGGACCTTGAGCATCACCTGGCGACTGAGATTGCTCATGTGGTCAGGTGGTCGGCGAAGGCCCAGGTGACGGCCTCCGCGAAGTTGGGGGTGAGGGTGGCGTAGCCCGTCTCTACGTGGGAGACGTGGGACTGACTGAACCCGATACGCGCAGCGAACTGCGCTTGGGACAGGCCCAGCCCCTTCCTGATCCAGCGGACCAGGCGGGGGCTGAGCTCGACGGTGGTGGCGATCACGACGCCTCCTCCGCGTCCGCCCAGGCTCGGGCGATCTGACGCATGGGAGCCCTCTGGGAGAGGGGCCGGACGGTCACGAGAGTGATGAGACGCTTGTGGCCGATCGTGATGAGCGGCTGCTCGTAGCCGCCCCGCGAGGCGGCCTCACGCACCTTCTTTTTGAAGGTGGTGAGCTGCGGGCTGTGAGCAGGCAGGCCGATCAGGGATTGACCTACTTCCTCGAACACCTCGCAGATGACCTCGGGCATGAGGGGCCGCAGCGGTTCTCGCATGGGGTTCTTCATCGGATCTCGAACCCCAGCTTTTCGGCGAGTTCGACCGTGGCGGTGCGGCTCGTGTGGTGGCGGGAGAACGCCACCTCGCCGGTGGCGAGGTCCACGTACCAGCGGTTGCCGCCGCCAATGCCGTAGATCGTCACGTGACCGGACTGGCCACGCATACGCAGGGCGTGGCCCCACGTGTATTGAGAGGACTCGGGGTCCTCGATGGAGTCCATCTGGCTCAGGAGCCAGGCGACCCCGTTTGCGTCGCGGCGCTCCTCGTCGTAGGTCGACGAGAAGCCCTCGACTTCTGCCATGTCGATGAGCGTCTCGGCGCTCATGATACGACCGGTCAGGGTGGTCATGGTGTTGGGTGGTGAGGGTGTCTCCGGGTAGACATCCCCGGATCATTAGACTTATGCCCTAACCTCTCCCCCTCCTGGCGCTTTTGGTCCATACTGGGGGCACAACTTGACGCCCTTCGGGGCCGTCTCCCACGGATAACACAACTCCAGGAGAAGAGCATGCTGCTCAACAACTTCAGCGTCCGCGTGCCTGAGGGACGCGAGCACCACCAGTACGTGGAGCTCCAGCACGACACCAAGTACAGCCTCGTCCTCGCCAACAAGAACACCGAGGACTGCGACGCCCGGGTAGAGATCGATGGGCAGGCTGTTGGGACCTGGCGGATCAAGGCCAAGTCCACGGTCCGGCTCGAGAGGCCGGTTGACTCGGAGGGTAGGTTTACCTTCTACAAACAAGGCACCGAGGAGGCGAGCAAGGCTCAGCTCGAGGCAGTCGGCGAGGACAAGCTCGGCCTGGTCTGCGTGTGGTTCACCCCGGCTAAGCGACAGCAGGTACCGCAGTGGATCAGTACCCCGCAGTGGGGCAGTCACTACCCGTCGCCTACGCCCCCGCCGATCCCCTTGGATTACCAAGTCGACTGCAACACGATCCAGACGGCTTTCTTCTGCGCGAGCTCTGCGGATATGCCTTCGATGAGCCAGAAGAGCGTGGGCTCGATCACGCGAGAGGCGCGCCTTATGTCTTCAGGAGGCACGGGCCTCTCGGGTAAGAGCACACAGCAGTTCGTTGAGGCTCAAGAGCTCGACCTAGACATGGATCGACAGACCTTCATCGCCCTGCGCCTCGTGTGCGTGGAGAAGGAGGAGTCGGACATCCGTCCTCTGGTGCAGCGAGCCACCCCTGTACCGCCGCCCCTGAAGTGAGGCAAAAAAGAAGGCTGGCACTGGCTCCCAGTGTCAGTCTTCTTCTCGCGGCTCACTCGGAGACGGCTCCAGCGGCTCGCATGGCCAGCGAGTGCAGGTAGTCGTACCGGTCCTTGAAGACATCGAAGGCCACAGTGCGGAGCTCGGCCTGGACCCAGGTGGCGTACTCGACCGGCGGTTCTTTCTGGATCAGCTCTTCAACGATCTCCCGAGGGAGGTAGGCGATGATCCAGTTCATGTCGTCCACGCGTCCCCCAGATCCCGGAGGTCCGAAGCCCAGCTGGTGCACAGCGTACTGAGCGCTTTCGATGAAGTCCTCGGGAACGTCGAAGTCGTCTCGCCGGCCAGCAGCGAGCACCATGGCGGCCCAAGCCGCGTGGATACCTTGCCGGTACCCGCGCAGGTATTCGTCTTTAGTCATGGTTAGGAGGGGTTTGGCAGGTCTGGTAGATGCGGGCCATCTGGTCGAGCGCCGTCAACCGGATGGTGATGATCTTGCGGGCCACGTTTGCGACGGTCGCGCCACTGCCCTGCCGCATCGACAGCTTGTGCGGCCGGGTCTGAAGGAGCTCAACGAGGTCCGTGTGAGCGAGGCGCTCGCGGAGGTCGGTGACGTACTCCGTGAGGAAGCCCTGAAGCTCCCCCGGCGGGTTGGCGGTCAGGACTGCCTTGGCCCTCGTGGGCGCGGTCCCGTCGAGCTGGCTCTGGAGGCGATCCCCGAAGGGAATCTGGGAGACCAGCTCGGCCCAGAGCCAGTCCCGGGCCAGGACCGCTGCCTGGCTGTAGATCTTGTCGGCGTGCTTCATGTTGGGTGGTGAGGGTGTCTCCGGGTAGACATCCCCGGATCAAAGGACTCATGACAGACCCAAGAGATGGGTTTGGCCCGCTAGTCCCTGGCACACATCCCGGCCTAGGCCCTAGACTTAGGACGAACCCTAAGGGCTCTTTCTGGGCCCCAAGTCCCCTTCTAACCGGATCCTGAGACACCATGGACGCCGCCACTCTGTTCGAATCCCAGCTCCGCGAGAGCCTGGAGCGCCACAACACCCCCTCCATCATGGACAAGATCGCCGCTTTCCACGCGGAGCAGGGCGATCTCGTCGAAGACGTTGTTGAGGAGCTCCCCCTGGAAGACCGACTCGCCAAGGTCGCTGAGGCCATCTCTGCTCGCCTGAACAGCGAGCCCGAGGAGCCCGAGGAGCCCGGGGAGGTCGAGGAGACCCCCGAGCAGAGCCTGCTCGAGCGCCTCCGCGGCTAGACCGGTGGATCTGGGGGTCGTTCAGGTCTCTGATCAAGTCCTGACCCCGGGCCTGGGGGACGCTCCGGTCCGGGTGTCAGGTCTTCGTGCCCTCGTACAGCAGGCGGTCATCGAGCTCATCTCGAACCCCCTGCCGGAGCGAGGGCGCGGGGCTGGGCTAGCTCAGCTCGTTGCAGCCCTGCCTCCCCAGAACCAGGCACAAGCTCGTGGCACCTTTGCGCAGGCCGTGAGCTCCGCCAAGACGCACATCTTGGCCAACCAGCGCTACGCTTCCAACCTCACCGCGAACGAGCGGCTGCAAGACATGACCCTGCTTCGGGCCGAGCTCAATGGGCTCGTCTGGGAGATCGACATCAGGATCACCAACGTAGCCGGCGAGTCCGCCACCTTTGCCCTGCCGGTCAGCTGATGACGTCCCACAAGAGTACCCACAAGGACAAACTACCCGGCGGACTTGCGGACAAGATGCGAGATGCCGTCTTCGCGGCCTCCGCCCTCAAGGCGGGAACCAAGGTGGAGATGGAGCATACTGATGATCCGCAGCTAGCCAAGGAGGTAGCTAAGGACCATCTCGCCGAGGATCCGCAGTACTACAAGAAGCTGCGGAAGATGGAGAAGAAGGCCGGTGGCTACGCCACCGGCTCGGTTGAGGTCGCCTCGCAGGTAGGTCGTAGGGTCTTGCCCGCCTGGAGCCGGTCGAAGAAGATTCCCGCGGGAGCGAAGCGTGCCGCAGGTATGGTTAGGCAGCAGCCGTTCGCCCCTGGTGGGAAAAACAGCCTGATCCCCGCTTCGTCGACGACTCGCAAGCCGCTCCCGACCTTCACCTCGACATCCAAGCCGATGAGCATGGCCAAGGCCGCGATGCTGCAAGGCATGGTGAACACGCTGGCTAAAGAGGCGGGGTGGGTGGATAAGCTCAAAGGCGGAGCCAAGAAGGCTCCCGGTGTGATCGCCCGAGAGGGCGCAGGCATCGCAACGTGGGGAGTCGGGGAAGGGGTGGCCAACAAGCTCATTCCCCGGTGGAAGCCCCCGACCCCGCGCGTGAAAGTGGCTGGGGTTGATAAGGAGGCCATCCTTCAGGCCTTGCTATGGGCGCCGGCCCTGTATGAAGGGGCCAAGGCCGCCGGCCGCGTAGCGGCTAAACCGTTCAAATCCCTCAAGCGTGGGCTAGCCCCGAAGAGCCCCAAGATCCAAGGACCGCACCCTGAAGTGCGCGCTGCGAACACCCCTGAGGTGGCTAAGGTCGCGGTATGGGGGACGCTCGCCCGTGTGGCTACTAAGCTGGCCCCTCGATTGGCTAAGGTGGCTCCGAAGACGAGTGCCCGTCTAGCGACGGCTACGCCGCAATCTACCAAGGCGCTCGCAGGACGCGCCGGTAAGGCGGCTGCTAGGGATGCGGCGCTGGGAGCCGGTACGATGGGCGCAGCTAACGCGGCAAGCCACGTGGCCCGACCGAAACGCCCTAACCCTCTGTAGGGATTAGAGATGGCTGAGTTCAAGGACTGCCAGAGCCCGAGCCCCCTGACCGGGCGGATCGGCCCCGATCTGATCGAAGAGGTTGGCGGGGTCTCTCTGGCAGGTGTGTTGGCAGGCACGGAGACGCTGCCGGTTGGTGCAATCCCTGTCACAGCCCCGCTTTATGACAGTCCGAGCCCTACAGGTACGGCTATTGGACTGCGGTTGGATTCGAGCCTGACGGTTGATGCCCAGGGCCGGCTCAGTATTGCTGGAGCCCCATCGCCCGCGGCCCACGCCTCGAGCCACGAGCCTGGCGGGTCTGATCCGATCACCCCTGCTGCCTTTGACGGGCTTATCACCCCGCCGGTCGCCACGACGGTTGTCCTTGGCGGTGTCAAGGACGGTGACGGCGTCTCGATCGCCGGTGACGGCACCCTGACCCTCGATCTGGCCGCCGCCAGTGGCCTCGAGATCAGCGGCGGGACCCTGAGACTGGCACTGGGTACCGGTGTCAGCTTCAGCGGCAACGATCTGGTCCTGGACGAGGCCACGGACTCCACGCTGGGCGGCATCATCGCCGGCACGGGTCTATCAGTCAGCTCGGGTACGGCGAGCCTCAACGCCCCCCAAGTCACGGGAGCCTCCCTAGCGGGCAGCACTCTGGTCTGGGATACCAGCCCGAGTGCCCAGAGTCCCAGCCCTGCTCTGAGGCTTCCGGCGAGCTTCACGTACACCAAGGCGATCCCGCAGTCGCAGCTGCCGACCGCGGCCTACGGCAGCCCGGGCAGCTCGAGCCCCAGCCCGCAGCTCGGCCTTGTCCGCATCTATGGCCCGAGCGAGGGCCTGACGCTTAGCGATGGGCTCCTGTCGCTGGCGACTCCGATCAGCACGGATCACCTACCCACCGCTACTGGTCTAGGTGGGCGAGGCATCGTCCGCGCGGGCCTACTTGACGGTACGGGCGTCTACGTCTCCAACAGTACGACCGGCCAGCTGGCGATCCTGATTGACGCCACGTCGGACACGTTGGCGTTGTCGTCGAGCGGGATCAAGGTCAAGTCCAATCGCTTCCTGGCGCTGACTGGCACCGGTAACCTCCCCAGCCCCGCGGCGAGCCCGAGCCCGGGGACTGACGGCTGGATGACCGGGTCGGTTCGATTCACCAACGACCTGGGTGAGCCTGCGATCCGCACCGGTAACCAGCGGATCCGCTACGAGTTCGGGGCCAGCCCGTCTCCCGGGGCGATCCTGGCATCGGCTGATCTAAGCGATCTACTAACGTACCAGGAGATCAGCACACTCATCTCCCAGGCTGAGCTTGGTGTCGAGGTTTGGACTCCTGGGCGACCTGTGCAGGCAGAGCCGGGTACGAGCCTAGGTGCGTTGGCGGAGCTCTCGGCCGGGGATCGGTTCCTTACGAGCACGTCGTCCAACACCAACCCCGGCGGTGACTGGAATGCGCACAACTGCGTGTTCGCGGTCTGGACGGAAACGGCTCCCGATACCTTTACCTGGGTCTATGAGACCCCCACGGTCAACACCTGGTTCACAGACGACGTAACTGGGGACACGTGGGCTGTTGTTGTCGGCTCCCCCTCCCCGAAGTCGCCCTCACCGAACCCGTCGCGAGAGGCTTTCCGGTATCGCGCTCGTCAAGATGACACAGCATCGACGGCCCGAGCTGGTCGCGTGCGTGTCCCGACGACCAGTGGCCTCGTCATGGACGGCGAGGATATTCGGCTATCCCTCGCCTCGGACATCGGGGTCAGTACGGGCCTGCGTCTGATCACCCGAGCTCGCAACAACGCGCTAGCTCTCGATCTCAGCCGGTCCCAAGGGATCTTGGAGCTCAACTCCGACGGGCGCCTTCAGGTTGCCGCGTCCTCGATCCAGGCCACGGAGATCGCGGACAACACCATCGTCCTCGACAACCTGGCCGCGGATCAGGTGACAGGCGGTACCAAAGACTTCATCGCCACGCAGTACGACGGGCTATCCGTCCGGCTGGTGGGGGACTCGGAAGACTTCCGCGTCACTGGGGCGCCTGTCAGCACGGCTACGACCATTCTGATCCACACCGAGGACGGTATCGGTGTGGCGGAGGAGTCGATCAACACTGACGCTCTCTCGGACGAGGCGGTTAGCTACAGCAAACTCCTGATGCCCACGGCCTCCGGTCTGGAGGACAACGGGCAGGACAAGGTCCGGGTCAAGCTCCAGACCCGCAGCGGCCTCGAGCGAACGGTGGATGGCCTGGCGGTCAACATCCATGACGTGGTGGACGATGCCACGATTGAGCTCGACACATCCACGGGCGGCTTGCGCGTCAAGACAGGTAGCCTGACGTCGTCGTACTTCGCGTCGGGCCTGGCGATCTCGGCCTCGGTCCTCACGCTGGGAGCCCCTATGCTCTCGTCGAGCGGGCTCCTGACCTTCTGCTACCAGAGCCCTCTGGTCCTGACCGGCAGCCCCGGCTGCTTGACGATCGGCGAAGGCTTGATCAGCTCGCCGTATCTCGGCACCGGGTCGGTCAGCTACGCCAAGCTCAAGCTGGCGAGCCCCTCCGGCATCACGCAGACGGCCGGCGGTATCAAGGTCGACATCTCGACGGGTCTCGCCTTCAGCGGCAACCAGATCGTGGTCGACCAGGTGCCGGCAGACGCGATGGCACTGGATGCGGATTCGGCGTTGTACGCCGCTAGCCCGACCAGTCCGCTGACGCAGCTGGAGCTGAGCATCCGGGTCAGCAGCCCGTTCACGCAGACGGGTGGTACGCTGGATCTAGCGGACGAGGGTGTTCAGGTGAGTCACCTGGATCGCTCCAAGCTGCGCGGTAGCTTCCTGGCCAGCGGCCTCGAGGCCGGCCTAGGTACCCAGACCAGTCCCTTCGACTCTTGGGTCACGAGCCCGGCGTTCTACACCGGCTCGGACGCCCCGGGTATGCGGGTGGCTACGCGGACGCGATCCGATCACGACTACCTGGATGCGGCGGGTCAGGGACAAGGCACGTTCGAGCCCTATAGCTTGACGCTGCTTCAACTTGGTGGCACGCCCTCGGGCAGCGACTACCAGAACCGACTGGCCCCGACGCTCAACAGCATCGGTCTTCCGCACCTAGCCCTCGGCAACGAGACCCTGGCCCCCACGGACTCCGATCGGCTGCCGACTGGTTTCGGTAGCTACAAGGCGCTGGTCCAGAGCGGGAAGCTGCCCACGAGCCCGGTGACGAGCCGCGGCTGGGCAGTGGCTAACCTGTCGGAGAACATCCCAGCTGTCCGAGTCGGTCCGGGCCTCAGCATCACGGCTGCGGGCTTCGTGGTTCCGAGCGATGTCCAGGCGGATCAGATCCTCCTGGGCACCACGTCTCGCGAGACCAGTCCGCGCGGGGTCTCGAGTCTTGCGCTTGTGCGTGACGGGGGATTGAGCAGCCCGGTCACGGATGGGGCGCTGGCGCTCGGCTACGACGTATCGGACTTCGAGGTCACCTCGGCGCTTGGCCTTGGCCGACGTCAGGCGTACCAAGAGGAGTACACGGGCGCCTCGGTTCCCGCAGCGGCGAGCGGGTACTACACCTTCGCTCTGACGCTGGGGAGCTCGCAAGGCCTTGTGCCCGGCACGGTGTCGGTCCACGTCAACGGCCTACGTCTCGAAAGCCCCTTCTTCAGCTACACCAGCCCCTCGATCACCTCGAAGGAGGTGTACCTCAACGAGTCGGCAAGCCCTGGCCCCAACCTGGCCTACACGTTGAGCCAGTCTACTAGCCCGGACGTTCTTGACCGGGTTGTCATTCGCTATCGAACCCGTCCGACCTCATGACTCTCAAGCGCGTCACTTGGGTAGGTGATCGTCACCGCCCCCGTCCTCGCTACCGCGGTTTCCGTCGCGGCGTCCCTCAGCTAGTGACCAAAGAGGTTGCTGATCTCATGATTCGGGATCACGGTCCTGATGTGATCGTGGCTGATCGACTAACTAAGGTGGCTGAGCATGTGGGCGTTGATGTCGAGCGTCGCGAGTTTGAGCAGACTACCCGCGGCGAGGGCGATGAGCGTCCGCGGTGGCGCGGTCCTGAGGCTAACGCTCCCGCGTACCGAGGCACCCCATCGCACCGGATCAACTTCTCGTGGTCGGCTCGAGGAGCTACCTTTCGGCCTGTGCAATACCGAGTGTACCGCGGGACAAGCCTGGATAACCTCCAGCTCCTGACCACGCAGGACGCTGACTCAGCTCGAGTGAGCGTTGATACCACAGTCGCGGGCCGCACGACGTACTACTACGGTGTGTCCTATGTCGACAACCGCGGCTTCGAGAGCGAGATCACGATCGCTGGATCAGCCACCACACCCACTTTCTGACCTCTAACCCCACAGACTCATGACGACCTCTATTCGAAAGCGGGTGAGCTGGTTCGGTGACCGGACCACGCGCATCCCCAAGCATCGCGGGCTTCACCCGAGCGGTACTCCGACGGAGATGCCTGAAGATGATGCCAACGACCTGATCCGAGACTATCCCAGTCACCTCGTGGTGGCTGACCCGATCACGTTGGTTGCGGAGCACATCGGTGAAGAGGTGGACCGGAAGGAGTTCTACGACGCTGGATACCGCTCCTACGGTACGCAGCCTGTGAAGTGGAAAGGCCCTGCGGTGACCTCGGTCACGCCGACGGCCAGCCCGGCTACGTCGCCTACGATCGTGTGGGACGCGATGCCCGCTCGGTTTGCTCCTCAGAGCTATCAGCTGTACCGAGGTACCGCGGCAGCGCCGAAAACGACGCTGGTGGGCTCGACTACCCTCCTGACGCTCAGCGAGGCCCCGCCGGCTCAAGGCACCTACATCTACAGCGTGACCTACACGGATCCCCACGGGTATGAGAGCGACGTCGGTACGTCGGTGTCTCACTACTCGTCTCCGTGATACGATCCCACTAACGACACGTCATGGTCCACATCAAACAGGTTCGTGGGGTCCCCAGCTATCTGAGCTTGGCGACCCCGCTCACCCCGCAGGGTGACACGGTGACCCAGGTCATCACTGGGCAGAAGACGTGGACCACGAGCGCGAGCACTAACGACCGTAGCGCGCTGGCCGCTAGTGTCCCCGGACGCTTCGACTCGAACGGTACGGACGAGGCTGCTGCGGCGTTGTTCGGGGCCTCAAGCGGTATCTTCCGCTCGACGCTCGGGTTCTGGGGTAACAGCGAGGCCAATGGCATGCTGTCCTGGGCGCCGATCGCCACCCCGGTCAATCAGGACTTCGGCCGGTTCATGATCACCAACAGCCGCACGGCTACTGGTGATGCTTGGGACCCCGCGACTAATGGTGGTGCGGATACCGGCGTCAGCGGCTTGGTGCAGTACTACGCGGAGTTCCCGGCGCTGCGGCAGTCCGTGCCTGTGGCTTCGCCATCTGACTACGCAGATGAGACGGGGCTACCGGCGCCTCCTCTTACTTTCGGCCACCTCAAGCTGTTCGCTCGTCAGGGCAACCCAGCCTACGGGTATGAGGCAAGCCCTGGGCGGGAGTTCGGGCTTAGCTACCTGTCCTACAGCGTTCCTTCGGGATCGATCGAAGAAGACATCGCGACATATCAGCGCGCTGATGTGCGGTACGGGGCGGCTCAGGTATCGCACATCCATGTGGACACGTGGAGCCCGTCGACCACGATCTACCCCTTCGTGGCTCCGGGAGACGTTCGCATCACGCAGCTTGCTCTCATCGGGTCAGCAACCGTAGCCACATCTACCCTATCTGGCTACAACCACGCGCAGGTGAGTCCGGGCTACCTCTTCTCCGCAAGCCCTGTGTCGGCTATTGGCGCCGGCTCCCCGGTGAGCTACTCGCCTGATCAGTACCGAACGATGGCCCAGGGGGATTGGCTCAGCCTTAGCTGGGCCGGCTCCTCGAGCCCCCTCACCAACCTGACGATCAGCGTCTCCTATAACCCCATCTATCCGAGCTGACTATGTCGAAGAACCCCCTGAACCTGGGTAAGCACGCGGCACACTACGGTCAGATCGAAATGATCGACGGGGCCTACCTGCTGAAAGGCACCGCCACCACGTACATGGTCCTGTACGGTGCCGGCACTGCGCTGGATCGGGGTCAGGTGACTGTGCTGGACGCTATTTCCGGTTACGCAGTGATCGACCGAGCTCTGGTAGGGGTACGCGGGGCTGGTAAGCTCAAGCCCGCAGCGCCGGTCGCGGCGATAAGCCATGAGGTCAAGGTGAGCGCTAAAGGCCCCATCCTGTCGACCTTGTATGAGGATGTCATTGACGGCATCACCCGCCGCCGGGAGCACGCCTACTGGGTTGAGGGTAACTGCGTGCATGTGCTGATCTCTCAGCAGGGCGCGGGATCAACCGAGTATGAGTCCAACTACTCAGGGGTCTACGGCGGTCGCTTTGATGATGAGCTCGCCGCGGATCTGGTGGAGATGACGGGCACGCTGACGGTCCCCACTGTGTCGGCGATGATCAAGGAGTCGGGAGAGCCCGAGAAGCCGCGGTTCTTCTCGCACATGATGGACCTTGGCTGGTCACACGCTTCGGCGTTTGATCTGCCTAACCCAGCTGTGGTCGAGGATCCACACGCCTGGACGTACTCTACTGCGGGTAAGTACAAGAAGAACACCGCTGGAGCCCTGCAAGGGCCTCTTCAAGAGATGCTGCTGGGGTCCGCGTCGTATGACATCGTCGACTGCTTGGTCCACCCAGCACAGTCCGCTCCCCGTATTCCCAAGCGATCACTACAGCCTTGGACGCTCTTGACCAGTCGCGGCGAGTCGTGGGATCACTTCGAGAAGTACCTCGAGTGGCGTGCGGAGATGGGTATGACCAGTGGGGTGATCTACCCCATGTTCTGGTGGCAGGAGATCAACTACCCTCCGAGCGTGGTTCAGGCCAACGGCCAGCACTGGTATCCCGCCGGCGATCACGAGGGTTTCGCCAGCTTCTGCGCTATGGCCCGTGCGCTTGGCTTCGACGTCGGCGGCTACACCTTGTGGGGCATTCAGAAGGAGACTGTCCCTAACTACAACCCAGGTGATCGGGTACTCGAGAGCAGCGGTGCCCCGCGCCCGTCGGTGTGGGAGTCCAATGTGTGGCTTAGTCGGGAAGAGCAGACGCAGAAGTACATGGACCTGTACCTGCCTAAGCTTCGAGATGAGTACCACTGGAGCATGATCTTCTACGACGTGGAGACCTACGCAGATCCCACGCACGGCAACGGGGATCACGTGGACATGACGGCCGGCAGCCTGTGCGGAACGCTGGCTGGCTGCATCGCTGCGCGTCGAGAATGGATGCAGTACGGACAGGACGTCCTAGGCCCGGACGCGTTTGCTCATGGCGAAGGTAGTCGAGGCGGCTACCTAAATGATCAGGAGTACCTGTGGGCCGGTGTGATGACTGGCTTGAACAAGTCGATCAACACCAACAGCGGTAAGGAGGAGATCCAGACCACCGACCCTGATCGCACGATGCTCAGCTGGCCTATGGCTCTTGAGTACGTGTGGGCCGTGGAGAACCAGGTGTTCGCTCATACGCCTAACTTCCCAGGACGCACCTTCTCCCCCAACGACGCGAGTCTCCAAGACCCCGGAGTCGGCGGCCTCTTCCCATTCAGTGTGAAGATGGTGGATGCGCTACGAGCTGTGAACTTGATGCACGGCCGTATGGGTGCTCTTCCGATCAATGGACAAGGGCACGAGGCTTTCCTGTCAAAGCGCGAGCAGGTCAAGGAGTACTACATCGCCTCGGCGATCTCAGCCTTCACGCGTGACCTCAGCGTCCCCACGATCCACTACCACAGCGACGAGCACGGCTATGAGACCTTCTCGCAGCGCTACGCTCGTACAGGTCTAGACGGCTTCCGCCGTACACGTGTACGCCTGGTCTTCGAGTCAGGTCTCGAGGTCTATGTGAGCCTGGACAAGCAGCCGTGGGTTCTGCCTGACCGGTTTGGTGTGACGATCGAGGAGTTCGGCTACTTCTGCTTTGGGTCGGTCAACAACACGCTGGTGGTGGGCGGTAGTTGCTCCGCTCCCGTCACAGGCAACAAGCGGGTTGACTTCGTCATGATCCCCGGCGTGCTCACGGCGGTGGATGGTCGCGGTGAGGTGACGAACTTCCTCGGCATGCCCGTGCCCGGAGGCCGGCTAGTGGTGCGCGACTACAAGAGGCAGTTCGTGATCAATGAGGGCACTGACGGGGTGCTGCACAAGTCGCTGACTACCTCGCACGGGTTCTAGCTAAAAAAGAGCCCCGAAGGGCTCCTAGACCTTGTTCGGGCCTAACTAGGGCGAGCTCTCGTTGATGCGTAGCTGGGCTACGATCGGCCAGTACAGGCAGTTCGAGACGCTGTTGTAGACGACATACGAGATGTGATCTCGAGGCTCAGCTCGTCGATTGACGCTCTGCGCAATGAAGCGAGCTTGTCGGCAGTCTGCACGCTGTAGCGCGGGAAGCAGCCAACCAGCAGGCTCTGTGCGGGATCCCTCTTTCCGTGGGACGCGTCCGGCTTCGATCGTGGCGACGACCGTACCTGTTCGACGACCTGTCTTGGACGAGGGTCGCCAAACCACCTGATCCCCTACCGCGAAGTCCGCGTAGCCACGCAAGGCTGGGAGGATCGGAACAGGTTGAAGGTACCAATACACGGTGGCGTCTGTGGCGTAGCGCGGGTTCGTTTCGTAGTAGCGCTTCTTGGCCATGTCCAGGCGGCGGATGGCCGCGGCCTCTGAGTACAGAACGACACCGATGGGGGTGTCGTTCTGCATCAGAACGTATGCGAGCTTCATCCTTGATCAGCGTCGCAGTTGGTGCACAGCTTGACCGGAGCGGTCTTGCAGCCGTCGTCGACCGCAGCGTCCTCCTCTACGTGCCCGCAGTACAGGCACTTGAAGACGAGGACCTCGTAGTGGTCTTCCGTTCGGATGGTGTCGAGGTACATGGGTGGTGTCAAGGGATGGGCGGTCAGAGGGAGTACCGACTCGGCCGGCCGCAGTGCTTGCAGTACATCTGGCTGTACAGCCGGAACTTGAGCATGACGAGCTCGCCTGAGTCACCGGGCCGCGGCATCTCCGCCCCGGAGGGTTGGATGCCTTCGTCGGCCTTACAAGTCCAACTGTGGTTGCCGAACAGACAGCCAAGGGCGACTCCTAGGCGTTTGATGCGCGCCCAGAGCCTGGTGAGCCTAGCAGACACGATCGACCTCCTTCATGTAGGGCTCCTTGTGAGTGTGCCGGCCGGTCATGGTCTGGCAGTCGATGAGGCGAGCAGGCCTGAGAGCCGATACACGCGGCCAGTACAGGTGGTTACCGACGAGGACGAGGTAGGACACGTGATTGCGTCCGTACCCGCCTCCGAGCTTGGCAGTGCTGTAGCGATCGAGGCCCAATCTCTTGAGCTTGTCGTTCAGCAGCCCGCCGTGAGAGCACTGACCACGTGTCGGACGCACGCCTGCCGGGACGATCGCAACGACCTGTCCGGTCTTCTGAGTGGTGTAACCACTTGAGGAACTCTTCCAGGTCACCCTGGACCCGACGATGAAGTCAGACTGCAACTCCTCTGTGTGCTGCTTAGCCAGAAGGAGGAGCTTCTCGACACCGCGCGGAGCGTGCTTCTTGAGGAACTCATCGAGCTCTCGTAGGTGTATCGTCTCGGTCGCGCAACCAGTAGCTGCGATCGTGAGGCGGGGAGGCAAGATCACATCGTCTTGGATGTGAACTTGGTCAGTGAAGTGGTGCTCCATCAGAAGCCTCCGAACAGGGAGTTGGCATTGTCGATCCGCAGCGCCGCGGCCACGGTTTCGAAGCCTCCGGAGAACTCGCTTAGGGCGCGAGCGATCAAGGCATCGGCATCGGCGGCAGTCATGGGGCTGTTGAGATCCCGACAGATAAACACGCCAAAGAAACCACCGCCATCCTCGAAACTGGAGAACGTCAGCCGCGTGACGCCGCTGATGTTGTTGTAGGTGACCAAGGCGCGCTCCCGCTGGGACTCGGTCAGCAGCGGGTTGAGGGGGCGGGCGGCCATCAGGAGCAGTCGGGGCACCTCGTTCTCTACCTGAGGCTCGTCGATCGCGCCGCTGAGGAAGAAGAGGGTGCCTTCGACTCGTTCGGTCCACCCGAAGGCGGTGCTCTGGTCTTCTCCCTCGGTGATGGGGATGACGGCCTCGCGGTGCTTGAAGGCTTTCGAGATCTCGCGAGCGTTGGCCTTGGTCGTGAAGTCCTCGTTGTAGTAGTAGGTGTCCTTCTCAGCCGGCACGACTGCCAGCTGACCTTGGAGAGGCGACTTCTGGTCGGAGGACAGGCAGGTGATGAAGAGCGAGGCGACGAGCGTCAGTGCGAGGTTGGTGTATTTCATGGTTGGGTAGTGTTGTTAGGCGTTGGGGTTTACTGTGTGGGTCACGGCCTCACCCCACGGATCTTGTAGTAGGCCAAGGCGCAGGCCCCGAGGGGCCATAGCGCGACGGCACTGAAGGTCGGGGTGCCCTTCATCCGGGCACGGTCACAGGTCTTGGCGAGGGCCAGGAGTTCGTGGGAGACGACGGCTCCAAGGGCGTAGAGGGTGGTGAGGGCGAGGTAGATCACGGCTTGTCCTCCGGTGCGGGTGTAGGTGGGGCGGGGATGGGGAGGTAGCCGACGTACCAGGAGTCGTCCGCGTTGAAGTACTCTCCGTAGCGACAGGTAGATGTCCATTCGGTTCCGTCCCACCGGGCGACAACACAGGCCAGGGAGTCGCGCTCGCATAGCAAGACCTCGCGCCCGTCCCGAGGCGCACTCTCCATGTCCCGCCACTCGGTAGCCTCGGCAAGCTGGCGGCGGGCCTCGCGCCACATCTTCATCGCGGCCCTCCGGCGCTCTTGGTCGTGCTGGGCGTCGGCCTCCAGGTCGGCCACTAGGGCCAGGAGGGCACCGCGGCGCCCCGTGAACATGGTGGCCTTGGCCAGCAGCGCCCGCGCCTCGTCGAGCCTACTCATCGCTTCCTCCCAGGCCAGCGGCCCGTGCGGCGGCGCGGGCTTCAAAGAGACTGTTGTAGTGGATGTGGGGTTCGTCGAGCCACCGCTCGACCTTGCCGAACAGCTCCTCCCCCGCCGCGACCTTGGCCCTCAGGGCGGCCCAGGCTTCACGCGGGTTGGCGTTGGGGCACAGGTCTTCGTGCATCACGGAGTCGCAGCCGTCCAAGCAGTCAGGCCCCTCGTTGATGATGGCGGTCAGCCGTTCGACCTCGGCGCGGGTTTCGGCAAGCTGCGCGGAGGCTTTGACCGCTTCGTCCCAGCCGCGCTCGGGCTCGGTGTGGGCGAGGGCGGCGTCGATGTCGTCGATCCTCCCGGTGTCGTCGTCGCAGAAGTCGCACTCGTAGAACTTGGCGAGGAGCCAGCGAACGTCCTCCTCTAGCACCCGGACGCGCTCGGCCAGGGCGTCGCGATCGCGCCAGAGCCCGGCCAGAGCCTCATTGGAGATCGGGGACTCGACGACCCGCTCGCGCTCGGTGGATTCGCGGGCGATAGCGTCTCGGAGGGCCCGGCGATCCGACGCCATCTCGGGCGAGTCCTCGTCGTAGTTGATCGCGGTGCAGATCAGGTTGTCGATGCACTCCTCGACGCTCGGGGTGGAGTGATTAGTGGTCATTTTGAATCTCCGGGGCGGTGTGGTCAGTACAGAAACGGCTACCCTCAATGGTGTCGGCGTTGCACCGGGGCTCCCCGATAGGGTGGACGGGACACTTGCCCGGGGCGGCGGGCTCGGTGCGGGCGGCCTCCTCGTCGAGGCGCTCCTCGTCGTCCACGAACTTGCACGACGGGCAGAACGGGCCGGGGTGGTTATGCCCGGCGGTGAACGGACCAACCGTGTCGTCGCAGGACACGCAAGTCAGGGGCCCATCCGGGGCGGCGGGGCGGTTATCCCACCATGCAGCACCTTTCGGGTTGCCGTGGCCGCACCCATCCTCCGAGGAGCCGCACTCCTCACAGAAGGTGTCGCCCGGCAGCGGCTGATCATGCAGGTCGCACGGCCCCGCCTCGAACGGTAGGCGTTTGAAGCGGGTGGCGTTCACCGCCTCGATGGCTCGCTCGGACCACGGGTTGACCTCGGGCTCGGTGCGGGCCAGGGCGGTGTCGAGGCGTTCCCAGAAGTCCCCAGGCGCGGGGCGGGAAAAGTAGCTCATCTTGGGCGACCGGGAGTGCTGTTTCATCTCGGCACCAAGCGCCTCCAGCGCCCGGATCCGCTCGGCCAGGGCGTTGCGCTCGGCTTCGAGTTCCCGCTCGCGCTCGGCGGACTCGACGCGGAGTTTGACGTACCCAGCGCCCACCTCTTCGAGCTTGCGTTGGAGGTCGGCCTCGCGTTCGGCGGACTCCTCGACCTGTACGGCCATGACCTTCACGCAGTCGTTCACGTTGTCGTGCGGGCAGTCGCCGGTCGCGCAGCCGTGCCATTGGGGCTCGCGCTCGGCGGGCTCGCGGCCAGCACGGATCAGGCGGGCGGCATTGTGGTAGTTAGCCTGGTCCTCCGTGTTGCCTTGTAGGCGCGACTCCTCCTCTCGGAGCGCCAGGAACTCCAGCGTCCACTCGAGGCTCGGGGTGGGGTGGTTACTCATCGGTCTGCTCCGGTGTGTAGGGGTTGTCGGTCGGGTCCTGGCCGAAGGCGTGGTTCCACCCCAAAGCGTACGCCTCGGCCTTCGCGGCCTGGATCGCGGCGTAGAGGGCGGACTCGGCGGCGTCGCGGTCCCGCATCCTCCAAGGGCGTGGGTCCATGCAATACTGCGACTGCGCCGAGATGGCCTGGCGGACCTCCTTCTCGCACGGTCGGGGGCTATCCACGGGCGGCCTCCTGCGCGGCCCGACGGACCGCATCCAGCTCCTTCTTCCTGGTTGCCGCCCAGTCCTTCGCTTTGAAGTAGGCGGACTCGGCCACGCGCAGCGCCCGGTCCCACGCCTCGGCCTCCGTCGGACACCAATCCTCGATCGAGACCGTGGTGAGGTGCTCGGTGGCGCGGCACCGCTCCACGCGGATCTGCTTCGCGGTCCGCTTGAGGACGGGGACGACGAAGCACTTGGGTGTCGGGTCGTTGTAGCTCGCGGACCGCACAACGTAGTGGAACTCTTCGTCTTGGTTCGGGGTCGGTTGGTCACTCATCGGTCTTGTCCTCCTTGGGGTCGAGCCAGGGGGCGGCTCATTGGAAATCCTCATGCCCCGAGTCGCGGAGCCTCTTGATTTCGCCCTGTGCCCAGTCCAGGCACTCACGAGAGTGGGCAATCAGCGCTTCAGCCTTGTGAATCGACTCCCTGTGCTTCTTGACCCATGCTGTGAGGCTGTCACGTATGGATTCGTCGCGCGGGCGAAGCCCATGGAATCTGTAGAAGGCGATCATCGCGGGCCCTCCTGCTCCAGGTGGGCGTCGATCAGGTCCAGCATTTCCAGGGCATCCTGGAGGGCTTCCTCCTTAGAGTAGCGCCACTCCCTCTCCCCGCTGTAGGAGAGGAAACCCTGCCAGAACCCGCCGGCCATGCGGTCGAGGCGGTCTCGGCGGACTTCTTTCGGAGATTGAGGGGCCGGCAGGACCCCCTCGGCGACGAGGTTCCTCACGACAAACTCAATGTCATTGCTATTCATCGCTTCCCCCCTGCTCCCCGAGGAGCGCGGCGAGGCGAGTTGAAACGGTAGCGGTGTGGTTCGTCTTCATTGGATACCCCACGTGGTGCAGGAAGGGTTGCAGCTGGAACAACACCTCCCGGGCCTCAAGGGCGTAGGCCAGGAGGGCGGGGGCGGCGGCAAGAAGTGCGACGAAAGCGTCCAACTCTTTACGAGGCACATCATGAGGCGCACTACACGACGCCATGAACTTGTTCTCCTTCGTGGGCTTGTCTAGCCGCACGGAGTCGCGAAGCGTGTAGATCAGGCGGTCTTCGACAAGGAGTTCGGGTATGTGTCCGGCCAGTGCGTCCAGGTCGAGCTCGTTGTAGTGGGTGGGGTTCATTGTTCGGTCCGTGGTAAGAGAAACAGGCGTCAGTGGACTTATGCCACGGACGCCTGCTCTATCTGGCACTGGTACCTAGTGTCAGCCTTCGTACAGCTTCTGGACCGATGTCCCCAGCGCCTTGGCGATCTTGCTCATGGTCGGCCACTTAGGGATGAAGCGGCTGTGCTCGGCAGCGTTGATGTACTGACGCTCTTTACCTACACGTCGACCCAGCTCAGCTTGGCTCATATTTTTAGCCTCGCGTAGCTGGGCGATTCGATCTCCGGGGGAGTCACTCATGGGGCTACAGCAGGCTCGAGAACTTCAGTTGATCACCCGCGATGCTGACCGTGGGCTCAACGCCTGTGATCTCTGCGTAGGCAGAGACCATTCCAGCTAGCTCCATCACAGGTAGTACGTCCTTGTCGTTGTGGACCCAGGCCTGAAGACATAGGCGCCGGGTCCGGTTTTCTCCATGAACACCCGCGACCGTGGTCTGAAGGACGATCGACGGGCTTAGGAGGCCTAGATCGGCCAGCTGTCCCAGAATATTGCGAAGGACTCCTGCGAGGTCCTTCTCCTCCGTGTTGGCAGGTTCCGCAGTATCGGGATCTTCCGCCTCGGTGTCCCACGAGCTGAGAGCGTCAAGCGTGTCCTCAGCGGCCAGAGGCTCGTCATCCTCGTCATCAGCCGGACCCAGGTCTGGGACAGGCCGGCGATCGCCAAGCTCGTTGAGCCACAACCACGTTGTGGCGTAGGCAATAAGGACCCCCGTGTGGAACGGATGCTCCTCGAGCCTGCCGATCGTGTCTGCGATGCCGGGGAAGGCCTCGATCATTGCCTGAGCCAGCGGAGTCGAGGTCTCGGAGTGGCTTAGCTGATCATCGGCCTCGGCTTGATCACTGAGGGTAGGGCCTTCGACGCCGAGGCTACCGAAGGGGTTATCTCCAAACTCGGCCTCGAGGGCGCCGTGAATGTGTTGGAAGCCGGCAAGCCGTCCGCGGGTCTCATCATCACCGTCAGGACCGAAGCCCTTGGCAATCTGCCCGAGCAGAGGGAAGTCCTGACTGGTGAGCGAGATATCGAGAGAATCGAGCTCGTGCTCGGGATTACGCGGCGGGTCCGCCAGGGCGATGGCGTTGATGAGTGGTTGGATGTCCATGGGCTGGTCTTAGGAGGAAGGCCTGGCTCGCAGTGCAAGATAGACACCGCTACGAGGCTTGTCAACATTCCTATACGACCTTCTAGGCATGGTTCCTGGCCGACTCGGTGTCTATAATCCGTTGAGCCTGCGCACCTTAGACCCGGAGCACGCAAACAAGATGGCGGCCGAAACTCCGAATAGGTTCAGTGTCCCAGTTGAGACGCTGATCCTTCAACTGCTCGAGGAGCAGCACCCTCAACTACATGTCGCCCCCGGGTCGGCTACCTATGACACCCTCGTCACCCCGATGGCGTTGGTGCTTCAGCCGTTCCGCGACTACCTGCGCGTGATTCAGAGGAACCAGAGCCTCAAGAACGCGCAGACCATGCTGCCCGAGGAGCTGGACCGCCTGGCCAGTAACTTCCTGGTCGACCGTCGCCAAGGTACCAAGGCACTCGGGGTTCAGCGGGTGCTTTTCCCCACGCTCCAGCAGGTGTCCGTGCCGGCTTCCGCGCGCTTCACGGACGACAACGGCAACAGGTACCAGCCGGTGACCTCGGTTCAGGTGAGCACCACCACCTTGGCTAATAACGTGGTGGCTGCTACCGGGGAGTACTACGTGGATGTCCCGGTCATCGCTGAGCAGCCTGGGGAGGGCAGCGCCGCCCTCGCCGGGGCTGTGACCCAGTTCAGCGGTATTCCCGGAGCGGCACGTACGTTCAACGCGTCTGACTACTTCCAGGGCTCGGCTGGCGAGAGCAACAGCCAGCTCGTGGCCCGCATCAAGAGCAGTGTGGCTAACCGAGAGCTGGTCAAGGCCGCCTCGATCGAAGCCCTCCTGCTTGAGACTTTCCCCAGCATCAGGGACCTGGCTGTCCGGGGCTATGGGGATAGTCTGATGACCCGCGATACGGTGGATGTGGTCCTGGCCAGCCACAAGCTGTTCGAGCAGAGCTTTGCCCAGAAGGTGAACCTACCTCTGGACTCTGAGGGCGAGGTTCAGTGGATCACGGACGCTGGAGAGGAGATCACGGCCCCCATCGGCGGGTTCGTGGGCGCTGTCTACGACCTGACGGGTAAGGACTTCAACGCCCTCAACGTCACCTTGGACGGCCAGATCTACGAGGTCGTGAGTGCCCAGCCGGGCAACAAGCTCCGCTTCCTGAACTCGGACGACCCCGACGCGGTCAACAACGATTACCGCATCACCCGCGTCGAGGAGGTGCCTGTGGCCCCCGGCGGGGACGCTGTGAAGGTCTTGCGGCTCGATCGAGCGCTCTCTGATACCGCTGAGGTCGACGTCTCCACCAATCTCGACAGCGTGCCGTATACCGTGATCGGCCGGTTCAATACCAGCCGCTTCCATGTGGGCGGTAAGGTGGATGTCTACGTGGACTCCACAGCTGATATCGAGCAGACGGTCACGGTCAGCAACCTACCCGCGGTCAACGACCAGACCCTGGATGTGGGCGAGATCCCGCTGACTCAGAGCTTCATCAACGACAACGGCGCCAACCTTTTCGAAGGTAACACAGGCTTTACAGCTCCGGTAATCGCTGTGACCAAGGTCGAGCAGCTGGATCCCACCAACAGCAGCGTAGTGATTCGGGAGCTCACCCCTGACGTCCACTACGTCCAGGTCACCGCAGCGAGCCGCGGCCGCTTCACGCAGGCCACCAACGACGTACTGGTCATCCGAGGTACCGAGGTTGACCCAGTCACCGGCGAGGAGGTCCCTCTCTTCGTGGGGCAGCGGCTCAAGGTCACCTACATCACCAACCCGGACATTCCTTTGATTCAGGACTTCGTAGATGCCTCGGATCAGAGGGACTTGACCAAGGACATTCAGATCCTCACGCCGACCGTGGTGCTCTTGAATCTGGATCTTGAGTACGCAGGTACCTTGCCTGTGGGTGATGTTCAGACGATCATCAGGGAGTACATCGAATCCAAGGGCCTCGGCGCCTCGGTCTCGGTGAACGAGATCGTCACGGTCCTCTCTTACTTCGGGGTTACGGACGTCACCATGCCGGTACGCCTACGCAGCCGACAGGCCACAGGAAGCGGCTCCTTCACTTTCAACGAGAGCGAGGATCGCCTCTCCGTCGACAGCAACTCGGTGTTCGTGCCTGACTCGGGCCTGAACATCACCAAGGTCGGGTAACCCTACATGACTTCGGACAAGGTCTTTCAGTCGGACTCGCTCTTCGACTACCTCCCCAGCTACTGGAAGAGCTCGTTCGGCGACCGCCCGGTCCTCGAGACGGTCTACGAGGCCCTCGTGCGGTCCATGGACGTGGACTGGGTGCGCCTATTCGCTGCTAACGACACGCGCGAGCTCGCCACCACTCCTGTCACCACCACCCACACGCTAGTCCACCAGCCTCTGGGCAGCTGGACGAGCCTAGAGGTGGCTCACGGTCACTACCATACGTGGCTGGACTGGCCGGCGGCCACTGGGAGCCCCGAGACCTATGTGATTCGACTGGAGGACCACGTCCTCACGCGTCCGCGGCTGTTCTTCGACGGCCGGGCCATCCCCAGCTTCCTCTATCGCCTGGATACGAGCCACTGGTCTAGTGGCGGCTCGGTGGTCTACGGCACCACCATCACGTTCGACAAGGCTCAGCTCGATTCCTTCCTCGACGGTAGCTATCTGAGCCTGCAAGGCCAGTCAGGCGAGAATACGAGCCAGGAGTGGACCCCTGCTGATGTCATCGAGCGGCTCGGGATCCTCGCCTACAGGGATCAGCGCCCCTTCACGGGGTCTGGAGACGCCTCCACCACCGCGTTTGAGTTCACGATCGGAGGGTCCGCGGCTGTCGTAGAGGCTTTTGACGCAATGGCTTACGTCGAGAGCATCGACGTCACAAGCCGTGTCACGGTCGCCGCCGTTACAGGCGGTTTCAGCATCACTCCCAAGCCCGCAGGCGGCTTTGGGGCCGGGATGCTGCTTCAAGCCACGTTTGACGACGACTCCCAGCAGCTCGTTGAGCTCGACAGCGGTACCGGTTCTGTGACACTACGAACCAGTGCCAGCTCCGTGACTGGGGTTCGGCTCTTCGTGAACATCCCCCTGGGGGAGCAGCACTACACCGTCACCTCGAGCGCTGTTGAGCTGCTCGGTGGCGCTGTGTTCCCTGGCGGTACGATCCTCAGAGTCAAGGACGCCAAGGGCATCCAGTCCAAGACGCTCACCGAGCCGCGCTCCCGGGTCACCTTTGACCGGGACATCGACACCAACAGCGCTCAGGTCCTCTACCAGGGCACCGATGTGCTCGCCACCGAGGTCTCGACCAGCGGCATCACCTTCGAGCGCCCCCTCAATAGCGGCGCCCGATGGCGTGTGGATGCTCCTGTGGTGGTGGATCACGACCACGCCCTCTACCGCACAGCTACGGACGGTACGGCCAACATCGCTATCCCCACGGCCCGCCCGCTGACACTGGCAGGCAGTGCCACAGATGAGGATTACCCCATCCTCCTGTTCGTGGACGGCGTGCTTCAGGACCCGAGCACCTACAGTCCCAGCTCCACGGTCAACCTGGTCCTCCAGTCGCCGCTCCCCTCGGGAATCCCAGTGGATGTGTGGTACGTGGACCAGGAGGAGCCGGCTGAGCACCTGCACAGCGAGCTCAGTGATGTGGTCCCCCTCTCGGTCCCCGAGCAGTACAGCGTCAGCTACAGTCAGGCTGAGACCTTCGACGACACCACCTGGCCCCTCACGGTCTTCAGGGACGGCTTCCTGGAGAACGACCCTGACCAGATCCGCACGGTCGACGGCCAGTTCCTTCAGTTCACTGACGCGCTGACCCCGGGCATCAGGGTGGCGGCCGACGGTCTGCGCACAGAGTTCCGGTACGCCCACACCATCCCCCATAGGGAGGACCTGGACTACGGCTACCGTGGGGACATCCAGGAGATCGGCACGCTCCAGGACGGGGTGATGAGCCCCAGCTCGGTCAAGAGCCCGGACACCGGCTTCAGCCTCACCCCAGCGGCCAGCCCGGCTGAGACAGCTACCCTCAAGGCGTCCATCACCTGGGACGAGGCGTGGCTAACCGGTGTGAAGGTGGATGAGCACCTGCTCGAGACCACCTGGGGTGATCCTGTGGGTATCAAGCGACCGGTCAGCTCGACCCGCTACCGCAACCTGCTCATGGCTGTGTACGCAGCCTACCGCGGCCCCAGCTTCGTCGACAGCCTCGTCAACGTCAGCTCTATCCTCCTAGGCTCGGCCTTCCTACCCACCGCTGGCGTGAGTGGGGGCATCACGCGCTCCTCCACCGGCGTCCAAGTCCTCATCGAGCCCACGGACCCCAAGGAGAGCCCGTACACCGTTGACCTGCTCCCTGGTGAGGAGCATCGCATCCTGCCGGCTCCCCGTGAGATGTCTCGGCTCCGCGCGGTCAACAGCCTCGCCACTGTTAGTGACCGTAGTCTGGACGACATCCCCTGGCTCGCCTTCATGGCCCAGGACGTGGCTGAGGACTACTCGTACGCCAAGCGGCTGGATGTCAGGAGCTCGAGCAGCTTCAGCAGCATCCCGGCCGGCTACGACAAGACCACCGGCCACCTCACCGACTACAGCGTCAACTACAACGACCAAGAGGTGTGGGTCGGTGATCTCATCAAGCTGACACTGGTTGCCAGTGCCAGTCCCACGTCTATCATTCAAACCTACACGAGTGATGGCACGTCTCCTCAACAGGTGCAGCGGCTCGTCTACGACTCGAGCCAACCGACAGCCCGCCTCAGGGCGCATGTCGCCTCACCGGCGGTAAGTACTTACAAACCCGGCCATTACGTCAATCTAGAGGGTGCTGGGAGCCCCTGGGACACCCTCACCGGCGAGTACTACCAGCTCACCAACGTCAGCCCCGGCTACGCAGCTAGCACTACCAGGCTCACGGCTGAGTGGATCAGCAGTCACGCTGCTCCCACCATCACGGCTGTCGACTACACGGCGTCTCCTTATCCCGAGCTCCAAGGCTACAACCTCAGCCAGAGCACGAGCACGCCTGACTTCCAGTCCTACACGCAGTTCACCACGGTGCAGGAGGTCCTCGGGGATCACACCATCCGGGTGAGCTTCGACGCTACCAGTGAGGTCACCGGCTACGGCGATGAGACTTACGGTGAGCTAGGCTTCGGCGGTGGGGTGCTGGACCCTGTGCCCTCGGCCTACACCATCTGGAGCCGGCGCACCCGCCAGCTAGACACCTACCTATCCCTGGACCAGGCGCTCGATGAGAGCGTGGCCCTGGTCCCTGGTGAGACGGTCCAGATCCTCAACGAGGAGCTCAGCGCTCTCCTGTCCACCCACGTCTTCGCCATGGAGCTAGCGTGGGATCGGATGACGGACCGGGAGACCCTGGAGGACCTCAAGGTCGTCATCGACCGCATCCGGCCTGCTGAGACGCGCGCCCTGGTCTACACCGAGGGCTTCCCGACCCTCAGCCTGGAGATGACTGGCTCGCTCATCGGAGGCAGCCCCGACATCACCGAGACCCTGGCCGACTCGCTCTTCCTGGAGGAGAGCTGGATGGGCACGGGGTCGACCGCACTGCTCACCCCGGAGCTCAACTACCTCTACCGCCCCTGGCAGCACCGCTTCGGTCCTCGCCTCGAGTCCCAGCTCAAAGAGCCGCCGGCAAGTCCTGTGGTGGGTGGCTTCTACGCCGTGGCTCCCGTAGGCCAGGCCAGCCATCTTGGCGTGTGGGCCAGTGTGTACGGATCCAAAGGCCTGGAGGGCCAGGTCCTCCGCCGCGGGTCCCCGGATGAGTGGTTGGTTGACAGCGGCTTCAGTCCCGCTCCGGGGTGGGCGCTCGATTTCAGCTCGGGTGTGCGCCGGCTCAACTCCGGCCCCTTCACCCACAACGAGGGCAGCCCGCTCACCATGCGGGCCCTGGTCTACGTCCCCAGTGGTAGCTACAGCGAGGCAGGCACGGTCTATGTGGGCCAAGCGAGCCCCATGCTGCCCTTCGGCTTCGAGGTCCAGAGCCCTGGCCTGACCCTGGCGCCCTTCTTCCAAGTCCACAGCAGTGAGACCAAGGCACTGGGTAGCCCCACCAACTACTACGACCGCTGGCTGGATCTGGTGGGCGTGTACCGAGAGGGTGCGGCCAGCTACTGGTACACCGACCTGTACCTGGATGGGACGCTGATCGCCACGAGCAGCCCCACGGGCGCCGCGTCTCTGACACTGGCTCCCAGTGCCACATTCAGCCTCACGCTGGGTGGCACGACCCAGTCGACCCCCACCCAGAGCCCCAGCTTCAAGGGCTACCTGGACGAGTACCGCCTGTACCTGGGTACCGAGCTCTCGAGCCCCGAGATCACGACCCTGTACAACGCCGGCTCCCCTGTGATGCCCTCGATCGGGGTCACGGACGCTGGTAGCCCCATCGCACCGGCCGGGATCACCGCCTGGTACGTGGGCCAGGAGCATGATCCGGCTACGGTCATCGATCTGAGCGGTAATGGGTACAACGCTAGCCGCCAGACGGCCACGCTGGGCGACGAGAACCAGGACTGGCGGGTGGCCGGGTACCTTCAGACCCGCTACCGCCTCTTCGGCGACACCTACGAGATCAAGCTGGGCGGCTACTACGTCGACCAGGGCAAGCTCACGACCACGCTGCTCGGTACGCCCCCGAGTCTGCTTAGCGACTCGCCTGACTCGCAGACCGCCGCTATCGATGCTGGCGGCCAGCCTCTCCTGATCCCCGGGGTCTTCGGCTTCAAGGACGTGGTCTACACGAACCAGACCCGCTGGCTGCACTACAAGGACCTCGAAGGCTGGATCATCACCCTGGCTAACCCCCAGGCGCCAGGCTCGGCTATCTCGGTGGACCAGGAGGGCAACCTAGGCTCCCAGAGCCCCACCACGGCCCTTGCCTCGCCCCTGAGCATCACCGGTAGCCGCCTGACCCTCACCTGCGCCGCGGGTAGTGGTGGTGCTGTGACCCAGCTGGAGCTCGATGGTAGCCCGCTGCTGGTCAACACCCTCAAGGGCCAGCTGACCCAGTGGTCCTGCCGCTACCTGGGCAGGGGCTTCGAGCGTACTGTGAGCGAGGCCGGCAAGATCAGCCGCCCCGTGGCTCAGCCGTCCAACTCCGACTTCATCTCCAAGGAGTCCGGGGACACGGCGATCCGCACGGCGAGCTACCTCGGCAACATCCAGGGCACGATGACCTACGACGGGACGCTCTACGACTCGAGCGCCACCCGCCTGGACAAGCTCATGGAGGTCGGCTTCAACGCCAACCCCAACGTGATCCGCGTCGACGCCATCTTCGATCGGGATCAGAGCACCAAGGACGGCTCCTGGTACAGCCAGTTCACCATGAGCCTGGTCCCGGAGCTCAACGTGGCCTGGCTCTACCAGCCTGGGGTCGACTCCGTGCCGCTCCCCGCCGTGTTCAACGGCGACGTGAACTACCAGACCAACTGGGTGGGTGGTGCGATCTACACCAACGCGGCCCAGGACAAGGCTGTGGGCGTGTTCCACCGCCGGCCGAACACGGATACGGGCTGGTTCCAGTCCCAGGTGCTCCCGGCCCCTGCGTCGGCTGTTTCCAAGAGCAGCCCGGGCAGCACGTCGTATTCGGTGCTCAACGATCAGGAGTTCCTGGGTGATTACCCCGGCGCGGCTGACAGCATCTGGCGCACGGAGCGCTACATCGTGTCCGGTACGCTCACAGAGGTCGTCGGGGGGTTCAACCAGCTCGCCTATGAGCTGGAAGGCATTGAGCCCATCGTTACGGGGCCCGAATCGGCCACCTACATCGAGTTCACAAGCCTCCCGGACCCTCTGACGCTCGGCGACACCTTCTCGGTGACCGCTCAGGCCTTTGGTCCGGGCGGGTTGATCGACCCGAACTTCGATCGGCAGGCCTATCTGACCCTCCTGACGCCTGGTGGCACGCTCACGGGCACCACTACGGGTACGTTCGCCTCCGGTGAGGTCACGTTCAGTGGTCTCGAGGTCTCCCCGGGCGGTACCTGGTTCCTCCAGGTCGACTCGGGCGGCCTAGCGCCAGGCCAGGCAGCCATCCAGGTCAACAACCCCGCTCCGTACGCCTCGAACCCCACGGCTTGGGCCATCAGCCCGGCCCAGGTGCCTCTCACGCTGTACGGTACGGACTTCCTGGACACCTCGTTCGTGGTCTACTCGAACTGGGGCGGTACTCCGAGCCCCTATCCGTCGACGCTGACCTACGTGAGCCCGGGTGAGGTGCAGTTCACGCCTCCCCAGGAGATCCTGGACAGCTACCCGAACACGCTGACGCTCTCGGTCCACAACCCCGGGCCTGGTGGCGGCTCTACGGGTGAGCTCCCGCTTACGATCGGCAGCCCCGGCGTACCGAGCCCGGTTGTCCCGAGCCCCGTGGCCGACTTGCTGCTGTTCACGGCCCCGCCTAGCCTGCCCATCACCCCGCGCGTGGGTGAGAACACGCTGATTGGCGGTTATGCGGCGGACTCCACGCTGTCTCTGGCGCTGGATGTGGACGCTACGGGCGCCGTGACGGTCAGCCCGAGCGCCCAGCCGGCGGGTTCGAGCATCGGCGGCACCCTGACCCAGTCCCTGGGCGCCTCGATCCCCGGTTACGTGTTCTTCCCGAACCTAACCTTTGATACCGCAGGCACTTACACGCTCAACCTGGTCCACGAGAGCCCCGCGGTCATCGCCCAGACGCCGTTGGCGCTCAACCTGAGCGTCCTGAACCCGGTCCCGACGCTCACTAGCATCGACCCGGACAACATCGACCAGGGTGCGCAGACCCTGACGCTACGGGCGCTGGGCTCGAACTTCGTGAGCGGTGACTCCAGCATCTACTGGAACGGTCTCCAGCGGACCACGACCTATGTGAGCCCAGGTGAGCTACGTACTACGCTGACCGCGGCGGACTTCCTGGTGCCCCAGGTGGTGGGTGTGAAGGTCAACACGGCCCAAGGCGGTGGTGACTCGAGCACGATCCCCTTCACCATCAACGGCGCGCCTGGCTCTGGCCTCACTGAGGAGGACCTGAGCCCCACGATCATCGTCCTGAGCCCCTCGGCGTACCAGCGGGTGCTGCCCACGCAGGGTCCTGTGATCACTACCGAGGAAGGTGTGTCCCTGCACCGGGCCTTGGAGCAGACTGGCCTCGCTACGGCAGGCACTCCTATCCACGCCTACGACGGATCGGTGGGCGCTATCGAGGTCGTCGAGGTCCGAGCCGGTGCCTACAAGGCGATGGCCACCGGTGACGACGTCTTCAAGAGCGACAAGAACCGCAACGTGGCGGTCCCGCACGCGCCTGATTCCGACCACCCGCTCATCATCCGAGCGGCCAAGTGGTCCGCGGCTCGTGCCCCTGAGCCGGACATGGTGGGTGATCCTGAGCCGTACGTGCTCGTGGCCCGTTTCCCTGACTTCGGTAGCGAGGACGTGATCTTCCACGACCGGTCGCTCGAGAGCAGTCATTGGCACTGGTACGACCCGATCCTGTTCCTGGGTAGCCGGGGCGGGATGCTGATCGCCGACAACAAGATCTACGGCGCCAACGACCCCACCATCCCGTGGCTGGGCTGGCACATGTACCGGCCGAAGGTCCTGGGCCGCTACGACCACCGGGTGTACCGCCTGGATTCGGATCGCTGGATCGTGGGCCCGGGCCCTGACACAGCCTCGATCACCCAGTACGACACCACGGGCGTCGAGATCAGCCCCAAGTCCTGGGACCTCGATGACCTGCACCGGGCTCGCTTCGGCAAGCGCCTGACCAGCTCCAACGGCATCACGTCGGGCTTCGCTTCGCTGACCTCGGTGCCTGCGGGCCAGATCACGGCCACCCACGTGGGCGTGTTCGGCAACGATGCGGACACGCTCTACCGCGTGGGCGTGGCTAGCACGGCCGGCGGCCTGATCCAGACCGATCTGGGTCTCCTGAGCGTCTTCTCGTCTGATGCGGCCCTGACGACTAGCGACTTCATCGCCTCGGCGCCCTTCGATCCCATCACGAGCCCCAACCAGTACGCCAGCCCTCCGTCCCTGAGCTACAGCATGGACGTGACCTGGCAGTCCAGCAGTACGTTTGATGCTGTGCCCGGGGCCGGGGGTACGATCCAGTTCTACGACCGCAAGGATGACGAGACCCTGTCGCCCAGCACGCTGCTCACCGCGGGCGGTACGGTCAACGTGCCCCTCGAGCAGGGCATCGGCGCCGCTTTCATGGCCTTCACGGGCCGTGGCTGCTACGTCCTCAAGACCACGGTCAAGGACGAGTGGGGCAACCCGGTCCCCGACCCGGAGGACCCGGATAAAGATCTGACTCGGAACAGCATTATCCAGGTCACGAACCACGGGATGAGCGACAGCCCGACGAGCCTGGAGGTGGTCTATGACCTGCCTGATCAGGAGATGCTGTGGTTCTCCAACATCACCTGGGCCGCAGGGCAGAACATCGGCTTCATGGGCCCGTTCAGCCTGCTGCTGGAGGCGCGCACGAGCTCGGGCGCCCTCTCGATGGAGGTGGACGGTACGGTCCAGGTTCTGATCGACAGCTTCGAGACCGTGGAGGGCACCGCCATCGGCACGCCCTTCCTCTCCTCGAACGAGATCACGCACATCATGCGCGGCGGGGTCTGCCACATCCGGGACCTGCACCCCTACATCACGAGCATCAACCCCGAGTCCTTCCAGGCGTTCCTGGATCAGAACTCGGCCTCCAACTACGCGATCCTCACCCTCACCCTCACGCCGTTCGGCACGGGCACGGGGCTAGACAGCCAATCTACTACTTACCAGATCGGCGTGTGGCCTCCGGGGGCCCAGCGCGGTGAGAGCCCGGGCTCGATCCCTGTGCCCTTCTCGGTCTATCCGTGGGGCGCGCGTCTGACGGACAAGGAGTGGCTAGGCCCGAACCTCAACGAGTTCGCGCTCACTCTGGCGCCCTCGGACACGATCCAGGGCATGGAGAGTGGTGCACCGGTCAACGCCAAGGTCAAGACGGCTATCGGCCTGCCCTTCTGGGCCGGCTGGCCGGGCTCGCCTGGGCACCCCAACTACCGCCCGGGTTACGAGAACATCTGGCCCAAGCCCGAGCACACGCCTGGGCTCGAGTACATCGGCTACCCGACCTTCGACGTCCAGCCCAAGTGGGGTCTCGCGCCCTTCTACACGAGCGACTGGATTTTCGACGGCGGTGTGATCATGAACGTGGGCGTCGAGCATGGCGTCTACCTCCACAACACGGTCGGCGACACGCGCTTCAGCAACACGATCATCACTCGCGTGGGTCGGACGGCCATCCAGAAGGCCGATCGACGCATCGAGAACCCCTACGACCCGGTCCTTGTCGGCACGGGCGGGGACACGGGCGGCCCAGGTCAGGGTCAGGTCATCTACCGCAACGTGCAGGCATCCGAGACGGCGCTGAACGACGGTGGCGGGTCCTACACCATCGTGGGCCACGGCCCCGACGGGCAGATCACGATGGAGAACTGCTCCATCCGGCAGGGCTTCGACGACCAGCTTGCCGCTCACCGCTACATCAGCGGCAACGGCATGTTCGGCACCATGTTGACGGTCTGGGGCGGCTGGTTCCCGGGCTACTCGGACCATAGCTTCTGCCTGACGGGCATGGGCTATCAGTTCGACGGCCTGCGCCGGTGGCATCCGTTCTTGCGTAAGGCCGACGGTAGTTCGGTGTTCACCAACGACGAGTACCTCACCCACCTGACCAACAAGTACGACGTGCTGGGTCTTTCGGGCGTGCTTGGGGACTACGGTGGTGTCCCGGTTCCGACACCTCCCCACTACACCAACCTGCTCTACGGCGCCCCGATGTTCTCCTACGGGGGCGTGCAGGACCTGGGCCTGACTCTGGGCCAGGAAGCGGCCGGTATTCGCGAGCCCGTCTTCACGGGTACGGACGCGACCTACGGGATGGGTAGCCCCACCTACGCGAGCTTCCATCAGACGGGCACGCTCACGATCACGGGGTGCCTCTTCGAAGCTAACCACCCGAACGCCACGAGCGACGCCGAGGTTACCTGGTCGCAGCCCCTGCCCAGCCTCAACCCCTACGGCTCGATCTACAAAGGCGGTACCTACAGCTCGGCGCCGGCGCTGCTCGTCAGTGACGTGCGCATCCTGACCCTCCAGGACAACATCATTCACCAGACGGGCAACCAGGCGATCCAGTTCGACGAAGTGGCCTACGTCTGGGACAGCCCCCAAGCCAAGGCCACGGGCAAGGCGACGAAGCTCATCACCAAGAACGCCGCTATCTGGCAGATCCTGGGCGGCAACAACGAGCTGATCTCCGCCGCGGTGGTCAAACGCTATGGCCAAGACGCTCCGGCGGAACTTGTGAGTCAGCTAACGAGCCCGAGCACCTAACCTCTGAGTACGGCTTCCCTTACACTAACCCCCGGTAGGCACCAGTCTCTGACACTGGTAGCCAGTGCCACACTCCTGAGAACGACCCAGTGAAGAAGCTCCGATTCGCCGATGGCCTGAAGCCGCTCACGTCGGACATGGACTCCATCCATGACCTGACGGAGGATGCGCTGGGTACCGTGATCCAGGCCCTTACCAGCGGCTCCAGCGGTAAGGTGCTGTTCGACAACGTACCGCCGTCCGGTACGTATGACTCGGGAACCGGTACGATCACGGTCACCGTCCAGGCGCAGTACTATGCGGTGGGTGGTGTGGTGCTTCAGCAGCCCGAGACCGAGATCAGCGTGGCGGCCGGCACGACAGACATGCAGATCGGCGTCTTCCTCGTGGCGGGGACGGAAGGCACTCAGGCTCTGCGGAACTTCCTCTCGATCGACCCCGATACCGCTCAGGTCATCCAGCAAGACCTCAACCATGAGATCTTCGTCTCGGACGCCTCCCGAGTGGTCCTGACAACGGTCTCCGATCTTGTGTCCAGCGTGCCGGAGCCTACTCTGGCGGCTGACGACAGCGGCTGGGTCCGTGTGGGCACCCTCCGCTTTACCGTGGCTACGGGTGCCATTACGGTGTCGAAGAACACGACCGACGTGTACACCCTGCCGGGTGGTACGACGGTCCCGGTCGCAGACCATGGTGAGACCCACCTTCCGGATGGCGCTGATCCCCTCCCTGTGAGCGCCTTGAGTGGCGGAGCTTCGGGTGGTAGCACCGCTGGTCTACTCCCGGAGGGTGGTCTCACCGCTTTGCTAGACGCTGTGCAGTCCGTGCTCCCTGCGGACTCGGCGCCCTACATCCAGGTCCTGACGACCGGCGACAACTCGGTCGACGGCTCGGACATCGACTCCAAGACGGTCACCCTCGACCTCAAGCTGCACGAGTCGATCACCACCAAGGACTCTGGTGGCACAACCAAGCTCGCCGTCAACCACGCCCCGGCCTCTGCGCTGAAAGGCACGAGTGACAGGAGCGCGCGTGAGGACCACATCCACCCCCTCGTGGAGTCGGGGTTCATCTTCCAGCAGATCACCCTGGACCTCACCACGGACAAGCTCGGCACGGTTATTCCCTACACGGTGACTGCCGCGGCTTCCGGTCAGCCCACCGCGACCGTGGCCAAGATCCTCTCGGTCACGGCCATGTGGCAACCACCCAACATCAAGGCGGGTTACGAGAACCGCAGCGTGGATAGTGGCTGGAACGTCGTGAGCTACGCTGGCTCCCTGGGGACGCTGGGATGCCGCGCCCTTGTGACTGGCAAGAACACCTTCGAGCTCGAGGTCGGCACTCTCGGTGCTGCGCACGCCTCAGATGCGGCCATTCAGGCCATCAACGACTCGGACGGCGACGGCTCTGACGCCTGGACCAACCCCATCTACCCCACAAGCGGCGAGTTCGCCAAGACCGGCAAGATCTTCCTCTTCGTGCTTGCCTTGCGGGCCGGCTCGGTGGTCCTTGAAGACGGTCAGTGACATGGACATCTACTGGTACAAAATCCCGGCCATTGAGAACTGGTTCGGGATGATCCCTAAGAGCGCTGTCCCGCCCTCCATGCTCGATGACGTTATAGACGCCGCTGAGGCTGCTTTTTCGGCAAATGGGTGGGATATGAGCATCAAGAGTGGGCCGTACTTCTTTGCCATCCCTGCGCCGACGTATGTGGGGATCGGCTACCTAGTCCAGCAGGCGGATGGGCTAGTGTACGTGGGCTCGGAGTACCCGTTCACACATCTAGAGAGCGCGGCCATCGCTCACGGAGTAGAGACAGTCTGATGGACGCCTCCTCCAGCATTCAATCGGCCATGACTGGTCGGTTGCGGCTCTACAAGAGCACCGAGCGGCCAACGCTGGACGGTTGGGAGGACCTGGACCTCGTCCTTGACCGACCCAACCTCGTGGTGGATACCGCTCAGACGGCCCTTCTGGGCCTTCTTCAGCGTCAGTTCACTGACTACGCCCCGGCGTACATCGTTCTGGGAGCGGGTGGCGACCTTGAACAGGTCTCGAAACAGGACTTCGGATCTCGCGTTGCCCCTGCGGTCACCGATACGGAGGTCCGAGAAGTCGTCGCCCGTCTTCCTATCCTTCAAATCACCCCAGACGACTCTGACGACACGAGCTGGGACTACGTGACCATCGCGCGGCCCCACGAGGCCAACACCACAAGCCTCAATGAGCTGGGGCTGGAGACGGCGAACAACACGCTGATCGCCCACGTGGTCACTGATCCTGACGCCGGCGAGTCCCGCGCCAAGAAGTACGTCAAGAGCAGCCTCGAGTACCTCGTGGTCCGGTGGACCATGACCTTCACCCTGAGCTAATGTCCCAGTCGATCTCCACTGCCTATCACGCGCTCGACACGTCGAGGCTCCAGAACACGCGCTTCGATGGCGTGGTGCAGCCCGGGGTCTATGAGGGCTACAGAGCGCGCGCCAACTCGGGCCAACAGAACCTGATCGACCTCACGACCGGAGACGATGACGCGAGCGTCCTTGTTACCTCCGAAGGTGTGCGCGTTGAGGAGAGCGCTACGGTCTTTGCCGCGGTCCAGGTCGATTCGGCCGATCCGAGCCTGACCCGCATCGATCTGCTCGTGGCTGAGTACCAGTACACGACGGACACGACGCAGACGCAGACCTACAAGCTCATCAAGGGCAAGAACCAGACGAACCTGAGCGCTGACCCCGTGCGCCCCACGGTGGAGAGTGACTATCAGGTGGCCCTGGCTTGGATCACGGTCCGTCCCCAGAAGAGCACTGGCGGGGCCATCCAGGCGAAGATCGAGAACACCGACATCATCCACGTCCCCAAGGCGGCGTGGGCAGAGGCTCCTTCGGAGCTGTCGGGCCTCAAGCCGGAGATCGATCCCAACGACGCGCGCCGGCTCTTCGTCCATCAGGGTGTGATGCCCAACGTGGACGGCACCCGGGTCATCCAGTTCCTGGGCGGCTACAGCGACGTCATCGACCCGGACACCCTCGATAACCTCCAGGAGTACTGGTACACGTTCGGCGTCGATGATCAAGGCGATGTGGAGGTCATCGGCTCGGCGGCCACCCAAGCGGCTCTGCCTGACCTCACCAACAGCAGCCTGCCTGTGGCTCAGGTGCGGGCGCAGAAGATCGGTGGCCAGATCCAGCTCCAAGAGCTGGTGGACATTCGCTTCTCGTTCAGCCGTCAACTGGCCCAGGACCAGGAGGGCTACAACTACCGGGACCTTCTGGCCAACTCCGTCTTCCGGTACCTGCGGGTCGACACGTTCACGGACGACTCGCTGCTTGATCTCGACTCCGTGGAGCTAGCCACAACTGAAGATGCTAGTGACCTCACGGCTGAGATTGATAGCAGCGACACCAGCCTGACCGTCACGTGGTCAGGAACGACGTCGGTGCCGTCCGAAGAGGTGGCTATCGTCACCACGAACCTGCTCTCCGGCACTGCGATCTCCAAGATCGAGCACTTCATGCTTGCCGTGGAGGCCGGCTTCGAGAACCTCGAGTTCCGCTACAGCACGAGCTCGGCTACGAGCGGGTTCAGCACTACGCGGCACAGCCCCGGCGAGATCGTCCGCATCCCGTTCAACGGCGCGACCAAGCTCTACATCAAGTTCCTGATCCCCGTCTCGGGGTTCAGCTCGGGCGAGGCCAAGATCTTCAGCTACGGCGCCCTGATCAACTTGAGTGGTGGCGCTGTCAACGCGACGACCCTGGGTGACCTAGGTCTCCTGGCTTTCCCCTACTCGGTCAACAACCTGGTGGCCAACGGCAGCTTCTACTACTGGAGCCGGCCGCTGTCCGACGGGACCGAGCCTGACCTGACCAGCCAGGATGAGCAGAGCTTCGCGCTCAGCTCCGAAGACGACTATCCGCTGGTGGCCGACGGCTGGCAGATGACCAAGTTCCCGACCCCTGTGGCCGGTGAGGTGGTCAAGCGCATCATTCGGGACCAGGGCGATAACACCGCTGCTACGGCGATCGAGATCACGACCTCGGCCGCTGACGAGGCTGGCGCGGTCAACGTCATGGAGTACCGGATCCCGGTGGGCGCGGAGATGCAGGGGCAGTACCTGACCCTAGCCGCGGCCTTCGAGACCACGACGCCCCAGTCCCTTGCTGTGGGGCTCGCCATGTACCGGCGCACCTCCAGCGGCCTGACGCTCAAGGAGAAGGACGAGACCTACGCCAAGACAACCAGCGGCGAGATCTACGTGCGCTCCAGCTCTGCCATCGGCCCCGACGTGGACCAGATCAGCGTCTACGTGCTCATGATCGCCAGCACGGCCGAGGTCACGCATAGGCTCTGGGATGTGCGCACGGCGGCTGGTGAGTTCTCGAGCCTCCCGATGCTCAAGGTGGTCGATGCCCCTGACGTCCTGCGCCAGTACTACGAGCGTGGGCGCATCTACACGGCGCAGAACGTCACCGAGAACGTCCAGGTAGGCGCCGCGACCCAGTTCGGGGCCACCAAAGCCGAGAGCCTCGGCACCCTGGTGGGGCGCACGGTGCCTGTGAGTAGCGCCAACCGCTCGACCAACGTCGGCGACCTCATCTACTCGGCGGATCGTCACGGTCTGCTCATCACCGCAACCTCGAGCTCTTCGGGCGTGTCCACTGTGGACGCTGATTGGGAGAGCTTCGTCAAGTTCGAGTCCAGCGTCCTATGAGCCAGGTTCAGCCAGTTCGCAGCGGTACTGTCGTACTAAGCGGCGTCTTCGAGAAGATCACCACGGAGGGTGACAGCTCGAACTTCCTAGGCTCCAACGCGGGCCTCAGCCAACTTTTCCGTGCCACTGAGGACACTGGGAGCTCGGTCGACCACAGCTACGGCGTGCTGGTCACCGATGTTGACTCGGTTACGGACGGGTATGGCAACACCCTCTACACCTACGACTTCACGCTGGACTTCAACTACTTGGTTGGTGCCAAGCAGCTGATCGTGCAGCTCAAGACCACGCCTACGGCCACCCAACCGGTCGCAGGCTTTGTGACGCTCCCCTCCAAGGAGCTGATCGACACGGACCCCGCAGCCAATGCTTGGGATCCCTACTACGAGGAGATCGACTCGACCACCGTGCGGGTTCACAACATCCTCGACTCGCGCATCATCCTTGCGCTGATTCCGCACACGGCCATCCCGGCTACCAACAAAGAGAAGATCACGGTCCAGAATCAAGGCAACAACGAGGCTATCGAGCTCGAGGGTGCTGGTGACGGCGTGATCTTCCGAACGCCTAACGGGAGCCGCTGGTTGTTCCGAATCGATGATTCTGGAACCACTGCCATCGTGCCCCGGTAAGTCATGTGCGACGTCATCGCCCCTCTTGGAGTCAGCCTGTTCTTGATGACGGCTGCTTTCATCTATGCTGTTTTTCAGAACAAGAAACTACGGCAGGCTCCAAGGTGCATATTCCCCTCGTCGGCCTGCCCGCATGACGGTCACAAGAACAAGGTGATGCGTGAGAAGGCCGTGGCCTTCGAGGCCGCTTTCAACAACGCGGCACACGGCATGGCGGTCGTCGACATCGACGGGAGCTGGGTACGCGTGAACGATGCCCTTATCGACATGCTTGGGTACACGCGAGAGGAGCTCGTGTCCGGGATGACGTTCCAAGACGTCACGCATCCGGACGATCTCGACAAAGACCTGAAGCTGATGCAAAAGCTCCAGGACGGTCATATTCGGAAGTATCACCTGGCCAAGAGGTACATCCGCAAGGACGCTCACGTGATCTACATCATGCTGTCCGTCAGCCTGATCCGTAACCTGAGTGATCATCCGCTGTTCTATGTCTCGCAGATTATCGAGCGCACCGCAGACCAGGTGGAGCTCGATCGACTGCGGGAAGAGGCCCGCCGGTGGCGTTCTGAGGCGCTTTTGTGGGAGCAGCGCCTAGAGTCTACCCGGCAGCGCCATAACGAGGCGTTGGATCGGCTGATCCAGCCCTCGAGTGCTCCCTCCGTCGAAGAGCCGAGCACGTCTCAGCCGTCCACTAAGCCGCACCAGGATCATGACTAACGAACCGGCCTCAAGACAACAAGTGGATACGCTGATCAAAGCTGTAGAGGGGCTCGCAGCCAAGGTAGACGCAAATACCGTGGCCATCGCCGAGCGTGGTTCGGACTTCCGAGCTATGAAGGCGGAGCTTGAGCGTGTGCGCCAGCAGGTGCATGACACCCATCAGTACATCCACACAGGCAATGGTCGTGAGGCCTTGTCGACGCGGATGCTTGTGGCGGAGCGTGAGTTGGCCGAGCTTGTGGCCAAGGCGCTAGCCAGGGAGCAGCTGGAGGCTGAGGAGCGCCTCACCAAGGACGCGGAGGCCCGGGCCTACGCCCGCAGCATCCGAATCGCCATCTTGACGAGTGCTGCGGCCCTACTAGGGGTGGGGATCAACATCGTGTACTTGATGGCGTCCGGGGGCGCGTCGTGATTGAGCACCTGCTAGCTGGCCTACTCGATGGACTCGAGAAGGAGGCCGGCCGTGCGCCGCGTGCTCCTGAGTACAAGGTCCTCGATAAACATCGAGTTGCCTTGACGCCTGGCGAGCGCGCCTACGTCATGGACAACAAGGCCGTCTGGCACCGCGCGTGGAAGAACGGCAAGCAGGTGCCCAGTCCTGCTGTCTGGAAGGCTGTCATGCCCGACGGTAAGGTTTGGTACGTGACCAACACGCATCGGGTTATGAACGCGCGCCCCACGGTGCGTGGGGCTGTTAGCCGCTACCACAAGTTCATCAAGACCACGGCATGAGCCAGCGCTTCGCCACCACCCACCAGGCGGTCAACCTCCTGCGTAACGGGAGCCTCGAGATGGTCGAGGCCCTGGACAGCGGTGCGCAGAAGCCCCATTTCTGGTCATTCGACGCCCTGATCCACGAGGCGCTTCAAGATGCGGTCGTGGTAAACACCTTCGAGGTCCTTCAGGAGGATCCTGGACCGGCCCCGGCTAGCCGGTTTCGTGTGGAGCTTGTCACGGGCGAGCCCTCCAAGCTCTATCAGGACACGACCCGGGACGCCTCGGTCCACGTCCAGGATTTCCCGGTCCCGCTAGCGCCGTCGTTGAAGCCGGCGCTGCCGCAGGGCCACTTTTCTACCGAGGTCCACGCCCTCCCCAAGGGGGATTACACGCTCTCCTTCGATGTTCGGGCCTACCAAGGCACCGTGTCGATCGATCCAGCTGCTTGGGACCTCGTCGGAGCGGTGCAGACGCCGACCTACCCCACTGGCCAGACTTCCGTGACACTGGGAGCTAGTGCCATCTGGCGCCGGATCACCATCCAGTTCTCGGTCGACTACGCCCTGGGCGGTGTCGGGCTCCAACTAGAGCGCACAACGTCCTCCGGTCTGGCTGTGGTAGAGATCGGCAACGTCATGTTGGCTCAGGGGCACTACCGCTACCTTCCGTACACCGGCGACCCGCTCCTCTCGGCCATCCCCAAGGGGGCGATCATCCTCACCATGGGGTCTGTGTGCCCTCCTGGCTTCGAGGAGATCGGCGAGGATGGTCTTGAGCCTCTGCCTGAGTGGGTGGCTGATGAGCCCAACATCCTGGCACGCAAGGGTAACTACCCGCGCGAGGGCACGGAGCTAGTGGGAACGACCTCGCATACTGTGGATGCTGTCGAGATCACTCCGGGCACCACGGATGCGCTCGAGTTCTCCGGTCCCGACAGCAAGGTGGTTGATGGGACTCTCGTCGACACCTCCAAATCCAATCCGGCGACGGACGAGCCCGGCGGGTCTCAGGGCGTCCCGGAGCATGATCACACGATTGAGACGGCAGGTACGCGGCCGGTGAGCCGCGGCTACCTCCTTTGCCGGCGCATCTGATGGAAGTGAACACCCTCAACCAGCGCAACGCGCTGAACCTCCTGCGTAACGGCTCCTTCTCGCAAGGAGTCGCGCACTGGTGGGGGAGCTATCTACGCCACAAGCGCAGCTCCGGAGGCCAGACGCTGGGCTCCAATGCTCCTGAGTATGCTCTGGAGGTCTTCCAGGCCCAGGACACGAGCTATCCAGACTCGGTGACGCCCGGGGCGCATCAGTGGGTGGATCGCCCGGATCTATTCACCTATCCCAGCCAGCGGCTGGTGAGCGGCCTGCGCCTCATTCCTTTTACGGATGATCGAGCGCTGCTCCAGGTCGTGCCGGAGCTGACGGCGATGGATGGGGTCGTCCTCGCTGAGCCGGACGCTGCGGAGATCCCGACCTACTCCGATATCTTCCAGCACCCGTTCGTGCACCTGGAGCCGGATGGGACGCGTGTGAACATCGAGGCGGGTTCGGTCCTGCCTCTCACGGATACCCGGCGCCCGGAGTCGAGCGGCCTGTACCGTGTGGGCTCCTTCCTGGAGAACCGGAATGGAACCGGTGTGGCGTCGGACTATGACCCGTCCAACTACCACGAGTACACCTACCACGGCCTGGAGATCAATCCGCTGAGCGGAGGCTCGTACAAGGCTCTGATGACCCACGAGACGAGCGGCGTGGTCACGGCCGCCATCACCGCGGAGGCGTCGGGCCTGTACACCGTGGTGACGATCTCGGTCGACAAGGACGTGGTGCGCGGCTTGGATCGCGAGCAGCCTGGGTACACCCCGGAGCTTGGCTTGGCGGTCGGTGATGTGTTCACCATGACCGAGCCGGTGCTGCGCTCGGGCGTGATCACTCAGGTGGCGATCTCGGACGACCAGACGGTCGTGACGCTCATCCCACTCGCTAACTATGGCGACTACGTGGTCACCCCGTTCGTGGAGGACGTGACCCCGGAGGCCTGGTCGATCTACGCCACGTCGGTCGCTACGGTGCGGCGCACCATGCCGCTGTACGCCTACGACTTCACCCTGGGCTACACCTGCCGGATCAACGACGGCTACTCAGCCCCGGCCGAGACCTCGATGGTGGCCCGGACTCTTTCGGGCACGGGGACTCTTGTGGGCACAGGCACGGTCGGCGCTGAGATCCCGCGCATCGGCGGCAAGCGCAAGATCGTCAACCTCCTAATCGACGAGGACACGGTCGACGGGGCGTGGCAACGCCGGCTCGAACGTCACTTCCGGGAGGCCTCGGCTCCGCTGGAGGGGCGTATCGACCTCTCGGTCCTGCCCCCGGCCGGCTCCGAAGACAGCTACCCCACTCCAACCAGCAAGCTGCCTGACTCGGTCTACTGGTACTTCTTCACGGACCTGGATGGGGAACTTCCGAACCTCAACGATCCGCCGGAGTCGATCGAGGACACGCCGCACTTCCAGATCAACATCCCGGTCGACGAGAACAACCTGCCTCCGGCTGAGTGGCTGGCCGGCAACAAGGAGTTCACGGTCACGCCCTTCGGCGACACGTCCGAGCTCGAGGAGCAGTTCTCCTGGATCATTCCGCTGCTGCTCGTTCCTAGCTTCACGGCGCAGGCAGCGCTGCTAGAGGTCCCCGACGAGACCTATCCGGCTCTGCTGAAGCTCTACGTCGCCTGGGATACCGACGAGTTCGGCGCCTTCCCTAGCGTGGATGGCTTCAACATCGGCTGGAACAGCACAGTGACGGCTACCTGGGGCTTCAACGTCAAGGGTCTGAACGGCTCTGGTGCGCGCGCTCTGGTCTCGGACGTCTTCATGACCCACGGGGATCAGGCGCAGCGGCTCGAGAAGCTCGATGACACGGCCCTGCCTGTCACAGGCCCGCTCACCGATGATGTCTCGATCGATCCCCTGCGCCACGGGGTCGATCTCTTGGAGAACGTGATCCCGCCCGGGGCGGTGGTCCTCTACGCCGGCGGCGGTACCTGCCCTCCGGGCTTCAAGCGAGTGGAGAGCTTCCCCGACGCCGCTGTAGCGGGAATCGGCTCGGACGCTGATCTGACCCTCACTGACGCAACCGTCGTCTACGACACGGCCCGTGATCGGACCAAGATCACCTGGACGGGTCGGGAGTTCCCGCTCTATGACGATGACGGGGGTGTGATCCCGATCCCTGAGCTCGCTCTCTCGGTCAGCAAGCCGATTCCAGGCATCCCGGACTCTCTCCAGGAGGTCAAGTTCACGCCGAGCCAGCAGGTGGTACAGCCGGGCATGGCGGTTCGTGTCCCTGAGTTCCTCATGGACTCGACGATCACCGAGACCGACCCGCTGTTCTCTTCGGAGACCCTCGGCAAGGCCATGCGCGCTGTAGGTGGCTGGGCGCAGCTGCATCGCCCCGAGGAGCCACTATTCAGCCGACTCGGTGTCGAGCTGTGGTTCCAGACCCAGAGCAGCATCACGACTTCTGGCGATGAGCGCCTGTCGTGGATCTTCCGCCAGGCCAAGAAGGTCGGCGATGATGTGATCAGCTGGGGCCTTCTGTACGTCACGTCTGGCACGGACGGGGGCAAGCTCGAGTGGCGTGTCGAGACGGTCGGCTCCCTGGGTGCCCGCACAGACGTCTATCGCATGACCACGGCGGCCCTTCCGGTTAGCGGATTCGCCGGTGACTGGATGCACATCATCGTGGAGTTCAGCGCGCCCAACTCCGGTACGGTCGGCGAGCCGGGCCAGGGCGTGACCCCTGATGTGCGCATCACCTTCAGCGATACGGAGGACTCCTACGGCACGCTGATCGAGAGCCACAACTTCGGCGTGGTACAGGCAGGGGCTGATCTGGCCAAGGGCGCCGTGCTGCGGCTAGGCCACACCCCCGAGGTAGATGGCGCGCTGGGGACGAGCTCCTATACCGACCCGGTGACCGGGAACCTGATCACCCTGGCCGCCAAGCACATCGACAACTTCCGCGTCTTCGATCTCTCTAGTCAGGAGATGACCGAGTCGGAGCGTGTGGCTCTGTGGAATAGCGGGAAGGGTCTGGCCCTGGCACCGGCCGAGCTCCAGAGTCGTCTTGTCACCGAGGTGCGCTTCGATGAGGGCTACGGCTCCACGGCTGTGGACTCGGCCCCGGTCAACTGGACAGAGCCCGTCCAGCTGCAAGGCGCCGCCTCGTGGACTACGGGTCACGTGCTGGCCTTGGGCGGCTCAGACTTCGGGACGGACGACTACCGCGCGCCCTTCGAGGACAAGGCGCGTAGCTACCTCGTCACCAAGGTCGAGTCGATTCTGGTCGAGGCCGAGGGCGCCTTCGCCAGCGGCATCCCCTACAACCCCTCGGCCAACCCGGTTGGTAACGGGCTCGGGGACGTGCTGTACCCCTTCTCGGTGTCTGAAGACGATCTGATGGAGGGGGATAAGACCATCATGCCGCTCGGCCCGGGCCTCACAGGCCAGTCGGCCACCTTCGATGGTGGGGCGGTGCTTTCTGGGCAGTTCTGGAACGGCACGTCGAGCGGAGGGCTGTTCTCGACGATCACGATGCGGAACTTCGGATCGCAGCCGTCAGATTGGAACCCGCAGGTGGGCGACGTCTACTTCCTCCAGTGGGAGAGCTCAGACAACCCCGGCCTGGCCCTCGGATGGTTCCCGGCACGTCTGACCGACATCACGATCGAGACGGGTATCCCGGTGTACCGCTACTACACCTTCCAGCGGTATGACGGGCGCAAGATCCAGCTGACCCCGGCCGAGTACCAGCAGCTCAGTTACGAGGACGCGTTGTCCGGGGACAAGGGCACGATCACGGTCCGCCCGGTCAAGCTCTTTGGCGACGGGGAGCAGGTTGTGGCATCGGAGACCGGTGCCATCACTCCGCAGGCTGTGACCATCTCGGAGACCTTCTACAACTCGACGCGCTACTGGGTGGTACGCCGGCTGAGCAACAACCTCGAGCTCGAGGTCAAGGGCGACCTATCCATCCCCACCGGTCAGACTGAGATCCATGTCGAGGCCACGGGCTATCTGCGCTACGATGATCCTGAGGACAAGATGGACTACGGCGCAGGCGGACACAGTCACCGGGTGGGTGGCGCTCTCACGGCTACCGACGATTTGATCCCCAGGATCTCCGAGACCGGTTCCCTGGCGTCCGAGCCCTATCAGGCTGTGGCGCAGGATCACGACCATGGGTTCCAGAGCGTCTTCCGGTTCCCGCTGCCCAAGTTCCGCCTATTCACGGCCTGCCAGAAGCTCTAGGTCATGGCGACTCCAGACGTACCCACGTACCACAACCTCGCTGCCAGCAGCCGTAGCCGGCTGAATCTGGTGAGCAACGGGGGCTTCACGGCCTACTCCGGGGGGTTGGGCGTCGTGGAGGACACGTTGGCGCTTCGTAAGGGCGGGGATGCCGAGGTCGTGCGGCAGGATCTGATCGACAAGCGGCTCTACCAGGACGTGAGTGCCTCGTTCTCGGTCCCTGCGGAGGCTGGTGGAGAGAACATCCTGGGCCATTGGGACATCTACGGCACCGATGGCGCTCTCGAGGTCGCCCCTGTCGACGACCAGACCGACCAGGTGATCCCTTCGCAGGACGGAGGCAACCTGATGCGGGTTTCCTTCACGTCCGCGGGCACGATCACCATGGATCAGCGGCTCGAGGACACCGCTCCGCTGCGTGGACAGATCCTGAGCGTCACGTACACGGGTCGCAGCTTCACTCAATCCGTGCTGGTCGACGCCCAGGTGGTCGTTGACGGCGAGGTGGTCTCCAATCTACAGCAGCAGTCCAAGACCTTCGGTGCCCGGCGCCGGCCGCTCTTCACAGCGACCATTCCGAGCACTGCCAAGGAGGTCCTGATCCGCTTCGAGCTCTCTGGAGGGCCTGGAAGCGCGGTTGGATTCGCTGGAATCGCCGTTTTCCTGGGGGATACGGGCCCGACGGCGGCCTACACCCCTAGCGTGGCTGATCTCACAGTGTCCTCGGGCACGGTGATCCTGTGGAGTGGTGAGACCTGCCCGGCGGGGTACCGTACCCTGCCTGGGAGCACGGAACGCATGGCCTTGCTCACGGGGGGACCGGCAAACTTTATGTCGGCCGGGGGCGAGGCCACCTTCACCGGTGGTCAGGACACCCATGATCACCACCCTGATGGGGCCGCAGATACTCTGGAAGCCCCTTTGACAAGCGCACACGACACCGACACGCCGATCCCCTTCGAGAAGCAGACCGCGGTCCACGGTGTGGAGTTCGGATCTCAGGATCAGTACCCCGGTGAGAAGCCCGTGTACGCTCTAGGCGTCGAGCACACCCACAAGACGCGCTCGGACATGACGTCGATCCCACCCTGCTTCCCGGTGCGCTACTGCGTCAAGATCTGATGGCCCGTCCTGCTGTAACCCTCTACTACCAGAGCAACTGCGGTTTCTGCCCAGATGCGATTGAGGGGTGTGCGGGCCTCGTAGAAGCCCTGGGTGCTCCTATCCTTATTCGTAAGCCGACTTTGCAGGAAATGAAGTCCGGGCAGATCCCTGGCTATCCCGCCCTGTTCGTGCCGGCTGGGGTCCGAGGCCTCACCCGCCCCTATCTCCTGGTAGGTGCGGCCCTCCCCGACCTCCTTGACCAGTTGCTGAGCTCCACGGATGGCTGACCTCCGGATTCTCACCGAACTCCTTCCCCTGGCCTTCGCCGGCGAGGCGTACTCTGTGCGCCTTCAGGCGCGGGGCGGGACCGCTCCGTACACCTGGTCGGTTCAGTCGGGCACCCTGTTCACCGGGATGTCGCTGGATTCGAGCACTGGAGAGCTCACCGCGGCTGCCAGCGCGCTACTAGGTACCGAGGTAGGGGATCGTACGATCACGTTCCGCGTCACGGACAGCCTAGCGGCTACGCATGACCTCGAGGTGACGCTGACGCTGCGCCCGGCGAACTACCGCCGAGCCACGGCGCTCATGCTGGACCCGCGCCTGGAGCGCATGCTGTCCATCTGGGATGTCGGCGTGGCCACCCGCGCTCAGATCACGGCACACTTCGCCCAAGGGCCGAAGTTCACCAGCATCACGCCGGCGGGGACATTCAAAGAGGACGTCTGCGTTCACTACGCGGACCAGATCTGCTACGGCCAGACTCCCGCCAGCCCCGCGAGCCCCGGTGCGAGCCCCGGCCAGACGGTCTGGGACAAGATCCAAGAGCTCGATGGCGGCGGTAAGGTCCTCGCCGAGCCCAAGATCATCACGGTCAGCGCCTACAGCTCGACCGAGATCAATACGAGCCCGCAAGAGGTGGTGGGTTTTGGGCCTGACGACGATCTCTTGGGCGAGGGCCTGGGTGTGCGCGTCGTCGGTATGGACGAGGGTCCGGTCTACGGTAGCCCTGAGAACACGCTGGGCTATTTCGCCCTGGGCCAGCGCTTCACGCTTCCGGCTGAGGCGAGCCCCTCGAGCGTCACCCTGTACCTCAACCGGTTCAGCAGCCCCGCCAGTCCGGGTAACCTGACCGTCGGCCTGTCGCTGGCGAGCCCGGGTAACATCCAGATCCCCGCTGGTTCGTCCTACGCTGCGTTCGGCGACGGCTCCGCGGTGGTGGCCTCCGGTACGCTGAGCCTTGCGACGGTCTCGAGCGACGCCTCCCGAACCAGCTGGACCTCGGCGCACGCCTACGACATCCCCCTCACGCTTCAGAGCCCTTTCACGGGTCTGGATGCGAACCGCAACTACTACCTGACGATCGCTGCTGACTTCGCCGGCAGCCCGTTCCTGGAGATTGCGGCCAGTGTGGACGACGTGACGAGCCTTGTGGCGGGCAGCGAGGCCATCGCCCTCACCACGGCCTTCGCCACCTCGAGCCCGTACTACAGCCCCACCTCGGCGGCGAGTCCTGCCCTCAAGGCGCCCTTCGAGCTTGCTACTAGCCCGCAAAACGTGACCGGGTTGGCCTTCGGTCTCAACGCTGGCTGGACCGGTGCGACTGTCGGCATCGTCACGCTTGCCGAGGTGGATCCCTACTCCGGGAGCCCGGCGACCAACGACCGGTACTGGGTGGGTGAATCCACGGCCACGGCCGCCGATGTGCGGGCCATGGCCTTCCAGTTGATCGACGGCTACGACCGCACCGGCTCGAGCCCGGTCCTGGACAAGACCAACTTCAACGAGTACGTCGATGCGTACGGCAACCAAGCCAGCATCGTCGAGGCTCAAACCACCGCAGGGGCTGAGATCAACCCCAGCGGCGGTGGACAGACAGACGCCGACGGCTTTCTCTCGTCCGGTGGCGCGAAGCTCAGGGTCCAACTTCTTCCCAACTCTCGCGGTACTGTTCCTGAGCTTCCCTTCCGAGTGCTTGCGGGAAGCCGTCGGCTGCTTTCCAACCTAGGCGCGGACAGCCTGATCCGCACCGCCAACAAGACCGGCTCGACCGATGCTGAGGTCCTGGCGGCGCTGAACCTCACGAGCGCTTCCAACCCGCTTCTCAGTCTCAGCCAGACGCTCAAGCCTGACTCCTCGGGCAACCTGGAGCTCACGGTCAACAGCGGTGCGTTGGCGTGGAACCTGAACCCCGGCTCCTACACGGCTGAGCTTCAGTTCAACGCCCAGCTCCGGGCGGCGGCTCTTGGAAGCCCCTCCGGCTCGGTCGACTTCGACAGCAACGGTGTTCTGACTCTGGACGCGGCGGACAGCACGATCACGCTGACACCGGTTCCCGGTTCCAACAAGATCCAGATCGCTGCCCAGGTCGGCATCACGACCCTCAACACCGTCGACCCCGACGGCTCGGGCAACCTGACCCTGGTGGCGGACGAGGACTCGAGCCACGCAGGCCAGACCTTCATCACGGTCTCGGCTGGCTCGGCCCCCAACACCGTCGAGATCGGCACCGCCATTCCGGACGCCACGACCAGCCTCGCTGGTCTGCTCTCCACCACGGACAAGCAACGCCTGGACGCGCTGTACGCTGGTAGCGACGACGTGACGACGGCAGGCACTGGTGCGCTGGCTGGTGGTCATGCCCACGAGGCCACTGCGCTCAACCTGGGCCGCACGCTGACCGGCTATTCGACGCTCCTGAGCTCGATGAACATCGCCGATGCGCTCGAGGCCCTGAACATGGTGCTCTACGCCCAGTTCAGCCCGGCGTCCGAGGCTCCGAACCTCGCCACGGCGACCACGAGCTTCTCGGCCTTTGCTACCGGCTACCTAGCGGACGACTCGAGCACCATCGACTACTCGAGCCCCGGCTACGCGGCTGGTGATCTAGTCACCACGCTGGTCGAGAGCACCGCTGCGACGGTCTTCACGGTCACCAGCGCCCCCTTCGGTAACCCGGGCAACTCCGGTACGGTCAAGGCCCAGCTCTATGACAGCCCCGGCGCTACGAGCCCTTGGGTCACGCTAGACACCATCGATCTGGACCAGACCTACTCGAACTCCCTGTCGGCGATCGGAGGCAGCCCGCCGAACTACACGTCGGTGGCGAGCCACATGCAGGCCAACCCGCTCAACGAGGCGGGCAGCCCGACCACCAAGATCAGCTTCCAGGCGGTCTCCTATAGTGGCCTGAGCACGGCCGGCGCCCCTGTCTTCCAGCTCCAGGTCAAGACGACCCCGGTGCTGTCGGACATGCAGAACGCGCTTGGCTACAACCAGGTGCGCCTGTTCCAGGACACCGGTGCGACGACCCATGCCTCGACCGCGGTCACGCTGGTCAAGGACAACTACCAGGGTGTGAGCGATCCGATCATCAACCAGTCGGACCTCGTACCGCTCTCGAGCGTCACTCCCGTGTGGGTCAGTGGTGTGCCGCACTACGCCGCGGCGACCGATCCGGCTTTCCGCGTGGATGCGGACAGCTTGTTCGACATCGCGTACATCCAGCAGCCTGTGCGGGTCTGGGATACGGCGGACAGCCCGACCGAGATCACGTTCAACTACTACGATGCGGCTGCTGCCAGCCCGTCGGACGCTACCTGGATCCCGAGCCCCTCGACGCCCTTCCGTCTGGGTGTCGTGGGTGAGCCGTATGCGGTGACCGCTGAGGACATGACCTTCCTGGTCGGTACCGATGAGGTCTCGAGCCGGCTCCTGACCCTGGAAGTCTCCGATCCGCACGGCGTCCAAGCCTCCCAGGCCTTCGCCTACTTCGATGCGGCGTCCAGCCCGGGCCGCCTGATGCACTTGGGTCGTGGCGGCCTCTCGAGCGGCAACCTGACGACCGAGTACTTCACCAACGAGAAGTACCGCCTGGACATCAATGACTACGCCGGGGTCGACTTCGCAAGCCCCGTGGCTAGCCCGAGCTTCACGTCGATCACCGTCCAGCCCTCTGGCAACGGCACGACCGATGCGGACACCTACGGCTGGCCCAACGAGTACGCGCTGACCACCTTCTCGGCCACGAACACCTGGAACGCGACGACCGGTAGCCCCAGCGCCGAGTTCCGAAGCGGTGTGAGTGTGACCTACGCGGCTGGTACTCTCAGCAGCCTGCCTGCTGCGGTGACCGACTTGGGTCTTGTGCACCCTGGCTACTGCTCGCTCTACAACTTCGACGAGAACCTGTACGCCCCGGCGGCTGCGAGTCCCTACAACACGTACGCGGCCCACAGCAGCCCGCTGGGCTACTACGACGCTTACAGCGCGCAGGGCTCGGTGGTCTACCACCGCCTCTTCCAGAGCTCGACGGCCACCAACCAAGGGCGTCTCAGGATCTACGGCTACAAGCGCGGTACGGCCAGCCCGACGCCGACGGTCCTCTCCTATGAGAACGTCGGCAGTCCGATCACGCTGAGCGACTTCACGGGATCCTTCCTCAATGTCGGCCCGGCTTCGAGCCCGACCCCGACGATGAGCGGTATCAGCCTTGAGGTCAAGTTCCCGAGCGCCACCAAGACGCCCAAGGACAACCCTGGCGCGACTGGCTGGCTCGACATGCTGACGACCCCCGGCTCGAGCCTCTACGCGCTCGGCGAGGACGGCTACGGGTGCGCTGACACCTCGGTCCACAGCCCCGGCATGGTCCAGGGCGCTGGCTACGTGGATGTCTACTGGCGCTCCGGCTCCTTCACCACCGGCCTGAGCAGCAACCAGGCGGTGGTTCGTGTGGGCATCCACGACAAGGAGTGGGTGATCACCAACATGCAGATGCTCAACCAGAGCACGGACACCCCCTGGACCAACGGCGCCTGATCACTGACACTGCTGGCCAGTGCCAGCTATCAACCCTCTTGATATCCTCCGGATATACCGAAAACGCTATGAAACACGTTGATCAACTCCTCTTCGGCTTCGTCGACGGTCTGGAGAAGCTAGCTCTAGATGAAGACGGCGGCTCCGACACCATGATGCCTCCCTCGACCAAGACCATGGGCGAGGAGAAGGAGTCCAAGCTCAAGCGCAAGAAGCGCAAGCAAGAGGACGAGATGAAGGGCAAGCAGACCAAGGAGACCGAGGTCGAGGACGAGGAGGAGCGTGGCGACGATGACTGATCACGACAAGCAGAAGGCCAAGAAAGACGCCTATCGAGGTGCCGCAGGCGCCGTTGGTGGGGCAGGCCTAGCCGCCGCGAGCTGGAAGGGTCTTTCCAAGCTGTACGAGAGCGGGCGGGTCGGGAAAACCATGCAGCGCGGTATGCGGGGCTTCTCCCCAAAGAAGCGGAGAGCCGCGATGGCCGCTGTGATGACTGCTGGGGCTGTGGACGGTACTCGGTGGGCTGCTCGTCAAGCGGCCAAGGACAGCGAGAAGACCGCTGCCCTACTCGAAGGCTTCCTCTCCAAGCTGGCCGAGGCCGTGGGGGAGGAGGAGACGACTGAGTCCGTGACCGAAGGCGCTCCTACTACGCCAGAGCCTGAGAAGGCCAAGCCGAGTGAGGATCCCGCCGCGCTCGAGAAGCTGAAGAAGCAGAAGAAGGCCAAGTAACCTTTCATAACCCATGGCCCTGTCCGACCTTACGCTTGAGTCCTATGTCACGAGCCTCATCAAGAGGGCTCAGGGGCAGGGGCATACCTCGGAGTCTTTCGGGCTCTACGAGGACCCTGCTCCGCGGGGTGGTGCTGGGTCGACGATCCCGAGTCACCCGGTCCTGCACGCCAACCAGATCATCGGCGAGACCCTGGTTCTTCCCCCGCCGGATCTGGGGCACCTGGGCGACAACGGGACCATCAAGCAGTTCGGCAACCAGTTCGTGACGACGCCCTGCGTCTGCCTGTCCCTGACAGAGCTGACGACGGTGGGGGACAGCCGGGCATGGCTGGCTCTAGACGGTACGGACTTCACCACGGATGAGCTGTGGGCGCTCAAGGACCCGGGCGTGGGGTTCCTCGATGCGTGGGTCAACGGTGATGTCGACCCCTCCACGGTCGCCAACGCCAACGGGGAGACCTACAAGGCGCGGTTCTGGTGGGGGGATCCTGAGCCCATCAATGAGATCGACTTCGCGGTCCACCCCAGCAAGCCCTTCTGGGATCCCAGCACGGGCATCTTGGTCTGGGCCAAGGGCAGCCCCTACGATTCGATCATCGCCCCGGGCTCGACCCTGTGGTTCTCGGGGTACCTCTACACGGGCTCGACGGTCAAGGATCTCCTGAACGCCGCTGGGGGTACGGGAAACCCCTGGACGCGCGTGATCGGCTGCATCAACGGCGGCACAGCCGGCGTAGGCATCCAAGGTACGGGTGTGACCTACGACCTCTCGACCGAGGTCATCAACACGTCCACGGCGCTGGTGTTCCAAAACGGCCTTTTGCTCAAGCCGACGGCCGACTACACCTTCCCGACCACCACCTCCATTCGTTTTACCCAGACTCGGCGTCTGCTGGCGGGCAACGACGAGATCCAGATCCAGTACGAGGTGGCGTCCTGACCCCGTAGGGGGCCAGTACACTCTCATTGAGGGCCCAAGGACATGAC